ATATAATATAAAAAAAAATTAAATTTTTTATTTTTCATTTTTTGAAAAATATAAAAATGATTTTTTTTTACTAACTAGACGAAGATTTGAAAAATAAATTTATTTTTCAAATCTGAGTTTAACAGCGAAGAAAGTTCCTGTAATAAAGTAGAATTAATTTAGTAATAAATAAGTAATAACTTTCTGAGCGCTCGGTATATTTTAGAGGTCCGAAGGACCGATAAAATATACTATTAGGGACCCCCAATTTCCAGATCAAAATCACCGGAAAAGGGGATGGTAACAATACACCGAAAGTTAGTAAATGTCTACCTGCTGTAGCAGCACACCTGTCATCTTCCAGCTAAAGTGGTTAGCTTTGTGGAGGATTAACTTAATCCAATCTTTAAAGACGTAAGGTATCTGACGAGAATCACTATTACAATCAAGTAGTGGTTTAGTTACTCCTAAATGATAATCATTGATAAACTTCGAGAAAAGTTCGTTAGAAGGCTTATGAGTTTTTACTTGAATATCGTAAGTATGCAGATCTTTAATAACGATAGATATCGCTGATTCAAGATTTTTACGAAATTCATTATAAATACTATAACCCTTACTTCTACTTAATCCAAGTTCGAGTTTAGCTGAATTAAAGGCGTAACTAGGGATTTTAGGAAAAAGACGTTTTAGAAGAAATATACCTCGATCTTGATATTCTTTTTCCCATTCTTCAATGATTGTATTAATGTATTGAATAATGGATGTAGGTGGGTAAGGTGAATTATTCAACTCATCACGATAGTGATATAATTTCTCAAATTCTACCCGACTTAAAAAGTAATGAATAATCACCTGATCTTCAAAATCCGTATGACCTTTTTGTTTAGAACGAATTTTCTTCACTAATTCAATCCAAAATTCCATTGAATCTTTAAACCCATTCTCAATCTTCTCAATTCGATCAAGTTGCTGATAAACCTTTTCCATAAATAAGCCAACATCAATATCCATGTAATGATCTTGGTTATCGTAATCAACACTTACGACAAAATTATGAAAACCTGCAATACTCCGTACCTTTTCAAATGCTCTCATGAAACGATATTTGTTATTTAATTGAGTGTCGTTAAGGACCATATTCAAAATATCCATTTGCTGTAAATCAATAAGAAGATGAATATATCGGTTTAAGATATCTCTACTTTGTTTATCAAGATAGATTTCTTTCTTTGCTTTGATTTTTTGGAATGAATATTTTATAATATTGGTAGCGTTTAACTCTAAAAAGTGAAGCACTTCTTCATCAAGTAAAATATTCTTAATATCATCATTCATGAATTTAGAATATTGTTTCTCTACCCAGACACGTTGATTGCGAGTAAATGTTTTAGCATCTTTAACTGTTTTTGTCATGATGAATTTCTCCTTAATTTGAAATTGATTATATTCAATTGAAAACTGATTCTCAACTAGGTAATATAAGTTTAGAAAATTTATGTAAACAATCCAAATTAAGAGATCTCTAATCATGAAGTTTATTTCATTAAAAGAAATATTTGACCATCATTTTCAAGACGTTGAATATGATGTTGCATTTTGCAAAAAGGTTGAACATTTCGTTAAATCATTTCTCTCTAAGAATGATGCCCATGTTTCATTCTTTGGTGGGAATTTATTAGGAGTACATCCTGTTCGTTGGAACTACAGTGATACGGACTACTGGTGGGATGAAATCTATGACGTAGATGATACCCTATTGCAAAAAGATTTAAATACCTTACCTGATATTAAAACGAACCGTGTGATTTCATCGGATGTATTAAATCACGCATTTATTTATTCGTTATATCGAATCCATAACTCACCCTTTATTCCAAATGATCTAAAAGAAAAAACCAAAGTCAGATTGATGTTATCGTTGAACTTTAAATTTATCTGTTCATTGATGGCGCATTACTTTAAATATAACGCAGATGAGAGCATCGCGATTAAGACGTATAACAGCCTCACTAAACAATTTGATTTAAAGACGACGGGTAGTTGGGGTAAGATGTTATTAGCGCGTTCTGAAGCGTTTGTGGAAGAAAATGGACGGTATTATCAAGCGTATACGAAATACGATGATGATATTGAAATTATCAAGATGCTAAACGATGCACAAGGACGGATACGTGAGACGGTGAAGAAGATCACTCGGATCTATTACGAGATGATAGAAGCAGAAGCGAGAGTATTATCTACTTCAGCTACAGTAGAGGTAGATGGAACTAAATTATTAAAAGATATTGAAAGAGCTAGACCTAAGTATATTCGGTATATTAAATCAACGATTACTGAGAAAGATGGGTACTTCAAAGATGAATTACAGTACCTTATCTTTAAAGCAATTCCTTCTTTACAATCAGGGGTATATGAACAAATTCAGAAAACCTTTATTGATAATTATACTCAACAAAAACACAGTAGAGTATTAAATCAACTGATTGATGATATTTTAACTTTCTCATTTGACTTACTCGATGATAACGATATTAAGTTAAATGATTTACCAGGTATCTTATATCGTTTAAAACATGTATTCATGAGTGGTCGTATCAAAGATGAAACCCTTGAGAATGCAAAATCGGGATTTGATAAGTTAGTGGTTCTGACCGATAGACGTTTGAAGAACCAGCCATTAGTACCTGAACGTTGTGGGTTCTTTTTATATTTAGTGATTCGTACAATTACCATGAATTACTATAAATAAAAAAAAATAACAGCATAATCGTGAGGTAGGGATATCCCTACCTCACGTATGCCAATTATTTAACATTATCAATACAAGGTTCGTATCGATCTAATACATTAGGTTGACTATAACGATAGGATTCAGCAACGATATCAATGAATTCTAAATTCATATTGTCCATATCTAATAAAGAATTCATTTGCATTAAGAAACTCCATTTGGTTTCATAATCATGGAAAGTTGTTCCATAAGTGAATTTCAAATATCTTAGAATTTCATTAATTTCGATATTACCCTTATAGATCAATCGGAATAATAATAAATCAATTACATTTAAACCAGTCATAGTTCCTGTACATTGATTATTATCAATACCAACTTGAACAAAATCGTTTAGATCAACATCAACGGGGTTATTGATAAGATTACCACGATTATTAACCATTCCCATCAAAGTATATAGATCAGGGTGTTCACCATATTGGTAAGTACCGTTTACCCAACGTTCAACTACATCTAAGAGTTTCTTAAGAAACTCTTTATCATACCCCTTAACACTCCATAAGAACAACATGGAGTAACCTAAGTTGTTTAGTTCTTCTTCGGTATAACTCCGTTGAGTCTTCAGGATAGCGTCTAAAATCATCACCATAACGATTTTAGCATTAGGTTTGATGGATACCCCACCTTTAATGTTTAAATGCGGTAGAACGCTTCTTAGGAAGGATATGAGACGTTTTACTTCCAACCCATTACCATGGATGAGTTCCCACAACTCTTCCTCGAGTTCCCATTTGAAAACGGGTTTTTCGATAAAGAAAGTTTTATTTCCTCTATCTTCTGTTCCAGCATCAAACCCCAATTCTTTTTGAAGTTTGCGGAACAGATATAATTTCGTTTTGTTATTATTGAACGAAACTAAATGTTTTAGAGTTTCGTTGATTTTGTCATATTGGGTTTGGGTTAGAAGAAGCATGTCTGCGTTTAGTTTGATCATAGTGTCCTCCTTAGGACGAGGTTAATAAATAAAAAAGTTATAAATGATAGTGGGTGTTTCACCCACTATCAAGTATTATCGATGAGTATCAGATTGAGATTGAGTTGGTGTTTGTTTTAACTCTTTCTTTTCTTGATACTCGGTGTATTTAGCGTACGCCTTTTCCATGACGTACGCAGAAGCACAATAAATCAAGACACCCCGACTTATTGCGAAAGCGATCTCACGCCACATCACAGCCTCCTAAATATTTCTTATACAAGAAATACCCACCAGCAGCCAACCCACCGACTAATGCTAAACCGCCAACGGCTTTCCATACTGAAGAGGTTTTCTTCGGTTGAAGTTGTTGTTCTACTTTAGCAACAGCTTCTTTGGTGTTGTTGATGGCAGTAGCTGCTTGATCCACAAAAGTTGCTTTAGTGGTTTCTACTGCTTCTTTAACGGCTTCTACTGTTTCAGTAGTGGTGTTTTTGATTTCTTGAGTAGTCATAGTTGTTTCTCCCGTTTTGGATTGTTTAAATTGTTTCATTTGCGCTAACGGATTACCGCTAACACGTTTATGGCGAAGTACCACTTTTACTTTTGGTTCTTCAACTACGGTATCATCGAATACCGGTTTTTCGAACGTTGTTGCCCGATCATAGTTCACCAAAAAATCACAAGGAATCTCTGTACCATTCACGGTATAGAACTTTAGGTATCCTCTCATGAATAAATCGATTAGATATTTCCAATAACGACCTTTCATTTTGAAAATTACCTCACCATTTTCTTCATTCGCAGAATGTACCTGCTGGATTAGTTGGAAACCAGTCTTATTGTCGACTAGTTTCCATTTTTTCTTACCTTCATCGGTAAGAGTAACTTCTGTGCCTTCGCATTCAAAAGTATTTAATTTGACTAATACTGTCATGTTGTCCTCCTTAAGACATGGTAGATTGAATTTAATATTTCACTGAACGATTGAAATTAATTTAATCGTTTAGCTAATTGGTTTAATCGTCTAACACGTTGCATTGAGTTAATTGCGTCGGTGAAACGATTACGAATATCGCTTCTCACGTGAGAAGCGATCACATCTGCTTTACCTTTTACCATCTTTTCGATGATTGATAAAGCTTTTTGTTGTTTCATCGTTCTTTCGACTACTTTGGTAGCGTAGTAATGTAAAACTTTATCATCTACGCTTTCAGTTTTAACGATTTTCATTTCCATCATTCTACCCTCCTTATTGGCGAATTGCAAGAAACTGACGTACGGCGAATGTGGTTAAAGCAGCTACCGCAATCGCTCCCCATTTTAATTGTCTCAAGCTAAGAGAATATTCTCTTGCTTGGACATCCGGCGCAAGGTTATTAGCCTTGCGTAGAATCACTTCTGCTTCATTTAAGAGCGCTTCTCTTTCAAGCACTCTTTCAACTTCATTTTTTACTCGTTCTTCACGAGAAATATTATTACTCATATTTCACCTCACTATTGAATACCAAACACTTTACAGGTTTGGTTTACACGGGTTTCTACTTGGGTTAATGTCTCTAATTGTTTTTGAGATATTCTATCCCGGTATTTGTAATTTGCAATGATTCCACTATTGATCTCATCGCAGTTGAAGTGCTCTTCAGCAAGAGTACTCAAAATTCTTTCAGGGGTATAATCCATCACGATACCCTCTTCAATAAACGCACCAGCGTTATTGATTCGGTCTAATGGGTTTGGTGAGAATGCTATGACCGCATATGCTGTCATCAGAGCTAATGCGGCAAGTAATACTTTAAATTTAAGTTTCATGACACCCTCCTTAGGGTATGGTTAATTAATTATTAATTAAAGGGTAGGATGTGTATTTTATACACATCCTAGGTGAAGATTTACGAACCTATATTCATCAATATGATGAGATGATAGTCCTCATAGATCTCCTGTTGGATATTTATTTGGAATTACCACTTGGTAGGGATTACCCCTACCAAGCTTACCGAAGTTAGTTCAATTTTTTGATTGATTTAACTTCTGGGTAACCAGAGGAATAAATCCACTCGATAACCAGCTTAACGCCGCCGATCTCAAAGTAAGAATATTTATCCTCAGGTGATTTATTTAGATGAAACATCTCGTCACCCCAAATAAATAGGTTAATAACACCTTAGCGTAACAGCTAAGAACCCGTAGGGAGATCATTCTCCCTACTCACTTAGATTATATAAGTTTACTTTTTTGATGCATTTCACTTTCCATCTTATCACCCAATGCTTAAAATAAGTAAAAAATAAAATAATCTGACATACGCCCAGGGAGTAAAATCCCTGGGCTATATGTTTGTTCGATTTAGAAAGTATCATCGAGGTTGTTAAATGTGGCTCTATTAATTAAAGCTTTTCTAACACTACTAGGTAGTTTCTCTAAATCAGCGCGTTTAATAAACATACCTTCTACCGTTACACCTTGACGATCTTTAATTTCATTAAATGCTTCTTTTACACAGTCCTCAACGGAACATCCTTTAATCCTGGCCATCCCTGCTAATACCACAAAGATATCACCGATAGCATCTCTAAATCCATCCATATCCTTTTGATCCATCGCTTCTTCTAACTCATCTACTTCCGATCGAAGTTTGTTTAATTGTGCAACTAAATTCTTTTCTGCCAATAGATCACGTTCCGCGAACCAGTTTTCAATGTTTTTAATTAAATCATTCATGATTAAGCTTCCTTATAAGTAAATGTAAAGTGTTTAGTTATAGCTCAGCATCTTTAACATGATGCAAGTAATAACAGTAAATACCGCAATATCGAAATAGAGTTTATATCGACTATACAAGGTATTTGGTTTAAGTTTGATATTTTCAGTAACAACAGTATAGATAAGCACTAGAATGATACCTACGATAGCTGTAATGATTTCAAGATTAGTCATCATGAGAATAAGAATTCAACAAGATCAGTAACAAGATAGGATAATAATCCTAGTAAGATAACCGCAACGATAATTGAGAAAATAACAATCATATTGTAGATCATTCTTAATCCATTTCTTTCATTGATATCTTTAATTGAGAATAGATCTCGATAGCGATTTCGATGGATATACCAAGCAAATGAAGTCGCTAAGAATATCAAACTGGTTGTAATAATAATCCCAATGATGTTATCAATAAAATTCATAATTTCCATACTCCTTAAAATGAATGGACATAGTTGAGAGTAGGTTAAACCTACTCTCAATATGATTAGTAGTTACCTGTACCAAAATACTTAACCGCTAAATAGAATAGTTTAGATTTCCATTTAGGGACACCAAGTACTTGCATAGCTTCATATAAGATGATGTCTGCTTCAGCTTTACTTGCGATAGCATTTTCATACATGTAGTCATGTAAGATAGCAGCTTTAGCATAATCGTCGTGTGGTGGAAATAAAGACCAGAATACACGAGGGATCGTGGCTAGATCTGTAACAAATCCAGATGGTACTACGATTTTTTCAAAACTACGTAAGTGTTTATCTTCTTCGGTGTATTCTTCAGGTGTTTTTATACTCCCATCACTTTTCTTAATGGGATCACGATAATAGGTAAATGATGCAAACATTTCCCATCGTCTTAACCCATGCATTTTAACAATGGGTGGTGAAGTAAAACTTCCCATAACGTATCCTCTTTTATTTTTAATTATGAATCACGGTATTATTTAAGTTAAAATCTCAAATAACATACCAGATTTACAATTGATTTCAAGAGGTTTTATAATGAGGTTACACTATCTTTATTTTGAATAAGATATAATAATCCTATTATATTTCCACTGTAGAAGAAAAAGATGACTGTATAGATATTTGGGTAAGTATAAATATAGTACCAGATATATCCTGGTATAAAGAACATTGCAACAAATACTATCGCGGCAAATCCAGTGTGCTCAAACTTATCCATGCACTTACTAAAAATAATGAATAGATTAAAGGTGTTAAAAGCTAAACTAACTGGTATAACTATATTTAGAGTAAATATAGTTAAACTAAATGTATCATTGGAAAGCTCAGGTAATAACATGTGGTTAATAATAATCATAACCACCGTATTTATTCTGCAATATTATCGTTTTTAATGATTCTTTTATTTTGATGGTAAGCAACAATCACCGATACCATCATTGTAATGATGGTAATAAATATTTCAGAATACACCATAGTACCCTCCTTCTTCATTTAACATCATTTCTAACTGTTGATAATCTTCATCCTTTAATCCACCACTTACGTGAATAAAGAATCGATTTACGTATTGCTCGATATCTTCATTAAGGATTTCTAGATCATCGACTAGTATCCCTCTGTATTTCGCATCAGATGCGTCTCTATTGCGTTTATCTATCCAACTGTACATGTAACTCAACCTATGATCTAAATCGCCTATACAGGCTTTATAATCGATAATATCGAGACAAAAGGTTTTATTCCAATAATCTAAGTTATTTGGATTCACCACATCACTTGAACTTGAAACTAACACAATTTGGATCTGATGTTTCTTACTGAACTCTGAGAGTTGTTTAACTAAAGCTTTACTGTAGATTTCACCAAAGAAACCAGATTCAAAATCTTCAAATAAACCAACCAGATAATCATCATCTTGATTAATTTCTAAACCTGTTTTAGTATCATACTTTGCTAAGTTACTGTGATAGTAATGATAAGCTTCTCGATTATTGATGACTCCATCAATATCTAAGAAAATAACATTTTTAAATTTCATGGATATTCCTTATTTTTACCTAATCCATAAGCAGGTCCTTGTGGATGTTGATAAAATCCTTTTGCTTTTGTTCGACTAGGAAAATGTTTCCATATCGCAATAAAAGGATGCTTAGTACGTTCACCTGGTTTAAGGTAATTTACTTTCTTAGTATTGATTTCGATTTCTTCTTCCTCATCAAAATCTTCATCGTCATCCATATCGTATTCCATAAGTTCTCCTGAATAGATTAGATTTGTAATGGTAAAGATATTGTTAATATCCTTAAACCTATTTTCTTTATAATTGCATTTGATGTTATTGATTTTAGAGAATTCTCCAAAGAATAAATCTTTTAATCTAATCATGTGGTATCTCTTACGATAACTCGTACCACGATAAGAAAGATAGATATTTGATCCTTTTGTGAATAGTAGTACCCCACCTTCATTTTGAAGTCGTTCACTTACTTTCAATTTACCTGTGGCAGTAATGAAAATATCAGGATGATTATGGCATTTAATCCACTCACAGTTTTCATCTTCCTCTTTCTTGAATAATAACAAATTCTTGATTGCATTAAGGTTGATATCTGTGGAATCAAAATAAACACCATTATGGCTAAATTCAGTCATTTTCTTTTTACCTTTTTAATATTCGTCAGTAATATAAAACATTGTACAAGCAATCACCGCTACTGAAAACATAATCGTTAATACATCAACGTTTTCAGTAAATATAGAAATTACTTCATCGAAATGATAATATAAATGTTTTAACATGATATCCTACCTTATTTGTTAAATCAAACATAAGTCGGTAGGGTACCCTACCGACTACACTATTTACTTATCGTATTCTTCTTCAAGAAGCTCATAGAACCGAGCATTCATGGTATCTTCAAAAATACATCCGATATCATTTAATTGATCGGCAATATCTTTATTCGGATCAATGATGGCTTCATGAACTACAAAAGGAGTGGATTGATGCAAGAAAGCTTCTAACTTAATCTTATTAATCCCTAAGGTTTCCAATAAGACGTCTTTAGACTTACCATTATTAGGACGTTTCTCACTATCAGTGAATAACTTCTCTACCTCATACGCAATATCTGGCATATGTGGAATATAAATATCCTGGTAAGTTAAATTATCGTCATCTAAAGGAATTTCACTCCCAGGAATAAATTCGATTGATCCATCTTCTTTATAATATTCAAATAGTGGTGGAATATTGATCACGTATTTTTGTTCATCATTTAATCGAGTAAATGTTAGTTTAACATCTACTTCGAAGATAGATTCCATTGTCATACCCATTTTAAATACTCCTTACATTAATTGATCGATATCGTGGTTAATAGGATCCAATCCATCTAATGAAATGGATGATTGCTTTTGTTGAACTTTATTCACGGTTTTATGCCATTTCTCCAATAGATCATGGTATTCTTTTTTACTACAATGATGAGTATAAGGATACTCGGTAATTCCCATTTTCTTCAATGCAGCTCTAGCTGATGGCGTATCCATGATTTGTTGTTCTAACAATAATTCTTCACAGATAAATTTCGCAATGATAGCCATTTTGTTTACTCCTTCATTTTTGATTTAATACCTTGTTCAGTGACTTCTACCGGATTGACACGATGAGTTTTAATAGGATCATCGATATCTTTCTTTAGAATTCCAATCATGGTATTATAGATTTCTTTTGAACCATTATAACTCACTAAATCAATCGGTTCTTGAGTGAGTTTATCTAACAGTGCTTTCTTATTCGTGTAACCCATCAAAATCAAATAGAATTTATTCTTATGGTAAAATTCTTCATTGAGTTCTTTGGTATTACGACGACTAAAGTGTTCATTTAATACACGGTAATTATCCGCTACACGCTCAGGGTTTTCAATATCTAACCATAGTTCTACACCGGCATTTAACATCCATTGATTAACCTTTGGAATGAGTGGTTTAAATCGTTGAATTAAATATTGTTGCGTGTAGTTAAGACATTGATTGATCTCATCCAAACTGAACTTATCTACATTATGGTAGACCATGTTATAACTAACACAGATGAAATCATGTAGTTGGATAATATCTGCATCTGGTAGATCCCAGAAGCATTCATTTTCAGTGGCTGGTGTAGCAAAGTCAAAAATCACTTTTAAGATCAAGGTACAATATTGTTCCCAACGATACTTATAGAGTCGATGGACAAAAGTCTTAATGTGTTTAACATCTTCATCCATAAACCAAGCGCGTTTATCTCGCATGTAGATCTGACGATAGTGTTTCTTCATCAAATCACGACAAGATGAAACAATACGTTGAATTTGGGTATCATCGATTACCTCATCATTGTAACACCATGTTGCCATAATCTGTAAGAACAACGTCTTCATCTCAGCATCAAAGATATTGAATCTTGGATTCATGGCAAACATGGGTACTTGTTGCATGCATGTCTGGATGATCTTATCTACCGATTCCTTACTCATCGGTGGACGATACTTCATAGGTTTTTCTTCCTCTAAAGTATTGCCAATTAACAAGAGTTGTTTACTTAGATTACCCCAACCTCCAAATACTGAGTAACCTCGTTCATTACAAAGTTGAACCACTTTACTTTCTTTTGAGTAATCAATCCAGTTAGTTAACTTATCACCAATCTGATTTAAGCTATCAAGATAACGTAAACTAAATGGCGTATAATGATAACTCTCCGTTAAGTTATATACCCAAACCGGATCAAACCCTTCAGCGATATTCAATAGCTTTTCTTTAAATCCATCAAAGATATCTAAGACTAAACTCATTTGTTGATTAGTCTGTTTTACCTCAGGAATATAGTCTACGGTTTTACTTAAGAGTAAATCACAATACTTCTCAATACTGTTTTTCACACTCCAAGGATTTCTCATCCAATTTACTTTTTCATGACCATATTCTTTAATTTCAATATCTTTTAAGGATTGGTATTCCTCACTATTCTCAATTAAATAGCAATACCCTTGGATCTCTTTGATATCCTGTAAAAAGGTTTCGATACACTTCTCTTTAAATTTTCTTTTCTTACTGATATCCATGATCGTATCAATAACACCAATCAATAATACATGGAGATCTTTATTTTCAGTTAGGATATTTACCCAAGTTAATTGCGTGATGTTCTTAAAGAAAGCTAACACATCTTCTTGTGTTTTGAAAGGATTCTCTTCTTTAAGCTTTTTACTTTCTTTTAATAATTTGGTAAAGTTGATCAAAAAGTTATCTAGTAGTTTCATGGTAAATACTCCTTAATTAGACAGACATAAACCATCAGAGAAATAAGATCTCTGATGGTCTCATCATTAATGTTTCATTGCTTGATAATTCAGGTCTTGTTTCTTTTGGATATCATCTTTATCTTCAATCAATTCTTTTTCGATTTGATCAGTATCGATACCCACTTCAAGTAATTTTTCTTTTTGCTTTTCTAAATCTTCAGCAGTTAAACGACGTGGATCATCTTTAGAAGACAACTTATTTGCTTTCATCCATAATGAAATAATAGTTTCTTCTAAATCTAAGCGTTTATATACGCTACGGGTATAACGTGTCATTACTGCACGAATCAATGCAGTTGCTTTAACACGATCACGAATCACTACGATGTCTTCACCTAAAATCGCATTCACACTATATTTCCCATCAATACTATTAAAAGATGGAATATAACCCGCATGACCTAAAAGATTCTCAATTTTCTCTTCAGTGGTTTCTTCAACCGTACCATCTACCACAATTTGAGGTACACGGTATTTTAAATCATATACCGCTGCTTTAAATAATAGTTTATCTAAGAATGATAAAATCCCTTCACGAGATAACCCTGGTAAGAGATCTTTGGCATCTACTAACATCTTAGTAATGACTTTAACATCTTCAACATGAGTATCTTGACCCGCTGGAAGATCTTCTTCTTTAATTTTACTGTCTTCAACGTTTAACTCTTTAACGTTTTCTTCTTTTGTTTCATCTACCATGATATACCTAAAACGATCAAAAAATAATAAATAAGATTAAGAACCCAATAAGTCAATTTCAAAATCACATGACCCCTTTCATTTATCACGTTTTACTTATTGGATTCTTAAATAGGTTATAAAAGAATTAAAGTGCTTTTGCCGCTAATTCAGCAATACGTGCTTTAACTTCTTTAAAGTCTTTACCATTACCAGTGATGATAATTTTGGTATTGCTTTGACCTAACACTTCGGACTCAGCACCAGTGGCTACATTGCGTACAGTCGCAGTACGGTGTACAGTATGAACTACTTTACCATGATACATTTCAGCAGTTGCAATCACTTTATCAAGACCTTTGTTTTCTTTCAAGGTTTCAATTGCTTTTTCACCATTGATAGCAGCTACCGCTAATGCAAAGTTTTGAGCATGGTTATTTACTTGTTTAACAGTATCATAAGTCAAACCTTCTGGTAAAGATTTCTTAAAGGCATCTTTATCAAAGGTAGCTTTACCATTTTCAAATTTCCATGTATCATGGATTTTGTTGTAAACCTCTTGAGCGGCTTCTGGTAGATTGAATTTGTTGGACATTCTAATTACTCCTAATTTATTAGATTAAATTTTAGTTAACTTATAGTTCACAATAATAACTATTGCTACTACACGTAATGTATTATTGTTAGTATAGATCAACGAATATATTAGAGAACTATAACTTATGAAATAGTTCTCTAATAGGTAATATAGGTGTTAAAAAAATATCCATCTAATCCTAACGTCTAGACATCTGATCACTAAACGCATTGATGATTCTACCAGGGAAAGTTTCAACAGATAAAGCTGCCCATCTGGATGGAGAAGTCCAACTATTGAATTCACTGATGAATTTATTCGCACGACGTTTTAATCTAGGTAATAAATAGATTTGTTCATTAATCCCTAAAGCAGACATGACTGCTAAGTAATCACCCATCGCATTCTCTTCCATTGGGTTGATCCATTTCCCTAAGATACTGACGTTTGCTACCGTAGGACTAAATACCACATCTGTCATGTCCGTAATCTCTACGTTAATGTCTACCCCTAATGGGAATCCTTTACGTGTCCAACCTTTGTTACCTACCCCACGTTCAATACTAATGCTAGTGATTAATCCTACACGAGATTGACCACGACCTTTACTATAGTACTCTACGTAGAAAGGACTACCAAACGATTGAGGACCTGCACCACGTGGTAAACCCGCACAGAGCATCATACACGTTGGTACTACGATATCTTGTAGATAACTTAAGTTATTTCCATATCCACAACGTAATTCAAGTTTAAATCGCATATTGGATAAACTTGCATTACTGCTACCCCAACGTTTAGGAGAATCGATTTGTGCACCGTATAATAAACCAATGACTGGATTTAAGAAATGAAGGATAGGTGTTTCTGATTGAGCAGAAGTTAAGAAATCACCTGCTGCATTAGCAATCCCATCAATAGCAGAGTCTATTGGCCCGATCCCGGTTTTACCACCACCCGTGTTGAATGCAAAGGCTCTTGCTTTCTCAGCTAAACTATTAAAGATATTACCTACTTCAGATTGTACGGTACTGTTACTAAAGGATTCACCCACACTCTCCGCACCATTCACACGTAAAGTAAACCAAGCACTACCATCACGGAATTCAGAAACGACTTTATCATGTAATCCAGGGTTTTCAGAAGCCGTATCTGCCCAACTATCGACAGTTTCTTTAAACCAAGATTTGATATTATCACCAAATCCACCACCATTAGGTTGAGCATTATTTTCAACAATAGACTTACCTACGGTATCTTCTTGTACTTCAGGAGAATACCCTTTTAGAGAAGACCATGCTTTCTTATACGCGTCTAACGTAGAGTTCTCCATATGCGGTTTCAATCCCTTATTATTATTGGATTGATACGCAGGACCACTTAACATCATTTGCTCCATTTCACGAGCAATCTGTGTAGGGGATTTACCACTAAACTCATAAGTCTCCATTCGTTTACGAATATGGTCTTCTTGTTGTACTTGTAATGCTTGAGCACGACTGGCTATCGCATGAACATCTAAACCAATATCTTGAGTTCCATTAATGGAAACAGCTGGATGTCTAAATGTATCAGGTAATGCATTTCTCGCATGATCTAAAATACTTTGTTCGATTTCAACATTATCACCAACACCAGTATCTTTATATTCGAAATTACCATCTTTCTTAATATTACCCCCTAAGGATAAACCTAAGTTAGCTGAAACCGTATTTACCATACTCTGAACCGTACTCCAATATTGGAACATGGTGGGTTTTAAATAATAGAAACGCGTATTTGTAAATTCAATAAATTTATTAATTAAGACAGCAAGTAAAGTGACTTCCCAGAACATGGCTGAGATCACCCATCCAGAAACACGACCCATCGTGCTGAAGATAGTGGGTGTTCTACCAGTTGCTACCATTCGAGCAGTAGCCCCATCGATAGCACTAATCGCATAACTCAATACACCATTATACGCAGGTACACCACAACGAATATGAATATTGTGACCCCATTTATTGATGTTGTTAGAATACCACCTTCCCATACCTTTACCCACATGAGGTGCTAATCGCATTTCTTTAATATCCGCATATCGAGTAAACTGATAAGGTGCATTAATAGCGTGATTACCCCCTAATGTAGTATCTTCATAGTTCGTCCATCCTTCACTTCGATGATAACGGTTTGAGTCATTATATTGTCTTGAAAAGAAATGACCGAAGTTACTTCGTATCCACCCCGTATCTTTTAATTCTTGTTCTACCATGTGTTATTTCACTCTCTAATAAAAAAATAATTGATGATCATAGCAGGATAGAGAATTACTCCCTATCCTGCTAGTAATTTAATTATTTAGGTTTGATAGATCTTAATAGATTTTAGTTCCATTATTTCCGACATTCATTTTCACAGGTGACTTAATTGCCACTGCTTTCTGACTACCGGTGACTGGTCTTGGTTCAACGCTATTCTTTGGTTCTTTATCTGAAGATTTTTGATCAGTGTAGTTGCTTCCTAATCCACCATTCGCACTAATGAAAGTCATGATTTCTTTCAAGGTATCTTTCATCTCACGTTGTACACCTAATTGATCAGACATGATACCCAACATCTTTTCAGATTGTTCACTGTATTTGTTAAACAATTTTTCTTGTTGTTGACTATATGCTGTATCACGTGCATCATTTTGACTTGGTGGAGGTGTATAACCTGTGTTATTACTATTCATGGAAGAATTATAATTAACTGGTTCATTACCGTTAGCAATAGGGTTTGCTGAGTTACCTAGAGCTGCACCACGTTCTACATCAATTAAACCATTATTTGGTAAAATATGATCTGGTTTACCTTCGATACCTTGAGCAGGTTTAGGTTGACCTGCTGTCCCATTTTGAAGTTTACTGAGTATCTCAGAACTGGTTTGGAATGTTTTACCATTCTCTTGAATACCAGGACCTTTAGTTTCAGCCATTTCTTCTTGAGGAGCACCATCGTTACTGGATAAAGTTTGATTCTTACCATCTACTGATTTTGTTCCTGAAGCATTCATCGCTTCTACTGGGTCGATATCCGTAGCATTATTTGGACCTGTACCTTGAGTACGTCTGACTTCAAAATGAAGATGAGGACCAGTACCAATACCCGTATTACCAGCCATGCCGATCGGTTGACCCGCTTTCACCATATCACCTTGTTTAACCAAGAACTTACTTAAGTGAGCATAACGAGTTTCTTTACCATCTGGATGAGCGATCATGATGATCTTACCATAACCATTCATTTCACCTGCAAAGGATACGCGTCCATCTCCAGTTGCATAAACTTTAGTACTTTCATTCGCACGTAAGTCGATACCACGGTGTGGTCTAATCACATGAAGTTTAGGATGCATCCGTTTAGGATTCCATTTACTGGTTACTGTCATTTGTTCTAATGGGAACTTCGCTAAGGAGGTTCCATTATTATCGTCTGCGTATCCACCTAGTACAGAAGCTTTATCTCCTGGCATTGGTAATCCTGGCATACCTCCAAAGTCAGATGGATCATAAAAACCTGTACTACTATTATTAGTATTACTACCTACATCATTACTTGGTGTACTTGAAACATCTTGTGTTTCACCACTAAATAAATTCGTTGTAGCTGTAGACTGAGTCTGCTCAGTAGTTGGAGTATCTGGTACATTACTTGCTGCTGTTGATGCAACACTAGCAGTACTACTTGTTGAAATAGAATTATCTGTTGTTGCTGATCCAGAGGTCGTTTCTGGTGTCGCAGCAGATTGTCCTGAAGCTACATTACCTTGTGCTGTAGTAACAGTTTGACCCGCTATCTTTTGAACGGTCTCAGCGAATCGATTAGCCTCAGCCATGTTCATCTTCTGTGTTAAGGTATTATACACTTCAGTAGGAGTTTTAACACGTCCTTGACCTTTATCCATACGGAAGATAGGACCATTCGCTTTAATTACACTACCCCAATCACCCACTTTATCCATTGGATCATTTGGATTAGAAGCCATTTGATTAAAGAACTTCTTAGCACCACCAGGACCTAAGAAGTGAGCTGCGTAAATCGCTGTAGCATCCATTGGAATACCTGCTTTACTAACAGCTCCACCAATGATCTTCATGTTCTTCTTGATGTACTCAGCACCAGCAATCGCACTATGCACTGGATTTAATCTATCTGGATTTGTAATACCATACTTACTTAAGGCTGGAAGCATTTCCTTCCAAGTACCATCTAAGAATTGGAATAAACCTGTAGCACTAGAAGTTCTAGCTTTTGCTAATGGATAGAAACTTGATTCTTGTTTCGCCATACGGGTTAAGATACCTGAATCGACACCAGTTACTTTACCCACTTGAGCTAAAAGATCTTTGATTAATTCAAAGTTCTTATTTGCATTCATATTTTCCCAAGCAGAAGGACCTGGATCTTTCCAAGTGATTCCATTAATATCTCCAGTAGCTTCGTAAGTATTGACTCCAATACCTTGTAATCGTTTCTGATTAGGATCAATCGCTGGACCAGAAGTACCATTGATTGGACCATCTACAGCAGGTCCAGATAAACCATAGTTCTCAATTGCACTACGCATGTTACCTGAAGTATTCACGGTCATACCGGCGATAGAAGCTAAACCTCCACCACTATTTGCTGTAATACCATTACTACCTCCAGTTAATTTATTCTTAGCACCATTAAGATCAATGTCTTGATTATTAGCTGGTTTAGGATCTTTCTCAATCATGGTTTTAGATTCACGAAGATTCTTCAACGCTTCAAGATTTCGAGCAATTGAACCAGGATCGTTATTTGGTTCTACATCACGAATCGGTCCAGTAGGAAGTTTCCAAACCGATACAGATTTATCATCGAGTAATGCGGTTGTATTTGCTAAGTCTAATGCGATACTATAACGAATACTTGGGTCTAATGTATCTACTACTTTCAATGGCTCGGTGTTTGGTTTATATTTTTGAATCGATGAAATATACGTTAAGTATACTGCACAGAAACGTGTTTTAAACCAAGCTAAGAATCGATCATATTCTTCACGATTACCGATATTCCAATCTAATTGTGGTGCATAGACTGAAATGATATCATCGTAATCAAATTCACCTAAACTCACAATATTATTCGCATCGTATTTGATATTATTGATTAATACTCTTTCCATATCTAGCATGACTTTAACACGAGTGTCAACTAAATTAATCAAACCGTATAGACGCATCCGGATAGCTGTTAAATCATCAATCGTATTATCTTTAGGCAAAACCGTAGTATTCCTATTATTAAAGGCAAAGACATCTTTACCATTAATTGCCATGATATTACCTAATGGTTTTTGAGATAACCCTAATGCAATATTCGCTACAGATGAAGTCGCTGTAGTTGCTGGAGTATTCGCATTACTGATCGCTGTAGGTGAAGTATCTTTATTTTCAAAAGCAAAACGACTCGTATACTTCTCACCACGACGAGTAGCTACATTCTTTTGCATTTCATCAAGTTTACGAAGTTTCTTCTCATCATCTTTATACGCATCTACAACGATATCGAAGTATTTATCTACCATCGCTTTATTGACGACGATACCACGATATTCTGCTTCATCAGAACCTTCTAATACCCAGAATGGATAAGCGGTAACATTATAAGGACTATCGTAAATATTCGTAATACGTGCTCTTCTTGCCCAAGATAGAACTAACCCATCTTCAAGATTACCATTCCATAACCGACCAAACGCTTCATGAAGTTTCACTTTAGGATTCACTTCATTCATCGCTCTGACATGAGATTCAAAGGTTGGTTTAAACCGATGTTCGTACCAAGTTTCAAATTCTTTCACGTAATGTGCCTGTACTTCTTTTGGTTGAGACATGAAGTCTTTCACACCCTCTTTACCTGACATGAATTGAGGCACTGCTTCTTTCATTAACTCAGTTTTAGGATAAGTAAACTCGCCTGTCTTAGGATCAAACTTACCTTTCTCTAATACCCATTTTTCAAAAGCAAGGATCTTCTTAGCGTGTTCTTTATTTTCAGGTAAAATACCATATGCCGCAATACGGAAGTCATCAGGTTTCGTTGGACTAGAAACCCAATCCCAGATTAAGGATAAAACATCATACGCAGTCCATGCTGCCATGATCGCACCACCGATAGGACCTAATAAAGCAAGTCCTGCTCTACCTGCAATCATTTTAGCACCAGATTTAGCGGCTTGTTTGACTGCAACACCACTTAATGATTTAGCCGTCTGTTTTAACGCAGGAGCAGCTAAAGCCATACTGGCTCCAGTGAAACCAACATCCCAAGCATCTGGGCCACTTGAACTCGCATCGTACTGACTACCAGAAGAAACTTCTCTCGCCATGAGATTAGGATTGTTTCCTGTAGTCTTAGTAGAAGACTCATTAGCATTAGCGTCATTAAAGAAAGTACTGATACCATAAGCACCAGCTGCTAATAATCCTAATTTACTACCCTTCTTCAGTAATTTACTTCCTTTAGATAGTAACTTACCTCCAGATTTAACGGCTTTACCAGAAGTACCTTTACCTAATAAAGATCCGATAGCTTTTGCGCCAGGTATTGCACCAGCAGCGGTTTTAATGGCTTTACCAATAGTCGCTACTGTAGAACCTAAACCAAATAAAGAAGCGATACTTCCTAATACACTAAAGATACCTGATCCAATAGAACCAATACCAGTTAAGATACTTCCTACTGCACCAATGGCACTTGCCACCAAAGGAAATGCGTCTTTTAAGAATCCTAAGATGCCACCTTCTTTATCTTTTCCTTTATTTCGTTCTTTAAGTTCTTCTTCACGAGCTTTACGTTTAGCTTCATAAGCACTATCTTGTTCTGCTAAGATGTCTTCCGCCATGCCTTTACGACGTTTAGATTTCTCTTTAGCTTCATTCGTAGAGAACATTTTTGCTACACCAATAGCTGTAGCAATCGTAGAGAATAATCCTTTCTTCTCTTCAGGATCTTTATTAGTTAGATCATCAACCATTCCTTTTGGAAGGACTTTATTTAAGTAAGGAATCTTACCTAAACCTCCAACTACATGACCCATTCTTTTAGCAACCTTACCTAAATAACTTCCTTGATTATTAAAATCTCCAGTAAAGGCTTTTTTAGCAAGGTTAGATGGTGTTAACTTACGTAAGAAAGGAATCTTAGAAGCGGTATTCAACGCAAACTTACCCAAACCAAAGACTGGTTTATAAATTGCTTTATGAACATCCATTACGGCTCTTAGACGACGAATAAAATAACCACGTAATGGTCTTCCTTTCTTGTCGACTAATCCTGCAGCCACTTGTTCTTCGGTAATAATAACATTACCTTGTCTATCGTATACCGCACCATCAATATCTTTAGGACTACCAATTACTTTACCCTTACTGTTGATATAACGACCTAACATCATCCCCCAACGTGTTAATGCGGGTTCAGTAGGATTATCCTTGGTATAGACATCAGTGGTACGCATGGTAATAGTTAACGCGCTCTTAACTTTAGCTTCAATATCTTTTTGAACTTCTTGAGGTACAATCGCTACCGCTGGTTTAAATTGGGTAGAAATCTCTTCTCCAAGATTGGTTTCAATACCTCGCTTAAGATCAACCGCAGATAGAATGATATTCCCTTGTTTATCGATAACTTCGTTGTTAATATCACCGATACAAGTAATGATTTCACCATTTGCTTTATTGAAGTATTCACCTGCTTCCATTTTCGCTTTTAATAAGCGAGGAGTAGTCTCACCTTTTACGTAAACATCACTACATTGATCTAAGAAGGAAATTTGATTTTTCCTTTCTTCAAATCGATCCACTAATTTACGCCAAACAGATTTTGATTCAGAAGTTACCTTAGATGGTCTATCTGATTCTTTAGCCATCTGTTCTTGTACAAAATCAGAAATACGTGAAATAGTAGAAGTTGGATTGATATTCTTAACAATATCATCAACAGATTTAGTTTGATTGATGAATCGTTCTACGGTATACGATAGTTGATTTTCACCTGAAGTATTAGCCCTACTACGGCTAATACTATCGTTAGCTGCTTCTTTACCTGTTACAAAGTTAACAAACTCTTTAGCTTTCTCTTTACTAATAGGGATACCAGCCTCTTTGATTTCTTCAACAATCTTAGAAGAGTTCTTATTCATCAAAGAAACGACTTTATCGATATCAACACCTTTAATCTCAGAATAGCAAGTAATAACAGCTTCAGTTAATTTAGCGGTATTCTTATCTTGATTTAAAGAAACAAACGCAGGTACCCACTGAATGGTTTTATTTAAGTTGTATTTAAATTCACCTGATTTAACTTTCTCGTGAATCTTTCTAACGTTGGCTTCTACAACAGGTTTAAGTTCTTCTTTAACTTGTTGAACTTTTGGTTTTACTTGACTTGCAGTATCAACAACAAAATCAGTCACCTTTTGATACGGTTCTGTATCTTTAACTTTATTAATCGCTCTATCTTTATAACCTGAGAATTTACCCATCAAGTTATCGACATGGCGATTCTTATTGGATTGGTATTCTTTATCTAATTTAGCTAATTTTGGATTAGCTAACATGAAGTTTAATTCTTCAAAAGATAAACGACTTTTCCCATCTAGGAATTGTTTTGGTAATGGGTTAGGTACGGTATCTGAAATAGGATCATAATCTTTACGAGATTGGAATTCTTCTCGACTAACTTTCTTACCAGTTGATTCGTAAATTTGTTTTAAATCACGTTGACGTTTATCAGAGAGTTGATCATTAAACTTATCAAACTGATCAACACCGTAGAATTGATCTAGTCCAGCAAGACTATACGTACCTTCATTAATCGTTGCTTTACCGATACGTACATGACGATTTAACATGGTATCGTTATTGGTACTCATGTTAATCAGATAGTTCTGAGCTTCACCTCGTTTATTGTCTAATCGTGTTTGGAACTCATTGGCTTTTCTTAACGCTAATTGAATATTACGATTCAATAACGCTTTCTTATTCATCTTTTCATCACCAAATTGACCAAATGAGTCAATTAAGAACTTAGATCTTAAGAAAGCTTGAATTTCTTCAATTAATGATTCATCAGCTTTAATCTTCCAATGATCATTTACGTAATCAGTGGGATCAAATCCCTGCCATTTACCTGCACGCGCTACAATCTCTTTAGCAAATAAAGCTCTTGCTTCTGAACTCAATTGGAATTCATTATCGATACTATTTACAATCATGATAGCATCGTCTAATTGACCAGATAAACGAAGTTTACTATCTACTCGTTTTAATAAAGTCTGATCTATCTTTCCACGTGTTTGTAATGAAGCAGTATCATGATCCCATTCTAATAAATTATCCTCATTTAACTCACCTTTATTTCCTAAACGAATCCCTTCCGTACTTAAATGGATTTTAGATAAAAGTTGAGGAATGATGTCAACAATACTTTTACGTGTGGCTATATCAAATTGAGCAAGATCTTTTAGTCTAGATTCACTTGCAAAATTATGCGTTTTATATTGTTCATTTCCATTAGGTAATAACTCTTGTAAGATACTGACAAAAGTGTTATTACTATCTTGATTTTTAAATCGATTTAATGTAGCTGCAATATTTCCTACTTTATTTTCAAGCAGATTAGCAATCGCAGACATTTTCTCATTTTGTTTTAATTTCGGATTAACAAGGTATTTCCCTACAGTAGAGGTTAATAGCTTCGCTGCTTTTCCACCAATCCGGTTACCGATGGATTTCTTCTCACCAAAATCCTCATCCATTTCGAGTTCCATTTGATGAGTATCCAATAACATGTTACCCATACCGATACCACTTTTAACACCGTCAGCAGTATCTTTAATAAATTGGTTAGCGTTCTTTAATACTTGATCTTTATAATCCGAAATAAAATGACCAAATCCATTAGTGCTTAAATCCACTAAGTTTCTAAAACCCATTTCTTTAATGACTTCAGATTTATGCGATTTCGCTATATCCGGTAAAGAAGTATTCTTAACAATCGCATCTAAAGCATTCTTTTGGTGTTGATGGGTTTCTAATAAGGTCTTTAAAATATTGGATTGAAGATAGAGTTGTTTATGTTGTAACTCTAAATTCTTTCTTTGATAACGAGATGTAATCTCACTCGTGTAATTCGCTTGTACACCAGTATTATACTTAATCCCGTAAAGAAGATCCTGTTGTGTTTCAAAACGACGTTTCTCAATCTGATCACGATAAAGTTCTCTTACACCCGCTTGTTTTTGTAATTCGATCTGAGGTGCAAAGACTTCATTTAATGCTTGATTGATTTTATCGTCTTCAGTTTCTTCTTGACGGTAAGTAATCTTATTCTCGTTCTGAACTTTATCAATCCATTCCTTTACCGATTTAGGTAATATCTTTTCGTAATGTTTACCAACCTGTGCAACTGACTTCTTAAAGTTATTGATATCTTTATTAACATCAGCAATATTATCATTAACACTGTTTTTAATTGAACCTAAGAATGAACTTAATTCATCCTTAGCGTTGGTAAATTCTTTCGGTAAACTGGATTTGATTGCGTTATCGATAAGTTGATTATCAACAACAAATTGTTTCGTATTCTTAGCCGCATCTTTAACGACATCTATCGCTTTACGGTCTTTCTTGTGAGTACTTGGATCTTCTTGATCAGGATCGATATCATCGAGATCTTTAAGGAAATCGTCATCTAGATCGAATTCTAAATCGATATCTTCATTTTTGTCTTTTGCCATAACGAGACCCGTTTTATAATTTAAGTAAATTGCAATTTAATTCTAAGTACAGAATAGCTAATTCTATACAATCTTACCGTATGTTACGATAAAAACATATCAACAATTCTGGTTATTTTTATCAGTAATATATTTAAGTATACTTAATCAAATTAATAGGAGTATTTAAGTCATGTACAAACTTAATCCTAAATCTATCGAGGTAATAAATGAAGAAACTTAATCCATTTAACCTCTCATTACTCTTTGCTACTGATCAAGATTGTCGGTATCTTAGAGAAACCAAAGTGACTGATATCTACGATGGGGTAACGAATAACTTTCATGACGATGGGTTGTTTAGTGTTGCTACATTTGGGCGTGTAGGTACGGAAGAACGTGATAGTATTTTCTCGTATATCAGATTAAATACTACAGTAATCCATCCGATGATCTATGATACTTTAGTTAGATTAAAACGACTCTATAAAGAAATCATCTTAGGTCAAACGTATGCTGTCTTTAATGAAGAAACCAAAGACTTTGAATCCTCAGATATGATAGAAGGTGATACTGGAATTACTTTCTTTATTAAACATCTTCCTTATATCGAACCGGATAAACGAAAATCTCGTCGACGTAATCTTTATATTGATATCATTGAGAAATATAAGAAAAACTGTTTGATGTCAAACTGTTTAGTAATACCAGCTGGATTTCGTGATTTACACGTAGATCAGGAAGGGGTAGAAACGCAAGATGAGGTGAACGATCTTTATAGAAGATTGATTTCTATTGCTTCCTCTATTTCATTAGTGGGTGCAAAACAAAATGATCCTCAAATTGATCAACAACGTAAGAATCTTCAATTAACCATGTTTGAGATCTATACGTATTTTGAAAATATGGTAGAAGGGAAGAAAGGAGTCATCCAATCTAAATGGGGTGGTCGTCGTATCGTAAACGGTACGCGTAACGTGATTTCCTCATTAGAAACTACTGCTGAGGTTTTACATGGTCCAAGAGCACCTACCGTAGATGATATCCAAGTGGGTTTACTTCAAACTCTAAAAGGTGCTTCACCTATAGCAGTATTCCATTTAAAAGATCGTTTCTTAAATGATGTCTTTACAAATGCTTCTCAACCTACTACGTTAATTAATCGTAAAACCCTTAAACTTGAAGATGTTCAACTTGATCCTTATCTTTGGGATAAGTTTGGAACAACAGCTGGATTAGAGAAGATGATTAATGGTTTCTTTGATGATAGAGTAAGAAATAAACCTATCGTAATAGATAATCATTATCTCTATTTAGTTTATCAAAAAGATGATGTATTTAAGGTCTTTAGAGATATTAATGAATTTCCATCTCATCTTGATAAACAATATATTCATCCAATGACGTATTCTGAAATGTATTATCTTTGTAACTACGAAGGATGGTATAAACTAAGAGCATTGGTAACACGTTATCCAATTAACAACATGTATTCGATTTATCCAGCAAGAATATATACGAAGACAACGGTTCCTGCTTATGGCGTATATGAGTTAGGAGATGATTGGAATACGAAAATTGGATTCGCAAGAGAATACCCAAATATTGATATAAATGCTGCCTGGCACAACACAGCAACTCCTTCATTTACCAGATTAGGTAACCTCGGTGCCGACTACGATGGTGATGGGATATGATTAGATGACCTTACCTTATATGTATTAAACTAATAAGGTAAATAAAATGAAAAAAGTTTTTAAACCAATTCCAGGTTACGATGGATACAAGATATCAAAAGACGGTACCGTAATAGATAGTCAAAATAAAATATTAAGTAAGATAAAAGATAGGAATGGATATATACAAGTAAGAATAGACAAACATCTTGTAATGGTTCATCGATTACTTGCTTTTACATTTATTAAAAATAATGATCCGAATAAATTTAAAGTAGTAAATCACATTGATGGTAATAAATCAAATAATGATTTATCTAACTTAGAATGGTGTGATCATCGATATAATAATCAACAAGCAATATATCAGGGATTGAGAAAAGATGCAATACCATGTTTAGTAAGACAGTATTCAACTGGAATTGTTACTAGATTTCCATCTAGTGCTGAAGCTAAACGTTTCATGGGTATACCGGTTAAAACTCACAATCCTTCACTTTATCCGAAACTTTTCGGATGGTTAACTAATGATGATTATGAATTTCGATGGGAAAAGGATATAAAAAAATATCCTTTTTTCTATACTAAAGAATCAACTAAAAAAATTATTTCTAAAGTAGAATATACGATAACTTATCCTGATGGTTTTTTAGTTAAGAAATATACTTTAGATGATCTAAAGGAAGATTTTAAAGTATTAGAAAATATAAAATCTCATTTATCTCATTCTCAAATTTTAAATATATTAAGAAAAGAATATCCTAATATAGATTTTGATATAAAGTTTTCAAAAGATTTATATCGTACTGATACTATCGGTAAAATAAGGAAGGAAGGATGTCCTATTTATGGATATAATAGAGACTTTCGAAATTTTTATATATTTAAATCATTTAGACATGCTAGTGAAATAACAAAATGTGATAAAAGGTTGATTATTGAGAAAAATAATAAATTTATTCCTGTTAATAAATCATGGTATTTCGTAGATTTTGATAATAAAGATCTTGTAAAACGTTTAAAAAATTTTGACAAAATAATAAACATCTAATAAACCGCGTCACACCCCATTGGAAACTCTGGGAGTTAGTACCTATCTAAAATTGGAAAGTCTCAATGAGAGATAATCAATTACGAAGTCCTTTTATAAAAAAGGATGTGTCTAACGACTATCGAAATGGTAAGTTATAACGAAAGTTATAATGTAGAACAGAGTAGAGTAGGGGTCAAGTGACCTCCAAACGATAGGCACCTAAGTCACTCACGTTATCGTGGAGGATATGGTGAAGAGATAGTCTCAGCGTCTATAGTGATATAGAGCAGCTCATATTGAGCGGGTCTAGTCTAACGAACTAGATTGAAGATAACTGACCGTTTCCATTAATATTCTTTATACAAAAGAAAGTATAAAAGAAATCGATGCATTATTAGCATCAAAAGCATCTATTGTCAATGCAAAAGGACAATTTATTGCTTCAGCAGATACAAATATCCCTAAACGCGTATTTTTAGCATTTAGTGGTGATCCTGTAACACAAGGAGAAAAAGGATAAATATGATTGATGAAAATAAATATCCTGAACTCGATATCGGTGTAGAGCATGTTTCTATTTCATTAGAGAACCCTACATTCGATATCTATTATCGTAAATATGGAATACGTCGACCGACTCAATTAAATCAACCGGTATTCCATGATTTAACAGATGCATCCTTACCTAAGAATGCGATCTATCATTATAATCCTGAATCAGAATTATTATTTGGTCCATTAGAAAATAACCCTTGGTTCGCTAATGATGATCATTTAAAATTCATTAGTCATGTAGTGGATTGGGCAGGACCGACGATTGGTCCTGTATTGAAGAAACCTGCACCGACCCAACTCTATATTCAGAGTTATCGTCGTAAACATCGTAGTTTGAAATTACTTCGTGATTTCTTCATGATCAATCGACAATCTAATATGGTGATTATTAAGAACTATTGTTTATTAAATCATCTTTATCGTTATCGTCCAAATATACTATTGAAGTACTATAAGTTTTATAATTTCTATAGTACGATCATGAACCATATTAACGATGATGGTAATAAATCAGATCGACAACAGTTCTTTGAAATTCGGTTACCTAAATTGATTCATCGTCGTGGTATCTTTAACATGATGAGTAAACTTTATACGAAAGGCATGTCTCGTCAGATCCTAAGATACTTTGGTGATGAAGATAGTTTACTCTTATTACATCTTTGGATGTGGTTAGGACCACAACGTACCTCATCTATCTTTAATAAGATTCAAAACAAGAATCTCAATAAAGTTAATCTTATCTTTACGGATAGTGGTAAGTTCTGTATCTTAAACTTAGGTGAGTTAGATAAATGGCGTAATGGATCTGATGAACTTGATGGATACGAAGAAGATAACGTAGATGATGAGTTTAGTGAACTAACGGAAGAAGAACGTAAAGAGATAGAGAAAGGTGAGCGACCAGAACGTATCCAGATTCGCTTCTATAATCTATTAAATCAATTCTTAACGTTTAGAACAGCTGGAAATACTCAGTCAGTGATCTCTGTTCCAAAATATGATTTAAATGAAGAAGTGAATGAAGCGGAACTTGATAAGGAAGATGATGAAGAGTTAGGTGAAACGCCTATTCAACAACCTCTGAGTTTTGATACAAGTGTTTCAAATCCGGATACGGTAATTGATGGAAGTCAACCTCATGATATCAATAAGAAAGAAAATCTATCACCGAAAAAGGATATACTACCTGCATTACCGGAAGATCCAATCGGTGAAAAGATTGAAGATATTTCGGATTCACCCGATCTCACGTTAAATATTCCAACATCAGCAACGGATCTTCAACCTGAAGATAAAAACGATCCTGTAATCGTTAATAAAGATGAAACAGAAGAAGAAATCTTAGATGATGAAGTGGAATCTAAACTAATTGATGCGTTAGATGAACGATTAAATCAATTAGTGGTAGATGCACCTACGTATGAAGAAGCACCATTACGTAAAGCGCATCAGATGCTAAAAGATGGAATGATTTCAGCACGTGAATACGAACGTGTAATAAGGTTATCAGAAGCGTATAAAACGATTCCTACACCGTATCCATCAGAAGATCCGAATGAAACTGTAGAAAGCTTTATGAATATCCCTGAAAAGGATATTAAAATCATTGATAAGATTCGTATTCCAGATAATGACTTTATTTTAGATAAATCCATGTTAGAAGCGACTACAGAAACCATGACGAAACAATATATCAAGAAAGTGCTTCCGAAGAATATTATTCAATCGATTATGGCAATTCAGAAGAATGGATATCTGGTGACAGATATCCAACGTGATCAGAAGAATGATGTTGCAAATAAAATTGATATATTGAGGGTGAAGGTTCAGAAAATTGGTGGAAATGAATCAACAGTAGTGATCAAAGTACCTCATGTGGATGACGATGGTACCATGTTGATCAGTGGGTCCAGATATCGGCTTTTACAACAAAGGGTTGATTTGCCAATTCGTAAGGTTTCTCCTACTGAGGTAGCACTCACTTCTTACTATGGTAAACTCTTTATTGAGAAGTCAACTAAACGGAAATATAATCTCGATAAATATTTGATTACTCAATTACAATCTAAGATTATTAGTGGTGGGATTACGAATGTAACTTATCGAAATGTATTTGATAAACGCAAACCTCTTCCTACAGTATATCAAATTATTGCACGTAAGTTCAGATCCTTTGAATTAAGTCGTGATGCTGGTTTGGAAGAAAGAGATCATTTCGCTTGTTGTTTTGATTATCAACATCGTTCAGAGATTCTTAAAATCAAACCTGAACAATTAACTCAGATAGAATTAGATTTAGGTGGGATTGTTTTCGCAAGATCTTTAGATAATACAAATAGTTTATTCTTAATTGATCCTGCAACTAATGAAGCTTTCTCTTCATTAAATCCTAAATGGCGTATGCCGTTTCATAAGTTCTTTGATATTTCAACAACACCACCATTAGAGATGGCTGAGCTTAATATCTTCTCTAAGATGATACCGATGGGTATCGTACTAGGATATTATCTTGGTCTTTCTAATCTATTGAAGTTATTAAAAGTAACTCCACGTAAAGTATTCCGTGGTCAAATGAAACGTCTTCAAGAAGATGAGTTTGCTTTAGATTTTGCGGATGAATCTTGGATTTTCAAACGAGGTAATCCAAGTGCTGAATTGATCTTAAGTGGATTCATGCATTACCAACGTTATCTTCATGATTACTCGGTTAACATGTTTGATAATCAAGATGTGTATGGTGCACTATTAAGAGATATGGGATTAGGAAGTTATCAAGAAACTGAATTACGTCGTATCAAAGATGGGTTTATTGATGAGATCACTAAATCATTACTGATTGAGATGAATGAACCCACAGAGTTTATTCCACTACTCATTCGTGCAGTGCAATTACTCACTACCATGCAATCCAATGATGAAATCAATATGGATGACATGGTGATTAAAGGTTATCAACGTATTGCTGGTCATGTCTATCGTGAAATCATGAAAGCCATCAAACAAGACGATAATAAACGTCAAGGTAACCGAACTAAATTAGAGATGTCACCTGAACAAGTACTCCGCAGTATCATGCAAGATAGTTCAGTGGTATTAGTGGATTCTATTAATCCATTACATCAACTTAAAGAACATGCTAACGTTACCTTTACAGGTGATGGTGGTCGTTCTAAACGCTCTATGGTATCACATACTCGTTCATTCCATGAAACGGATTTAGGTGTGATCTCAGAAGCTACCGTAGATAACCAAAATGTAGGGGTAACTACCTTCCTATCGGGTAATCCATCCTTTACAGATGTCTACGGAATGACTAAACGAGTAGATCCAAGAACCTCTGGATCCGCACCGATCCTATCAGATGCTTCATTACTTTACGTAGGATCTACTAAAGATGATCAACAAAGATCATTTAGAATTTATTATTAATGAGATGAAACATAATCCCTAGTTGCTGGGAACAACTAGAGATGACTAAAAAAATGTATAATTAATATCCAGGATAGTTTATATAACGAACGTAAGCTTTTCCATCTTTCCATAACTTATTGGGATTATTTACTTTAAGACGTTCATTTAGAGTTGTCTTAAGTAATCCGTGTGCATTAGCACATTCAGCTGCACTGAAATAGATTTCAAATCTTCCATCTGGATAAATTACTTTAACTGGTTGATTTAACGAACATTGTTCAAGATCTAAATATGGATCTAAAAAATCTCTCCATGGAATATATGGATTATTTTTTACTTGCCAAATTACATTGTTCCAGAGAAACGTTGGTTGACGATTATCGTTAATATATTCCGATAAAGCTCCTTGAGATAGATTTAAATAAGAACTACATTCAGCTTGTGAACCAAACTCGATGATTTCCTTTGTTAAAGCGTTTCTTAGATACGTTTTATTATTTATACCATTGAGAAGTAGAGCTTGATTAATTTGATCTTGATTTAAATCAGGAAAAGGACGATTACATTGATTGTATTCTCTGATTTGCCATTTATCATCCCAGATTCTAGTTTCTGGTTGAGCAATAACATATTCGATCCAATCTTTTGTAGTACGTCCAAAGAACTCAGAAGCAATCATTCGGTTAGCGAAATATTTTATTTCACCAGTATATACATTTCTTGCTTCAATAGGAATCCAACTTCTTTCCTTTTTAGATTCGTAGAAATGTCGAATATTTTCTTTCTGGGTTAACCATTCAAGATTTGAAACATGGTCATTACCGGGAACACAGTCAATATGATTAACTTGTAATTCTGAAAATGATCTCTGATCTTGGATAAAACAAGCAGCAACCAACCGATGTCTAGCGAGTGCAACGCGTTGATTGTCAATATATTTAAATTCCACAGCATGATATCCTCTTTTCTTTTTTCTTGATTCTAATTCTCGATCTTGAATAAACGAATATAATATACCATATTCATTTATTGCGTAATTATAATTCGTACCAGGGATATACCAGAAACCAGGTGCTTCAAAACATGGTTCTAACCAAGGATAAGGGTTCATAATGACTTCTTCTGGATTACCGTAGATGTCAGTAGAAACGATCTCTAAATAAGGATATCTGTTAGGATAAAGTCGTTTAAGTTCCTCAATGTTATCTGGATTTGGAATTGTATTATCTTCATCAAAGAAGTCAGTGTTTGTATTATACATTATATCATCCTCGTGATATTAAATTTTTAAATGATCGGGTCCACCTTATTTACGTAAGGTGAATTCCCTCTAATTGCGGGAAAGTTTATTTAACGCACTAGTTACCACTCTATCCATGAAAATGAGGTAGATACTTCCAGAGTAATGATTCAAGGAAGCAGGGTGAAAACGCTAGTGCGGAACTAACCGACGCAGCAAAGTCCCTAAGGATATATGATCTATGGGATGTGTTCACAGACTAGTGTGGTAGCACGTAGGGCCAGTATGCCTGGTAGGTTTATCCTTTAAATCGAAACGGGGGACACGATAGAGATTTACACCTCATCTTCTTTTTATCAAAAGAGCCTAGTAAGTAATCTAGGGTGAAGATATAGTCGATTTTCTTTTCTTTATAAGGAAAACATTTCCCACATTATATTTACATTTTAACTAAATTATTAGTTAATATTTGTAAAATAGTAATAAAGAAAAAGGGAAGCCCAAACGTTCGCTCTTCTCATCAATTCAGAACAGTCACACCATATCCATTAAAGGTGCTGTACCTCAAGCAGTGAGAACTGGATACGAGTATGTGATTGCTCATCGAGTTGATAAGAACTTCGCGTATGTTGCAAAAGATCATGGTAAAGTGATTGAAGTATCACCGCATCATATTTCTATCGAATATGATGATGGTAAAGTAGATAGAATTGAGGTAGGGGTAAACTATGGAGTCTCTGCGGGTAAGGTAATTAAGAATCCTTTAGTGACTGATTATGAGTTAAATCAAGAAGTCAATAAAGGGGATGTAGTTGTTTATAACCCTTATCATTTCGTCAGAGACTTCTTTAATCCTACTCAAGTCGTTTATAAGAACTCAGTATTAGCTCGAACAGTATTTATTGAATCGAATGATACTGAGGAAGATAGTAGTGCTGTATCTGAACGGATTAGTGATGCATTGACGACCGTAACTACGAAATGTCGTGTGATTACTATTCCATTTACAGATACAATACATGGTTTAGTGAAAGAAGGTGCTACGGTAGATGCTGAGACGATACTCTGTACATTAGAAGATAGTGCGTTCTCAGATACTTCCATGTTTAAAGAAGAAGCTTTAGATACCTTACGTGTATTAGCGAATGTAACACCAAGAGCGAAATACGAGGGTAAGGTTGTGAATATCGAGTGTGTTTATTTTGGTGATCCTAATGTTTCACCTTGTAGTGAATCCGTGAAGAACATCATTAAATACTACGATGGTGCTCGTAAGACTAAAGCAATAAAATTAAAAGATGGAAGACCAATCACTGGTGAGTTAAAAGAAAGTATACGTATAGATGGACATCCTGTACCGAGAGATCATCTTGTATTAAAATACTATATTGAAAATACAGATGGTATTACCTCAGGGGATAAAATCGTGGTTAAAGAATAACTTAGCCTGGATTTAATCAATCCAAAACCTCCATTAATTGACGGGGAACCCCTAAAGCTTATTACACTAAGTTAGAATAGTGATATTCTAATGGTCGTTCTAACTAAACGAGTAGAGTAATAGATAATAAGATGTTACAATGGGAAATCCGCAGCTGAAACTCTATATATCTATATAGAGGAGAGTTCAACGACTATGGGAGTTACGACCCAGTACAGCCAAGTGGTAGGATAAATCCTTTAAATGGAAATAGGAGGCTATAGTATTTTATACTGTAGTGATATAGTCTAGTATCCTATCGAAAGATAGGGAAGTTCATAAGAGAACTGCGTAGCCTAACGAATTACGTGAATGTAAACGAAGTAATCAGTTAAAATCTGTTATTACACGAGTGATGACAGGTGTTAATGAAACCCAATCAGGTAAACCAATTGATGCAATCTTTGGTTATCAATCTATTTCTAACCGGATTGTACAAAGTGCAGAGTTAATTGGAACCACTAATACGTTACTGAAATTAATCTCACAAGAAGTGATTGATATCTATCGATCTGAAGTTCCTAAACAATAAAAAAAAAATAATACTTATTATTACGTGGTCCGTTAAGACCACGTAATATTTAGATGTAGTTACTTAAATAACTACAGTTGAATGTAAAGAATTACACCCAGACCATTTGATGTGGTTTTACATCACTCAAATAGTTTTTCTTGAATATTTCAAAATCCAATTTATATGGTCTACAAGTACCTATTACGGTATTATAGCCGTTCTTAAGAATTTTGGTAAACACCAAGAAGGGTTTTCCTTTACTATCAATATTTTTGGTTATTTCGATTTTCATCAAACACCTCTAATAATGATGTTAAGTCGTACGTTCACTATAAGAGTTGCTGCTCTTATAGTGAACCCCCTATAGGGAGTATTTCCCTATATCTATTAGATGATATAAGTTTACTTTTCCGATGCAATTACGCATCGGAATTATGTCTGATGAATTTATAACTGAACGAGCATACTCGTAGGGATATCCCTACGAGTATGTATTTTATTATAAGGGGTGTTCTTATAATTATGTATTCTCTAATGGAAAGCCACTATGCGAGAATCGCACGGAATCTGCCCTTGCTATTTCTTATAAAGAAAAGCAAGTAACTAAAATAATCGTGGACCATTCTACCAACGGTAAAGTATTCTTCTCTACCATTGGCGTTGAATAGGAACCAATTATAAAATTCTTTAGCTTTCTTGATTAAATCACCCTTGAAATTCAAATCATTCTTTGATTTGAAATCTTCAAAAGCAGCCAACTCTTTTTGGGTCAAATTACTATTGTATATTGACCCTGAGAGGGATTCGAGTTGCAACACGTTTTGATTCATTTGCTTACAACCTATAATCAAGTTGGTTAAACATCGTTTAGGTGGAGAGTGTCAGCTCTCCACCTAAACCACCCTATAGAGATTATTTCCCTATATCACTTAGATGATATAAGTTTACTTTTCCGATGCATTTAAGCATCGGAATTATGTCTGATCAGACATAAGCCAGTAGGGATCATCCCTACTGGCGATATGTCAAGCTTGTTCATACTTTTCAGCAAGAGCAATATACTCTTTCATATTTTGCTTACTGCTAATATCTAAATACCAGTAAACTAGATCAATCGTAATCTTATTCTGCTCAGTGCGTTCACAGGTTAGATAGATATTTTTCGTATTGACGGTATCATGATCTTCAGTACGACAATGAATCTCTTTATTTGATTTAATGCTTTCAATCAATTTATCATACGACATTTTAAATACGTCACGATATTGATCAATATAATTACCATTGATATAAATTCTTAAGTTATAACGAGTAACCATCATTTCCTCCCAGTTCATTTTTGATGCATAAGTTTCTCTAATTAGATAATATAGCCCTGGAAATCATATGTATTTTTTACGGAGTTAGTGTATTTACTTACATTACTCACTAAAAATAAATATTGTCATTATGACAAATTACAACTATTATTTTGGCCAAAAAATAGGTTTTAAACAATGAATGAAAAATATACTACATTAAGTACGACTGCAAACGTTGTGCAAGCTGTACTTGAAGTGATGAAGCGTTTAGATCCAGCTAATGTGACTATTCCTTCAGATACCACAGTGATCGTACAAGATATTCAAGCTGCGGTAAATCGTAATCTAACGAAAGGAGTAGCCTAATCATGTTATCTAGAGTTGCTATCGAATCTGCTCGTGAGTTAGCAGACATTTTAGAACAACGTCGTGCAGTATTAGTTCCGTATGCGGAAACTCCTGTTGCGAACTTAGTTGAACAATCTGAACCTGTTGAGCCAATTGCTGAAACGGTTGTTGAAGCAATGGAACAATTAGCTACAGTAACCGTAACACCTGTAGAAGGGTATTTAGCAGAATCACATGATGATGCCATGGGTATTGCGGTACGACCAGTCATTGATTTGATTAATCGTCGTTTAACCTTAGCACGTACTATCATCAATCCAACGATTGATGATTACGCGAATGCAATAACCGCATTGATTTCAGATAAACTTCCATTAACACCTAAAATTGAATTAGTGGAACAAGATGCGTATTACGCTAACCCAATGGTATTAAATATCTTTGAAGGTTATTTATCCGATAGTCAAGCAGAAGTCGATGGATTTAAATTATCACCAGAAACTGACTTTAGACTTTATCTGATGACAGGTAGTCGTTTGATTGATGAAAAGATTAAGGGTATCCTTGAAACCTATGGTGAACACGAAATGTTTGAGGCACTTCGTGCTTATTTCTTAGAGGCTAAACCATTTACGATTATTCCTCCATCCATTAGTCGTCAATATACTCGTGAAGTCGCTATTCAGTTCTTAGCGCATTTCGTCTTACGTAAATTATTTACATCTAATGAATTACTTCCAAATGAAGCTTCTGAACAACAACAAGAACTTCATTTAATGAAAGCATTAAACATTACAGCGAATAACGTTCACAACTATGTGAAATTCCATAATGACAATAATCAACGTCAACCGTTATTTGCTGAACAAAACCCTGAAGAAAAAGATACCATCTACGTCTATGAACCAATCTATAATCAGTTCAAAGAACAACAAGGAAATGATATTTCTGTATTTGGTGCTTATCTTCAAGAAGGTTATCGTAATGTAACATTACCAGATATCATGACGAATGCTCAAAAATATAGTCAAGAACACGATATCTTCGTTCGTCGTCGTGAAACGGAAATTGTGAATGCTCGTCGTGAAGAATTGATTCGTGCCGCTAAACAATCTATCGGTACCGTGATTGCTCGTATTCCAGCAGATATCTCTTTACAATTAACAGGTAAAGAAAATAATGAAGCTGAATTTACCATTCGTGGAAATACGTATTTAAATAACCCTCGTTTGATTGTTCCTGAAGATGTTTGGTCATTTGCCTCCAATATCATCTGCATTGGTTTACTTCCAGAATTAGAATTAGATAAATTCTTCGATACCATGGAATCTTATCTTAAACCAAGTGTCGGTGTACAAGAACTAACACCAAATGAAGCAGCTTACTATGCTATCCTTAAGGAAGTGGTAAATTACTTCATGTCACAAACCTCTTTGGATAACGCTTCAACACGTTAAGAATATTAATTGAAGGTCCTTTTTAGTGATTTCTTAAAAAGGACTCTTTCTTATTTTTTAATAGGAGAAAAAGCCTTCATGGAAATCAATCAATTAAAAAGAGATGCCAATTATGTTCTAAACGCGATTCTACAATCTCCAGATGGAACATTGATTGCAAAACAAGATCTTAAGATTACCTTTCCGGTTGCTTATGAAGAAAAGCATTTAGCCACTATTTCTACGGATGTATACGTAGTGGGTATCTTTGGGATTATTGTAGATGGGTTTTATGCATCAAATACCATGCTCTCTCGTGTAAGATTATTCCCTACGGAAATAGAAAAAGAATCTGTTGACGAAGTTGAGTATTACGTACTCCATTTTGAAAAAGGTAGTACGATTGTTGAAAATATGAATCTCGTTAAAGAGAATACTATCGGTTATTACGTCTATAACTATCTGATTGCACAGGGTAAGGTTCCCTGGTATATGTCAGCTATTGAGCTACTAAATTTATTTAGAGATTCGAATTACTATTCTGGTGTTAATTATGGTTCTAACCATGTAGCTACAGAATTGATTGCTGCGATGATTATGCGACGTAATGATGATATTAACCAATATTGGAGACAATCGGTAGAAAGTATTGACGATGTAATTAATCAACCACCTCAATACATTCCTTTAAGAGATGTAATCTATGGTGCTCGTAATACAACCGCTAAATTAATGGGGGCTTATTTAAATGAAGGGATGAAATCTGCGATCATGTATCCTTCTGAGAATACAGAATCCGTTGAAGAGATCCTAAGACAATAAAAGAAAAAAGTGAGATAAAATGAAACGTAATTTAATAAATAAATATCTCCATAATTCTTCTTTTTCAATAGAGGCAGATGAAAGTGATATTGAAGAAACTCAAGATGAAACTAACACCACCGAAGAAGAATCATTTGGATCAACTTCACCGGAAGGAGGAGAAGATCCTACATCCGGTACAGACGATGACACCAGCAGTGATTCTGAAGATGATAGTTTGGATGACTCAACTGAAGAAGAAAATCCTGAAGAAGAACGAAGAAAGAATCGTGAAATAATCGAAGAACGTCGTCGTGCGGAAGCAGAAGAAAAAACACCTGAAGAAGTACGTGTTCCAGAGATTCAATCTGAAGAAGATGAGAAGACTAATATTGTTAAATATCTAGAACCACTTCTAGGTGATACGGTAAATGATTTATATTTAGTTTCAGCACAAGATTTAAATCGTCCGTTATATCATATTTCCATGAATCCGAATATCAAGCAGTTTACTCCTCAAGTGTCTAAACGAACCTTAGATCGTGAGAATCGGAGTTTACCAAGAATCTCCACATCTACTTCACTAATCGGATGTATGAATGGATATCAATCGATTCTTCCCGATATGGAAAAACGGAGTAATAATAATTTCACGGGTTTATATACGATTTATGAATTACCATTCCAGTATGCGATTAAACCAACAAAACGTGTATTACCTGATGTAAATATCTCTGATGAGTATTGGTTGTTCTCATGGAAACGTGAAACCTATTCAGTTGAACCAAATATTGCTGCAGAATTCACTGTACCTAAGATTGAAACAACTTTTGGTAACGATGGTACCGATTACGTTTATCATCTCTATATTCATGTAAAAGGATCAAAACTTTATCTTGATCGATCCCATGTGTTACAACAGGGATATTATCATGTTACCTTAAAAGGATATGATTTTAAATTCCCATTAGAGAAGAATGATAAACAACTTCAAATTCAAGTATTAGATGAACGTCAATATAAACAAGTTACGACGTTATCCATGATGATTAAGAAACGCCCTAGCAGTGAGTATAAATAATTATAATGAAAACCGTTCACTATGGGTGTACCGCCCTTATTGGTACAAATAAAGTTGGGAAACTTCAACCAGATGAAAATGGTTGGTATCCAATGGTATTAGGTGCTCTAGAATATGAAAACTCAGTTGGAGATATCTATACATTATCTTCTGCTCAAGAATTCTTCAAAGAAGGTTCTTCATTAATTCGTCGTATTCAAAACGGTCAATTACGTGCAGAATACGGTCACCCTAAGAAAGAACCAGGTATGACAGATCGCCAATATCTTGAGCGTATTCTAACCATTGAAGAAACACGAGTCTGTGCTCACATTAAAGAAGTTTTTATTGATTTTAATAATGTAAAAGATCCTAAGACAGGTAGAACCATTATTGCTATTCGTGGTAAAGTCAAACCATCTGGTCCGTATGGTCAATATTTAAAAGAAATGTTAGACGATCCAGATATGAATGTTGCATTTAGTGTACGTTCATTAACCATGAATCGTATGGTAGGATTTAGACAACACAAAGACTTTACTCAAATCGTTACTTGGGACTATGTGACTGAACCAGGATTAGCACCAGCGAATAAATACAGTGTGCCTCAATTAGAGTCACTTAATCCTGACTTTGGATTTACGTTTGAAGATGTGAAATATGTAGCTAAACAAAAAGCACATTACTCTATGGAATCTGCTACCTTAGCCAATGAATTATTAGCTAAATTCAAAGGTAATATTCCTGTAAGAGCAAGTTGGTAATAAAATAATAATCTTATTAATAAAATGTACAAGTCGTTATTGTTGTTCTAAAATAACATGTACCTCCTTATTATTAATTTAGATTGCGGCATTGACATATACCCAGGGTTTTACCCCTGGGTATATGTCTGTTCAGATAAGTTATCCTAAACCATGTGTTGGGTGATAAACAAACCCACGCATTATTTTGGTACGGATAGCGGTTTCTAATTGAATTGGTTTTGGTTTAGCTGTTAAGACTAATTGACCATAGTAACCAATAGATTGTGGTTTTATTCTTAAAATAAAACTCACTCCATATTTCTTTATTTCTTCTTCAGAAACGTCTTTGAAATTTAATTCAATATTATCGTCTTCAACATCATCTTTATCTAAATAGACTTTAAATGTTTCAAAGAGCTGAGGTAAGATATCCAATACAGTTTGATGTTTATATTTCATATCGATTTCAAATGTACCATCAAATCCCATCACTCTTGCAAGTTGTTCGATATTTAAACGATTATAATGAATCTCTTCATCACCATTTAATTTATATCCTTCTACTTTAGCAAATCGAATAGACGTATTCGTATCTGATCCTTTAGGATTTTCTACTGGATCAGTAAATACGGTATTCTCCATTGTTAATAACGTTGTCATTGATTGACGATTTGCATAATTGATTAAATCAATCAACATTTGTTTAGAAGGCTTAGTAAAATCGGTATAAGGAATGAGTTCTTTAACTAATGCTTCGTTATCCATTATAAATGATTTCCTTTTTATTACGTAATAAAAATGCAAGCATAAGTAGATGCAGTAAGTTACCTTACCACATCTACTTACTTACACAATATAACTTAAGGGTATTGATTATAATGCAATACTAATGGACCTGAAATGTTATTACAATAGTCTTCATCAACTTGAATCACAAAGACATGCGTAAAATCATTTCGTTTAGTATAAGCATTAGCTTCTTCTATAGGACCGTTATAAGTAATCTTAGCAAACTTAAGATTAAATGGTTGAGTATCATCATCAATTAACCATTTTACATCATCTACATGATTGATTGCATCAAGTAGTACATCATCAGCAAGATCATGTTCACGATATAATGAGAACACGTTCTTTAATACCGTGTAATCACTTGCGTAGAAGTATAATGGTCCTTGAATCTTATTCTTATCTTGACTTGGATAAGGAATCCCACCAATACTAATATCGTTAAAGAGATCTGTTAATGATTTATTAGGATCTCGAATAATCACACTAAATGTACCATAGTAAGCAGGATTATCTTCTTTTATGGTGATCGATACTTTATACGGTAATTTAGTAGTTTCAATTACTCCATCAACGATATCATCTTTAGTTAATGCTAATCCATAAATACCATTAATCGTTGGTAATAGATCTGAGAGTAACTTCTGATAAGCAGGTTCGATTAAAACAGAAACTCCTCTAAAGAAGTATGCCATATTGATACGATCGTATTCAATCTCAGCAATACCATAGAACTCACTATTCTCAGTAGGAACAATCGTTGCACGAGTGTTATAGATCCCTTCATCTAAATAAGAGATATTCGTAAATTGAACATCTCTCGCACGAATAACGTAGGGTAAACGCTGGTTAATAATATCTAACGCAAGTTGTTTACTTGGTTTCTTATAATCAAAATTCATTTTCTATTTCTTCCCATCATAATCTTCTTTCACATAAACGACACCACGGGTAATCAATTCACCAGTCTCTTCATCCACTTCCACTTTAGAACGATGTTCAGTGGTATTATGAATCTTGAATTTATCCATTTCCCAAGGATTCACAAATTGATTTGGAATATCCAAATGACGTTTTTCACCTTGGATAAATTTAAATTGTACCGAAGGCATACGTAAGCTTGTTCTTCCTTTTCCTTTACCAATTTGTTCAAAGGATAATAATAAATCCGCAAAACTATCTTGACTATAAGCTTTTGATGATAGACTATCAAAGTTCATTGGTTTAGGGAATAAAGGAACTTCGTTCATATGGAACGTCTTACAACGTGCGTATCTAAAATCCAACATGGTCATTTGAGGATAACTCAATTCTCTGACGTAAGTGCCTCTTGGTTGATAACGTAAGTAAGGCCAATCGATGATAATCGTATTCTCTTCATTGAGTGTTTGTAAGATTTGAATACTATACGAAGATAATTGTTTTAACAATCTTACCATCATTCTTTGGATCTCACGTAGACTGTTTCTTTTAACGATATCTTGTCCAAGACTTGCTATCAGAATATCTTTAGCTAATTGAGCATAATCTAATACCGATAATCCTTTAACGTCAATACTGTTATATCTAAAGTAATCATAGAACGACATTTCCTTATCGGTGAGTTTACAAACAACAGTTTCGTAATATTGTTCAGTAGCGACTTTCACGTTAATGTGTTCACGAGCTAATTCAGTAAAACTATATAGATTACGATGGATATTCTTCGCTTTAACTACTTTATCCACAAAGTCACTAAATTCATCTACTGAGATGATCTTCTCAACGGGTGGCGTATAGTGATCTGCTGCATGAACGTAAATAGGATCACAGTAAGCATAGTCAACCACTTTACTCACTTCTTCAATAGTTGGTTTACGTCGACGTAATACATTACGTGCAATAATTGTTGGAATCAATTTAGGATCTAATTGAACATCCTTATCTGCTTCACCACTATAAACCTGATAACTCTTCATCAAGGAATAGATAAATAAGATTAATGCTTGTCGTTGAGTTAATGAAATCTGTGTAGCTAATTTAGGATGTAATACGTTAATCTTAGCTACGTAGAGATCTTGAGTGGTCATGTAGATCCATTCATTTAACTCAACATCTTCAGGACGAATAGCTTGACGTTTCGTACTATCGATAACTAAGGATTCTAATACCTTACTACTTAATAAAGAAGCTGGACTTTCCGATAACTTACTATTCGCATGGAATTTATCTTCCGTGATATGGAATTTATTATCACGAGCTTCTTGTACCTCTTTATCAACAATTTCTTCTACTGTACGAATATTACCAATACGTGACATCTCATCACGCATGTTTAATGCGTCTCGTTTAAAATCAATCGTTGGGAATAACGTGTCTTTATCCGCTATCATTCCAGTGATATCTTGACGTGTATGGAATTGCGCTATTGGTAATCGACGCTCAGTCATAATCACATCAATCAATTTCTTAAAGGTATGGGTTTTACCAGGTAGGTTTTCAGCCCAACGGATATTACGATAAAACCACATGCGTTGATATAAATTTAAATGCGCTTTATATTCATCCAGATATTGATGACTTCCTAAGTATGCCCATACATGGAAACTATGCGCTTCAATAGAGCGACAACGTTCATGTCTAGCTTCCATGATATAGTAAGGTAAGAAACTATAAAGTACGCCTATTCTAGCCGCAACGTATAAATCACCTACTAATTCATAATCCTGATTACTCCAACGAGTATAAAAGATATCTATGAATTTTTGAATCTGATTCATTAAAGTGTATTCATTTTCTTCAACAAATCGTTTATCGTACCAGAGTATCTCATTATCTCTTGCATCAATAGCCGTATCGATATCAATAGGGTTTAATATCCCATCGATCAATTTCACTTTCTCTGGATATTTACGTATGAGGTTTCGATAGTATGTTGAACCTTTCTGATACTCACGCCAGGTAGCGCGATGACGTTTTAAGTTCTCTACAGTGAAGTTTATTTCTTCTACGGTATCGATACTTAAAATCTTAATCGAAGGTTTACCGTTGATGAGATCACTAGGATGGTATTGTCCAGCAAGATGCATGTAGTAACGCCAAGTTTTACGATCATGTTCTTTATAAAAGTTTGGGTAAAAATATTTATCGTATTCGTTAATTGCTCTTGCCGTAGCTTCGCTTTTTATAATGATACTACGTGCCAGGTCTTTACAAGACTGGACGTAGATATTAAATAAAGACACAGACACAAAAGCCTCCTTGTTTATCGCTTTTTTTTTTAATTTAATAAGAGAATATAGAAATGGCAGAATCTCAAATTCAATTTTCTGATTTAAAACGCTTAAAGTTTTTTAAGCAAGACGAGATTGCACGTGCAGTTGCCAGTAAATTAATCCATGATAGTCGTAATCGTCAGCTAAATGGACAAGATGGAAAACGTCGTCCAGATGATGGCTCTTTAAAAGCTATCACGGATAAAACTGCTTCAAACATAGAAGATGCGTCTGCGATTTTCCAAGTTTTACCTGATATCAAGATCGCTATGGATATCTGGGTATCTTCTATTTTATCTCCAAAAGATTTTATTTCAGAGAACCTTATTTGGAGTACAGGTAATAACCACAATTATAATGCGCAATTATTTCGGGATATGACGGATTGTTTACGTCAATATTTTACCGATGAATATGATCTAGCTGGTCATTTACGTCCTGCAGTAGAAGACGCATTATTTAAGACTGGAAGTTATCCATTAGTGATTGTTCCTGAATCTTCAGTAGATGATATTATTAATGGAAAAACTATTGTATCGAACGAATCCTTAAAAGAGAAATATTTTAGTAAGAATCAAGAAGGATATAGTTTTGAATCCATTGGGGTATTAGGTAATCCAACTAAAGTTAATAATACAACTAACCATGTAGGGATTGAATCCTATATTAAAAACTCGACTAATAGAAGTACATTAGCCATTGACCCTATTCCTATTCATAATGGTGTAACTGTAACGGATAATCCAGATGCATTAAAGATGTCATTATTGGTAAAACAATTACGTAAGAATAATGAGCGTCGTCATATTCGTCATCGTTATGGAATGGAAAAATACAGTTTATCCTTAGAAGAGATTACTCGTGAATATCAAGAAGGCAAATCTCATCTCTCTGATGAACTGATTAATAAAGATAAAGACAAAGAAGCCACTAAACAATTAGATGAGAAGTTAAAGTTTGATACTAAGTTTCAACAATCTACTGTTCAAAATCTTTATCAAACACGTGCTTACTCTGAACAAGGTGTCATTACCTTAAGAGCTGGAAAAGATGCTTCTCGTTTACCGGTAGGACATCCATTAGTTATGAAGATTCCTTCTTCATCTATTGTCCCTGTTCACGTTCCAGGAGATCCTTCTGATATCGTGGGTGCGTTCATCATGCTAGATGAATTCGGTAATCCATTAGATAGTGCGAAAACAATAGATTTATTCTCAGATGGACAAAATAAACCAGGTTCCTCTGATACACAGATGAGTCAAGCAAGAGCCATTATCAAACAGATGAATTTCTATACGGAAGGATGTTGTGGTGGCGGTGATGATAAACAAACCACACTAAATGATTTAGCGAGAGTTTATTCTTCTTTATTTGAACAAGATTTGATATCTCGTTTAGCGAATGGTATCTATGGTAAGAACGTTACCATTTCTCATGTAGAAGAAGTTTATCGAATTATGTTCTCTCGAGCATTAGGCGCCATGAGAACACAAATCTTATACGTTCCGATTGAATTACTCACTTACTTTGCATTTGATTATAATGCATATGGTGTTGGTAAATCATTATTACAAGATGCTCGTACATTAGCAGCTATGCGCGTTTCATTATTATACGCAGATATCTTTGGTAGTATTCAGAATAGTATCGGTAGACGTAAATTAATGGTAACGATTGATGAAGACGATAATGATCCAGAAGGGACATTAAACTATGCAAGAACTGAGTATAATCGTGTTAATGCATTTAACATCCCATTGATTAACCAGAACCCTGCTGATGTGATTAACCAATTACGTGAATCAAATGTAGACGTAGTGATTCAGGGTGGTAATCCAGCAATCCCGAATACAGCGATTGATGTTGAAGACTATAACTTGAATAGAACGATCCCTGAAGAGAATACGCAAGATAAGTTAAAGAAATATTTTGCTACGATCTTAGGTATTCCAGCTTCCTTCTTAGATAGTACAGAAGCCGCTCAATTTGCTGTAACAGAAGTGAATTCGCATATCCTATTCAATAAGCAAGTGATTACGTATCAAAAAATCTTCTCTGAGCGATTTGCATGGGATCATGTCAGTAAGTATACGTTAAACGATGGTACGTTAATTAAACGACTCTCTTTTATCATTAAAGAGAACATTGAATTACTTACTGAAGAACAACGTGGTAAAGGTGATACATTAGAAATTATTGAAGATTTCTTAAATGCGTTAAAAATTGAATTACCACATCTTGAATCTACTAAACTTGAAGATCAGAAGAAAGATTTTGATACCTATAAAGATCTTGTGGATAACATGTTAGATGAAGTCTATAACGATGATATCTTATCCATGTTATTACCTGAATCCTTAAGAGAAGATTCAAGTAAAGTCAGAAGTATCTTTAAAGCTATCTTGTTTAATAAATATACTACGGATAATCAGTTCTTACCAGTATTGAATCAATATCTTGATCAAGATGATAAAGATAATGTAATCAAAACAGAGATTAAAGCATTATTCGAACCATTTGCTCGAGTAGCAGCTGAATCTGTTTTAGAATTTGATCGTATCTCTAAAGTAGTCAATAGTCCTGAGTTAGCTAAAGCTAGTGAAGAGATGGAAGATAGTGGTTACGGTAGTCGTGATAGTAGTGATAATTCTTCTTCTGGTGATGATTTTGGCGGTGGTGATTTTAGTTTTGATGGTGGATTTGGTGGAGATGAAGGTAGTTCAGAAACCAATGAATCTACTGAAGAGTCAGGTGATACTGAAGAAGGATCCTCTGATAACCAAGAAGATATCTTATCTGGATTCTAATTTTTATATGTGATATAATCATATCGCATTTTTGTAAGTACACCATAAGTCACTACTGTAAAAGGTAGTGACTTATGTTAGACTACTATGTACTTTTAGTAAAGTATAATCGATTATAATTTAAACACAGAAATATCTCTTTATTATAAATAGGGGATAAAGGAACAAAAAGTATATGGAAAAGATTAATACTTGTCGAACAGCAATCGGAATCATGTTACAAGCGTCTAAGTTATTAGGGCGTCCTTATGAATTCTTCAAATACACGACACTGAATGAACGTTTTGATATCTTAAGTAATGCACATGCGGATCTAACTGAAATCCCAAATGTACAATATTATTGTATTGGCGCAGGTGCACATCGTCAACACATTAGTGATAAAGATATCCCGACTCAAGATATCATCTCACATGAAACAACTAACACCGCTTGTTTCAAACCAATGCCATTTGCATTACGTGAAGAAAATAATGACTTTGATGATACGCATCGTGCGAAGTATGCTTTACGTCGTAAAGAAAACCATAATGGGATTAACTATTGGGCGTATTATTTAAAACGCTTACCTAAAGTCGCTGAAGCACCAGAGATCTTTCATGATAACGTTAAAGATGGTGTAACCACTTCTAAAGTATTTAAGTATACTAACGCTGATCTATATCCAACACCTTCTTCTTTACCTCCAGTAGGTACAGTAGTAGCTTCAGCAGATACCATTCGTATTTCTGCTAAAGTGGAAATTGATTTTGATGCACAAGATGCTGCTGAGTATGTGAACGTATTACGTATTCTCTATGGTGATGAGAAATACGCTATCATCTCTGAAATTGGTATCTGTTCAGGTGTAGATAAAAACATTGCTACTGAAGGTGATAAAGGTGCACAAATTAGTGTGAAAGAAGCGATTGGTGTACAAGTAGTTACCTTTGTTTCAACCTATCAATTCATCTCTACTCAAAACCGTGGTTTCCACCATGAATTCGAATTAGGTGAAGGTGAACCATTATTAGTGAAAGGTGAAACACGTAGTACACGTTATAATCCAAACGTGAAACCATCTGAACAATCTCGTTTGATTCCAGGTAGCCAATACGATGCAAGTAACCCAAATAATGGTCGTGGTACATCAACTACGCCAACCATTACTGGTAATACTACAGCACCAGCTACACCAAGTACTGGAACACCAACAACACCAAGTGCTACTCCAGGTGCAACCACTCCATCACCATAAGGTAGGTGACTATGTTAATGGGTAATACGAATAATGAACCCTTTCGTATTATCTCGATTGACCCAGGTACGGATACACTTGGTGTATCCGTATTTGATATCGATTTAGTAAACTATACGAAAACCTTAGTAACTGCATTTACTTTCCAAGCTTCTAAGTATATAGATGATCTAAAAGAACACTCTGCATGGATGTTAAATGATGAAAAGTATATGAGACTTCAACGTCATTATGGTCATTTAACAGATATCTTAAATTACTATCAACCTCATATGTTGGTACATGAAACTGCTTTCATGCATCGTTTTCCAAAAGCATATGAAGGTCTTGTACAATGTTTATATGAGATACGATTAGCGGCTAGAGATTATAATCCTTATCTTCCTGTGATTGGTTTAGCACCCATGGAAGCAAAGAGTTATATTGGTGGGATAAGTAAAGATCAAGTATTTCAATCTGTATCGAAGATTAAAGATCTGAATAATCTTTATCCATTATTAAATACCTTAGATGAACATGCTGTGGATAGTATTGCAATAGGTTACACGAAAGCCTGTCAAATTATTGAAATGCACAAAGCCTATTTCTTTATTTACGGTTAAATATTATTTATTATTGATTAAAGGACGATTATGAAATTTATTGTACTCGAAGGACCTGATGGTGTAGGTAAGACAACTATCGCTCAAGAAATCATTTCTTTTTTGAATACGAATACGAACTATAATGCAACGTATGTTTCACCATTAGATAATGAACCTATTGGAACAGAAATCAAGAAAATGATTACGTTAGCAAAACATGCTGTAGATGGCTATAAACAAACTGAAATTGCGTTGATTATTTCTTCTATGGTTGCGATGATCGAACAACATCTTAAAGATAAAAATGAAAATGATGTGGTGATTTGTGACCGATGGACATTATCCACGTATGTTTATCAAGGTATTGCTAAAGAACAAGATATCCAGAAAATCCAACAATGGATTGATTTGATCGATAAAATGATTGTTCCTGATTTAGTGATTCTATTTGATGGTGAAGATGAAGAACTCGATCAACGTATCTTTAATCGAATTTATCGTAAACTCATTAGAGAACAAGGTGATGTGGCTGAAGATGAATTAGATTTATTAATTCAAAAAGAATATGATAAATTTGAGAAGAAAGAATTTCAAACGAAAGTTCGTCAAGGTTATCGTAGTCCAGGTGTTCACGCTTACTTTGATAATACACAAACAAAACTAAAAACAATCAAAGTAACGAATGATTATCCACAAAACTTTAATCAAACATTAAAATGCGTGTTAGATGAGTTATCAGTACCAAATAAAGAGTAATAATAAAGATCATAATCGTCTTACATTTTAGGACGATATAACATGCAATCCCCTACGATAGAAATACTATTGGTGAACGCAGGTGATAAACCTTTATCTCAATTACCATTAGCAGTACAAGCGTTATCTTTAGTCTCATTAATGCCTATTGATCCTTCTGCAACAGCAGCCGAGCATTTAGAGAACTTACGTCTAAATGAACCTCATGTATTATCATATACGGTACAGCAAGTATTACAACAGAATAACCCTAATATCAAACAACATCGTATCAGCACAATTATCATGATGGTAGTGATGTCTATCATGGCAGTAGGGTATGCGGGTATTCAAATGTATATTGCTGTAACGACTAAACAATTATTACAATGGAATGAAATGATGGTCCCTATCTTAGGGCCATTAATGATTGTGTGGTATGAAAGAGGAATCTTACGTAAAGAGAATCGAGATATGTTACAAGCGATATTAGGAAGAGCACCGATGTCAGTCGCTGAAGCAGCAACTGATTATTTTACGACTCGAACTAAACGTTACGATAATAATTCTCAAACAACAGATACACCTGCAATCGAAGATAACGATAATAAAGGACGTAGAGAAAGTTACTAAATATTAAGTAATACTATATTTAGTGATTTTATATTAATATGTTGGTTAGATTGTAACTAGATGTCTTAGGACGAACGAAAGTTTGCTAACCAACAACAATCTATTACACTTATCCTATTGGTTTAGGTTTTATCGGGATCATTAATATAAATCCCTTTTGTTTTAAGTAATCCATACAGTTACGATAAAGCAATCGCCTAGGGTACACGTGTACCCTAGGCATTATGTTTGTTTAAATGAAAAAAAAAAAGAAATAGGAAATATCCGTGATCCCCTCCAGAAGGGATCACGGTGGTACAACGATGACAGAGTTAATAGATTCAGCAAAACCTCTATCATCTCCCATACCTAGTTACCTAAGGAACCAAATCTGATTCATAAGAGGCACTCCTGTAAAATGCCTCTGAGTATCAGACTTAGTTACTGGTAGTTGCTTTTTCAGCTTCTACGTCGATAACCTTTTCCTTTTCTTTATCGTCGATCAATAGCTCAACGAACAATGCTGCTACGTTGAGCATTGAGAAGACCCCGAACAATGTGCTGGTGCCTTTCATATCGACTTTTTCACACACAGCAGAAGCTGCGCCCCATACGAATGCATTAACTGCGCTGTTAACGATACGTTCGGTTTTAGTTGATTTAGCCATGATTTACTCCTTGGTAATATTAGTTAGTTTAGTGAATAAAATAATTATACAAGGAGACTCTTTCGAATCTCCTTAATAATTACTCTTTAGGCTTCAATCCAGCCAGCGTGCTTGAACACACTGACTTTTTGGATAGTACCATCATCTAGTTTTTTCTCTACGCTCTCACGTTTAGAGAAAGCGTAGAGTGGTTGTACCCCATAGTACGTTAGAGCAGCTTCTAGTGGACCCATGAGATATGGTGCACCGCCGATCATTGCATGGGTGGCTTTTTGACTGCTTGCGATTCTCGCAAGTGTGCCGGCGCAAGCATTGATTTGCTCACGTGTTGGCAAATTGTCAAAGGTTAAGAAACCTTTGATCATGTCACGATAGCTTTGACCAACTTGTTCAAAACCATCTAACTGTTCGTTAGTCATTTCGTGTTGGGTAAGATTAATGATAGTTTTCATAATTACTCTCCTTAGAGTTTGGTTGGACTTTACTTATGGAACAGATAAGGATATCATTTACCCTTATCAATTAGATTATATAAGTTTACTTTTTTGATGCATTTTTATAAAATGCAATCAACAGACATATACCCAGGGATAAAACCCTGGGTAGTATGCTGTCCAATTAATTAATGACTGGTATTATCCATGATTCTTGGTGCAATATGTCCTGCTGAGGTATCACGGTTAAAATCAGAAATGGAAATCTTACCTACTTCTAACTCTAATGCAATGATATCATTTGCAATTTGAGCAGGCGTTAAATCATTCGTACGAATACGTTGATAGATACGATTGATGGTTTCATATTTCAATAACCCATATCGTTTAATACGAGTGAGTAATTCACGATATTTCTCAACAATCGGTTGAGAAGCACCTCGATCAATAATCTTCTGAACTTCTGCTTCAATATCAATTAGAGTAGATGCTGAACCTGGATCAGGATGACCTTGATCTGTATCACCTGCTTGGTTACTACCTCCTGGTAATACGCCATTCTCACTGATATCCATAAAGCACATCGGTGCAGCTGCTAGTTCATAGTGGTTATTCCCATCAATCTTAGAAAACTCTAACACCACACCATAACCATCGGTTTCACCAATAGGGAATTGAATGGTTGTATTCCATGCGGAAATAGGATACGTTTGACGTTGATTATCAATAATCATGGTAAAGTGAGTCGGACGTGGTGGTTTACTTTCCATATAACGATTCACTAACGGCATCGTACGATAGTAAACACGATCTAACCATTCATCTAAACTTCTTGCATTACAACTTAAATCTAAACGCCATTTATTAATCGCTGGGTCACGTACCGCTTTACACAAGATATTTTGACCATAAGCTGGATTTTGATCTTTCTCATACGTGATATACCATGGACTAAAGTTACCTGGATCTGGTCTACCCATCAATGCAATCTTAAAGGATTGTACATGACGGAAACGCTTCAACTTAGGATCTACACGTTCTAGATCTACTGCTACGGTAATATCTTGTACTTCACCATAGAGCAGTGGGTTAAATGGTTTACTTCCTACACCCGCTTGTACATGACGTGTAACATCATAAACGATATCTCGTTCTAACGTATACAACATGTAACGGATGGTCCATCCAGCTGCATCAGATACGTAAGTTGGAATCGGGAACAAGTTAACAGAATAACTACCATCTACTTTAGTGGTTCTACCAAAGTATTTCACTGCGATAAAACGTTTATTTCCAATAGACGCATTTAATGCCATCTCATCATCCGTTAGATGATAGATTAAAACAAGATTGATATTCTGATCATTCTTCATTGGAATGTAGTTATCTAACCCTGCTAATCGCATTCTACCGGTATCGCCTAAACTAATCGGTACGCGTTTTACACTACCATCACTATAAGTGACTACACCCATCATGGCTAACGCATCACGTGGCATGTTCATTGGGAAGACCAAGGTATTGTTTTCAGTCTTATCTAAGAATGGACTATCGATACTAATCGTAGTAATATAACGTTTAGAAGACTCTACTGCACGATCTAATGACGTATTGTGAACGAGTAACACGTTATAACTGGTTGGTGTACCATTATCGTTATAGGCGACTAGAGTAACGATATCTCCATTCTTAAGTTTAGTCGTCGTATATCCTTTACGACAAGCTTTTACCGCGTAATTAGTATCAGTTTCATGTCCTGCTGGAAATGCCACTTTCTCTAAAGGAAGATCTTCAGAAATTAATTCAGCGTTAGCATTAAAGTTCATGGAAATGACTTGACCAGTAATGTTACTAGTATCTGTTCCTTTAAAGACTTTGTATTTAGTATTCTCAGTACCGTAGAATACTAATCGACTATCTGGAATAAAGATATGCGGTACTACTGAAGTATCCACGTATAAACGCCATAACTCAGATTGATAACCTGGACCTACACCAAGTAGCATATTGTTTTCAGTAAAGTTATTTCGATTCGCATTGGTTAATTCTACTAGGGTAGACAATAATGTTGTTTCATCAACAAATTGTACTTCCATGAGTTTATAACCACCATGACCAATCGAAGTATCAATGACGGTATCCCCTACATTCGGAACGTAACGACCAGGACCATCTTTACCATTAGTGTAAATCTGCTCAATACGCCATTGAGTATATTGACGATTAGGATCATGTATCGGTACGATACGTCCAGAGACGACCGTATTTTTATTATCTGTCATTATTTACTTTTCCTTACATTAAAGAATTGTGTCATATCGACTTTCTTATTGAGATAGAGTTCGTTGAGTTTCTCTAAGAAAGCTACATCACGATTATTCATCTCAATGACGTATTTTTGATTGTGTGGATGTACATTAGCAAATTCTTCGCTATATCCACGATAACAAGGATCTAGAGTTAATAAACGCTTATATTTATCAACAACCTTATCAATGATATTAACAGGTGAACCAATTTGTGGTGAAAGTAATCTACCGTGTTTGATATCTGCTACAATCCGTGATAAGAATGGACTATAAAGATTATATTTATCCTTGATCACAGGTGGTTTACCTTCAACAGGATGTGGAAGATGAGATGTTAAATAATCTCCAACCCGTCTATTTAAATCATAGTCTTTAAGTTGAGCAGAATACAGATTAATATTTAACGTTCCTACTAAAGCTACGTAAGGTGTTTCTACTGCGTATGGTTTACCATCGTCAGAGATCCGTTTAGCATTCGCAGTACCATCTTCTTGGAAAGGTACTACAGAAGGATCAAATACCCCACCATCAATTACTGTTCTTAAGATACGATCACTGTGTACATCATGATGTTTATTTACAGAGATCTTACCATTCTCAACGTAAGCGTATTCACGAGAAGTAATACGTTTTAATACTCCGTTCTCTAACATTGGGAATCCAGTACAACGAATGGTGACTCTCTGTAATGCATTTTCATCATTCACGTAGTCCTTAGATACGATACACACATTTGGAAAGTCTACCCAATAATCAATCCCTTCAACTAGTGCATGACCATTTAACCAAAGATCAATCTTACCTGGTGGAATCTCTAATGGAACACTATGCATCTTACCGTAAGTCAATCGAAAATCATATACCCCATCAGAACCATCTAACTCTTGTTCGTAACACAAGAATTTATTATCACCTAGTACAATGGTGGATTCTTTAACTGGATTGTATTCAAAATGACATTGGGTATCATTGATAATAATGGAACTATCGCCTGTTACATCTACCCAATCACGAATAGCATTACCTTTCTTAACTGGAGATTTATAAAAACGATAAGCGGTTTTTCTTTCTAGCGTAATATCTTTTACACCTGTATGGATATTTAACTCGTCTTGACCATGACCAGCTATTGCTTCAATGAATACACAGTCTTCATTACGTGGATAGTACTTACGTTGATTCTGATGATACCACCAACCTAATAATAATCCTGATCCACTATACTCAAAGATGGTACAAGATGGAATTAATCCTTCTGGGATCTTAAAATAGTTTCCATTTGGATCTAATGTTACCATGATATTTGGATTTGCAATAGCGTTCACAACACTGGTATACCCAAAGGCTTTTAGAATCAAAGGTAAATCTAATTCTTCGTAATAACTTCTCATTAATCCAGTATATGCACTACTTTCTAAGTTATTAGCTTGCCACTCAGGTAGTGTGCTATCTACGGCAATCATTGCTTCATAAATCTTATCATCCGGTAAACGATATAAAGACTTAATCATATTCACGTCTTCGATTAATGGTTTACGAGGACCATTATCTCTTACGTATAACCGAATATAAAAGTCATTTAAATCTGGGTTATTATCTAACTGTTCGATATACGACATGACGTAAGGAACAGGTAAACTATAATCCCGATGGGTTACCATACGAACCGCATCTTCTTGATTACGATGATAATATAATCCTTTAATGTGTTTGGTGATTTTATCTTTCTTGTAAACAAAGATATCAATATCATCACGATAATCAATACACTCTACATCATCCTTTGGAGGATGGATAAGATACTTGTGTTTCTCATCAAGATCACTTCTAAACGTTCTTAAAGAAGATACTGGGATATCCACAATCTTACGAATAGATTGATCGTAATAGAGTTCAGTAGTTTCATTTTCTTGAACTTTATCGATATCTAATTGATCTACCAAGTATCCTTGATGGAATAACACGGTTTTACCTTCTTTACGAAGATTAAACATGTTTCTAACGTTTAATAACCATACACTACTTTTCTTTGGTTTATGAACAGAAACATGGTACTCAATATGCTCTTCTTGCGTATCTTTGATCTCTGAACGATAGAAATGGTTCAGATAGAAATGCATGTAGAGTTTATCTTCATTTAAATCTACAATCGATTTATCCTGTAATACCGCAACAATAATATTATCGTTATAGAGACGAATAACGTAACTATTATTGACAGGAATCAATTTACCGTATTTATTATAAAGATGAATCACTAAGTCAACTTCTTTACACCAATCACTTAATCGATACCATTGGTATTTATCTGAGAAGAGATTATAGTCACCAGGGAAGTTATCACCTAATTGATAGAAATGGTAGAATCCATCTACAGTAGGGGTTTCAACGACTTCCCAAAGAACTTTACCTAAATCACGATAACCATTCTTAGGACTGATTCTTGCCATCTCAATAATCGATTGTCTATCTTTACGAGGATTCTGCCAAACCAGATCCATCGCTTTTCTTATTAAAATCTGTTCAGCTTTTGTTGTCATATTTAAAAATCCTTATAGTAATAAATGATTATACTAAATAGCTAGCCCCATTAGAATAAGTATTTAAAATATGACTCAAGGTTAAACTAAAACTCTTTTGATTATTGACATCAAGTAAACGTAAAGTAAGATCAGCTATTTTCGCTTTCTTAAAACTTCTTTCATTTAAACCACGATACATCATCATCATGAATAATGGTGGGTATTCAATCGCCACTGCCACTAACTCACGTGGATTTAAAGAACTCATCCAACTACCAAATAACATGGTCATGACTAATGCAGCTGACAGATCACGTAATTTAGGGTTCTCATTAATAGATTGGATCTTCTTACAAAAATCATCTAAATGCGCAGGCACTTCTAGTTGGAACCCAGCTAACGTATTTTGTACTTCATCCATTCTGAAACCAAAATAACGTGCAATACTATTAACGATAAAGGTATAATCGTTTTGATGTAAAGCTCTTGTATTAAAGTTACGTGTTAACCAGAAGTAAGCAAAATAGATAATCATTTCATTTTGCTGTTGTGGTTGTAAAGCTAATCGTTTACTGATTTCAAATCCAATCCAACTTGCATATACACGACAACCTGTACTATAGACAGAAGCAAATTCATTGACATTTGTACACCAAGCTTGAATCAAGATCGCAAAGTCAGTTAAGAATTTCGCATCGGTTAATGGTAATGGGTTATACTTATCCCCTAAGGTATTTAGTGAGTATTCACGACGACTACGACGTAAGTCAATACACATCACTACATTACCGTGTACGTCTCTCACACGCATCGGTAATGTAAATTGTGGTACACTCTCCCCTTCTAATAATGCATGGACTAATCCATTTCCCCCCTCTAAGGGTTTCGTTTGTTTCAACGTAATCGCTTTCTGAAGTTCTTGGATAATTTTTTGATTAGGGCGTCCTACCATGATAGACGCTTCTTGTGGTGTTAAAATCATGTTTATTCTTTTCCTTAATACCAAGGCACATTCCTTAGTAAAGTTGATTAAATAACGTATTTTTATATACCCTATAGGGCATAGTATTTCTTCTCTATTGAAACAACATTATGTTTGATTTTATTCGTATGTATAAATAAACTTAATATTGTGTTAATAATATAACAATATTAATTATAAATTTAAAAGATTTGTTGTTCATTTCTTTTAGATCCACATTATACAACTATAGTAAAAAAATAAGATTAAGACATAATCTCGAATTTCATACTCCATGGAGAAAAGTAATGTCAGTTAGTACAATCTATAGTAGCACGCCCAATTATATCTTAAACGGTATTAAGGACATGTCTACCAAACCACCTGTACAAGACGTAGAGTTGGTTCCACAGCATTTACCCTACTTCTTTACTTTAGCAGAGAAAGGGAATACAAATGCTAACATTCTCTCATTAGGTGGTGCGAGAGTCATGTATGGTGATGAGACATTTAGTTATATTTCTAAATTCTGTACCCACGTGACTCCATTCATTAATGGTATCGGTAGCACTGATGGTCAATTAATGATGATTAAGCGTTTAAAACCTAAGGATGCTAAAACAGCATGGATTCGTTTCGCTGTGGGTTTCACAAAACAAAAAATGACTGAAACCTATTACGAAGAAGTACAAGATCCAGCACGTCCAAGTGATCCTACTGCAAAAATTCGTGTGAAGAAAGAGCGTCTTACCGATGTGGATGGTTATTCTATTCGTTGGACGACCACTTCCACTAAATTTGATGATCGCATGTTAAATGCGTTAAATGAAAAAGATAAAGCACGTTTACTTCAATCCTCTACCTTTGGTGGTGGTTTACGTGCATTCGAACTTTACGAAGCAGATGGTAGTCCTTCTACTTTAGGTACTGGTATCTCTGCAGTAGGTTCTACTCAAGAAATGATCCTTCCAATCTTTGACTTAGAAGTCACTGATTTTGGTGAATACGGTAATAACTTGGGTCTTCGTATCTACGCACCTAACGAGATGTCTCGTTCACGTCCGGATACACGTTTCTTTAAAGAAACTTTAGCACGTCCATTCCGTGTAGAAATGATCAAACGTAAAAACAAACGTAGTTCAGCTACCGTTGTAAATAACAACAATGGCGAAACTTACGTAGACGTTGTATTTAAACCAGATACCGTTAACCCATTCTCTGGTAATACCGACATGTACATTGGTACAGCATTACTTGATCAATACCGTGATCTTGATACCACTGGTGGTCGTGTAGCGAAATACGGTTCTTTCAACGATATTCATGTTTATGAAGAAAACGTAGAGTACCTTGTTAAATTGTTATACGAAGCTGAAAAAGTAGAAGATAACAAAGTGACTGAGTTAGCTAAACTAAATCCACAAACCGGTTTACGTTTATTAGAAAACTCTGGTAGCGATGCGGATGCACATTTGAACCAACCATGGTGGCAAATGGACTTCTTAACAGGTAAAGCAATTAATGGTTTGAACTATCGTACAGTAGAAGTGAAAACACTATTGAATGGTGGTAAAGACATGGTTGCTACAACCGATCACTGGGCAACTGGTGGTGATGATGGTTTATCTAACCTTGGTGTATGGACTGAAGGCTATGCGAAGGGATTACCAAAAACTGTGAATGACTTGTTTAATGAATTAGTTCAACAAGAACTTCAAGCCTTTGGTGATGATACCAATGAATTCTTAGATATCGCTCGTTATCCATTCTCCGTGTTCTACGACACAGGTTTCCCTGTTGACGTGAAAAACGATATCTTCCGTTTGACTCAGTTCCGTAAAGATATTTCTGTCTGTGTATCTACTCACTCTGTAGATAACGCGGCGAAAGGTCAACCAGGTGTACGTATCTTAAATCGTACCGAAGAAACTGGTATCACTCGTGCGTTAAGTGAATACGCACGTTCTTATCCGGAATCAGAAATCTTCGGTACAGGTGCATGTCGTGCTAACGTGATTATGCAATGCGGTACGATCATTGGTTCTTCTTACCGTGGTAAAGTCCCAATGACTTACGAACTTGCCATCAAACGCGCTCGCTTCATGGGTCAACCAAATGGTGAAATGCGCACAGGCTATGGTTACGACCAAGAAGGTTTGAAACAATTAGAATACGTGAAACATGTTTCTAATCCGTTTATGCCATACGTCACTCGTGAGAAGAACTGGACTAACGGTGCAACTTGGGCTCAATTCTACGATACTCGTCGTATGTTCTTCCCAGCTGTACGTACAGTATATCGTGATGAAACCTCTGTTCTTGTTTCCGATATCAACATGTTGATCGCCACTGACTTAGAGAAAGTGTGTTTCCGTACATGGCGTCGTCTTGTAGGGGATACTAAACGTACTCCTACTCAGTTACAAGAACTTTCTGACCGTTACATTATTGAAGAAACCGATAACCGTTATGATGGTCGTGTGATTATCAAACCAGAAACCTTCTTCACACCGGCAGATAAGAACCGTGGTTACTCATGGCAATGTCATATTCACATGTATGCTAACAACATGAAGACTGTGGGTGTATTTGGTATCATTGCACATCGTCAAGAAGATTTGGAGGGTTAATCGATGGCACGTACACAAGGTACTTTACTTAGCGGTACTACAGCCTATGCTGGTTTGAGTTTTGCTCCAACTATTGACTTACGTCATGGTGGTCAAAATGGGTATATCTCAGACTACCGTACATTTATTTCTAACTCAAGTTACGTTCAACGTAACTTGATTGCGTTCCTCGTTGAATACCCACGAGGATTTGAACACATGGGTCCACCTAACTCAGGGATTGCTGATATTTATATCGGTACTTTGAAAGCGTTAGTAGAACAACACGCTAAGACTATTGAAGGTCTTAACGGTACGATCGAAGTTGAGTATCAAGATACTCAAGTGGGTGCAGCAGGTGAGGTACAATCAGACCCATCTCGTGTAACCCGTGCACCTTCTCAACCAGTCTTTACTTGGACTGAGAAACAAGGTCGTTCAGTGCAATTGTTCTTCGAAGCTTGGATCTACTATTTGATCATGCACCCAGATACACAAACCCCAGCGATTTCCTCATTACCATGGAACAAAGGTAAGAACTTCGACTATTTACCTGACTTTAACTCTATGGCAGTGCTATTCGTTGAACCAGATCCATTCCAACAACGTGTAATGGATGCTTACCTTTGTGTAGGTATGATGCCTAAAGGTGCAGGTGATAAGAATGGTCGTCGTGATATCAGTGCTGGTGGTAACACTCGTGATATTACTATTACCTTTACTGCGTTGACCATGCAATCCCTAGGTGTGAATCAATTTGCTCAATCTGTCTTAGATGAGTTGAACTACGTGGGATTAAACCCACACACTCGTCGTAGTGCTATTGAAACCATCTCTAGCTTCATTCGTGATGTTAAAGACGGTAATCTTGAAAATATCGGTTACACTCATCAAGTTGAAGAAGTGGGTACTACCCAAAACTACAACTACGGTGAAAATCGTTACCCAGATTACGCAACTCGTTCACAACCTGAAAAACGTGGTCCGAACGGTTTACCACAGCATAACCCAGTTTGGACTAACCAACAAGGTACGCGTGGTGCACCATTAGGTACACAAGTGACTAACTCTTAATCAGAGATAAGTAAACAAACATAGGTCCATAGGGGATTAATTTCCCCTATGGACTATGTCTATTTATGAAAAAACTAAAAATTCACCTATATTTAAAGGATTAGCGCGCCCTTTAAACCGTTATGAAAATAACAGTCGATTTGATTTGTAATCCCTCCTATGCTGGATTCTGGCTAGACCTAGTAAATCAAATGGTGGGTACCGGACTTATTTTGGAGATCCTGAAGTCTGGGTAGATCTGGAAAGGAACACACGCTATGTAAAGGAAAGATAGATTGATAAAACCTTTACATTTAATAATACGTGCTATTAGAAAAATATATAAAATTTATTCGAATAAAAATTTATAGGTAAAACAATGAACTTAATTAACAAATATGTTTCGGTTGCTATGGAATGCGATATTCCTAATGAAACCGAAAGTGTAGCTGAAATCGATACTGTAGAAATGGATCGTATTGCTCAACGTATCGATCAAAGTATTGGTGAATTAGAAGAAATCAACGATGAATACGATCGAGTACGTGCTGCGCATGATGCATTTATCGCTCAAAATACCATCATTCAAGAAATTGCTTCTACACGTGAAGATCATCAGTTAACTGAAGGTGAACAAGTTTTAGCACAAGCAGGTCGTCATGCTATTGTTAGCTCATTAGGTGTCGATCCAAATAGTGAGGAAGGTCAATCTTATATTGAAGAGGTAACAGATACTCCAGTATCTACGGAAGATGCTGAGAAACAAGGGTTAGGTAAGCGTTTAGTTGAAAGTATTAAGAATGGTTTAAAATGGGTACTTGCTAAGATTACTGAATTTGGTCGTTTTATTAAGAAAGTGTTATCTAATGTCTTTGGTAGATTATTTAAAGAAACTAAAGAGAATATTGATAATACGTTATTAGTATTAAATGAAAATCATGAAGCGTATAAAGTCTTATTAGAACAACCTGCTAAAGAAGATGCAAATAGTTCTAATGATGGTATCCTCATGTCTAACTACGTATGGGATTATCGTAAAAATGATTTCATTAACTTAAATGAGTTGGCTAACGCTCGATTAGACTTCTATGAAGTCGGTGCTTGGTTACGTGATATGATTGAGAAGATCAAAAACGATGATCATTTAGAAGAAAAAGAAGGGGTCTCCCTAGCTCAGTATCCTAAGCAAAATAATAAGGTCTATATTCCTAATCAAGGTGAAGTAGTGATTCGTAATGTATTTAATAACCACAGCTTATTAGATATCAAAGAAGAATCTAAACCATTAACTCAAGTAATGATTAATGCGTTAAAACAACTTCGTGAATATAGTGCAACAGCTGAAGCTAAGTTCAATCTATGGGAAAAAGCATTTGATCAATACCAATCAAATATTGAATCTTTAGCAAATGATGCAATGAAGAGAACAGATGAAATGGTTGATAGTCGAAGTAAGTCAGCTACAGACTTACTTCGTATGCTAACAGTAAGAACATTGAAATATAATCAACTTTCTACTAAGATTGCGAAAGCGCAACATGCTTTCTCTAAGAAAATTAATCGTATTGTAGAATCTGCTAAATAACTCAAAAAAAATCAAACATAATTGCCAGTAGGGATATCCCTACTGGCATATGTCAGTTAAATTAATCCATATCTATAACGTACCATAAAACAAATGGTTGAGTATTTAAAAGGAATATCTTTCCCAAGATAACCCATCATCATTCTGTGGTACATTGATATAGTAGGACAAGTTCGCATGAACCTTTCTTTTGAATTCATACTTCACCTAACTTATTCATTTTATTCAGAACGCATATACTCGATCTCTAAAGATGGTACTAAAAGCACAGATTTTACATACTCATCTTTCTCGAGTTTATCAAAATCAATCGCATCAAAATAACTAATGATCCGAACGTAATAATAACGAATATCCTCTTTCTCATTGATATACGTGTCTAAACAATATGAAGAGGATTGGCTAAAACGTTCTAGATAATGTTTTACCTTAGTCAAAGCCATTTGATAATATTGAGCATTATCATCTAGTAACTCACTTTCTAACCCAATACAGCTAATTGAATTAAGTTGAAAATTAGTGTATTTGAAAGGCAACGTTGTTTTATCTGGATGGTTCTCGAGATATTGATAACCTTTAAAAATAAGTTCATCCGCAGCAGGAGGATCAATTTTATTTAAAACCTCAAATAATGAATTGATTTCGTAGGAATGAAACTCAGTTTGTAAAAATGATTTAAAAAGAACCATTTTCTCATTAAACAATTCCCCATCAATACGAGTGTATTCAAAAGTGACTTTTACTTCATTAGATTGAATCGTCACAATCCAATTGTGAATAAGGTAACCCTTTAGCTTAGCTTGGCGATGATAACGCATTTCTAAAATTTTAGGTAATATGGTTTTTGCAATAAAACTATCATGTTTTAGTTTAAACGTATGCTCGTATGATAAGTAAACAACACTGTTTTCACTTTCTGGTACGGATTTATGTTGTTGATGTAATACCATTTTTACCCCTTATAGATTAATTAAATAGACCTAATTGACGTTTGACAAAATAACTAAAAATGGAGTATCTAAATGGGATATCTGGTCCATAAGCATTTAGCATTAATCGAATATGATATTTGATATCAACCATACGTTCATGATATTGATTTGAATACATGTTAAATACTCCTATCTTCTTTTTTCTATTTACTTTTATTCTTGTTTAATACCTGATCATTTTTGACGATATCATATTTCGAATAAAAGATACCAATCCCAATACCTAGTACTACACCAATAATAAAGAATAAAACTAGCATCGTCTTATTTTCCTCCAACATTGATAAATGGAACTGAACTTCCAGGAACCATTTGAGTTGGTAATTGACCAGACCATTTTTCAATGGCATTTAATTGAATAATGTTTGGATTCTTAGAAATCGATTCACCTTTCATCTCTAATGCATCTGCTTCTGCTTTAGCTAATGTACGAACCTTATCTGCTTCAGCAGCGGCTTCTAGTCGCACGATCTTTGCTTTGGTTTCCGCTTCTAATTCCGCACGTTGTAATTCAATCTTTTTAGCTTCTAATAAACGTTGTTGTTTTTGATACTCTACGTTACTCTCTTGTGATTTCGCTAACATGTTTTCGTAGCTTTTATCAAATTGAATAATCAGTTGAGCTGAGGTAATCTCAATCGGGAATCCAGTTAAAGACTCTTTTAATTCACGATAATACTCATCACTAATCTTTTGACGATTTTCAGAAACTTCTAATACTCGATAACGACTAAAGACAATTTCCAGTGTCTGATGTACTCGACGGTTTACCACATTTTCAATTAAATTTCTACTTGATCCATACTCGCTATAAATCTTCTCAGGATTCGTTAAACGAAAAGTCACATTGATTCCAGCCGTTACGGTTTGTTGATCTTTTGTATAAGCTGTTTTACCGCCAATAATCTCATCATTATTAGAAGATTGATCACCATAACTTAAAGCTTGTTCTCGTAAGTTATAATAAATTACATTTTCTAAAGGTGATTTAAAATGTAATCCTGGTTCCTCACTACGGATAATTTTACCATATTGAGTAATTAACGCTGATTCACCCGTATTGACGTAATAAATTGTCATCGATACAAGTGAAAGCAATAATACAACAATGACAGCAATAACAATGTATTTAATTTTTAACATTGATTTCATTTCAAGTTCTCCTTGATTAAAGTTTTAAAATCGTTTCGATATCACGATAAATTGTAATACCCATCTTTTCTGCTTTCACTAATTTGCTTCCTGCTTTCTCTCCACAAATTAAGAAGTCTAAGTGTTTCGTCACACTACTACTGTATTTATAACCTTTATCCTCCAATAAAGCTTTTAATTCATCTCGACTATAATCATCAAAACTTCCTGTGATACAGAAAATTCCTAAAGTTGGTTTAGGTTGTTCTTGTATCCACGCCACATGTGTTAATAATCGATGGATGATTTCCATATTCGATTTATTTTGTATGTATTGATAGATCTTAGTTGCACAACTAATCCCAATCCCTTCTAGCGTAACTAAGTCTTCTATAGTAGCTTGACTTAAATCACCAAATCCAGTGAAGTTATTTGCTAGGATCTTAGCTGTGGTCTCACCTACTTCTTCAATCCCTAATGCGTAAATCACACGATAGAATTTGGTATCACGACTTTGATTAATGGATTCAATTAACTTACGTGCTCCATGTTCAGCTAATTTAGTTGCTTCACAAATATGACTAATGGTTAACTCGTAGATATCTGGTAATGATTTAATATAACCTAATCTCACTAACGAATCAATGATCTGTGGTCCTAACCCATTAATATCCATCGCTTTACGAGAAACAAAATGATAGAAGCTTCGTTTAATACGATCAGTGCAATAGACATTAGGACAACGTATAGCGACCTCATCAGATTTACGAACCAATTTCGTACCACAACAAGGACAATGAGTTGGAACATTAATTTCTTTTAGATCATTCTCACCATCTAGATACTCTCGTGAAACAATCTTAGGAATCACATCACCTGCTCGACTGATCTTAACATGACAACCAATTTCTAACCCTAATCGTTCTATTTCATCAAAGTTGTGTAAAGTACAATTTGATACCATGACACCTAATAGATTAACAGGAGTAATTCTAGCTACGGGAGTAATTACGCCTGTACGACCTACCTGATAAACTACATCTTCTAGTTTAGTCACTTTTTCTTGTGCACTAAACTTCCATGCAATAGCCCATTTAGGTGCTTTACTGATCATCCCTATCTTCGAATATAATGATAGATCATTTACCTTAAATACAATCCCATCAATATCGTGTTCTAACGTATCACGTTGCTGTAAGAAAGATTGATAGTATTTCGTAAACTCAGAGGGATCACCTTGAGTCACTAAATGAGATACCGTAAAACCCATTTCTTTTAACGTTTGTAAAGCTCCGTATTGCGTCTTACAGACGTTTTCATAACCATCCCAGTACAACCCATAAGCCATGAAGATAAGTCGTCTAGAACGCGTAATTTCCGCATTCTTTTGACGTAGACTACCTGCAGCCGCATTACGACAATTCGCAAAAGGTTTCTTACCCTCTTTAATTAATCGTTGATTGATTTTGATTAATTGCGCTTTTGGTAATAATACTTCACCACGTACTTCAAGATATTCTTTATCCTGATATTGCGTAGGTAATACTTTAGGGATGTTAAAGATAGTGAGGATATTCTCCGTAACATCTTCACCTTCTATTCCATTACCTCGAGTACTTCCTAATACGAGTTTACCATGACGATAAACTAAACTACAAGCAAGCCCATCGTACTTAGGTTCAATACAGTAAGAAAGATCAGAATCGATTTGTTCTATCTTATCTAAAACGTATTGGTTAAACGATTCCATATCGTTAATTGAGAAAGCATTCTCTAACGATAGTAGAGGACGTTGATGGATAACCTTAGTAAATTTCGTATTTGGTAAACTTCCTACTATTTGAGTAGGACTATTTGGAGAAATGTATTCTGGATATTGTTTCTCAAGATCTTTTAATTCTTTAAATAGACGATCGTATTCATCATCAGTAATTTCAGGATCATCTAGTACATGATAGCAATAATCATGATATTTGATTAAAGTGACGAGTTCATCAATACGGTCTTTAGGATTCATGGTGGTTATTCTCAGAAGTAGGATCAGAGTTAACTAAGTATTCAGCCCATTTCTCAAGGAAATCAGAACGAGGTGCGTAAAAGGAAAGAAAATAACATTTCTTTATACTCTTTGATTTAATACGTTTAATATAACCACGACGAATACCTTTCTTTCGAATACCATTGATTCGAATAACGTAAGGTTTCTTTTTAACAATGTCTGGTGCTTTCGCAGTAAGTATCATTAAAGTACTCCTTTTATTTTACATGGGTTTATTACGAACAATAAAGGTTTTCGAAATATGATCATCATCATCTTCATTATGGATAACACTCCAAGGTAATTCCATACTTTCTACAGTAGGTGCTTCAATACAAATCCTGAAACCATAGGGGTTACCAGGTATCTCTTCTACCCATACTTTAAAGTTGGGATATTTGATTTGATAGAGTTCTAATAACTTTTCTCGATACTCGGATATAAACGAAGCATTATCTTCATCTTTTGTTAGTTGTTTCCAAATATTGGTTAAGGCTTCTTGCAAGCAACCTAATGAATAGTTCGTTTCTTTTTTCATATTTGTCTATCCTTTCATCTAAATTAATAATTTGATTTTGAAGACCAATAACTACTTTATCTAATTGGCGTCTATTCCAAAGTTCGTATTGTAATCGATCTTTGATATCGAGTAGTAATATTTCATCATAAGTAAGATCTTCAAATTCTTTTAACTCACCATTGATCATTACTGTTGTACGATTTAAATTTTGAATTTCCATCTTATTACACCTTATTTTAATTAAAACGAGTTTCTTTATATTTACGATAAGCTTCTATCGGATGAGGTAACTTATAAACCTTAGTCGCAAATTCTAAGCTATTAGTTTTACCCCCTAACATGTTTAACCCAACAACACGTTGTTCATCCGTAGTTAACCCCTCTATCATGGTGAGTTCATGTACCGTGGTATCCTTACTGATATTCATGGTAATTTCACCATTTGGATAACTACTACTAATATCAATATCAGCTGATTGTGCTCTAAACTTAGTTACTAAATCAGGAATCTCTATTACGTTCTTTAACCCAGCTTCGATTAATCGTTCAGTTGCTAACGCAACGATCCATCCACTTAGACTCGGCACTTTCTCATCTAATTCAGAAGACATCTGATCTGATACGGTACCTAATACCCCATCAAATTCTTTATCTTCTTGAACGTAGAAAGATAATGCATCGCACAAGCGTGTTGGATTACTATTAAAGTTACCAAAATCACTTACCCCTGCTAATACACTAAAGACTTTACTTAAATCCTTAGTCTTCTCATCTAGCATTTCTACACCCACACAGTCAAACAAGTTATACACTAAGTATTCTAACTTATATCTTGTTTGCATGAATTTGTGTTTATTCACCCCATCTAAGTGATCTGCTTCAGGAATACCTACTTTACCTCGACCGATATATTTATTTAAGATCGTATCGAGTTTATAATTTTCTTCTAATCCACTACCTCTTCTGATAGAGAAGAACGTACACATCGCATCAATAAAGAAGAATGAAGCGGGTACACTTACCCAATGCCATTGTTCATATCCCGCTAATGGCGTCATCTTACCTGAACTGGTTTTCTTCTGAGTAGCCCCTTTATGATATTTATACTCACGATATTCTCTCGGAATAGACGGATCACTAAAGACATCTTCAGGGTGATACCCTTCATTCATAAGACAATCCACAATACGAGGAATATCAAATCCCATCAAGTTCCATCCTGTAATAAAATCAGGTTTCCATTGATGTGCTCGTTTAAACACTTCCATTACGGCTAACGCTGGTGTTTCTGCAATCACAAACTCAACATTACAGTTTCGGTTTAAACGTTCTTTAACTTCTTTTCCTTTCTTATCTAAATAAGTTTTATATTCGTAAGGTTTTCTAATCTCAGGTAAGAGTTCATCTAACTTCTCAAAGAATCGTCTAACAGGATCAGGTGTACTTCCAATAAAATCTTTAGTAGTCGCTAAGATAGCTTTTTCACCAAACGATAAGGTAATCGCAATAATCTCTTGTTGAGGTGACATTACGTTTGTTTCAATATCCAGTACAGCTACAGTAGCATCACTAATTGCATCTGGGTATTTATCTTTATATCGTTTCTTAATAATACTGGTTGAACTAATATCAGTACCGTATACGTAAGGACTTCGACAGATTTCTCGCATCGGCATATATCTATTTAATGATAATCCTAATGCTCTCTTAATCGTATCCCCTAATTTAGCCTCAGTACTATAATAAACATCCATCTCACTCTTCTTACCCCATACCCGTTTATCTTGGTACGTACGGTAAGCGGGTTTATGAATGTAAATAGGTTTTTGAAAGTTTTTAATCACACGTAAATAAGGAATGATACTACCATCTGGATGATGTTGTTTTTCTTTTACTAATACGATATCATCACCATAATTTACCTTACTTTTAAAATACATGGCATTTTGACATTCGTATTTTATCTGGTTATCTGCCATATTTTTCCTCTATCTAAATATCAATAAATCAACTAAATAACATAAATCTTTGCTATGTTTTAAACTAAAACAGAACAAACGTTTGTAAATAATAATGTAATTAAGGATATCCTTTATCATGTATAAAAGAAATACCGTGATGGTTGCCACTGAAGCGATCGACCATCAGGATAATAAATTTGTTAATCAATTGACTGATATCTTTCAGCGCGCGAAAGATTTTGGTCAAGAAAAAGGGTTTCATCTAGAAAGCACGGATTATACTAAATTTGAAAAAGAATTTGAACAAGCTGTAAAAGCCAGATTAGGATTTATGGTGAAATTCAAATTTGAATGTAATACGGCTTTAAATGCGTATGCGATTCCAGCTCCATTAAAAGAAACCAATATCTTAGATGAAGATAGTATTGAAAGAACACGTGCAACATTAATGCAGCACTGGCGTATCAATGATCCTCATTTTAATAAAACCGTAAAAGATTTAGCTTCAGGTAAGTTAGGGGATCCAACAGGTTATCTTAACTATAAGAAAGCAAAAGCTTCTGGAGTGTTCTCCAGATATACGATTGAAGTCTGTTGCTTTACTGGAACCATTGAACAATGTAGTGCGTATGAAGTCGCTTCTATCATGTTACATGAATTAGGTCACGTATGGACGTTCTTTGAGTTTTTAGGGGTGAACATGTTTAGAAATGCAATCATCTCTAATGTGACTAAAGAGTTCTTAAATACTAAAGGCGAAGAAGAAAAGTTCGTTTTCTTATTTAACGCTAACCAAGCCTTTAAATTAGAGATTGATGAAAGTATTTTAAAAGATACCTCTAAACTAAAAGATGAGGATGCGGTAAAAGTATTGATTGGTAGTTTAGATGCAAAATACGTTAATGATCAATCTTTCGTACGATATAACTTTAATACCTCTGAAGTAATAGCAGATCAATTCGCTATTCGTTTTGGTGGTCAACTTCCTGAAGTCTGGGCACAGAATGAAGGACGTGCTTCCATGTTTAATAACACGTTCTTATTCTGGATGGGTGTCAGTGTGGCTGGATTCGTTACAGCAGTATTAACTATGGCAGCAGCACCTATTGTTGCGATTATCGGTCATTTTATCGGAATGTGCTCAGTATCTCAAGCACTAGGTATCTTTGCTTCTATCCCAATGTTAAATGGTTGGACGTATGATGTAGGTATCGAACGTATTATCCGTATGCGTAATGAAATGGTTAATCGTTTAGCTAAAGCTAATCTACCTAAAGAAGATAAAGCTAAACTATTAGCACAAGTTGAGAAGTTTACTGAGTACTGTAAAAAGAATGCTCCAAAAGATTTCTTAATGGAAAAGATCTATGCGTTCTTTAGTTCTGATTATCGTGATCAAAAACAAAAACGATTATTCCAACAAACATTAGAAGAACTTTTAGCTAATGATCTCTTTGTTTCTGCAGCTAAAATGAAACAATACTAAAGCCTGTTATGTTACTCACCTAGGAAGAGTAATATATTCTAACTCCACTATTAAAAACATTTAAATGAAATAAGGTATACCTATGAGTTTAATAGACAAATATAAAAATGCTGTATCTAAAGAAGATGCAGTCGTTACTGAAACAAAAGAAAAACAAGAACAAGTTAATAAAATTTACGATGAACCTGCTAAAGTAGAAGGTAAAGAAAAAGGTGAAACTGTAGAAACCAAAGAAACCTCTACAACTAATGATGACACCAATGCTGTTCAAGGTGAAAAAGATAACGGTAAAGTTTCTACTGAAAACGATGGTGCTACTGTAGCTGATATCACCATGCGTGAAACTGTTAAAGATGTAAATGTACCTGGTGAAAAAGTGGTAGCAGATGAAACTAAGATCACTCAACAAGGTCCAGATAGTCAAATCGATCAAACTACTGAAACGACTGAAGGTGCTGAGAAAACTGGTGAAGAAACCAAAAATGATGGTACACCAGATGAACCTGCTCAGAAAGAATTAGCTACTGGTTCAGTAGAAGCTTTAGTTTCTGATTTAGTGAAAGTGTTAAATAATAATCCTTCATTAGAAGCACAAAATCCATTTGTGATTCAATCATTACGTACTATCGATAATGCCCGTGGTTTTAATGCAAGTAAACACTCTTACAAACACTTTAAATCATTAAAACAAGTGAAAACAGCATTAGAAGGTTTATTGAACCAATTAACAAAATAAGATTGATTTATCCTATGTAAGGATATAGAGTCATTTATTCTTATACTTGTTTTTTGACATTTTTATTCCTTGATATAACGATGGTGGTTAGGGATTCCCTAACCACCATATGTCTGATGTGTATCAATTACCTATATATCTTATTATTTTACTATATGTATCAGTAATGTCTACTGATATTAAGTAAGTATTTTATCGATAAAATATAGGAATTTATCAATTATGAATTTATTAAACAAATATGCAACAGATGTTTCTGTTGAAGGTGTAAACCCATTTGAACATGCAGCTTTAGAAACCATTGCTTTAGCTATTGAAGAAATGGAAGAAGTGTTAGAAGTTGCTGAACAAGCTCAAGATGAAATTGAAGATGCTAACCAAGAAGCAGAGCGTTTAGAACGTGCTCGTGATTCTGAAGAATTAAACAACCAGGTCATCGAAGGTATCGTTGCTGAACGTGAAGATGGTAAACTCACTGAACAAGAACAAGCGCTTGCTCAAGTAAACCGTGCAGCTGTTGTTTCTTCTTTAGGTATCGATCCAGAATCTGAAGAAGGTCAAGAATATATTGAAGAAGTTACCGACGAACCAATCTCTAACGAAGCAATGAACGATAAAGATAGCTTTATCGGTAAATTGATTGATGGTGCGAAAAAAGCATTACAATTCATCGTTAAGAAAGTAAAAGACTTCTTTGGTTCTGCTATTGCCTTCTTAGCCAAATTAGGTAATGGTGCAAAAGCGAAATATACTCGTTTACTTAAAGCATTAGAAAATGCTGACCCTAACGGTGAAGAAGACTTCAAGAAAAGTCAACTTGAAGGGACTAAAGAAATGTTCTCTAATAAAGCATTGGCTTTAAATTTCTGTACTAAAGATGGTAAGTTAACCAGCCTTAATGTTATTCAGAAAACTACTATGCAATATTTCAAAGATCAATCTGTTGCGATCGATCAATATACTAATGTAGTAAGTGGTATCACTTATCCAAATGAAGAAAAATTGAAAGAATTAAAAGCAGCCGTTGATCGTATCGAAGCAATTGGTAGAGAATCTGATGCTGATGTCTTTAGTAGAGCATTAACTAAAGGTATCGGTTATGAAGAAGCACGTAAAGTTGCTGAAGAATCTTTACGTTACGTCGATGCATATACTAGCGGCGTTGAAAAATTACTTAAAGAATTCAAAGGTAAAATCGATAAAGCGACTGATGCTTCCGATAAACTTTACAAACACTTAGAAAATGTAGAAGGCGACGACATCAAAAATGCTTCAGCCATGATTAAAGATACTTCTAAAGGTTTGCGTGTATCTTCAATGCTTTATACTGTAATTTCTGGTGGTTTATTGAAAACTGGTGCTTTTGTAGCAGATGTTTTATATAAATCTGTTCGCCAATTAGAACCAGCTAAATAATCTTTTATAAAAAGAAAACAGCATAAATGGGAGATAGGGTTTAACCCTATCTCCCTATGCTTTAAAATACTTTGATCAAATTATTTTAAATGAGTTTATTCAATTTAACTACTTGATATTATTTGGTACCAATCATATCTTTCGCTTTACGAATCAAACTCGATACAAGACTCTTCGGTGGTTCTACTTCCACTTTAGATTCTTGTAACACTAACGGAGGTCTTTCAAGCTTCGTTTGTAATCCCTCTACAATCTTCGCTTTACTTAAATCCTCGTTCTTAGCAGGATCTTCTGGTAAATTAGGCACGTAGATACTATGCTCTGTTGTGACGAATTCTCCTGTCCGTTTATTACGACGTCTTAATCTCACGACAAACTCCACATCAATCGCTCCAAAGACTTTTAACGCCTTCATGAATAAATTGAATGTCATACTGTTCCCACCCAGTTCTTTAATTAAATTCCCTCGATGGTTATAACGATCCTTTGGTTTATCTCCAATCCCATTATGGGGGTTATCCAAATAATCATTAATTAATACAGTAAACACTTTCGGTCCAATCGAAAGTTCGAGTAAGATCTTACGAAATAGAAACGTAAGTAAGTTTTCTGATTTATCAATTAACTTATCTTCGGCTTCCACCACATCCATTACGGTCTGTGTTGTATTTTGTCGTTTCATAAGTTTATTGCTTCCTTTTTATTGTTTATCAGTTTCATGAAGCATATTCATCTAAATAAGATAAACACAAGGATATCCCACAGATGAATAACTCCTTTAACTGAATATAATAATAGTCTCGGCTATTGATCTCCACAGCTTCGACCTCCTGATATAATCGATTTAATTGTCTTCCTAAGGTTTCCATCGTACTCCCATAGATAGCAGGACGCCCATCTATTGAAATCAAGAAGTCTCTCAACTTTCTCTCCACGATATTAAACTTAGGCTGATTCATTAATCGACGGTGTTTCGTATCATTAATCACTTGATCTAATTTACGGCTAAATAACTCAACATTCATATGACAAGTCTTTATCCATCGATCAGGTACCATTAATGAAGACGAATCGGGTGTAGGAATCGCAGTAAAGAGTTTATACAAACTTTTAAAGTACTCCCCATTTTGATAAATCTCAGCAATCGGATAATCTCCCCATTTCCGTATAAAACGATGGTAACGATATAACCAAATCAATCTTGTTATCATGTTAATTTATCCTTCTGATTACTTTAATTTATTTAAACATATTTGTGAGGTTATATGTAACAGCTCATGAAATATTACAGTATTTTACAAACTTAATATCACCTCTATTAGAAAGACTTCATCTATAGAAAAGTCCTTCTAAATAGGTAATATAAGTTTGATTAGATTATCCATTATTTTTGATATTTTCATGATAGATATAGAATAACAATAAAAGAAGATTATAATAGACACCGCTACATGCATCGTCTATTATAATCGGATAAATACATTATAACCCATGTAATTATGCAACGATTACTTTTTAGAGATGATTAGCTATGACAGAAACAACGACACCTAAAGAACCTGTAGAGACATCAGAGTATTCTACTGGGTTGTCTGCTCTTGATTATAAAGAGTTTGCTCAACAACGTCGGATGAACTTTATTCAGAAGATTGAAGAAGGATCTGATGGACAACTTCATCAACTAGAACCAGATGTTCAAGGCCATTATCTTGCTGCTTTACGTGATATTGAAAAACAAGTCTTAGTGATTGAGAAGATGAAACAAGATAAACATCTTGCTGAATTGAGATTGAAAGCAGAACAACAAAATACTGAAGCAATTAATCAGAATATTGCTGTTCTACTTAATGAAGCCGCACGTAAACGTGGTAGAGGATTAGAAGAAACCAGTAATACCGATATCGTAATGGATATCAGTTTAGTTCCTCAGAAAGCATTAATTCCAGGTGAAACTACACTTGGGGATCAAATAGAGACTTATCAACAATTCCAGTCTCGGACGGGTCTTGTCGAGAATCCAAATCCTTAATCTCACTGGATTTATGAATCGGTGGGAATAATGCTACACTAAAATCAGAAGCTGCTATATGCGTGACTTGTATCTTCATGGACATAGCGGCTTCAGTTAATTTAAAGATATCTAATTCAATGATCTTTTTCCCTTCAGGGGTATTCATTACTTCTTGATATTCTTCATCCGTAGGTACTTGATAGAATAATCGAGGAACTCTTAATGTAATCCCTGTCAACATCATATCTCTCAATACCTTTCCATGGATATCCATCCAACGATGATATTCGTAAAGATAACACTCATCGTATTCTTTTAATACATTAGCGGTTAATTGATATAAAGTATAACTTACGTACTCAATATCTTTTAATACGGGAATATGTTCTAGTATCACTTCTTTTAAGGTATCTAATTCAGGTTCACTTAATTGATACGGATAGAGGTTTAGTGTTAAAGTCACTTTCTTTGATGATAACGCTTCTTCACGATCATTATAGTACGTCATGATACTATCTGCGATGACACTGATGATGTGAGTACGTAAACTATTGCGTAATACATTAACATTTCGTTGATCCCAGTATCGATACCATTCTTCTTCCGTAATATTTAAACACTTCCAGAAATACTCATCATGCATGCGATAGAGATAATCTTCACCTTGCGTCTCAAAGATCTTTTGCGCTACCTCAGGTTTAATTAAACTAATCAATCCTAATCTGGTATCAAAGAGTTCATCTAATCCACAGAAATACTTTTTCATTTATAACTACCCATTAATGTAATTAATGCAATGACAACCAACCAACCATTTCGATTAAATAATTCAATAATATTTTCTCTCGTAGGTAAACTGACTAATAAATCCTGATCTATTTCACAATCCTGTGCATTGTTCCATGCTGGTTTCTTTTGATAGTTATACATGAGATCAAATGCACTCGCGGTATCTTCAACAACATTACCCCAACGTTCACCATAGATTAATTTCATTCGAATGGTTAAATGGGTAATAAATGAAAAGACATTAATCATTCGATCATCTCGTAAAGTAGTCCATAAAGCTCTAGTACTATTTGGTTGTAATACCATAAAAAAGTTAGAGGATAGACTATAACTCACTAAGAAGGCTTCCACATCATCAATGATTTGAATTGCTTTCTGATGAGCCGTATCATTCTTAGGATCTGGTATATTTACCGTTAGATTCTTGAGATAATCTTTAACCAACTGTTTTAACACATCCGTATAGAGATAACTATTATAATCAAAGTCATTGGTTGGATTCATAATGGGTTTCCTTATTATTCGTAATATTGAGGTAAGACAGTATCTAACTCATAGAGGCGTTTTAGGTAATATCTTCGACCACGATATCGATAAACGTACACATCTTTAAACTTCGTTAACAGATGCATTGGTCGAAAGGATTCTATTTCAGCTCTTTTTAAGAACTCATCAAACCACTCTGGATGCTGAACTAATAAACGATAGAATAATTGCTTTAAACATTTATGCACTTCAGTATATTTACGTTCATGCTCATTAAAGTTCACTACGTTCGCATAGATGCATTCATTCAGATCACCTAATAGATTGTTCAAGTATAACTCTTTAAGGTCTTCTTCGACGATCTGCTTCGTTTTAGGATGCATATTTTCAATCAGGGTAATTTGATGAGAAAGTCTTCTAAAAGAAGGTAAGTGTGAGGTATCCATAGTTATTGGCAAGCGTAATATTGTGATAAATCAAATTTAAGGATCATGCGGGGTAATTCTAAATAGAAAACACCACCATCGATATCCTCTGGATAACTTGCTCTATACATTTCATCGATAACATCACATCCTAGATTTTGATAAAGTGTTTCAAATTCATAAGACTCACATTGACGACAGACTTCTTTAAGTTTCTTTTGAAGTTCTTTCTTTAATCGCTTCATATTGTTTTCATCGTATTCACCACTATCGTATTGGTCTACAATTTCACGAATTTCATCCATGATGGTATCGATATCAATAAAAGTATAGTAAGACATTTTTATATCCTTATTACATTGATTTTACTTGTTGTTATAAAAAAATAAATTAAACATGGAGGAGAAATAAATGACGATCGATTTGAAAGTAAAGTCTTCTCTCAAGGAGATCTCTGGTTGAATCGAGTTTTCGTATCTTATCTACTTCAATACATCCTATAGAGGTGTAAAGCTTTCTAAATGCTTCGTCACCATGACGACGATAGTAATCTATGAATATTTGATAAAGTTTACACTTCACATTCCAGAACGTACGAAGTTCATGAGGTCTTCCAATCATATCTTCGATGACCTTTTGAATTTCGATTAATGGATTTTCATCAAATGTCTTTTCAGTATAAGAACTTATTTCTAGTGCCATTTATATCACCGCCTTCACTCATTATTCAACTAGGTTATTGCCGATATGCATTCCTTTAAATAAGATGGATAATGCTTTATTCACTTTAGCCACACTATCTAATCCATTTAGCTCTTCTTGACTAAAGGTACCGGTTTCCATTAATTGACGTGTCGAGATACGTAATGCTTCCTCATCCCCACCACGAATCTTCATTAACTCGTATAGTGTAGCTTTTAAGTTCTGTGCATCTAACATCTGTAACTCAGGATAACTAATAGAAGATCCTTTAGAATCCCCTGTTACCTGACCTGTTAAGTCATCCACGTGTTTATTATCTGCCGCTAAACTTATCTTCGCATCTAGTGTTTGTGCTTGTCGACGTATAGGAAGATACATGGTGAGATAACGACGATTAGTTAAACTACATTGACCTGTAACAGGATTGGTTAACCAACACCGTTCAAAGAAACTGTATCCCATCTTTTCTGCTAACTTCAAGTTACGCTCAATATTAAGATCATTTCTTTTATCTAAGTTAGGTGCAATAATCGTCACTAATGTAGCGGGTTTACTTAAATCAGGTTGATCTAATACCCCATTCTCTAAACTCTGTATCCAAGCTTCTAACTTCGCATCAGACATTTCGTTAATTAATTTCGTATACACCTTAACCATATCGGTGTTCGGAATGATATCATTTAAACGACTTGTAAGATGTTGGATGATTTTCTCTCTAACTGCCATTTTTCTTTACCTTTACTATCCGTAATGTAACATTTAACTCTTCACAGATACTGATCATATTGCGTGTACCAGGTGATTCCCCATCCCAGAAGAGAATCGCATGAGTAGCTTTCTCTCCCATTTGACGATTGCGAATCATCCCAGCTGCTTTACCATGAGTATCCCAATCGGCTTCCATCGTGATATATGGAATATTATTCTCAATAGCAAACTCACGTGCCATACGATCCGTGCCTTTTGCACCACCTTCAATGATGGTAATTTCCTTTTTATCTAATCCCTGAATAAACTTATTCACGTAGACTTTAAATCGCTCATAGTCCGTAAAACTCTGACTACCAGCAATTAATAATTTAATTGACATGATGATTCCTAAAAATAGAGAGGTAGGATATCCTACCTCTCTCTATCCCATTGATAATAACTTAATGATAACGAATATGTTGTATAAAGACAGGTAATGCCTGTTGTTCAAATTCCGTTAACCATGTATCCATATTGAGTTTCATGGAAGTATTCATAAGAACATTTAACACCTTGGCTTTATCCGTAATCTCCACATCTTCTAACGTATAGAATAGTGATAACCAAAATTGAGATTGACTTTCGATACTCTTTCTTGGATTCACATCACTGATGATATACGGGATAGGATGATACTGTCTTTGATACAAACAAGCTAAATCTTGATCGTACTCAGCAATCAAGTGATATACTCGTTCTTTTAATTGTATCATGGTGCCATATCCTTACGTTTCTCTTTTAACCAAGCTTCTTGTTTCCAATACGGTGTATAAGCACCAGCACGGATATTTAATAAGTCATAAATAGTTAAAGTAGGTTTCTCTTGGCATTCTTCACGGAACTTCCATTCACCAATAGTATTCTCTAGAATATCATTCCAATCGTATCCTAATGCTTTAATATCATCGTATAATGTTTTGATATCACAAATACGTTCACGATACTCAGCAGGTATTTTCTTTTGATCGATATGATGTAACATGAGTAAGTCACAAGTGATTTGTAATGCTCTTCTTAACTTAGCATCACTATCGATCTTACCTCTTACCGTAGTACGACTTAGTTTACAGTCTGGATAAACGATTAACGCATAATTTTGAAGATTACCCTCTAATCCCCAACCTGGTGACTTACTGTCTTCTTTCCAACATTTCAAATACCAGAACTGAGATAGCTCTGCTAGCACCCCTTCTGCTTGAGAAGAGATCAATGGGAATGTCATTCCTGAACCACCCCCTTTACCACGTACGATGGTAATGGTCATTTCAGTTAAATCGGTATCACCAGCCACATCATCACCTTGATGACGAGGAAACTCAGGAGCTTTCGTGGTATTATTGATTAATGGACGTGCATCGATAATATCGTAATAGTTATTAATCAAATAGTCGAATTGTTCTGGAACGTATTTAAGGGTACGATTACCTTTTTGGAATTGGTGACGACGCATAGATGGGTTATATGGGTCTAAATCAAACTTTTTACCAATATGGGCAGTTAAGATAAGGTATAATCCACTACGGTTACACACCACTGGCATATCACGAACGATTTTGGTTTTGGCTTTCATATTAGCCATATCTTCCATATTACGTTTTGCATCACCAGCAGATAAATCAATATATTTATCTTCAACCGACTTAATATTTAACGAAGAGATACTATCGCATTCTGCTACTGTTGGAATAAACCCTTTAATATAGTTCCCATCTTTATCGACCATTGGGGTAGTCCATTCGGTTTCTTTACGTGCTTCTACTTTAGCGTCACAGTAATCTTTAACAGAAGACCACCACTCATCACCAAACATCTCTACGTTAGTGGTATAAGTCCAACGATCGGTATCTTCGAAGTTAATTTCAGAAGCATGTTCAAAACGCTCTGCTAGTTGATTATAACGATAATAAGATGTACCAGAGACTTCAGTATCAAAACTAATCCCAGTAGTGGCTTTACAACGATCAAATACCGCTAATAAGAAATATTTGGATAAAGTAGACTTACCACTATTATTCGGACCACTTACTCCAGTAGATGGCCATAGCCCACCATTAACAATCACATTCCCCCATTTACCTTTAACTGGGATATGGTTGGGGATATCAAAAATACCACCGACATTAATTACTGGTCTCACAGGACTGGCTTCTTTCATTACACCTGTAACCGCTAATGCTTTTGGTAACATAAACGCCATAGAACTCTTTCTCCTCAAAATTCATTAGATTAAATTCATTGATAAAGGTTTTCTCACTTATCAAACATACAAAACAAATTCGCATTTTCTTAGAAATTCTATGCTTTTTAGCAATGTTAACATTAAAAAATATTTAAATAAATTTCCATTTAGGTAACCTAAAATGACAAATAAACAAACCACCTTAAAGGATGTTCAACTTCAATTAAGCTTTATTAGTGTTGAACAAGTGAATGCATTCCACAGTAGTTCTAAAACCATTTTAAAATTTGGTCATATGGTAGATACCACGAAACGTTTTGTATCTCATTTATTATCACCAATTTCTATTTCATTTGGTCGTAATCCCATGGATAAAGTATTTTATCCACAAATCTATAAATTTACAGAGGTAGCTAAGTATCCTGAATTAAATCGATTTGATATTCCTGTACCAGAAGGATTTCAAGGGAATTATTTAGATTACGTAGAAACACTTATTAAATATACGGAGATTACGAATAACTTAGTAACTGACGTTATTAAACCTTTCTCTATTTACGTAGGGCAGTTGGTAAACAATCCAGCGTTATTAAATAGTATCTCTTATACGCACAAAGTCACACCAAAAGATATCAGTCAAGCTAAGAAAGAATTAGGTAGTTTCTTTAAACCGAATGGTAAGAATGTAGAATGGAATATGCATAAATGTTTTAACCGTATGACGGATGTTAAAACATTTAACGATAAAGTAAATCAATTACGTAAATTACAAAATACGGATTTAGTTCAAGAAGTCAAAAGAGAAGTGACTAATTTAGCAGATAGTTTAGATCATTTAACCAAGTATCTAACTTCAAATCAAAATAACCAATGGGTGAAAGGTAAGACTATGGAAACTCTAGCTAATTTGACTTATACGTTAGCTGAACAAGTAGAGTTCTTCGCTATCATGAATAACATGAATCAATCTTTATTTGGCGCGGTAGAACGCTTTAATGATAAAGTCACTAATTATCAGGGTTAAAATAGATAAGGAGTGAAATATGAAAAACTTTTCACAATTTAGTTTATCGTTAGAAAAAGAAAAAATAAAAGTAGAAAGTGCTTTATCGTTAATTGATCTATCATATTCAACGGAGTCTTATGCTCTTCCAAATATTGAGAAATATGAAGCATTTCATGATAATGAATATTTAGCAACGATTTCAACAGAAGATAACTCCGTTAAAGATTCAATTATTACTTTCTTTAATAAACTCTTTGAACTCATGAAAAAGATTTGGAATAACTTTACTAGTTATCTTAAATCATTTGGTAAAATGTTAAAAGCCTTTGCCATAAAAATTAGAGATCATGCTAAGATGATTTTTAGTAAAAAGAAAGTCGTGACTAAACTAAAAGATGGGTTAGTTGATGAAGCAACTAAATTACAAGAGAATAAGATTAAGAAAGATGAGGATCTTAAGAACAAAGCGACTGCATTAGCAGAAATGGTAGATAAGAAAACCTATTTCGAAGATGTAGAAGATGTGACAGATGTAAAACGTCGTTTAAATACGTTATTAGATGATAAAGTGGAATATGAGAATATCGATTTAACTCAATTAAAATATAGTATTCCGAAAGAAGACTTTAACTACTTTGGATATAATAATGCTTTTGGGTTATTAGATGAGAATCTTTTAAGATATCATACTACGGTAGCGAATCATAGTTTACAGATTGCTTTAGAGATGAGACGTATCTTTGACCCTAAACGACTGATTGATAGTATCATGAGTATTGGTAAACAATACAATAAAATCGATGTCGACTTATTTAGAACGAAGTTATTAGAAGACTACCTTGAAGAAGTAAAACCGTTATACCAACATCCTAAACTACAAGGTAATCTATCCAATACACTATCTATCCGATTTAAATCATCTTCTCAAAGTAATGATAAGAATAAATTAATTGAATTTAGAGAGGATGTGCGTAAAACGATTCCGGTGATTACTGAAGCAGATCAATCTGAATTCATGAAGTATCAAGAGAAGTATTTTGAATATAAGCATATTGAAAACTATCTCAAACTACTTGAACAAACCGTTAAAGAGATTGAACGTAATCGTCAACATCTTGAAAACGATAATCATGAAATCATTACTCAAGGGGTAATGATGAATAAGATGCAATTAAATAAATTACTCAGAGATTCTGATATCGAACGTAAAGCCATTAATCCTAAACGCACTGGGAAAGATATTCTCAACTTTACTAAGGACATGTCTACCACAGCATTAAATGCATCACAAGTGGCTATACAGATCTATGTTAAACAATGTGGTTTATTTAATAAACAGCTTTCTTCATTACTCAAATTAGTTCCAGAACTAAAATTAAATTAATCAAGGAGAATAAAGAGTGTTAGGTTCGTTACGTAATCTATTTGGTATTACGGTAACGGAAAATGAAGAAACCATTATTGTCTCTGGTTTCAATGCCAGAGATATGGGATCCTTTATTAATCGTTATTGGAATACTTCTGTACTAGAGAAATACATGTTTAAATCATTAACTGTCAATAAAATGGAGTTTTATAAATTCTTTTTGATTGATGTGATTTACATGTTTGAAACCTTGATTAAGAATCCAGGTAAATTAAGATATCTTCCTATTCGTACATTGAAAGATGTGGTAGATAAATTAAAAAGTAATACCTGGTACAAAGATGTAGATGGTGGTGAGAACTATTATACTAATCGATTAGATTTCAATCGATTAAATTTATTTAACTATCCACCAAAACCATTCCAACAAGGATTCTTAGACTATTATAATAAAACCCCTGATCGATATAAACTAAATGGCGCATTATTAAATGGGAGTGCTGGTTCGGGTAAAACCGTGACTAATCTCTATACGATGACGTTAGCCAATATGGAGCGTATCATCGTCGTGTGTCCTAAGAATGCATTACAGAGAGTATGGTTTGATGATGCGATGAAACACTTCAAGAATCCTCCTAAGATTTGGCATAGTGGGATGTTAACTGAACCAGATAAAGATACGTATCTTTTCATTTATCATTACGAAGCACTAGAGAAGGCTTTCTTCCATCATGGTAATGATTGGGGTAACTATCGTTATGGATTAATCTTAGATGAGTCTCATAACCTTAATGATGTTAAAGCACAACGTACTCAGTTATGGTTACGATTAGTAAAAGAATCTCAAAGTCGTAATATTATCCATGCGTCAGGTACACCATTTAAAGCGATGGGAAGTGAATCTATTCCATTACTAAGAGCTATCGATCCAATGTTTACACCAAAAGCAGAAGAAGCTTTTAAGAAGATCTTTGGTCATAGTGCACAAAAGGGTATGGATATCCTAAAGAATCGATTAGGGTTGATTTCATACGTGATTAAGAAAGAAGAACTTGGGTTAGAGAAACCTGAGATGATTCTAACAGGTGTGAAGATTCCTGATGGGAAGAAATATACGTTAGCCGCTATTAAAGTTGAAATGCAAAAGTTTATTTCTGAACGATTAGAGTATTACAATAGTCGTCAAGAAGAAGATATGGCATTTTGGATGAGTTGTTTAGAGCGACATGAGTTTTCATTAACCACAAAAGAGATGGGCGCGTATAAAGAGTATCTCAGATGTTTAAAAGTCATTCAACGACAAAATGGCGATATTCGATATATTCCAGATGAGGTAGCATATTGTAAGAAATATGAACGTGAACGTATCGAACCCACTTTATTAGATATGCGAATGATTAAACAATTCAGAGAAATTGCTCCGATTATTAAATATCTTACATTAAAGATACAAGGTGAGTGTTTAGGTCGAGTAGTCGGTAAGGCAAGAATTGACGCACACGTTGCCATGTGTCGATATATTCCATTTCGTGAGATCTGTCAATCGACTTTGAAGAAGACTGTGGTATTTACGTCATTTGTAGATGTATTAGAAACTGCTTATAATACTTGTCGTGAACAAGAATTAAATCCAATCTTAGTGTATGGTAAGACTAATAAGGATTTAGCGAGTTTAGTCTCTCGATTTGAAAAAGAGAAAGAACTAAACCCACTTATTGCAACCTATGATAGTTTAAGTACGGCTGTACCATTAACGATGGCAGATACGATGATCTTAATCAATAGCCCATATCGTACGTATATTTTGGAACAAGCGATTTCACGTATCCATCGATTGAATCAAGATAGTCAAACTCGTATTCATCAGTTATATTTAGATACAGGTAGTGAAAAGAATATCTCTGAACGAAGTCTGGATATCATGAAATGGAGTCAAGAACAAGTAGAGGCAATCACTGGGGTGAAATCACCTTATGAAATCAAAGATGAAGCAGATAGTAAGATTACTATTGGGGTAGAGAACTTAGATGAATTAGATCATATCTTTTTATCTATGGGATCACCTACCGTAGTTGAATTATTAAATGAGAAGGATAAACCATCAAGATCAAGATGGTAGAGGAGATAAATCAAAATGGGCGATAAAGTATTACATCGTAAAATTAGATGGGGTGGATATGATAAAACATTTTTCACAGATAAATATTTTCCAGTAGCGATTATAGTTTATGATAAAAATACACGTACTACAAAATTTGTAGAAAAAGTTTTATATAAAAATCAAGCTGTATGGCCTTATCCAGCTAGAAACGAAGAAACCCCATGGTTTATGAAAATGTTAAACCCATGGTTCACATCATGGCAGAATGATCATAAAAGATATATTTATAATCCTGCCACCGGATTTGGGGTTACTCGTCACTTAGGTAATATAATCATCGATAAGATCAATAATGCAACAGATTCTAGAAAATTTCCACGTAGTGTAGATTTAGATAAGTATAAAATAATAAGAACATTACCGATGTCTTTACCTGGAGTCTTTAAACAAAGAAAATTAATGATAGGTAATGTATATTGGGAAAATGATGCAAGTACTGATGAAGATTTATATATTGAATATAAAATAGATAGATCTTTAATGAATGAAATTCAAAATAAAGAAGTAACTCTTTCATTTGGAATAAAATATGATGATAATGCCACCCTTGATTCGAGAAATGAAGGCCTGAATAATTACGATAATGTATATCTTAATCAAATACGTAAACCAGGTAATATTTATCATCGGTTGTATTTTAAAAACCAAAGTAACCCTGCTAATAAACACATGATTCCGAATCATTATAAACCACAAGGTAGTATTGAAATGAGCTTAGATCGACGTAGTGGAGATCGTTATTATAGTAAATATTCGAATAATTTTTACTATACACGTTATTCTAATGGCTTATATGATTGTTGTGATCCTAGCTTAAAGTTTGTGACAAAGATTTCATCAAAGTTTATATTAAATCATTTTAATAATAGTACAGGTAATCGAAATGTTTTTATCGATATTTGGTTAGGTGTTAGTAATACTCCAGGTGTTGTATACGCTAGAGCATCTTTAGCGATAAGTAACTTTAAATGGACTAGACGTTATTTATAGAAAAAAATAACAAATACATATACCTGTGAGGATATCCTCACAGGTATATGTCAGATAAAATATTAAAAGATTAATCTAAATAGAATCCGTAAGCTACACAACCAAAACGAATATCTGTATTGATATCTTTTAATTTCTTACTAGATCTATCAATGGATTTTACAGTCATTTCAGGATCTAATAATGGGAGTAAGCGAATAGGGATTAATCTTATTGGATCATGTTCTGACCAAAGATTAATCCCTAATTGCTGTAAACGAAGATGCGTCAGACATTTTAACTCATCCAATGTTACCATACCGAGTTTTTCCTTTAATTCAGAATAACGTTCTTCGGTATTTGGTTTTGTGTTATAATAATGTATCTCTGCATACTCTTGAGCAATATATCAATCGAATTTTTCAAATACAACAAGAGTACGCTTTACGATAAGTTCTTTGATTTTCTTTAAAATCTTTTTCACGTAGTTATTATTTTTAATAATAAACCATGCGTTAATAGATTTTTCATTTACCGGTTTAACTATCATGTAAATCATATTGTGCTCTGCAGCAAGTTTATTAAAGGTACTTTGAGGATCCGCAGCTTGTTTAGCTACGTAATTATAGATACCAATTAATCCTTCTTTACTATATTCTTCGATGACCTTTGACCGTTTATCGTCAGCTCGAGAGAATTTAAATTCAACAGATACCGCTTTTGGATGAGTTATTAAGCAAGATGTTCCCATAATGATTTATCCTTTTGTTTTACGTTTTAATTGATTCTTTACCCATTGATTTTCACCATACGGATAAAAACCTGGAATAGTTAACAAGATATAATTTTGTACATCTTGTAACGAGTATTTCACCTTTTCTACTAATGTAAATACTTCAGGTAATTTTCCAACCGCATGAGTACTGGATACCGTAATATATCGTTCATCCTTTTCTTTTACAGAAGATAGGAAAGAAAGGATATCTTTTGATATAATGAAAGGGTGTACCTTACGCGTACTCATATCCACGTAGATAGAGAATTCATGAATCTTTACTGTATTGTGATAGCATTGAATATCTATCTTAAAGTACTTATTAAATAGAAAATCCTCCACCTTAAGTGGAGTAATGGTAATAGCTTTTTTCATCAATTCCATCCTATTTTATCATATTGTTCACAATAAAGCTGATCAATAAAACCGCTAATGAATCGACATAATCCTTTTTCAACAGATGTATCATAATCAACAGTCCCGACTTCTTCTGAATAGGTAGAATATCTTTCTCTTGTTTCACAATTGTTATTATTTATATTTACCGCACAATTGCAATAGATCCCATATAAACGATCTCCATTCTTAATATTCTTTCGAATATATTTGAATAATTTTTCTTTATCGCCTAAAGTAATATAACCGTTATCATGATCTAATTTGAATTCTTTAACAATATCCTTATCGTTAGAGAATTTCAAAGTAAGTACGGCTTTATCATCTACTTTAATGGTTTTAATCCAACGATTAATATCACGTTCGATATCGATGCTCAATGTTAAATGATCATTCTTATCCCTGATATCATATCTGAATGTTTCATTAATACCACACCACAGATTCACTTTGAAGATAACTCTTCTTGTTTTACTCAAGATATTTTCAGCGAGTAATCTTTTGGTATCGTAATCGAATACATCAAAAATGTTATTAACGAAGTGATTGTAAATAGAATCTTTAATTGATGGAATATCGAACTTACCAGTATAGTCTTTAAAACCTATATCGAATGTAATCGCAGTAGATTCATACCCAAACCGATGAGCAATAACTGTCATGCTAATGGATTTGATTAAATGTAAATGTTTTGGATACATGGGTTATTCCTCCCTTACAAATAAGAAATCATGTTCTTCAACATATTTGAAGAACGTTTCAATCACTTCTTCCTCAGATTCGTATAAATCATTTGGGAAGTTAAATTCAATCACTAATCGACTTTCTTTACGTGTTCCATTTTCGTATAAACGAGAATCTAATATGATCGTATCAAGATCATTAAAATTCTCTGGAAATAGTTTCACTAAGTAAGATTTCATTCTCTCTTTATTTAGAATCTTAACCTTACCTTGATTATTCTTAATTCGAATATATTTATCTAAATAATCCAACGTTCCATAGATCCCTCCGTTCTTACCACAGAAAGTCACTTCACTAATGGTAGAATAAGAATAATCTTTAAGAAACCGAGCTAATCGATCTTCCATTTCAGTAAGATCAGGATCATCCCAATCTTCCTTACAATAAGCCAGAGAGTATCGTTCACCGGTAACTAAGTTAACAACGATAAATACTTCGCTATCTTTACCAAATGGTCTAACAAAAGTATCCACAGTATCAAACTGATTCATCGTTTCTTTTAAATCTTTGATATCCAACTTACGATGAATAAAATCAATACTATGGATTAATTCGTAATCTTTCTTTTTTAGTTTCATTTAATGTTTCCCAATATAGTTAGTTTAACGTGTAACCATTAAATACGGGTTTGTTATCTTTATCTAATTTAGTTTTCACAAACACCTTTCCAATTTTCTTTATCTTAATCGGAGTGGTCACACAAATCTCATCCGTTAATTTAGCATCAGATACTTTTTCTAATACAATCTTTTTCGGAATATATTTCGTTTCTTTATCAGGTAATCCTTCATATAACCAAATTGTAAAACCACCATATTCAATACTTTTATTTAGAACGTCAGTGATATTTGGTTGGATAGCTAACAGACATTGTTTTATTGTTGGTGCAAAAGAAACTCTATCCGGAAGATCCTCAACCATTCTATTAGATAGTTCGGTACCATTCGGTTGACGTGGATTGAGATAAGTAGGTAAATTACCATTAAATGATAAATGAAGTAGTTTCATTTTCCTTATTCCTTATGATCTTCTAGATAAATCTAAAACACTTTTTGCCGTATCCACAATTTGATGCATAATTTCACCAGCTGTCATACGATCATATACTGTACTGACGTATAAGGGCGTACCACCAAAATCCACGCACAATAAAATAGGTGATGGATAACTACGATAATGTTCAATAAATAAATCCATTTTATTTTGTTTTATATCATCAATAAGATCCTCGATTTCATTATAGTGATTAATTTCACGGTATTCATTACCGTCTTTATTTTCCCATCGAATAAGAAGATGAAACTTTACTGATTCTTTTTCTCTTTTATTCTTTTCGTATTCTGCTCGTAGAGCTTTGATATCGTAAACTTTAGCCATGATCTTTTTTCTCCTTAGATATTAGGTTAATTAATAGAACTATTCGGAATAAACTTCCATTACTTCATGAATGGTTTTTAATAACTCTTCACATTTAGTGCGGATGAAAGGCTCATCCGCATCTGCGCAATCTTTAACAGGATAAAATCTTACCTTAAGTAAATTATCATCTGTTTTAAGTACTTGCATCAATAAACAAAGTTGTGAGTACTCTTCATCCTTCTGTAATCGATACAAATATTCATTGATAAAACCAGAAGCATAATCTTCAATTGTTACCAAGAATTCCGTATCGTACGTTTGAAAATAAGATTTGATAATTGATAAAGCAGATTTTGCCTTTTCAATTTTATATTCATGTAGAATCATCTTAATTCCTTTTACCTGATGAATTAATTAGGATACTGTTCTTTGAGGAGATGAATCACTTTATGCAACACCCCACATTGATAACAAATCCCTAATTCATTGGTATCGATATCATCTTTACTTGGAAATAATCTAATGATCAGTTTATCACTATCCGTTTCCATAAGTTGCATTACCATGACAATTAGAGGATAATAATAATCCCCTTCTTGTAACTCTGAGGAATATTCTTTCAAGAAATCACTGATGTGGTCCTTAATTTCAACTTTTAGAGATTTACCTCTTGTTTTCAAATAAGAACTCACTACCGCTAAAGCTTCTTCTTCATTACTAACTCTGTATTCTAATAGATTCATTTTATTCTTCATCCTTAAATAAGGTTAATAAGTCATTAATGTTGTTACGCCAACTAAAACCGGAAGCTTGTGCGTGCCCGCCACCACCAAAGTGAGCCGCTAATCGACTAACATCTATCCCCGCTCTAGAGCGTAATCCGCATTTCCAATACTCACCGTTATAACTAAATGTTAATGCAAAATTATTTCCTTCCTTATGGGCAATTTGATTACCAATATCCGAAGTAAAATAATCATTCACATTAACTGCTTCACCAATATACTCTACACCATCTAAGTCGTAACTGATTTTGAAAGTATTGTTCATTAATTCGTTGACTTGAGATTTTAGAATCTCTAAAGCAACAGTACCTGATTCAACGAATGAATTCGTTAATTCCTCATTTTTAGATAAAGTCATAAATGGATATTTCTCAAAATCTTCCATACTACGAATTCGATTCATGAACATGTAGCAGAACGGTTCTGAACGAGATTTATAAACCCATTTCCAAAGATCACGATCTTGAATATAAAGTAACCAGGATGGAATATACCGACTAAGATAAAAATCAAGTTCGTCATCTTTCATTCCATCGAATTGATGAATAAGAGTATCCCAATGTAAATAAATGAATGTTAATACCGCACCTGACATGCGTTGATCTAGATAATGATCGTATCGATTTAATTTATTTAACTGACTGATAATAACTTTGGTCTCTTGATCGCGTTCAAACGCCGTCTTATGGTGATCGATTTCAATCACTTTCAGGTTTGGATAATCATTCAAAATCTTAGCTAATACTTCTTTATTTAAACTAAAATCTAATACGTAAAGTTTTTGTGCATCTTTAAGATTTTCAAAGAACCCTTGGTTTTCAAGATCTTGATAAAGACGACCACTATGATTCATGAGATAGACATCTTTATTTGGAAGATCATCATGCGTATCGGACATCTTACAATATTGTTGTAATACTTTAGCAGCAGCTAATCCATCATTACATTTAGCATGACTGATTGCGATAACTTTCATGTTTAATACTCCTTAATATTATTGGTGATTGTATTCGGCTTCTAATATAGTAATAATTTGAGATAGATTATGAAGATTATTTTCAATAAGAAAACAATTGTTAAGTTGAATATCAGAAATAAATGGATAAATATAAATAACAATTTCATTTCCTCTATTAACTGTAATAAATTTCAATTTTAGAAGAGATGAACTAGGAAGATCATCTCGGTAGTGGATATGATCTTCTATAAGATCACTAACATGATCTTTTATTACCACAGGTAATTTGACACCCTCTTTTGTTCTACTTTGTTCAATAATAAAACGAACGTGTTCTAAAGCTTCTTGAATACTATTCTGGTCTAATTTCATTTTAAATACTCCTTAGTAATTGGTTTAGATTGATAATTAAATAGAATACCTCTATCTAATTAGGTAATATAGGTCTATGATATTGAAGGATTTATACGATCAATAAACATAAGTCGGAGGATATCCTCCGACTTATCTATTTTAGTTTAGGGATGAAATAATCATCATATACGTATCGATTTAAACTTTCGATTAAATCCTTTTTGAATTGTTCCTCATTAATCTTAAATCTTTCTTGTTGACCGATATAAAAATATCGAAACACTAAAGTATTAGGAAGACGAAAACTTAAACCAAATTCACGCATTAAAGGTTTAGTTAAGAAAGGTTTTATTGTATCTTTTGATTCATATACTTTCAACCATTGACGAGTATTTAATCTAGAAAGAACTAACCCTAACCACTCTTCTTCTTTACCTAATTTAATTCCTTTAAAATGTTTAGAATAATCGTTTAATTCGTCTAAGTGAATTAAAATTTCTTCTTCTTTTAATCCATCATAGTCTAATGCTTCAAATTCATTCAGAATAAACCAACCTAGCACATCTTGATTTGAACTATCTAAATATTCTGATAAACGGACATAAAATGAATAAGTCTTTTTAAAATAGTTCATAATCTTTTGATCAGTCGCATATACTCCAACTTGTTTATAAGTATCTCGTACGAATACTTCTACCCAAGCCATTGCATTAGTTATTGATCGATTAAATGATCTGACATCTTGTTCTAATCTATCAATAAAACGATCTGTTCGATCATGCACTAATCCTCGATTACTCATTGGATAATTTAGATCCATCGTAAAGATTAGGTGTTTATGAGAAGAATCATCTTTATTATTACTATTGTTATAATTAAGCGGTGGTGCTGGTTCACGCTCTTCTTTCTTATTTGATTTCTTCGATTTACGATTCTTACCAAAGAAGAATTCGTAAGCATCAATATCTCCTATTAATCCCATTATTCTTTTCTCTCCAATACTTGTAATCGATCAGAAGGATCTATATCTTCCCATCGAATTGGTTTAGGATCCATTCTTTGGATAGTTGGTTTCATTTCGAATTGGATATAACTTCTACCTTGTTGTTTATCTACTCTTTGATGTTTCTGAAAGACCTCTAATAATTCTTCATCACTCATTAAGAATTTAGCTAATAACTCAGGATCATAATCGTACAACAAATTTGTGATCTTACAGAACGATCTTGTCATGAGGTCAATATCATCTTTCATTCTTTTAATAAGCTCTTTATTCTTACCATTTTCATGGCTTAAATTATTGACTTGAGATTGAAGGTAATCTTTATCATCACCCCAGTCACTTTGACATGGCATAATTCATTTCTCCTATTAAATTTGTTGTTAATACATCATTATAGTATACTCTTCTAACAATCTATAAATTATCATTTCTTTTCTATGTTAACTATTCAGATATTTTACTTATTTTTAAGTAGAATAATATATTAAGGAATTATGCATGATTTTATTTTTAGAAGACTGGAGTAAACCAATCAATCGAGGGCCTGAGGGATTAGGTCCTATAGTAGACTATCAAACAACCAATAAAACCTTTTTAGACTATGCTTCTTTACTTTATCAAATGGGGATTAAAAACTGGGCATGGCCATTAGCTTTACATGATCCTAAACTCCAAGGTGTAGATCCAGTGGATCCTAATCTCTCTGAAGAACTCAAGATACGAGTAGGTTTAGAATTACAAGAGAACCCATGGTATTATTTACGTGAAGTGGCATTAGTCCCACCAGTAGCAGGTAGTGATCCTGTTCGCTTTAGAGCACATCGTGCTAACGTAGGGATGTTCTGGTTATTCATGAACAACGTGTCGTTCTTCTTACTTCAACCACGACAAACGGGTAAATCCGTTGTCGCAGATATGATCAATAACTATTTACTACATTATCGTTGTTGGAATAACGCCACTATCTTAGTTACTTTAACACACACGCTATTACAATCAAACTTAGAGCGGATTAAGTTCATGCGTGACTTACTTCCTCAATATACCTTAGAACGCACTGCGAACGATTCTAAAGCAAAAGAGATCTATGAATATAAAGCACGCAATAATAAACTGATCACTAAGATTTCTCAAAACAGTTTAGCGAATGCCAATAAATTAGGTCGTGGTAATACTACTCCTATTCAACAGTACGATGAAGGTGCTTTTATTGAGTACATGGATGTCGTATGGCCGGCTGCTACTGCGGCAACAGGTGCAGCTCGTGATTTAGCCAAAGAACGTGGTGAACCTTATGGTACTATCATTACTACGACTGCTGGAGATAAGATGTCAAGAAGTGGTCGATTTATGTACGACATGTATATGAATACGGCTGATTGGACTGAACATTACTTTGATTGTAAAGATCAAGAGGATCTCCATAAAGTCATCAGAATGAATTCAAAAGACCATGACTTGATGGTAGGTGCTACTTTTAATCATCTTCAATTAGGTTACACAGATGAATGGTTACGAGGTAAGATACAAGCTCTTAAAACCAATGACCAAGATGCGATCAACCGCGACTACTTTAATATCTGGACATCAGGTGGTCGTTTATCCCCATTATCACCTGAGTTGAATGAAGCGATTCAACGTTCTGAACGTGATCCAGATTATATTCAGATTACTAAAAATGGTTATATCGTAAAATGGTATATTCCACAAGAGAATATCCAAACGTATATGGTACAAAACCATTGTGTGATTGGTGCTGATACTTCTGAAGCGGTTAACCGAGACGCTACTTCATTTGCGGTAATTAATGTGACTACACTAGAAACAGTAGCTATGGTATCAGTGTCTGAAGCCGATGTGATTAAGTTAGCTGATTTCTTAGCTGACTTCATGAGTGCGTTTGAAAATACTACCCTCATTATTGAGCGTAAATCGACCGCTGTGACGTTTATTGAAACCATCTACACTAAGTTCAGTGCGATTGGATTAGACCCGTTTAAACGCTTATATAACGTTATAGTGCAAGAAAGAGAGAAATGGGTAGAACAATTCAAATGTATTGCCGATCCTCGCTTTAAACGAAGTGCTCAATTTTATACGCAGAATAAGAATAAGATGGGATTTAACCAAACAGGGAATACTCGTCATATGCTCTTTAAAGAAGTCTTACAATTGGCGGCTAAGTATTGTCGTAATATCGTTTATGATAAAACCTTATCTAATGAAATACGTGGATTAGAAGTCGATTTAGATACTGGTCGTATTGACCACACCGCACAGAATCATGATGATAACTGTATGGCGTGGTTATTAGCGATGTGGTTTATCTTCTATGGTAAGAACTTAGCGTGGTATGGTATTCATTCATCTAAAGTGATGAAATTGGTTACTGATGATGGTACAATCAAAACAGATAGTAGTGTAAGAGAACAACAACTCATCGAACAATATCAACGTGAGTTAGATGAGATTGTAGAAAAGATTGCGAAGAACGATAATAGTATCTATCGTCCAGTATTAGAGAAAGAAGCAAGACGGATTAATAACAAGTTATCTTTCTTTGGTATTGAAACAAGAAACATTGACTCCATGTTACAAGAGATTAAAGAGAAGAAACGTGAAAAACAATTAACTCGTGTGTATTCTCCAATTGAACGTAATATCGGAAGTACGATGAGTTATTAAGTAAAACTTTACAGATACCTTTATATTGGTTTGTAAAGAAACGGTTAAACAAGAACACCGGACCTCTTTACGGTAATAAGAAAGAAATGACGATAGCTAGCGCAGGCATCGTCTCAAGGAGGGTAAGACGCTTCCTTACTCGTTTATTATTTGATTCTTTAAGAGCTAGATTAATATCGGAGTTAAGTGAAAAGGCTTAGTTACCGTTATCAGGTAGAAGAATAGCTACTCTAGTAGGTGAAGACACTACATCTAGTTGTTTCGAGTACGTATAGGAACAAAAAAATAATAAACCTTATCCCAGGGAGTAATTACTCCCTGGGATATGTCCGTACTTATGATTCCTCTAATAAATTACGATAGAAGTATTTCTCAATATAAAGTGATTTCACATTATGAATAATCATATCCATTAATCGTTGATCCCATTCTTCAATCACATCACGAATAAGATATTCACCACATTCGATCTCAACCTCAATGATTGTTGTACTTTTGAATTGAACCATGATAGAAGGATATTCGAGTTCTTCAATACCATCAATATCTTTTCTAATTAATCCTTTTAATTCTTCAAGATAACTTCGTTGAAGATCTTGATTAAAATAAAGGTCTTTATCGAAGTCATTAAAATCGAGTTCAAATTTGAATTCGTGTCTATCACCAGCAATATCCATAGATCTTTTCTGTTCCATCCAGGTAACAAGACGATGACGTACCATGAAACCTATTTCAAGGTTTCGATCTAAACGACGATATTTCACCCAATAATCAAAAGTATCCTTACCATTTTCTTTAATAAGTTGTTGATTAAATGCAATAAAGATATAAACATGATGACCAAGGTAATATTGCTTCTTAATCTCAACATCGTTAAAATAACGCGTATATTGTTCTTTAGGAATATCACGGGTTAAGATTAATTCGTATTGATATTCTACACCTAATTCGAGATGTTTAAAGAGTTCTTTGATTTGTTGATGAACGTATTGAATCTCAGGACTTTCTTGTCTATAAGTAGAACAAACACCATAATAACACATGCTATAATAGTCATCAAATCCTTGTGATTCGTATTCTTGTCGAATATCTGGTTCACGTTTGAAATCAAATACTAAGGATTCAGGTTCACTTCCAGTAAGTTTATTAAAGAATCGAGTAAACCATTTTGATAGTTTCTTAAACATGTTTTTAAACTTCCTTAGACATACACCCTATAGAGATAACCTCTATAGGGTGCGATATATAAATTAACTATTTAGATAAGCATCATAAGCTAAATAATCATTTAACCATTGACGGACATCTTCAATAGGATTAAATGGTACCATATCCTGAGTACCAAGTAATCGTGAAAATAATCCAGCCCGTTCTTGTTTGATGACTTGAACAAGATCAGGGTGTTTCGTTTTATCGACAAATAGAATCACATCATCATCGGATAATCGTCTAAAATAAACCCCATCATCGTTAATATGACTTAATTCAAATTTACAATTATAAGATAACTTCTGATATAATCGTAAACTCTCAGAATACAAGTTACAATAATAGATCTCTTTATTTACTTCACCATCGTAAGTAAATTGGTATTCGTATTGGAATTTACGAATACCTAAGAGTTTATTTTCCCATCCAAGATCAACTAAATCAAAATGAGAAAGTTGTGTTTCATCAGATAAGAATTTTAATGCTTTAGGTCGAACAACATTTTGAATGAGTTCAATAGCCTCTTTCTCATTATCAAATTTCATATATTCTCCTTAAGGGTTAATAAGGTATAGCGTCATCGTTTTGCATGGGACCTGCACTCAGTTTAGAAATAGGAGATTTATCTCTATCTGCTTCCATCACTGCTTTACGATCTTCTATAACACGATCTGCTATAAAATCACTGTGACTACGTGCTTCTAATAATAAATAAAACTCAGAATCAAATAGACGTTTAGCAAACTCATTAAATAACTGATATTCTTCAAGATTATCGACAAAACGAACATCGGAAGGACAATGGTTCATTCTCACTTTAAGATAAACCTTATTAATTTTATCTCTAGGTGTTCTTATATCACCACATTCGTCAGATACGTTCGTGACAAACGTTGCTCCTGAATTAGCAATATATTTACCCCATGTTAATTCAATAACATCAAAACCGATTTGATCTGGTTTTTGTACGTCACGACTTATATTTCTTAATTCAAGAAATGATGGGTTTATTCTATCTTCACCCCATTTTAATCTCATTCCTTTTAAGATATCTTTATATTTTTCTTTTTCCTCATTGGTTAATTGTAAATCATAATCAAATCGCATTCTTGCTTTTATCGCTGTATACACTGTTAATTGAATATTCATGGTTTGAATTAACTCAAATGGTGATTTATCTTTATATAGATTACACTCATTGATCATTTCAAATAAAACATCATAAGTTGGTTTTCCAACATGATCTGTGAATAAAACAATTAACTCTTCTTTATATTCATCTACAAGAGGTAAATAATGTTTGTCGACAATTTCTTCAACAATTTTGATTGGGATAGTTTTAAAGTCAAAGTGATATCGGATACGAGATGGTCTATTCATGAGATATTCATTCATGTCACTCTTTTCATTAATAGTGATCAAGAATAAATGTTTTTCTAGTTCCATCCCATCTAAAATAGATAAGAATTTATTTTGATCTTTATCTTTTCCACCAGAGAAACCTCGACCATCTGTGTGTGGATAAATCTTTTCAAATTCATCAAAGATAAATACGACTGGAGTGGTTAAACTCTCTAATATGAGATAAATATGCTCAGCATTTTTCTCGGTTACAAAAATGACTGGCATTTTTAGTACACTAATACATTCGTTAGCAATACGTTTACAGAGTAACGTTTTACCCGTACCACCTACACCTGAGAATAAAGCTCCCATAGATTTATTTATGCTACTATAGGTATTTAATACACGATTTAATTCTTCATTTTGATGAACCACATTAGAAGGAATGGTGAATTGATCGCTGATACGAACAAATCCATAATCAGGACCATTCATAGATTCAGAATAATAGAATTCATAAACACCAGCAGGTAATTGATCTAAATAACGATCTGAAGGTGGCACCATAATTGGTTTGAATTTCTTACCATCAAAAATGACTTTAAGGTATTGATTGTTTTTCATTTGATATACTCCTTGGTATTAGATTTAGATAGGACAAACATAATTGAGAGAGGTATCTTCTCTCAATCTACTTAATTTAGATAATATCTTTTTCAGGTTTTAAACCCGCTTTCAATTTCAAGAATAACACGCGTTGATCGAGTTTTAAAGCCTCTATTAATCGATGTAAATTAGTACTTTCATTATAGCAGGTTATTTTATATTGATTAGGAACTCCTTCTACTTCTTGAACATGAATCCCATAGTTTAGATAATTCTTCGGATCCATCTGTTTAAGGTATTCGCCTACGCAATAGAATGGATCTTTATCGCCTACATCTAAATCAAGATAGAATTGACATCGACTCACTTTCTCAATTAGTTTACTTTTTGAAGTAAACTTCCATCGTCTTAAGATACGTTTCAATGTTCTCTCAATTTGTTCTTGACCAATATATTGATTATTCGCTAATCCAACTAACCATGAATGAAGTAAATCCAATTCTTCAATGATACCTGGTAATCCATCGAAATTCTTAGAATAAGATAGTCTAAAGATCAAAACTCTAGGAAGATGACTCGTTGTTTCTTCAAGCGTCAATGAAGGTTCTTTCTTAGTCCAACGATCAAGAATCTGGTTAAAAGCACAAATATAGATTTTATTTAAATCTTCACTTAAAACATAAGCCATGACTGGTTTTTCAATATTGATACTGATCGTCTTATGGGTACGTGTCTCATAAAGTTTTCTTGGATAAATATAATAATATTCCATAAATGATTCTCCTTAGATAGATTAAACATAGGTGAGCATGGAAGTTATTCCCATGCTCACGAATATGATTTATTCACGTGTTTGACGAGATTGACGACGTTCTTCGATTTGAGTACGACGTTCTTCCGTGACATTAGCTAATACTTTACGTAATTGACTAACAACACCTTTTGCACCTAATAACCCAAATGCACTTCCGGTTAAAGTTAAGAACTTATTCGCATAATCTTCAATCTTGTTGTCAGCATTAACACAAGCTTGACGATACAATAACGTTAAGTTAGCCACATCTTGTGCTAATGATAAGTTCAATAAATAATGTTCATTGATTTCACCTGGAATCTCATTAAAGAAACTATTCCATTCTACTTGATCATCGACATTATTGTTGTCTAAATTGATAGGAGCTTCTAACCCTACCACATAACCCAATAGACAAGATTGGATTTCTTTATTCGTTTCACCTGCTTGTTGTAGGATAGAAACGATTTGTTTAACTTGATTTACATGCATGTAAAAATCCTTATTTTTAAATCATCTAGATATACGTAACCATTACGCACATAGAGTTATTCCTTGACAAACCACTCAGGATGTTCGTCCAAGATTAATAATTTATTCAGGCATTTGTTCAAGATTGATATCTTCATCAATAGGTTCCTTTCTTTTCACTACTGGGATAAAATAATCATCACACACATGACGATTCAAGATATCTTTAAAGAATTCTCTAAAATCTTCAATGCAGTAATTAAACCCGTATTTATAATTAGGGATAATTAGACTTGCTACTTTGACTCCTTCTACATCACAAGTTAATTCAATTCCACCGTAATACATTTTCGTGTTTTCAGTATCATGGTTAGCATAAAACCCTTTATCATTAAGGATATCTATAAGCACGTTATTTAACTTACGTAGTGTTTCACGACGAACGATCTTATAACGTCCTTTAAAATCAGGTAAATCTTTGAACTTAAACCAGATTTCAAGTTTTTGTGAGCAATTAAATGAATCGATTAATGGGAAATGAGCATAACCATTAACCACATTACGGTGTTTGTATAAGAAATCCTTACAACGATTAAAAAGCAAATTTACCTCACTCTTAATAATCTCTCTATCTGGTCTTTTAAAATAAAGATAGATATAGTCATCATCAAAACTACAATACATTACTTTAACTTCAGTTTGTAAGATATGATTTAATTCAAGATTAAAGATATTCTTAGTTACGTATAGATCATGACTATTCAAATCTTTTCTTTCTAATTTAAAGAGATAATATTCTGGATTATTACTATAACCCTTTACAAATGTTTTCTCAGTATTTGTTATAACTTCTTCAAGTTCATTTGAATATCCGAACCAGTTCTTGATTTTATTCATTAATTTCATTTTTAATTATCCTCCGTAGTATAATGCATGCGAATATAAAGTAAGATAGAATTTACAATAACTTCCCTTCCCTTATCGTCTAAGTTTTTATCAATATTATAAATCCCAGATATTCTAAGATAGAGTTCATTTGACTTTTGATCAAAATAAACTAATCGAAAACTTGGATTAATAAACCGATGCCAGAATGCAAAGAAACCTGTTGCATTGGCTAAATAACAAATCACGTATTTATTTAAACCATAGATAAACTCTCTGATTGAAATAGGTTTACTTGACATGATTAATGGATCGTAGGTGACCTTAACTACTCGATCACCTACAAAGTTAACAGTATAGTTATTTAACTTCATTATCCAATTTCCTTATACTCTTTCTTTTCTGTACCATTATATCGATTATAATAATCTAGTAATCGATTATAATGTTCGATAATGTAAGAAGGGTTTTCAATCTTAGCTTCAATATTATCTAATACTTGATCTAACTCTTCTTTGGTAGTTAATTTAAATGGTTTACGATCTTCAAATTTGATTTCTAATCCATAAGCAATTAAGATATCATTGTGAGTTACTTGACTATTTTCATAAACCACATTATGGTCAGGATGAATTAATTTAAAGAACCCATTAATTACAGTGAAGTCTAATCGATATTTCTCAACTAAGAATTGAATATAATTACTGATATCTTTCAATTGAATATTCGGATGCTCTTCTCTTCCGTCTGGATGGATAATAGTAACTGTGGGTTTCACAATCTTCCAATCGAAAATCTTTTCAGAGAGTTCTTGATAGATTGTATTACTGACTTCGTATAATACCCACTGATCCCCTTTGATAAATTCTTTAGGGTCAAGATCCGTATCGGTTTCAAGTACGACTGTGTTTTCTTTTAGATCTTGTTCATGTTGACGATCTAATCGTAAGAAATAAATACGGGTAGGTTCACTTGACTTCTTATCGATATAACGAATGATGCTTCGTCTACCATCGATATCAGTCGTAATCTTAATAATTTCATTCCCTTTCTTTTCAGGTAATTCTTCTACCTTACAACGATTTAATCGTCCAAATACGGAGAATAAATTGAATTGTTGAATGATTGCTAAATTGTAAGATAATTCATCTCTGATACGATTTATCATGACTAATGAATTATTAATCGTTCCAACCATTGTTTTATCAATAGTGATAGGTAATTTAAATAAACTTATTATTCTTCTCCTTAATTGTGGTTAATCAGTAGAGTTAATAATAACTCCTCTAATAGGTAATATAGGTTTAGTAATTCTATCTAAACCTCATCAAACATATACCACGGGATATCCCGTGGTATATTACTTAATAACGTAGTTCTTTAATTTCTTGATAAGGTGCTTTATGACCTAGATCATAGAGTAAATTACCTTTTTGAATCGTACCTACATCATTGTTTAAATAACGATTACTGATTACTTTTTTATTCCGAATAAATGGTTTAACGTTATCTAGTATACCTTGACTATTAACAACAAAAGAAAGTCTTTCTTCCGTTGCATATTCTTGCGTACTTCGATCTTCGATTGTTGTTAATATAGAACTTCCTAATTGAAGTCCAGATGGAACATTCAAAGAAAGATCTCTATTGGTAAACTTAAATCGAGGATCTATCGATAACTCATCTAAATCAATCGGTAATTCTACACCAACACATTCACTTGGATTAACTAACTCTACAGTGACCTTTAATCCATGATTATAAATGGTAAACGCATCTTTAATGACAGCAACTTTACCAAATCGTTTTTCGATCATGATAGGTCGATGACGGTTATTCATATCGGTAATATATTCAATCTTATCTACCATGGTTGTAAAGAGATCTTCTACTTCAATGGTAAATAAGTCAAATCGATATAAACTACTATCGTAACGAATGATTCGATTATCAGGTGTACGACTCCGTAATGGGATACAATAACGTTTTAATCGATCTATCTGTCTACCAACTAAATTAGTAAAGGATGGTGTTGTTGGTGTGATCACTTGTTCAAGACGACCATATTTGGTTAATGAGGTTACCTTATCTTCTTGACCATCTAATTTAAAGGCTAATATTTTTCCGTAATACCCTTCTTGTTCTACTTCATCAAAACGAAATCCTTCATTAGCAATAAATAAAGTTCCTTCATTTCGATTTAAAGGATCTAAACTAAATCCAACTAATACACGACTATTCTTCGTTACTACAAGATTCTCAATTGATGAACTCACTGAAGCATTTCCATTTGGTTTAGATAATGGAATAATAAATAAAGGGATTCTTGCTTCATGTTGGAATGAATAATTACGAGTATTATTTACATCATGGTATTGCTGATGATATTGATGATGACGTAATTGCCAATATTTATTTCCAATACGTTCATGTTCATGGAAATTGCCACGAGTCGGATAAGGGAGTAAAGCATTAAAATGATTTGATAATACGGTTTCATTATAAATCATATCACCTTTATAGAACTCAATAGAATTTCCCATGAGTTGAACCGTGGTATCGAATCTAATTTCCTTAGCACCATAACGCCAATCGTTATTCGATTCAACAATAAGTTTAACCATTTCTAATAATGGTTTCTCACGATGGTTAGACCAATGTAGTGTACGGTTATCAATATAGTTCTGTGGTAATCCAATGACACTAGTATAGTCTTGATTGGTTTCCATTTCGAAACAATAACAATTTCGACGAATACTTTCATCATAATTTGGATTAAAGCTCTCTTTATTGATAACAACAGGTCTCGTGGTATAACGATTATTCAAAGTACTTAAATCATTTTGATGTCCTTCAGGTAACCAGAATGAATGACTTTGTTTTGGATTCTCACCCATTTGATTAACAATACCAGCAAATGGATGTTTGATAATCGTTAAACTATCTTGAGAGGTAATGTTATTATACACAGTAGCATTATCTAATAAACTATTTGGTAGGTCATTAATATACTCGTAACAAAGCGTATTATTCGGAATACCATAGTTAGTCGTATTTACTTTATAGTTATCTATAGAGTATCTAGGAGGATTCCCTCTTGTAGAAGGAATTACCACAGATTGACGAGATAATACGGGTGTAATCTTCACCACATTAGCATGATTGACTTCTAATGGTAATCCTTGAATAAAATCATTACTATTACCATCTTTAGGTTTAACACTATTTTCTAATAAACTCCATACTTCTTCATCCCAAATCGACCAATGATAAAGATTACTTAATGAATACGTTTCCATATCGATCAATCCTGTTCTAAACAAAGATCGATCTTCTCGATTAACTTTGATGTAAGGAATCAATGTATCGATTTCAAAACTATGCCATTTATCAAATCGCATGATACAAGAATGAAAATCAGCATTATTTCGATTCATGTTGATATTCAATACTTTACCATCTTTGATCGTATAAGTTGTTTCCTTATCCACTAGTCGTTTTGTACTTGGATTCACTAATGGAGGTGTAAACGTATAAGGATTAATAATCTTAACACTATATCGATCGTAATAGTAAGGACTATCCTCAAATGGTTTATAAAGATAACCTTTTCTTACTCTTCCAGCATTATCGATATAATCTAAACAAGTATTCAATTGAGGAGAGGCTGATACGGGAAGTAAATTAGGGTGATGAGTAAAATACTCCGTTAAATTCAATCCCGTGTATTTAATTGAAACAGCTTCTTCATGATCTTCTCCATTGACTGTCCATGGTGTCGGTAATCCATTGATCATGTTTAAACTATAAGGAGCTAATAATTGAACTCGTCCAATAGATACATCTTCTGTTGTTGCAGGTAATTTATAATTATTAAATAATCCAAGGGTTTCTTTTAGATAAACTGGGTTATTTAAAATACCAACGTAAAGACCATTTGTTTCAACCGTCGCTTGTTGATTAATCTCAAGAGTAGAAGTTTGTCGATAATCTGAGTAACACCACATCCCAGCTAAGTTATTAACGAGTTTACGCCAATGTGATTGTATTGGAGAGGTATTCTCAAGTAATACCTCTGGATAAGTTCCATCTGGATATTTACCAGGTTTAATAGGAACGTATTGATAATTTAATTTATACATTATATTGTTTACCTTATTATCAATTAAACTTGTGAATATGGCGTAAATCTAAAGGATTCAATTGGGAAATAACCATGCGAGAATAACTGAGCAAATTTTTGTTTGATCGCTTCAGAAGTCCCTTTTTTCCAAACAGGAATTAATCCTTGATGCATTACATCATCTTTATTACGATCTTGATCTGAAACAACCATAATGTCGTTGTTAACAACATAATCCGATACCGGCATTGGTGTATAATCATTCTTACCTTTTGAGTTAGCAGCACGATCATAGAAACGACAATACCAGTGACCATCTCCTTCCTGATAACTTATCGTAACCTTATAGATGTAATAGTACTTATTGGATTTACCCGTATAATCATCATACGTGACTTTGTATTCAGGATCATCCGCTAAACTAAGTTTGTATCCGTCGGCAACGTACGTGACAGATTCAATTTGTTTTAAGAGATCGGGATGTTCGGGTAAATTAATCGCAATTTCAACGACGTTAGAACTACTGGATTCCCAAAATACCCAACGACCAGGATCACCTTGTTGTAAAACTTCAACAGGCTCATAGTCACGAAGTTCAAATTCATTGATCCATGGTTTAAAGGTTTCTAATTTACGATCTTTATATTCCCCTTCTTTACCAATCGCATACGTATTAATGACAAAACGAAGTCTATCCGCTAAATCAGATCGTATACCTCGAGTAGATCCTGGTAATGTCTCTTTATATAACCAACCATGTTCTTCACGATATTTCTCTGGTTCATAACTCGCTATTGTTTCATAACTTTCATTACGTTCCATTTGATATAACACAGGGAAAGGTAACATGATATCCCAGAATTCACCCATGGCTTTCTTATGCATTAAGCGAGTGTGATATTTAACAGGTTCATGTCGTTTCGTTTTACTTGAAATCGTATCAAAATTAAATTTCTTAGTATAACTAATACCATTGTAATCTTCTACCTGAACGTAAGATTTAAAGAATGGGTGGTTTAATAATTTAATTAAATCGTATTGTTGAAGTAATACCCAGTTACCTTGATCATCAGATTGTTCTACTTTAACCTCAACTACCCATTGTTTTAGTTTATCTTTATAGAGATGTTGTAACCCTAAGATAAATGCTCTATCGCTATATACATTGCGAATGAATCGTAATGTAGTTTCATCTGTAGTATCTCGAGGAATATTATCTTTGTCACTGCCTACCGTACCGATATAACTACTACGTTGATTAACCGCAAATTGATAGATAAATGGACTCGTACACAATTCATTAATTCCAGCTCGATAACGAGCGAAATAACTTACTCCATAGTTCTCAAGGAATTTAGATTGATAACGATATTTCTCAGGTAAAACAAATTTAAATCCATATTGACCTTCAGTGAATTCATTGTTCTTCACTTTGATATTATAAGATTCATCTGTTGGTAATGGATATCCTTTATGGTTACTTATTTCAAAAGTAAATGGAATAGATTCAAATACCATCGCATCACGCATCCACTTATCTTTATTCTTATTTCCACCATTGTGTAAAAATTCATTATCGTAAACCAGGTTTTCACAACGATATTCTACTTCGACCCACTTTCCATTATCACGACGTTTATGTCGTCCTACCATATAGAATTCTACTTCATCCGGATTAATTAATGCTGGGAATTTATAGATCTGTCCATAGGCTTGAATTTTTTGATAAGGTTTTTGATAAACATTATTTGACCATTGGGTGTGACGATCAGAGTACCATACTCGAGTTAAAAAGAGTTGTCCTAAATCTTTAACGTTATTCGTTCCTTTTAAAGTAAAGTTAAAACTTTGTTTATCTTCCTCTGCTTTACTTAACGTTGGTACCCGATAATAAAAACGATTCCCTTTAACCCGTTTGATTTCGTAACGAATACGACCGGTTAGATTACCACCAGTATGATCAAAGAAAGGAATCCACTCACCATAGTTTAATGCAACTTCTAACTCAGTCGATCCTTCTTTAGGTGGCATAAATACCCAAGTACGAATGGATTTATCTAAGTGTTGATATATCTCACTATCTAACGTATGACGATATAACCGTATGGTTAATGATTTATTTGAAGCATTAACGTTCAGAAGATCGATCTCATTACTCGTAGCAATGTTTCGTAAACTAAAATCGTATTTCTTCGTAACCTTACCTTTAGAATGATTTAATTCCACCGTAGTTTGAATAATCAAATCTTTAACATCTTCTTGTATAATACCGGTAAAATCTAAATAAACAGAACGCCAATCGTACATTCCTGATCTACCTTCCGTAGACGGTCTTACCGTTAATGATACGTTGTTACGAATCGTGTATACTTCCATTGAAGCGATATAGGGTTGATGATTAATTCGTAGATAAATAGGTTGACTACCATCTAACCAATGTTGACCAGTTGATTTGAATACTAAGGCATATTTGACTTTACGATATTTTGGATTATATTGATGAATACGATACTCATCTTTACCTACTTTTACAAATAAAGGAAATCCTTCAATATAGTTGATGGTAAGATCTATATCTTTTAAATATTCTCTTCCATTAGCATCTTTAACGATTTTATTTTTAAATGCTGCCATGGAACCTAAGTCTTTTTCAAAGATCACAGGTTGTTCATCTTCAGGATTCCATTTCTCATTATCTCCTACGATATACGTTGGATTCTTTTCAGCTTCGATTCTAAGATAAAGATGAATCTTATCTAATGGGTAATTCTCAAACCAACCATCGGTAGTCACTCTAATCTTACGAGTCCCTTTTAAATAGTTTAAATCTTCTTTATAAACTTCAGGATCATCTTTTGGATACTTTCCTTTATTATCACGATCAATCAATTGAACGGTGCCATCCGAAATAAAGAAACTATCTCCAGGTAATCCAGAAAATTGAAAATCACCTTCACCAACGTTATAGACACGATAACCATCTACTGAAGAAAAATAACTCCCCTGGAGTACATCGACTCCAGGGTGTTTTTTCTCTAACTGTTGGATATCTTCAGATTTGGAAAGATCATACTGCTCTGCATGATGTGCGGTATATATTCTCTTCATCTGTTTATATTTACTCCATGTTAAAGGGTTAATAATGGTTTTTCATTATTTAATTGATAATAGATAGCCGTATCACTTTCTTCCATTCTTGGCATGATCAACCATGGATCATCTTTATATTTCGCTAAGAATGGATGTTGACGACTTAATCCTCTTACCAATAGAACAATGGTTTTTGTACCTGGATCATTTTTCTCAATGGTAACACTTGGATCATTGATATCGATCGTATACGTATATTTATTGGCATCACCAATATAAGATTTATTCCCATCCACGATATGAGATAACCGACCATCTCGTTCAATATAACCTCTACCTGATAAGATCGTAAATTCATATTTACCAATCTCTTCGAGTTTCACATTCTTAAATGTATAACGATAATCTGCTTTACTGTAAAGTTTATTATCGTAACTATTTGGGTTAGGTTGTTCAATTGAAACGATAACGTTACTTCCATTATATTCTACACGACCATGTAAATCGATCACATGTGTATGGTTACCTACGTTTAATTTCAATACATGATGAATGGTTTTATTCACGTAAGATGCAATCTCTTTAATGTGGGAGAACTGATAAACGATTTCTGGACTATTGGATAAATAACCATCCGTATTCGCTAATGGAGTATATTGACCCACTTGACCAAGATGCCATCTAAATTTAACTAAGTCATTATTGATACGTTCTACATGACTGGTTACAGCAGTACTTCTTAAATACTCCCAAGTCTTTGTAAATAATGGGTGTTCATCATCATTATCAAGATACATTTCATATACGACACTCATATTTAAATCATTAGTTCTTTCATCGTTATCGAAGAATTCTACTGGGACTTCTTCAATATCAATAGACATTTCTCTTCGATGATTAAATACCTCAACATTTTTTGGTTTAGTATCTAAATCTTCAACGATCCATTTATTAGTTGATCCACGACCACTTGGTAAATGATAGAAATGATAGTAATCTGCCATACCGGATAATCTAATCTTATCATAGCCAGGTATCACTAATTCAATATAATGCTCAGCCGTTTGATACGTTGGGTTATTTGTCCATACTTTACCTCCATCGGTTAAACGACGTCGAGGTAATGGATAGTTGGTGTTTCCATTAGCAACGATTCTCGCTTTGATGGTCGCTGTCCAATTTTCATCAATCTCAATACTAAAGAACTCATCTTTCTTAATTAATGTATCGTATACAATCCCTTCTGCTTCACTAAAATGAATATAGTTATAATACACGCTATGGAGATTATAGTTAATCAGATCCTTATTAATAATACGAGGAAACTCTTTAATTACGAATTTAATATCACGCCATCCGTATGGATAATTTGGATGACGAGGATTATTATCGCCTTCGATCTTATTGGTATCTAAAATTTCAAAATAACCTTCGATATTATTCGTACCAAATACTCTCTCTAAACTCTTACCATTACCATTATAGGATCCAGTAATAAATGTAAATGAATATTCATTACTTGAATAGAGTTCATTACGAGTAAAGATACGATGTCTCAGATCTTCTGGTGTATTTTCTCGATTAACGGTATATAAGAAATTTAATCGATAGAGTTCACCAATTAATGGCATATCCCCATATTGTTCATTTAAGTTATAATACATCTCTCTAATTAGATGCATTGGAGGAACAATTAACCATGGATCATTCTTTTTATCTCCCCAAACATTATCTCGTAGACTAAATCGATTAATTCTTACTAAAGCACGATCCGGTTCATTCAATAATACTTCAGCATTAGCATTATTCAAATCAATCTTAAATGGATATTTGTGAACCTTAATAATATCTTTCAACGGTGAAGCAGGATCATTTGGTCTTATTCTTTCATGATTATTCCATTTATACGTCACTTGAAGTTCTAATTGAATCTTCGCTAAATCAATTAAACTACCACCTACTATCTCGACTAAGAAGGTTCTCGGTTCATACATGTTAGAACCTGATATTTCTCCTTTCGGATCAGTAATATAACTTTCATATCCATCAATCATTTCATTAAATTTGATCTTGATTGGTTTCACCATATGGAACTGATTCTTAATAATAAAGGAATCAATAACATGAAGTTCAGATGGACTATCTTGAGTGGTTAAGGTAATACTTGTAGTTAATGTATTATCTTCTAGACTACTTCTATCTTCATCAGAAACCCCTAATTCAAAATAACGATCAGTGTTTTCACTACTATGGTTATATTCACCATGAACAGGTACAGTACGTTGATTACTAGGAATTGTTCTAATAATTAGTGTTTTAGTATCGTCATCAAAGACTGTATTAACTGGAGCATGGATATCAACAAATCCATCTTGATTAAAGGTGATGGTTTCACGCCATGGTTTAATATAAAGACTTTCCTTAGTCGCAGATACTGATAAGTTAATTTTAAAGTTTCTTTTAAAGATACTACTATCTACATTCCCTATTTCAATTTCAAGATATTGATTTTCATTTGTTACCCAATCCCAATCTTGGTTCGCTGAATCAGAATGTAAACTACTGACTTTTAGAATACGAGGTTCAAGTTGTTCAGGTAATAATTCTCGATCACGTATTTCACCTTGGTAACAATCTCGACCATAAACAATACCACTAATCAAGATCTCATCATTATCCGTTAAACGCACTAAACCTTTATCCTCATGGGGTAAATAAGCATTTGGACAACTACTAATGAATTGAATTTCACTTTTATCATGGATATTTAATTGATCAATATTCTTCGTATATCGACCACCTATCTTCGTACGACCATAATGATTAATGGTTTTACCGTTCTTATGGAATTCTACTCGTGTACCTTTGGTTTTAAGATAATCAAATACAAACATGTTTGGATCAAATCCTTTATCAATCCAATGTTGTTTAACACTATCTTTCATAGGTGTTTCCATTTGATCATAGTTCTTATTCAGGGTATAAGCATAACTCTCAAGATAATGAATTAAGTAAGGCTCATTACGATAATCGCTATAAGAAACAATCTTATCCCAGTTATGGAGATGATATAACGTCATGCTATACGTATCTTTAAATTGAGTTGGTACGACCCACTCATTTCTTTCAAAGGTGTAAGCACGATCTTCTATAGAAGAAGCAATGGCTTTAACTTTCCAATTTAATGGATGAGTATAACTCTGATGATCAGGTAATTTACGAAGATAAATCACGGGATCAGTTACACCTTCTGGTTGACCAATCTTATTCGGTAATAACCACCATGGGGTCACCAGATGTTGATTCTGATCTAACAATAAGGTTTGATAGAATTCTAATGCATTATAGCCATCTTTACGATAACCAAAGTGTTCATTATTTACTTGTGCTGTAGGAGCACGTTGAACAAAATACAATTGGTCGTGCATGGTTGTTTCAAATCTGAGGTATTCATCAAATACGATTCGATTTTGGAATCGAGTAATACTTCCTTCCTTACGAATCGTTTTCATCAATGTTACGATATCTCTTGCACCAAACCAGTTAATGAGTAACTGCATGTATGGAAGATCTCTCTTATCTGCATGCGTAGATAAGGTATTCCATTCAGTTAACCAACTTCTTGGATAGATCCAAGATTCATCTTGACCTACTTCTACCATGGTGTTTGGTAATTTGATTGGATCATTTTTAGAACCTTTATACGTCGTTCCTATACGATAAACGTTAGGTTCAGTTGGATGTACTCTAGTATATTGAATCACTTTACTGGTCACGTAATCTTGCGTAATCATCTTACTCGTATAAGCTTGTGGTTTATAACCAATATCATACGTTCCTTCTGGATAGATAGTATTTCCATCCATACTCAGGATAACACCATGAATCGTATAAGTTTGATTCATTGGATTAATGGTTAACGCACTATCGATATGGTTAGGTACGTTATCCTGATTATCTTTGTGACGGATATTATACGGGATCATATACATCGGATCACCGAATAATTGAAGAGGTGTAATAAACTCTCCGTTTTTCCAAAGATGTTTCTTCACAATGGCTTCAGCAGATTGAGATGGAAAATCTTCTTTTGATTCTGTTGCAGTAATAACCGCACCGATAGGTACTTGACTTAGATCACAATCCCAACTCCAATTCCCTTCAGGATCAACTGGTAATGTAACACCTTGATCAGCTAAGTTAATAGAGATTGTTACTGTTGCTTCTGGATCCGCTTTACCAGTAATCCGAGTTGTTAACTGATCGATATTCTCTGAATCATTAATAGTTATCTCTTCTAACACGTTTTGATTACGTAGATCAATAAAATAGTAAGAAGTATCGTAAATCCCTAACTTATTCACACCAAACGGATCATCTAACCAAACTTCAATATATCCTCGTTTAACCGTTAACTCAGGTGCTGGGATATTGAAATCTCCATGTTCATCTGAAGTTACACTACCACTAATTAATTTCGTATCATTAAAATAACGATATAAGATTAAGGTATTTCGAGTGGTTGAATGACCAGGGATACTTGGACCTCTATCTTCAATCGCCCAGTTCTTAGGTAAGGTTAGTAATGTTTTATTTAAATAAGCTAATTGTTGTACGGGATAGTTGTTATCTTCATTAATCGCTACCTGAGATTTATTATCTAAGTAGATAACTTTATCTTTATAAGTCAATGTATCAATATTTGCTTTAACAGTCGTACCATCATTTACAATACGTTGCATCACGTAATCTTTAACATGGTAATGATGCGATAAAGTATAAGCTTGATTTGGTTGTAAAGTTATCTTATATTTTGGTTTATGTTCAAAATTATTTGGCGTTAAATATAATTGAATTGGTCGATAAGGAACCAATTGATGTTTACCACGTTCAAAAGAGAGATTACGATTATTCCCAATATCGCTATAGTTATCAATAGTAAAATAAGATGGGTTAAACCAATTTGGTAAAACATCATTAAATCGAATCGCTTGATAATCTAAGATCAATCCTGTTTGTTCAGCTGTATAAGGAATATTTAGATAGTAATTATGGTACTCTTCAACCTTAACTTCATTCTCATCAATCTTAAAGCTACGGTATTGTCCATGAATATTATTAATTAATGTCTTTTCATAATCCGTTAAATAGTAAGTGAGATCACGTTCTACTAATTGGAATAACCCTTCCTCTTGGCGTTTCCAAGTACGGATAGAAGTTAATTCATTTCCAATACTATTTTTACCTAATCTGTGTTTAGATCTGATAAACACCGGTTCATCCGTAAAGTAACCATTTACGGTAAATAAAGAAACGATGTTTCCTTTCTCATCTTCAACGATATCAGGCCACCTATCATCGTATATACATGTATAAACTTTATTTAAATTCTTCTTATTTGCAAAGTCTTCTAACCCAATACGATAGTAACGTTCACCACGTTGCCATATCACACTACCCTGTACATGTACCATGATTTGGTTTTTATCATTCTTAGTAAACCAAATCTTACCACCATTATACGGAATGAATTTATTCTTATTCTTCGTATTTAATGGGAATAGGTATTCTACATTTTGATAATTTGGATAAGTGAGATAATTTGGTTGTTCATCAGCTAATTCTAATTCATTACCTTCAATATCTTCATGGGTGAAATAGTTTACATGATATTCAACATTTGTAATATCGTTAAAATGCCATTGTAATGGATAATGATCAATGGAAACGTAACTATCAATCTTACCTTCTGGATTATAGCGAACAAATGGATACCGGTATACTCCACCAACAGTGATTCTAAATTCATTTACCCATGGATAATAAGTAAAATCAACTGTACTGTTTTCAAGATAGCTTTCAATTTGTTCTTTTAAGAAAGCTAATGATCCTTTTACTGGAGTAGCTGTAGTAAAAGTATCCCATCCAGGCATCGCACGATAGATCAACTGAGTATCGTTTTCTAGCTTATTAACTGTATAACTTTCAGGATAATAATGATAACGATAGGTATCAATTATATCATCGTTACTGACAATATCTAATACCACTGATTGAAATTTATCTTGATGTAGACTATATCCTACCGGGTTATAAACAGCGCTTTTATCTACCCATTGTTCATTTAAGCTATTTGCTTTAAAATCTTTTGCTTTAAAATGACGTTGTGTAATACGATGACCATATTTAGTAATCACTAATCCACTCAATTCTACTTCACCATCACTGGTGATACTCACTACCCCATCATTAACCGGAATGATTCCTTCCGGTAAAGGTATCCATCTTGATCGCTTGATGTTTTCATTACTTTCAATTGGACCATAAGTGATACTTCCATCACTATTCTCAGAAATGATCTTATAAACATTTTTAGGATTAAGATCATCTTTCGTAATCCCATCGTAATAACTTTCAATTGTACTATAATTATCATAGTCAGCTAAATAACCATAATCATCAATATAATGATTTTCTTTACTCTCGACAACGATACCTTGGGTTTTAAATGTCCCATCAGGATAAATTGTTAATCGTCCATTTAAGATAGGGATAGGATAAACCTTATCACCTGTACTAGATACGATCTGATCATCAAAGGAAACAAAGTGATATTGTAATACTTCGTTGTTGTTAAAGACTTCTTTCGTTAAGAAAGGATTTGCTGGAATTGTAAACTTATCGTAAGAGGCATGATGAAATTGAACGCTATTCTCATCTCGATTTAAAATGATTTCATTTCCAGCAAGATAGCGTAATTTCTCAAAAGGACTATAGATACCAGGTTTAACTAATTTATTCCAACAATAAACTTTACCAATGACTTCAATGGTACCTTGTGGATAAATAAAGACAGCAGATTGTTCATCCGCTACACCTACTGGAATAGCGGACTTATGTTGATCTAAGTCTTCAATTAATGGATGTTTATAATCACTTAAATCAGTTCTTGGTTTATAGTTACCCGGTTTTAACGCACGCCAACTTCTATCTAACGTCAGATCAGAAGGTTGGAGTGGTTGGGAAGGTGGATTTGTATTTTCAGGCACCATTGTAATAACTCCTATAGTTAAGGTAGTATGAAAATCGGTGTAAGATCAATTCTGGTAAATATTTACCAGAAATATGTTAACATACGAGAAGATATCGTATGACTGTCTTTTTACCGATTAAAAAGATAAGTTTATTTGCAAATAAATTTTTAAAAAGAATAATAAAAAGGATACGGTAAACATGTTAAAACGTTACCCTTATGATCCGACCGGACGGTCTACCGATAACTTAGTCAGTACGGAAAGACACACCTTATCAGGTAATGGAGGAGATATCCTCTTTCCAAGATATGGTGCTTTCTTTAATGATTCGTTAGTCGTAAAACAAGGTGAGAAGAAGTTAATCTTTAACCAAGATTATCAACTCTCTTTCTTTTGGCAAGATGCGACTGTGAAGGTAGGTGCACCTATCTCCATGGCATTTCAGATATTGAACGATAGATTGATTGGCGAGATTCAGATTGACTATCAAGTAGTAGGTGGTGAGTACCAAGGAACCATTGAAGCAATTGAACAATTGAAGAAAACATTACCTAAGATGCATCGTAATGTATTTTGGGATGATGTGATTAATAAACCAGAAGCTTGGGTACCTACACGACATCTTCATCAGATTGATGATATCTTTGGATTAACCCCATTAGCATTAGCTTTAGAAGAGTTAAGACGTTCTTTAGAACATCAGTCTGTACTGAAATTAAAAACGGTATACGATCGTTTCTTAAAACTGAAACAATACGTAGAGAATACCTTAAATCAACCTCGATCTAACGATGATCTTAATCAGATTTTAACTAAAGTTAATGAAAAGGTACAAGAAGCCATTCGTAATCTTGATTTAACCACAGCGATGAATCAATTAGAGACGAAGATATTAAGTAGTGTAGATATTAAATATAATGGAAGTATCAAAAGTCATGAAAATATGATCCGAAATCTCATGAGAGAATCTTTGGAACGTTTAGATCAAATCACGACTCAACGAGATGAACTTGGTGCATTAGCGAAGAAATATCGTACCTTTAATGGTTCAGTTCAAACTTTCATGACAAACGCGAATGGAAAGTTTATTGAGATTGATAATAAGTTTAATCAGATCAATACAAAATTCAATGAAGTTGATCTTTCAGTTACGTCTAAAGTTCACGATGCCGAAACCTCATTGAATACCGTAATTAATAATGCGATTACTAATCTTGAAAATAAATTAAATAAAAAGATTTCAACTTTATCTAATACTTCAAGTAGTAGTAGTCCATCTACCCCAAGTATATCTCAACAAGAGTTAGATGATCTTAAAACGAAATTAGATCAAGAAATTCAAAATCGTACTTCAGAAGATGCAAGTATCAAAAGTGGGTTAGAACAATATAAAACGTTCTTAACTCAGAAACGCGATGAACAATCTGCTCGTATCGGTACGCTTGAACAAAAACATAATCAGTTAGAAACACGAGTCAATGATTTAGATGCACGTGATAATGCATCCACTTCCATGTTACAAACGAATTTTAATAATCTTTCTAATCGTGTTGATCAACTTGAGAAATGGAAACAAGGTGCTAATATTAGTGGGGGTAGTGGTAACAGTGGATTAAGAGGCGGTCCAATCAATATTGAAGCTGGTAATAACGGATTAAGAGGTGGACCGATTAATATCGAGGCTGGTCGTTCAGTTACTTTATTAAGTGATTCTAGTTCAAATAACTATCCTACTTTTGATCCTGAAGATTTTGTTATTAAATCTACTTTTAATGATTTTAAAAATGAGTTAGATATCAATTTAAATTCATTAACTAACGATACACGTGACATCAAAACAAATTTACCAACGATCGAAAGTAAGATTACCCAATATGGTGAACAATTACAACGGGTTGAAGAACATTTTAGAACCATTGAAAAAACCGCAAGAAGTGCAGCAAATAAAGATGCTGAACATGACCGGATTTTAAAAGATCTTCTAAAACGCATGTACGTAATGGATGGAGGTAATAATCCAACAAACGAATCAATGCGTGAAGAATTTTATAAATCGATGGAACAATCCGTTAATGAAGCAATTGAACGTTATCGTCAAGAATTTAATGATACAACTAATCAAATCCAAGCAGATTTAAATAAAAGAAGTTCAGTTGATCCAGATGAACTCAATCGTACCATCAAGAAAATTCTTGATCAAAAGATTGCTGAAGAAAGAATTGCTTCACCTGAATTTACCTTAACCAAACTAAATATTCATCCAGATACGCCTACTGAGCAAACTATTTCTGGTGGCAAGTATATTACATCTAATATTATCTACATGGCAGATGATGTTGATAAAACAGAAGTAATCGCATTTGCCCCTACTACAACATTTGAATGGACTGCTTCATCTACTTGGGTGATTCCTGATAAATATAATGACATGATTGCTCAGGTACATTTAACTACACCATTAAAATGGCAACAGCAACCAACTCGATTTGAACCTAATGGCACAGCACTAACACCAAGTACAAAAGTCGCTTATATTCGTTTAAAAAGCGGTATCCCAATCGATCTAACGATTGGTGATGTGGTATCCTTTGGTACGATCTTTAGTAATGATGGTGTAAGTGATCACCGTATGGTGACTCCTGGTATACTGATGAATAGTAGTGCTATTCCAACCAATACAATCGGTAATTACGGTAAGATTACTGTCATTGTCTAAATAACAATATTAATGAAATTAAGGAAAAATAAATTATGGCAAAGTTTGCACAAATTATCAATAATAAAGTCGTTAATATTGTTAACGAGGATCCTACAGGGAAATACCATGAGAGTTTGATTTGGATTCCTTGTACAGAAGAAACATCAATTGGCGATACTTATAATGTCATTGATGGCGTATTCGCAAAACCAATTACCTCGATTGATGCTGAGAAACGTAATCTACTTCAACGATTAAATCAAGTGTATCAATCTAGAATGAATATCCTTTGTATCGATTTTCCAGAAGAAGAACGTGTGACTTGGAGTATCCAAATCGAAGAAGCCAGAGAATGGATGAAGGATAATAACGCAGAGTGTTTATTCTTACGCAATCAAGCTGAAGCACGTAAAACGAGTATCCAACAATTAGTACCTAAAGTATTAATGGCGAATGCTTATTTTAGAAAGTATGCTGGTATCCTAACAGGTCGTCGTCAACTTCTTGAGGACTTCATCCAAGGAATCAATGATTCTCAGCAATTAACTGAAGCGATTCGTAAGATTGAACTCTGGGAACAAGAGGAGTGGAAATAATGATTTTAGAACCTTTAAAGATACGTCGTCCTTTTGACCCTACTGGTGAAAGTAAAGATAACTACGTACATGGTGAAACTCATAAACTCCCTGTACAAGCAAGACGTATCATCGTCCCTCGTATGGGTGCCTTTTACGCAAGATCATTAGTGGTTCGTAAAGGTACGGATACGTTACAATTAGGAAGAGATTATGAGTTAGCCGCATTATATCATGATGCTACTGTAACGGTAGGTCAAGATGTTAATGTACTAATCGTATTTACTAATGACCATATTGTTGATGAAATTGAAATTGATTACCAAGTAGTCGGTGGTGAATACACCGGTACGTTTGAAATGATTCAACAATACGTAAATACGTTGTTAGTTGATCCACGTAAAGTGAGATGGGATGATATCTTAGCTAAACCTGACTTCTATGCACCACGTGAACACTTCCATGATATTAATGATGTTTATGGCGTAAATGATCTTGTTCCTGTATTAGAAGAAATCAGAAATGCATTGATTCATATTCGAAGTACTGAATTTAGACAAGTCTATGATCGGTTGATTGCGTTAAAAGGTCGATATGAAGTAGATATCGCTAACGTGCTAGCGAAATTAAAAGAGATGGAAGGTATCACAGGTGGTGCTTCTTCTAACTTTGAATCTATTCGTGCTAGTATTCGTGAACTCTTTGCGCAGATTGCATTAAAAGCGAGTAATACAGATTTAACGGATAAATACAATGAGTTATTAGCGGCTGTTCGTTTGAAAGCTAATCAGACTGAGTTAAATACAAAGTATGGTGAATTGACGAATAAACAAGGTGAACTTCAAAATAAAGTCAATGAAAAAGCGAATCAATCAGATCTACAATCTAAATATGATGACCTATTAGCTCAATTAGCTACTAAAGCTAATCAAACTGATTTGATGGCGAAGTATAATGAGTTATTAACCAATATTAATAACTTTTTTACAGCAGATAAGAAGTTAAAGAACCTTCATATTCCAATCAGTAGTACTGCGGGTAACCAAGTTGAACTAAAGAATGATGGGCTATTTGTTAAACCAATTACCATCGAGAATGACTTAAATAACTTAGTGCATGTTCACAATAATGGGTTATACGTTGGACCTTATCCACCTCCACATTTAGTAGAAACTTTTGTCGATGCAGTAAACGGTAGTGATACGACTGGTAATGGTACTAGAGCAAACCCTTATCAAACCATTAATAAAGCGATAGCGATTGCCCATGGTTATCGTCGTACGATTAAAATCATGGAAGGTCAAGATCATTTGATTCAAGATGCATTAGATTTAAATAATGATCGATTAATTATTGAACCTTACGGTCCTCGTTTTGATGCATTACCAGAAAACCTATGGGATAGAAAAGCAGCAACAGAAGATGTTTATCATTTGGGAACTTCTATCTCATTTCGATCAAGAATAACATGGTCTATCCATTTATTTAACTCACTCTTTAATGGTGAGGGTGAAAACACTGTCATTATCCATGGTGTTAAATTAAAGAAATATGATCATGCATTAACTGGTCAACCAGGTAAACAAATGGCGAGTTATGTCGGTATTGACGATTATCATGCCAATGTTGATTTTGAATTCCGTTATTGTGGGATTGAATTCATGGGAAATAATCCTAATAACGTTATGTTTACTGGTACTGGTGGTTTTGTTAAATCAAGAATGATTAACTTAGTTAACATGATCGAAATTAGCGGTACTGGTCGATTATTTGATCATTTTAACTGCCCTAACTTTATGGTGACTATGTATGGACTAGTATGGGATCGAGAAGGCGGTAAGTATCTTCGTCAGTATATGCCTAACTTGACTCGAATAGGAGATACTATTGTTGGTGTTAATTTAGTTAGTGCATCAAATAATATTTGGTTTCCTATGACCGCAAATCAAACTACAGGTAATCATTTTTCCTTATACTGTAACCCACAAGATAATGCAAGAGGGTTATATGCTGATGCGCCTGGGTTGAATAGTGCGACATTCTCATTTACACCTAATGATATTGAATTTGTTCGACTTGATAAGAAGTTTAAAGCAACTGAAGTAGTTCAAACCTCTGATATTCGATTAAAAGAAGATATTCATTTAATCAATAATCCTATTGAAAAGATCAAACAACTTCACGGGTATACCTTTAGATTTAAGAACAATGAGAAAACCTCAGGTGGTGTGATTGCTCAAGAGGTAGAACAAGTGCTTCCTGAAGTCGTTGATACAGACATCAATACAGGTATGAAATCTGTATCTTATAATGGTATCGTTGGATTACTTATTGAAACCGTTAATCAACAACAAAAACAAATTGAGATCCTAACCAATACTGTCAAACATTTACAAAAAAATAAATAACAGCATAGTGGTGAGTATAGGAATATTCCTATACTCACCTATGTTTTATTCGGGTAAAGGATATCGTTTATGGATATTTAATTCATTAATCGTTTGAACTACTTCCGTTCTATCTTTCATGAGATCTTTTCTTTTATAATGATGATAGAATGCTTTATCTAAAATATTTTTAATCTGATTAAATCGAGTGGGATTTAATAATCTTTGATAAATCGGTAAAACGACTGTGTAGATTAAAGGGATATCAAACTCTTCAAATATCCCGATATACGTTTCCATTGAAGTTTGAAATACGACTCTCATCTTTTCATCTTTGATTTTATTATATTCTTCATAGATTGCTTTATGAAGTGCTAATAAAGATAACGCATTATCATTCTTAATAATTTTACCAAATAAAGTATCAATGAGTTCTTCATAAATTCTTCGATCTAAATGTTCTGGAAACTCTTTATATTGATAAATAAAGGATACCAACATCTGACAAAGAACACCATTCGATAAATTACCTTTATTATAAGAGATCTCGATATAATCAACGCCTGGACAACGTACATGAAAAACCTTACCTTTCCATTTATAAAGGAAAGGACCTACTGTTTTTAATATTTTATAAATCCCAGGTAATCCGAGATATTTTGTACCTGGAAATTGAAATGAATACGGTATCTTATCGCAACGAAAATATTCGTCTTCTTTCATTCGTGATGTTCTAAACTTTAATTTAAGTTCTTCTGTAGCGAACTTAATATCATCAATGAATTTCATTTTGGTTTACTCCTTATAGTAACTACTGAAACATAATCGATATCAGGATCATATCTTTACAATAGATCCTGATATCTTTTTATAATAAAATATTAATTGACTTTTTGAACAAGGGTTCGTTTAGCTTCCTCTATCACCGTATCTTTTCTAACCGATACCCAGGTGACTTGATCTTTATCGATCACCTGATAGATTTCATAGATGACAGAAGTATCATGTTGTACGACTACAAAATTGACACCATGACAAATGAATTCAAAATACTTTCTACCATTATATTCAAATGATGGTGGAGTAATAGGTTGTTTAAATTCATTTAACCAGAAACTACTAATAAATACGAGTTCATCTTGTTCAAAGTTCATAATACGTTTACCTTATTTATTAAAAAGGAATATCTTCATCGGTAATATTAGAAGGTCCTATTCTTTCTTGTTTACCAACATGCTTACATGTGAAAGTAGGATTACGATTTAGAATACGATCAACAATACTATCAAGTTGTTCTAATTCTTCATAAGACCCACATTTACCCACAACACCAATTAACTCACCATTCACTACAAGATTGTTAATATAAGGTAATTCAACATTCAAATCAAACACAAACTGTTTGATAATTTCATCTGTTAATTGATTTGGGTTACATCTAAAATCTAAATCAAAAGACGGATTAGGTAGAGTAATGTTAATCTTTTCTTTCGTATAGAGTTTATAGAAAGTATCGTAATCCACACATTCTGACATCATAAAGATATCATAAGCTTCACGAATATCTTGTCCTTCAACCTCAATAGATACTTCAGAAGATAATTCTGCTAACTTAGTAAATAAATGATCGAAATGCTTACATGTTACGAATAAGGGTTTAGTAAACGCTCTTACTTGAGGTAATGATCGTCTACATTTATGATTGATAATAAACAGATCTTGTTCATTTAAATCAGAAACTTCAATCTCTGATTTAAGTTGACTATTGATGAGTGATTCTAGGATACCTACATGGTGTACGGAATATGTTGGGGTATCAGTGTTATCGATAACTCGATAAATGAAATACTCACATTTCATCCAACTAAAGGTATCAATCTTTGGATAACAGATCAGATATGGAATATCGTCGATAGTCATCAATTTAACCATAAAAAGATCATCGTATTCATATTCAAATAAATGAACAAGATCATCATTCTCTAAAATAGATTCCATCTCATCAAAATCCATGTCATTTAAATCAATACCCTTGATATACTTACACAACCATTTATCAATATACCCACTACCATGTTCTAATAGGGTTTTACCTTTAAGTTGATTTAAGAACTTTTCTCTTTCCATTTTTAATATACTCCTTAACAAATTATTTAAATTCAAAACTTTTCAGATTAAGATAACCTGTAATTTGTTTAACTATTTTCTCTTTTAAATCATTTGATAGATCAGTTAATAAATGATGTCCAACTAAGAAAGTACTATATTGAACTTCAATAAGATCACAATAGTCTCCTTCTTTAATATCAACGATGATGATTCGTTTTGGATCAGCCGAAGGTATAACGAGTTTAATTAAATGATGATTTAATCCTTTTGGAATTTCAATAAAGGCAAAAGAGGCAGATTGATTCAATAATAATTCAAACAAAATACTATAATGTTTAAGATTACTCATGAGTTCTTTTGCACTTAGTTCCATAACTTGCTTATTCTTATCTTCTTCAAATAACAAATAAATCGCATTCTTCAAATGACAGTGACAATTTAACCGACAAAGTGCTTTATAGATGACAGGTTTTAAATCATGATAACAACCAACCAATAATGGTAGGATATGTTCAATCACGAAAGTATGATCGATATACTCTAAATAACTAAAATGACTATGAATCAAAACCTTGAATTTAAGCACATCTTCTACTGTAAGCCGTTTAGGTAATGAATATCTTAAAAACTCATCAAGTTGAATTCCCTTCAAAATATCCAATAAAAAACTAAGTTGTTTAATTTCAGTTTCACACTCATCATCTTCGTAGATGTACGAATAACGGCGCTGTAACATGTCGTAAATAAAATTATAAAGTTCTTTACTAGATGTTGGTAATACACCATCTATCGTTTCAACAGTGAGTTCATATCCGTTTGCTGAGATATAATAGTACGTTCCTATTTCATTTCTTTTAAAGTATTCATATCGTTCTTTAAATGTATCGATAGCACCTAAGCTAAAAGGTAATTGATACGTTTCTTCCTTAACTACCTTTCCTTCAAGTAAAGCTTTCTCTTCTAAGGTAAGATTACTGGTATCAAAAGTATTTGATTGGAATACTGTTGTTTTCATTTTTCTACTCCTTATAACTAATTTTACTTTTCTTAATATTAAGATTACGAACAATGGTATTAATGATTCGACTTCTGATTTTCTTCTTACTCTCCTTAGTAGTATCATAAACACAATAGTCAAATTTGATACTTAAAACAACATCTTCTTCTAATTCTTCTGGATCATCATTGATTTCAACATCTAGAACATAGTCTCCAACGAATCTAATGATATTCTCATCGTTTAGTTCTTCATCTGTTTGATACTCTAAAACATTTAAAGTAAACGTATCCGTATGCTCAGCAATCTTCTTATTTAATTTAACTAAATGATCATCAATTTCTTTCATGAAATCATCACGACTACGATTCTCTGAATCTTTAACCAGATCATTAAACAGGTAATCAATAAGCTTTAAGATTAAATACGATGCACTTCTATCTTTAAAGGTTTTATGAATTGCTTTAAAGTATTTTACTGGCATACCCAAATATAATAGTAATTCAATCCCTAAGAATGAATGTAACCGAAGATCTGCTTGTTTATTTAACGATAGATTTGGATAACTTTTAGCCAACTTATCCAGTTCAAGAATATGATTTAATGTAATAGTAACATCATTTTCACTATCTTCTTCTGTTAAATAAATATCCTTCATTACGTCAAGTAATTGACGTAAATAAAAGAGTTGGTTATACTCTAATCTAGATAATCCATAAGAAACGTATAATTCAACTCTTCTATCGTGTAATATTTGATAAAATAGTTCAAAGAATGCTTCTTTTGTTTCAGGTAATTCACCAACTACGGTACTTATTTTAACCGTATTTCCTTTTGTTAAAATACGATAGTATCTTGAAAATTGGTCAATAAAATATATTTCTCTATTCAACGTAAGAATAGATTCTACATGAATAGAGAAATTTATAACTAACGTGTTTAATGGGTTGATTAAAATGAAATGATTCTTTTTCTAATTCCAGAATAATTGGGTGTTTAACAAATCTTAATACGGTCATTTTGGTTTTCTCCTTAATGGTTTAGATAGGGTTCTAATTAGGTAATATAGGTTTATTCAGTTTAAGCGTTTAATACGGTATGTGATACTATACTTAAAATTAAGTATAATCACTAAAATATATATTTTACACTTAGTTAACTAAAAAGGAATCTTTATAATGTCCTTAAATAATGAATATAATTTAAGTAAAGTAAAGTCTATCGTAGATGTGATTAAGAATACTTTAATCTTAACAGACGAAACTTTACAAAAGGTAGACTTTGATCAATTTATCTTGATCCAATTACCGGTTAAACATGATGATACACAAGTTCAATTTAAATTCGATACGAAAGCATCTTTAAATGTGCCGTATAAACTTGAATCAAATCAAACCTTTTCATTAAATCGTTTAGATGCTTCTGCGGTATTAGAATTAGCAGGGTTAACCAAACGTGAATTTGAGAAATCTGAATATGAATCTATTCGTCAACAACTATCCGATTACGGTGTATTAACGGTTACTTCAGGAAGTATCAATGACGAAGAAGGTGATGCGAAATGTGTATTTAGTATTACAGGGTTAGGCGATAAAAAAATCAAAGCTAACTTTATTGATTGCGCTAAAAATGAGAAGTTAGCTAATTTATTCGATATCTTATTCTCAGGTAGTGTAGATCTCACTTTCAAAGGTAAAGAAATTGAGAATAAAGTCCCATTCGATCCAAATAATCCACCAACTCGTCCAAATGATCCAATGGAACCTCGATTAGAAACCGATATTTCACCTTTCTTTAAGAACCGTAATTTAGGCAATATTAACTTAGCTAATTCAACTGTACATTCTTAATAATTATTAAGTATTATTTTACTTAATAGATATGTGACTAAATAACTAACTATACGAAAAGTCACACGGATATAAATACTTAAAAATAAAAAAGGATAAGCACATGTCTGATGCAAATTTTGTCGATCCAGCCGTACCTGCCAAGAAAGCCTTCGTTACGCTTAAAGACTACTTTAAGGCACGTGTCATCGAATTAAACTCTGATGCTTCCTCATTAGACTTTACTGACTTTGATGCCACTGTTGATGGTAGTGCGAAGAAAATTTCTTTAGCGCTGAAATCGAATCACAAAAATCGCTATGTGTTAGCAAACCCAGTTGACTTTACCTATGGTGAAATTGACTTCAATGGCTTGATGACCACTGTACTTGAGTTTGCTCAAACTTACTCAAGATATCAACGTGATGACGTGATGAACGCATTACCAGATGGTTTAGTTAGCTCATGGGATGATGAACATCAAAAATTAAAAGTGACTGTAGCAAGTACTGCAAACACTTTTGGTTTTGAAAGCGATGATGCCACTTTAGTAACTGCATTATTCCAAGATGCAGAATTCGAAATCTCTTTCGTTGAAGATGCAATCAACGTAGGTGACAAATTAAATAATACTACAATCAATGTAACATTATCTGAATTCGTTGCCGGCTAATAAATAGTTAGTATAATGGTGAGGTAGGGAACTCCCTACCTCACCTATGTTTGATGGGATTAATAATATCCTTCTTTTCCAGTATAGAGTCGATGAAGATATTTGATTAATGTAATATAATGGATTAATTGATCATGAAAATACATCCAGTCTTCTTTAATATCAGCAAAGTCTCTTGTTTTATCATGTGGATCAATATATAGATTGGTATTGGTACCATTCGTTGCAATTTTTACATTATATCGATCTTCTAATAGAAGCTGTTTCATCGTAAAAGAAATTAAGAAAAATAATTGCTCTTCACTCATAGGCGAAATATATAATTCATTATATATTATAGACCCATCTTCAAGATGATAGATATAAGTCAACTGAGATCTTTCAAATGATCGAGTTATCCGAGAATAAAAAGCATCATCTTGAATCAAATCTAAAATAACTACTAAAGCATCAATATCTTCATCACCTTCATGAATCAATCGTTGTAGATCAATAAGATACTCTTCTTTATTTTCTTCGATAGTAGATATTGGAATGATATCGTCACTTAAAAATAATGATTTAATAGTGTGCCCCATTTAGAATTCCTCTTCGTGTAATTTGATCGTATTAGTAAAACTGATTAACCATTCTTTAGTAGGAACAATATTATCGATAGTACAAAGATCAATATAGTAAACCGATTTACCTTCTTCTTTACTGATAGTAAAGTTATCAGCATCAAGACGAAATTGGTTTTGATAAAACAATTCTCTATTTTGACTTAATATTGTAGTCTGATGCATGCTAATTAATATATTGAGAAGTAATATGGTATCTTTAATATTCTTCAGACTAGTCGTTTCATCGTAGCGTTTAGAAACTAATGGAAATGAACATAATCGCCAAATAAATAATGGGTATCCTTCTATTACTAATGTTTCTAAATCAACGAGATTCTGCTTCATGTTTCTTACGTGCCTCTTCTAATTTCTTCTTAATCAATGATAGGAACGATTTACGTTCTTCTTCTGTACAAGACCCTTTCTTCTTTTCCATTCTTAAATAAAGAGTATTGATAACTCGTAATTGATTACGATGACCAAAATCATATTTCTCAAAATGAAACTCTGGATGTTTAACTCTTAACTCAACAAGTATCTTATTTAATTCTTTATTGATTTGTTTAAAACTACCATGATCCTTTACCCAGTAATCATTGACTTTAAAATGATCTTTCTCATCAATGCTTGACCATAGATAAACATGAAGAGATTTATTTAACACCACTTTCGTACTTTCAAGAAAACGGTTCTTAAGATCCACGTATTTCTTAATATCATAAGTGGCTTTTTCATCTTTTGAAATAAAATATACTAATGAAAAATGATAGTTCGTTAAGGTACGGATAATATTCGTAATGATCTCAACATGATCTTTAATACTGTATAATCCATAGTGTTTAAAATACAGTTTCTCAGAATCTTTTAAATTACGCTCTAATCGCTTAATCTCGCGATAATAAACATCTTTAAGACTCTTCATCAACTCTGGTCTATAATCTTCTCTAATGCGCTCTAATCGCGCTAAAATACTCATGTTCATCTCCTTTATTCAATAGACATATATCCTCTGCACACGACATGGTACAGAGGATATATTTAGTGTATAATTTATTACTTATCTACAACACCATCTTCAAGATAACGTAAGATACGAATCAGTTCACTTTCTTTGACTTCATCAGATTTGAATTTAATAGGATGAATGATACCATACCCATTATACACGGTTTTCGTATCCGTACTGTGTTGATGTAAATCAACTACTTGAAGATCCGTAATTTTCTCAGTTAACTTATTGATATCGTTATATCGTGTTTTACTTCCATCGATATAGAAATATTGAATTTCGTCATCATTATTACTATCTGTTTTCACTACGTAATAAGGTAATTGATGATGTAGGATAGAGTGTTCAATCAAACGAATCGCATGTGGATCATTTGGTTTGAATTTAAAGATCTTATTGATTTTCACAAATTGATCTTTATCGGTGGTTTCAGGATTATTCTGGTCTACGTAAGGAACATTCAATAATCGTTTTATCGTATCCAATTCATACTTAAATAGATTATATAAACTATAAATGGTATCAACACGATCTACTTGTAAGAAACTATAAGTAGATACACGATGCAATTGATCTTCTAAATGAATACCAGTATCAACAGTTTTTTCAAAATGTTGAAGATAAGGTCCATCAATGACCTCAATATGATCCATCTTTAATCTTAATGGTTTAGTTGAATGATAAACTAATACCGTGTTCGTATCAGGATGTTCAAAGATATACGTACTAACGATATTTTCAATTAATCGGTGTTCAGCATTAATTTGTTGATATATCTCATGATGACTAGAATCTCTACTAATCACGGAATATAGATAAACCTGATTTACTTTATTAATATCTGATTCAAATAAAGATGGTTGAATTTCTTCATTAATCATATTGAGTAATCTGGAATTCTTTTCTTCATCTAATAGATGATACTTATCGACAAAATAAATAGAGATATAAGATTGAATAGGATCATGGTGGTTAATATTAAATCCTACGGTATAATCAATATTTCCAATAAGTCTCAATATCTTAGATAAAATCTTTGTAAATTCATCGTTAAACCAAGTAATCGGTTGATTGATCAAATACGTATCCGGATTACTCTGTAAACGTGTTGAAATATGTAGTTTAAACATATGCAAGGATATCCTTTTTCATAAAAAAAAAATAATAATAGTACTATTGATGTCTAGGAGAGATATCTCTCCTAGACATACTTTTTGTTAACGACTAATCGTATAAGTAGTACTTTGATCTTCTAAAAGTTCTTCAACATCATCCATCGTATACCCGAAGTACTCGATCACTGCTTCAGTGATATCAAGTTCTTCAAGATAAAGAATAATTTCACGTAAACTGAATTCACGTTTATTTAGAAGGATTTCACCATTAATAATATACTCAGCTGTATAGTGGTGATCACCTTCTAATACTCTAGCTTTAACAGAAGTATCTTGAGTTAACTCAAACACCATTTCAGCAATCCCACCTACCTTAGTCGGATAACCAATCAATAACATGTTTTCAGAAACACGATCATACGCGTAGTAGTTATCGAAGAGTTCTTCGGTAGTACCGTATAAACGACATCCTACATGATAGATATAATTATCAACAGATAACCATTGAGTAGGATCATTATTCTTACGAATATACTCATGTAAGATACCACGATCATAACCTGATATTTCAGGTGGCGTATACAGAAGTTGTTCTAAGAAGTCTCTTCCATCTTTAGGTTCTAATCGACGACTATCTCCTGCTTGCTCATACTCAAAGTTAATGCGTTGGATTTCTTTTTGTAACCATTCGATACTATCGAGTTTTAATCGATCATCTACATTTGGATCTAAGCTATTCATTGCGGTTTTGAGATCTTCAATAAACGCAATGGTAGATTGTCTTACTGTATCGGATGATGGTGTATATGTTTTATAGAAATCTAAGATCTCACGATACCCTGGAAACATCCATCCTTCATCAGTTAGATCTTGCTGAATACGATCTAACTCTAATGGATCATCTGATTCTAAGATAACGATGTTATACGTACCGGCATAATGACTGATTTGATTTGGATTTAATGGATTAGCTAACATGTTTATTTACCTTCTACGGATGATTTAGAAATGGATTTTAGATATTCAATAATATCTTCTTTTAATTTATTTGGATAAGGTAGGGTATAGGTTTCTTTTGATCTATCCGCCCAATAGAATACTTGAGTATAATTTAAAACCATTAAATAATTTCCATCCTCATAATCGATTAAAAGTAGAGTATAGGTAGTACTCGTTGATTTATTCTTTCTGAGGAATGCATACATTGGTTCATCGTAGATACCATGAGGACCTTCAACGATAAATGAATAATTGCAAGGTTTTTTACCATCGTAGAAACTATAAATACTATCAATATCTAATTTGAATGGATAATGAGTATCCATTAATGTATTTAACTTATTGATAGTTTCCATTTTGTCTAATAATTTCATAATCTTTACTCCTTATAATAGATGAAACATAATGGCGTGAGATAGTTTTAACATCTCACGCATTCTAATAGATAATATAAATTTAGTAATGAGATCGATCTTCTGAATCTTCTTTATCTTCCGTACTTAATGATTTCTTTAACATGTTAAAATAAAAATTACTAATACTAGAATTCGCATTAAGTATTGAATAATTTAGTGTATCGTAACACTCCATTTCAGTCGGTGATGATTGCTTATACTCTTCAAAGGATTCGAATTCGACAATTTCAAATACAATTACCTTGACACTCTCATCTTTATTTTCCATTCGAATATAAAGATGATCTTCTAATTCAACGATATACAGCCAAGATGGATAATCTCGTTCTAATCGTTGTTGTTGAATCTTTTTAAGACTATTTGCTAAATGGGTGTCTTTAAGGTTAATTTCAGCATTATATCCTTTATAGACGTATTTAGGTAATTTCTCCCATATCGATAATGGAACATCAATCGTAGTGATTGGATTTAATACCGTCATGAAATAGGGTTTAAGATGTTTAAACATAATTTACTCCTTTTGTTCTTTTAAAAATCTTTTTAATTTTTCACGATAATAAATTGTAGTCATTTTATTTTGATCATTAAACAGATAATTTAATGTATTGTATCGATTCTTTACACTATCAGGTATCTTTTGATAATATTCTCGTGACTCGATCTCAATAATTTCAAATACCGACACATCAAGATCACTATTTTCTTTGGTTTCTTTATTCAGTAGAATATATAGACATTCATCTAATTCAATAACCTCTAATTTAGATAAATAATCAATCTTCAATCGTTGTACTTGTAGTCCTACGATTTCTATAAGAGCTTCTACCAAGCTTTTATCTCTAATATCTTTAAAAGGTTCATATCCCTGATAAACATGCTTAGACGCATTATCCCAAAGTGTTTTAGGAATACTAAATGATGTAAGTGGATTCAATACTGTTTTATAACTAGGGGTAAGATATCTCTTAGCCATTATTTATTCCTCTTAGTAATATTTAGTATATTATCACTAAATTTAGTTATGTATACTCGTCGGTATACGTTAATTAAAATTAGGATAAAAAGAAAATGAGTTTAGATAATTTTAATTTCGAGCGCAGTGTAGAGCGTGTATTAAAAACCGAAGCAGGTTACGTTAACCATAAGGATGATACTGGTGGTGAAACTAACTTAGGTATCACTAAAGCGACTGCATTAGAAAATAAAGACATCTGGGCAAAACATAATTGGAATGGGGATATGAAAACCTTACCACGTAGTTTTGCTAAAGAAGTCTATAAACGTAAATATTGGGATCGTATCCGTGGAGATCAACTCCATGAGATCTACCCGTTATTAGCAGACCACATGTTTGATTTTGCTATCAATGCTGGTACAGGTGCAGCTGTTAAGCATCTACAACGTGCATTGAACGTATTAAATCGTAAACAAGTAGATTACGCTGATGTTGGTGTCGATGGTGCATTAGGTCAAGGAACCATTAATAGTCTCTTAGCCTATGCACGTAAACGTGGTCAACGTGGTGTGGAAAACTTAGTATTAGCGTTAGTAGCTATGCAATGGAACTTCTACCTCTCTATTACTGAAAATCGTGAAGCCAATGAATCCTTCACGAATGGTTGGTTAGAACGTGCTTCAGATAAATTAGTTACCTACGCAAGAGAAATGTAATATAACCCCCTCATCTAGGATCATCTAGATGAGGGATATGTTTGAAGGGTATTATTTAATACCCTTAATTAATTTCATATAACGGTTATGGAAACTTTGGATATAGGGAAGTGTAATATACGTAGGATCCTCAGGGGATGATGCCTCTGGTTCTTGATACTTGAGACTATGATCTAATGAAGACATCTTACCAGAGAATAACCGATATCCGGCCATCTTACCTTCGCTATGGACTTCTAAGTCAATTCGAATGTTTTCTTTAAACCCAGCTTTAAAGAGTTGAATGAGTAATTCGTAATTCACTCTTCTTTCCATGAATCGGTAAACAAGCTTAATCTCTTTTACTCTATCGGTAAATTTCGTTAAATCAGATTGTTTGATAAAACTGACTTCATAGTCGATATCCTTAAAGTACTGAGTTTGTTTATCACCCGTTAAGACTTCGAAGTTATAATAAATACCAACATTTTTAGCTAAGAATACACCGACTAATCGAGTATCTTCACCTTGATTTAAAAAGATAAAATTCGCATTAACATCACGGCTATAATCCATGTAAACGTACGTAATAGTATCTTCTTGACGAAGATTATTTCGTTTATACCAATCTTCAATCTTTAAAGATTTTAGAATAGGGTAATTAAATTCTTTATGGATTAGTTTTGCTAATGCAAGTCGATTAACAAGATTAGTCATTTTATTTGGATATTCATTAATCCAATTTGTAACAAATTTAACATTTGCTTTTAAATCTTGATTTGACATAGTTTAAATCTCTCCTCTCATATGCTGCACTCGTATCTCAATGTTTTCACGTTGGGTACCTTTAATTTCACGAATATCTGAAACTAAGAGATGGAAATGTCTTCCTAACTCATATCCAATATTTGAATAATTGATTGGTTTACCATTCCAATTATGATGGCTCTCTTTATTTGATTTAATTCTAAAAAGATAATTCAATCTATCTTCCATTAAATCAAATGAGTAAAAAGCTTCTTGATGTTCAAAAGGGTAAAACATCGGAAGCAATGTTTTGATGTTACCGAGTAACATCTCACTTGGTAATTTCGAGTCTTCTAATAAGATGAATCGGGAATCTAATATACCGTACCCACCTGATCTGGTAATATCAAATAATTTAAGATATGAAGCAAAGATAACGTGGGTCTTAACGTTATCATAAGTTAATTGAGGGCAAAAATTAATGTAAGCACGAATTAGTTTACCGTCATCCTTATTAAATTGATATTGAATAGAATCCCCGTTACTTCCTTTTAATACGATAGATTTTTCATCATTCCGTTTAGGGATAATTTCATATCCATCCCCTTTAAGTAAGGTGGGTTTATGTTTCTTAGCGAATTCAATTCGTTGATCAATAATTTCTTGAAAATTATCTTATGGATGCTCACCATTCAGATGAGTTGAAATATAATGATAGATATCAAAATCAGTCACCATAGGCATCGCCTCCTAATCTACGATAATAAACTCTTCTAAGTTCATCAATTAATGAGAACAAGTCATGTTGTTTCTCAAGAACTTCCATATTACCATCTTCTTCACTTGAGAAATAAACATCAACATGTACTGTTAGTATATTTCCTGGAATATAATCAACAATTAATTTAATATCAATTAATTGATTACCATTATCAGGAATTTCCTCTAACATCATCATATTCCAATAACGAGTGAAATAATCAAATGAAATGGCCGTAAATGTAGTAGCATTATCGGTATTATAATGTTTACCGATATTGATACCAGCCATCTCAACACGATCATCTTTATTTTCAATATATCGATAGATCTCCGCTAATGCATCTGGGTAATATTTAGAGGTTAACATTATAAACCTCCTTTCTTGAATAAAGTTCATTAATCTTATATTGAATTTGATTAAACATCTCATCAATACGTGACATGTGTATAGGATCACGATTATAGATATCTCCTACAGTACAACTTGTAGGAAGGATATCTAAACCAATATAATACTCCGTTTGATTATCATTACGTGATACTAGATAAAGTCGATATTTACACAACCCATATTTTGCGAATTCTTCTTTAACTGCTTGTTGACATTCTTCAAAGCTATCGTAAAAATGACCTGATTCTAGGTAGTTCACAGAGATCTCTGATGAGATCTCAATAGGTTCACGTGTGTTAATAATCTCAATTAAATCAAAGAGTGTTTCTTGAACAATGGAATAAGGTTTATCATTCAACCACACGATTGCTATTGCAACATGGTTACTCTTTGTATAATAAAGATCTAATGAAGTGATGTAATCTAATGCAAATTTCTGAACACGGTATCGTTTATCTAAATCAAGTAGATAAGCTGGATGTACCTCCGTGATATCCAAATCTAAACAATCATGAAATAGATAGAATAGTCTTGCAATGGATTCAGCACGAGTTAGAATCAATTCTGTTAATTCAATACTGGTTTTCATTCAAAATCCCCATTTAACAAATGTATTAAATTTGCATTAGTGTTTTCACATTTTTCTAAGAAATCACCAATCTTAGATTGAATATGACTACCATCTGTCATTTCTGAATGATAATGAATATCGAGTACGATATTTAAATGGTAGTCCACTAAGTAGGTATTTTTGTAGTGTTCACTACTACGATACCATACTCCTAATTTTGGACTTGATTCAAAATGTGAAATATATGGGGTCGCGATCAAATTCATAAGACTAGCTAGATTGATTTGACCATAATTGATTACAGTGCTAACCGTATTTGTTTCATCGTCTTGACGATGATAATGTTGTTTAACAGTTAGTTTATAATCCTTGAACTGAATATGGTTATTATCCAATAAAAGTACTAAGAACGGACCAATACGATACGTACCAGTAGGTGTAACGTAGTACGCTTCTGTTGCTTTGTGATTATCAGGATTGCGTAAACATTTGATATACTCAGGATAATCCGGTACTTGAATGATTTCGAAACCATCTTCAACAGGTAAGTCACGTGGTTCGAATTCAGCATATCCTAAGATGCTGAGTAAATGAGCCATAGTTTCAATAATAATGCGATTGTTTAACATGTTTGCATACTCCTTAAATGATTTAATAAAAATGATTAGTGTTAGAATGAGATGATGGATTTATTACCAATCTTTGACATTATTCTCAATGATTTCATCGTCTTCATCTTCGTAAACATCGAGTTCCTCATCTTCTTCATCTGAAAAGAAACCCTGTTGCATACATTCTTCGACGATACCCACTAAATCAATTGGGTAATAAGTGATGTTACCATAATCGACTTCTTTATAATACGATGCTACAATCATATCTCCTTGAAGTAATACGACGATCATGTTTTCACTATCGATATCATCTTCATGAATATTGTATTGTGTTGTCTCAATATCATCGTCAGCATTCCATTCTTCAATGATATCTTGCCAACTACATGTGTTTGCACAATGATAATCACGAATATGATTGAATAAATCAATATTATTCTTATTGATTAAATTTAATAATTCAACGGTTAATAATGACATGGGTTTTATTCCTCTTTTGTTTCTTTATCTGATAATGATTCTAATAATCCGGTTAAAAGTAAATACAAGTCAACCATTTTTAGTTGTTCATCCATGTATTCTTTATATTTCTTCGTATCTGTAAAATGTACAGTATCTTCTGATATTAAACCATCGCCAACGATATTAAATTTTATCATTCGATAGAAATAACCATCAACCCAGATATCTTCAATGAAAATATAATGATCTTTAAAAATAATATCGTAAGGATCAGATTCAGGATATTGTTCTTTGATCTCATTAATCTTCGAAACTAAATCATGGCTTACCATAATTTGTTTCTGAGGAAGATATGAATCACTATTTAGAATACCATATGCTTCTCTTGGAATAAGATAAACACACTCATCTTCTTTATTAGTAAAACAAATATCAATAATTATATCGGTCTTTTTATCAAAGATAATCGTATATTCATCTAATTGAATATATTCTAGATTATCGTTAGGTAAAGTTTTAAGGATAATATCTAAATACTTTACTCGTTTAAATTGATTGTTTTTAATAAGATAATTAATCTTCGTGTATAGGATAATGAAATCATTGGATTCAATCAGGTTAACTAATTCATCTTTTTTCATAAATTGAAACTCCTTGAGTAATTGACTAAGTATAAAATACTGTTAGTTATTAGAAATTAAAACTATTTCTAATTAGGTAATATAAGTGTTTATTATTTATCTAATTAATGAGGTAGGCAAACATAAGTGAGGATAGGTTATACCTATCCTCAAAGTAAATCAATAAACTATTCAAAACCTCTTGTATAAAGATTATTTGTAGACAATGTAGTTGGTTCCACAAAGATAATACTTTCTCGGAATTCAGTATTCTGATTAACCGCACCACGTAAAGTATTCAATTCGTTACGTAAAGTATTTATTTTATTTTCTAATTCACTAGCCATGTTGTTTACCTTATGTTGAACATATATTCTACTGGCTAATATATCATTTTTATACATAACTCTATCATTCTGGAATTCTAGAGTAGAATTTGTCCCTTTATTTAAAATTAACAAACTACCATCATCATGTACACGAATAGCTGCTTTATATTCACCATTTTCATCAGTTAACATGATAGATTTAGTAAATTTTTTCTGACCATGAATAACTTGATCACCTGTCGTTCTAACAATACCGGATGAATTACCAAATTCATTAATTTTTGATTCTAATTCAGTCATCTTTTGATCTTGACGAGCTTGATCTCGAGTGACTTCATTCTTAAAGGTTTCTAACTTACGATCTAAATCAGTTTTAGCGGTATTAATTGTCTGTTGTACTGTCGTATAATTTTGTTGAATGATCGTGACAAGCTCTTGTTTATTATCTGAAATACGAGACGATAATTCATCAATACGTTGAGTAGATGATGTTTTATAAGCTTCAAAATCTCTTTTTAGATTATCGGTTAATTCTTTTAATTTACTATTAACTAACGCAGTCAATTCATTTAATCGATTATCGATATCGGAAACCTTCTCTCTTAATAAAGTATTGATTTCATTAATCGTAACTTCAATCTTACCAGTTAATTCTTTCTTAACTTTATCTAGTTCAGCCGTTAGATTCTTTTTGAACTCAGCTTGAGAAGAAGTAAATCCGTTTAACGCTTCCGATAATCTAAAGTATTCATCAACCAAAGTATCATATCCAGGATGACTATCTCTATCTTCTCTCGCTAAAGCAATGATTGCTTCACGAATCGATTCTAATACCGCTTTAATGTGATCGAATCCAATAAAGTCTTTAATTGAGTGAACATGTTCTAACGGTGGAAAGACTAATGGTTTTCCAATAATATCATCATAATTTGTCACTAATGGATCATTCGCTTGATTGGCTAACGCTTGTGCAATCTCAGTACTACCAATCGTGAATTGACCACCAATCGTCTGATACGTAATTAAAAACGTTCCTGTGATCCCACTGTCAATAAATTGAATCCCGCCATAGATCGGTTTTAGATGCTCAATCTTCTCTTGAGCGGCTACTACTCTCCATTCACAGGTAAAATCAATACTTTCAATTAAACGTTGTCCAGTTTGTTGATTAACAATTTCTAAACTATTTCTAAAGAAAGGTGCGTAACTCGGAATAATCACATTAAATCGACTACGATTCTCTGGTGTGATCGTGTGGGCTTCATTCACGATACGATTGTGTACACTCTTTCCTGTCGGATCATAATCATACGCAAAGGTTTTTAATCTTGGCGGTAATGGAATAGGGTGTGTAAGGTTATTATCAGGCATTGATAAACTCCATAATGTTGATATATGCATACATCATTGACACACACGAATTGCTTTCTTAAAAGCTTACCGGTATTTCGGTATGTCAATACTAAAACATAGCAATGCTAGCTTGTGTATTGATCATTTTCTAGAAAATAAAACCTTTTATAAGAGTAGTTAACCCATGTACACGTTATTAAAAACTGTTGGAAGACGACTTGATGAAAATGGATTAGTGGATGAGATAGATGCTTCTCAAGTGAGTTTGATGACATTATCTCAATACTATCATGATCTCTTTTTTGTCATTAAAGTTGATGTCTATCCAAAACCCAAAGTACTTTGGTATAAAGATATTCCGTTAGAATATCAAATCAGTCATCTCACGATTATTGAATACCTACAACAACTTAACAATAAAACCATTGAACTACAAGATACTATCCCTGAATATACCAGAGGTGAAGTCTATGGTTACGATGTAGGAAGTTATCCTTTTGAATATTACGGATCTCAACTTGGTGCACACAAGGAGGCTCGTTTAGAAGAAGAGGATAAAGAAGACTTAGTGTTATCCTTACCCGGTAAAGATCACACGGTATTAGGTCAATATAGTTTAATTGCGATTAATGGATTATTTCATTTCTTTGATTACAATAAAGATGGGTGGTATATTTTAGAAGGGAATAAGACAAGAAATAAACAACGTGATAAAACCCACATCAACGTATTAGACTTTACTCAGATTGGTAAAGTTAAAATGATTCCTATTACCGATAAGATGATTAAACAACCGGGGAATGTGTCGTTAAAGGATAACGTTTATATTGACTGTGAAGAAAGCTTTGTCGGTAAGACGGTAGGGATTTGTATTGGTGGATATCTTCATTTGATGGATCATACTTATAAACAAATCAGTAATCATAGTTTAAAGATTGATTTCAATAATATCCGTTGGGAATCTCTTTACTACAAGATGAAAGAAATCCTTAATCTGGATAAGAAGTTTCCTATTACGGAGTTATCTGATGATCGTGTGATTGGATTTGAACTCTATCACGATAAAACGATTCGTAATCTTTTTAAGTTGACTCAATCGTTTATTGTAGTCATTGATAATCCGTATATCAAAATTGTTGAAGAAGCGATCGGTCATATCGGTACCCCTAAACGATATGAATCTGGTATTCCCCCACTCTATCCTATACGTCTCGCAGAAGGCCGTTATCCGGCGTATAAAGCGATTAAAAACCTAGATGCATGGGTTATATCCATCGAGGACAATATCGTGCCTCTACAAGTGCGCTATCAACGAGAAGACGATGATTTCCATATCAGACACAATCAACCTTATGCGGTGAATGGAGAAGTCTATGGAACAGCTCATTACGTGAGATTCATTTCTGATCGATTAAAATCAGATAAACAAATTAAACCATTCATTGAGAGAGATATAAACGATGTTTATTACCGTACAACTGATAAGCTCTATTCTTTCTTATCTCAAGAGTAAGAAGTTCTTAGGTCATTTATTGATTATTGGTTCTATTCTATTATCCGTTTATTTAATCTATCGATACGGTTATGATAAAGCAACGATGAAAGTCACTGCTGAGTTTGAACGTAAGATAGAGAAGATGATAGAGGAAGCTAATAAGAAATATGATCTATTAAATACGGAGGCGATAGCCCTACGTAAAGATCTTGAACAAAAGAATGTAGAGAATCAATTAGCCTATGAGAAAGGAAAAGAAGATGCAGAAGATCATGCTAAGCGGGTGCTTGCTCAGCATCGTGCTGACATTAAGCGCTTGTCAATCGAAGTCAATACCCTCAAATCTTCCAAAACTGGAAGTACCCGAAATACCGTACCAACTTCAAACACCACAGGTCGAGCCACACTATCAGAAAGATCTGCTGAATTTCTTGTCGGATTAGCGACTAAAGCAGACCATACTCAACGTGAGTTAAACTTGTGTAAGGCTACATTAGTGAGTTATACAGCAGCGATTAAAGCGTATAACAAGAAAATAGATGAGATCTATCAAAAATAAAAGATAAAGCATCGTGAGGATAGTTAACTATCCTCACGTATGTCTGATGATTAGATTTCCCAATCCTGAAGATCCAGTTTATGATCGATGTTATATTTGATCGCATTCACAAAGATTTCTAACTCATCTAGATTCTGTTTACAAGATAAGAACTTCGTTATCAATTTGATTACTTGTTGTATTAGAATAGGATAATTCTTTTCACCATGTTCGGTTAAATGGCCATAGGGTTGTCTGAATATCTTTTCTTGATTATCAGAAGATGCATGGGTTATATTGGTAGTAGAATCAAATACTGAGGTGATCGTGGTATATTCAGAAAGTGTAACCGTAATTTCATTGTCTAAAACTTTAACTAATAGACTCACATGTTCTCTTCCAGATTCATTACGATGAATGGATTGTTTAAATCTTAAATTATACTCCGTAAAAAGTTGATTATAGAGTGTATCGAAATATTCTTCATTGGATTGATTACGTCTTGGATATACCCAATATTTTTTATTTTCATTTAACAGTAATTCGAATAATGTTAAATCATTTGGAAATGAAAGTTGTGGAAGTAAGATAGTATTCTTAAAGAATTTAAAGTTTTCTCTAACGGTATCTGGATCTACTAAACTTACGTAAGAGAAATTCACTTTATCAGCAATGGTTGAAATATCAGTAACGGTACCTCCTTCAAACCAAGTAGAACAGTTATAAACATCAATTTGATTCTTATCGACTAGTAGTACCGCTAATCCATTAAACGCTACTAGATACTCTACATTCTGATCTTTATAGTGTTTATCAATAAAGTCAAGAATCGTTTGATTAGGTTGAATGTTTAATACAGTAAAGTTTCTTTCACTTAAGATAGGTTTGATTGGTTTAGTTGTCATGGGTATACTCCTTGATAAATGATTCATATCTGATGGTTAGGGAGTATTAGTTCACTTGAGTAAGAAGAGTATTTTACTTCTTAAGATAAATTTTATTCTCTTACTTTTTAAATAGAATTTTTTGGTAAATTGTTACGTGGGGGAGAAACCCTTATGGGAAGAGGGGGGGAGATATGTGTGTGTATAGGATGTGTGTGTATGAGTGTAACGAATACACACACATCCTATACACTTCATACCTACTAGTAGTATACTACTAGTAGAAGGAGTAAGAGAGAAGAGAAGATGAATGAGAAGATAATGAAAGATAAAATAAGAATGAAGAGAGATAAGAAGAGTAAAGAGAAGAGATAAGAGATCGAGTAATGATGAAGAAGTGATCGTACTATACATTGAGGAAAGAAATAGAATGAGAAGAAGAGTAAGAGAGATAGGATAGAGAGAAGAATAACAAGAAAAATAGAAATGAGTAGAAAATAGAGAAGAGAGAAGAAATACCCTCTTATTTTTAGAAGAGAGTAGTAAAGGGTAGAATAGGATAGAAAAGAGTAAAGTAAGAGTAAAAAGATATAAACTATAAAAAAGTAAAAAGAATGAAAAAGATTAAAAAAAAAGAGTAGTAGGGAAGGAAACCTACTACTCCGAATATCGTAAGAAGAGAGACTATAACTCTTCTACGATGAATGTATCTTGATCGATACGTTTTAAGTTCATCCAATAACCACCATGGAAGTAATCCGTGATATAGATAGCTTTTGATTGATTGATAAATGGGATATCATTTACAGTAGATGAAGTATCATCGTCATGGAAAGTCCATCCATAACGGATAGTTTGATCTTCATCGTAATCTACCTCATGTTCATTGAGTTTAGAGATGAGGTGATTGAAGGTAACAATATCACCTTGTTTTAAACAGTGGAATAATTTAGCCATGAGAGTATCCTCCTTAGGACTTGAATAAATTGAATAGGATAAAAATAAAATAGGGAGAGATAACTCTCCCTAGAGTTTACCGATGAGTAGTTTATTCACTCATCACTGGATCGTAAGGAACCAAGTCTTGTAGTTCACGATCACAAAGTTCACATCTTAATTGATGTGATGGTACACCACGTACCTTTTCCCAATACTTACGATCAGTATCCACATGACGTAATGGATAGTCATGTAGATGAGATTGCCATTTAGGCTGTATCTCCTTCATCTCTAGGATGAATTTAGAAAGAGGATATCTTTCCATAGGTGTTCTCCTTAGAACATGGTTAATCTATAAACTGATAAGGATATCAACTACCCTTATCATTTAGGTTATATAAGTTTAGAATTTAGATGCATTTTGTAAAACTGAGATAGATCTTTTGTTTAGTGAGAAGAATCATTACTTTATTATACGTATCTTATCTTATATTGACTTATTTGTAAATGAATGATGGATTTATTCGAAACACCCATTGTTTGCCTATCATGAGACATGTGCTAACGATGATCAGTATTCATAGGAGAGTAATCTAATATGAAGAGAATCTTAGGAACCCTTGTATCCTTGCTATGGCTAGTGACTTACAGTCAGTTAGGTTTAGCTAAAAATACAACAGAAGTAGTGAGTGGTATCGCAAGCTACTACGCAGAACAACACCATGGTAAGAAAACTGCGAATGGTGAGAAATTTAACATGTATGAGCTTACCGCAGCTCATCGAACGTTACCCTTTGGGAGTAAAATCAAGGTAACGAATTTAACAAATGGAAAAACAGTGGTCCTACGAGTAAATGATCGTGGACCCTATACCAAAGGTCGTATCCTCGATGTATCCAAAGGTGCGGCGATCGAACTTGGGATGATCCAGCATGGTACGGCATCGATCCGTATTGAGAAGATGTTGTAGTGATCATCCTTGACAGTAAAAACTGAATACTTGGTTGTGATGTGGATATAACATCACTTTATGACAAATAACGTATGAGATAAGATATCTCTATTATGTAAAAGATTAATAGAGTAGAATATATTAATGTGGATTATATTGCACCTATCATCTAGCGGTTAGGATACATCACTTTCTATGATGTCACCGGGGTTCGAATCCCCGTGGGTGTGCCATCTTACCAGTAATAAGAAAAAAAGAAGAGTTTATCAGTAGGTGAGTATAGGATAGTCCTATACTCACCTATGTTTGATCAATTAGTGTTACCTAACTATTGGCGATAATCGTTATATTGAATATCATTGATAAAATTAACATCTGGTAGTTTTAGATATCGAGCTAATTCCAAATCATTCACTTGAAATTGACGACCATGTAGTTTTGACCGTTCTTTCGAAGCATCATCAAGATGTTTAACCGATGAACAATAATATACGGAACAATCAAATTTACTAATAGTATACCCTTGATCAATTAGATCTTTGATCATCGGGAATTGTTCTTGAAGACATTGTTGAACAATGTCTTTATCGTAATTATGGTTATCTGGTAAGACAAGTAGATAAGGTAAGGATCTGAATTTATAGAATTCTTTTACGTTACCATCACTTTCTTCTTCAGTTGCATGATAGCAGGGATAGTCAATAACCAATGGTTTCATCTTTAGTTACTCCATGTATTTATAAAAGTTAGCGTAGATTAGATTGTAATACAAACTGAATTCTTTCTTTTCTGCATCCGTAATATCCATACGATGGATATAGGATGGTCGAAAATGTTGTTCTAATCGATATCCATCTAACTGATAGCCTTCTTCTTTTAGGGTATTTAGTTCAGGATACGTCTTGAAAAGAATATCACAGAATTGTTCTTTGGTTAATTCATCTACGATAGGTAAACGAATCGGACTAGATAAATCCGATAATGATTTAACACTAACGGATCGATTATTAACCGTTGTACTACTATCAACAAGTTTATAATCAGGACAACAACGTAATTCAGTTAAACCAATTTCCACACTGATACCATATCCTTCTGGTTTAATAAAATAAAGAATATTCCAGTCAGATGTATCATTAAGATATTCATTTAACTCTTTGAAATGAATAGTCGACTTATCATAACCGAACCATTCCTTCATGAATACCGGTAGAGTTAAATGATGTTCATCGAAACAAGTTATCACTTGAATATTGCCACGAGACATGTACGTCTTACTCACTTTAAGGTGAATAAAATTATTATTCCGACTAACTGTTCTATCGATGATTAACATCAAAGCTTCTAATGGTGTCATTTTTACACCATTACGACTAAAATCAACATTATAATTACCCATAATTTACTCCTTATATTAAGATTCGAAACTATTTAATAATTTAAACCATAAAGTAGAAATTATTGATGGTTATCTACTTCTTCATTAAGTAGATTAATAATTTTAACTAGATGGTCGATATTCTTGAACCATTGTGATGCGAAACGAGTAATCTTTTTATCGTGATCACGAATATCAACGATATAGTAACAACCATCTTTAAACCACTCCCAGTTTTTAACATCGGTTAGTTCAAAGCTATTACCATCTTCTGCTTGAATAATGATAACTTTAGCTTAACTACTAAAGTATGGGTTAGGATAATTTTGGTTTAATTGAATTTTTAATTCTTTCATGGTTTACTCCTTATAGTAATAAAAATAAAAAGATTAATAATAGAATATATTCCTATAGATTATAGATGGGATCAATGACATCTACTCTCTATAGGCGATGATTACTCTTAATTATCCTCCTTTTTTCTTTGATGATACCTAGTTTTGTGCTCCTCAAAACTTTAAACTTGGACGATAGCCAAATCATTGTGAGTTGACGTCTATCACTCACTGATTACCGTAGGGACGCTGATGGTTTACGGATTTTATATCTAGACTGCTCACCTATATAGGCTTCTTCGTATCAACGTTTACGGTATCGATAAACGCTCTTCCATCCCTAGATCGACTTCAGACTTGCTAAATGCTTGTGATGATATCAGATACTTTCTAATTGACTAATATCCTGTTTTAGAAGATTAATCAACTGTTCGTACCCTTGTGCTAAATGACGATGGTTAATAACCACGTCTGTGTTCTCATAAATCTCTACACTCCAAGCGTAGGATTTAGATTTTAATCGAGCACCGATCCATTGACGGAGTTCGACTAATGTTAAGAATGATCTCATTTGAGCTAATGAAACCGCTTCAAATGAGATATTCGATTGAGATCGCTTACCATCATGAGTGATGATAAGCATGTATGGTTTAGGAAACATAAACCTCACTCCTATTACTAGAATGCGTCAGAAGGCCTCTAAATCGCTCTCTGACGCATTATTCTTATTTACGAAGAGCTTCACCAATGGTATCGGCGATCTCTTCGACCACACCATCGCCACGACCGAATTTAAACAATGCATACGCACCGGCTGCTAAGATGCCGATACCGAGTACAGTGACAGTTGGTTTAACCCAACTACGTGATGATTTACTTTCAACTACTTCAGTAGTAGCTGCTTGTGGTTGTTGTTGAGTTTCAGTGTTTTGAGTTTGTTGAGTAGTCATAATTTAACTCCTATAGTTAATGATTAGTTAGTTGAGTGAATATTTTATTTAGTAGATAACTATTAATAGTTATCTATTGTCTCGTTAAGCTGGTTAATAATATTAACCATATGGTCAATGTTGTCAACACTTTGAGATGCTGAACGAACAATATCTTTATCGTGATCGATAATAGAAATCGTGTACCATCCAGCATCTTTAAACCACGGCCAGTGTTTTACTTCAGTAAGATCAAAGCTATCACCAGCCTCTGCTTGAGCCGAAATTATTTTAGATTCATTTCCTACGTATAGGTTGTGATTCAATTGAATTCGTAGTTCTTTCATTTTACCCTCCTTAGGGTTATTATTAATAATAAAGGAATATGGTGGGATATCTATCCCACCATGATTTAATTAGCCGATTTGTTTCATGTAAACATCGGCTTGTTCCTGTGAAATGTGTCCAGCTTTTAATTGCTTCTGAACCACATTAATGACTTCTTCTTCGGCGCGACGTACACCGATATAACCTTTAACGCCATTAGCGGCGTTTAAGAATGCCAAACCACCACAGATGGTGGTCCCTGTGTTAGAACCCATTTTTTTACAGATGGCTGCGCCACCTAAGCAAAATAGAGTTGCAACAGTAGAAGATAATACGACTTTAGTAGATTGTTTCATAATGTCCTCCTTAGGACTTAGATTAATTTATGGAATGAGAAAGAAGACCATTCTACTTTCTCACTTAGATTATATAAGTTTACTTTTTTGATGCATTTTTCGTTTTACGAATAAAACAAAAAAAAAAGAGCATAGATGGAAGGAGGACTACCCTCCTTCCATCTGATCATTACTTAACTTCTTGTAATGCGTAATATTCTGCTAAAATATGATTGATATTTCTCACCATCTGATCAATGAGATCTATCGTATAGAAGAGTGTATTACGAAGTTTTTCATCATTAAAGCAAACTACCACGTTTTTACATTCATCGTATCTGATTTTGATGTGTTTATCTTTAAATCCTTTACTTATCGTATATTGACATTGGATACTATTTACATCATCGATTGGAATCTCAATCACTTTGGTGTATCTAATCACCTTATTAATTTTTAATAGATCATAAACAAATTGAACGAATTCTGTTTCAGTGATCAGAAAATATCTTTCTTTCTCATCGATCTCCATTCTGAATACAAGTACAACATCATTCGTCAGAATATTTGCATATATGTCTAAACAAGATGTGAATGCAGATACATTCAATGTTACCTTATGGAATAATTGATCATATTGTTCTAGAATATACGTATAGTCAGTGATATCCAGAATTCGATCATCTAATTCATAACGAAATGTACTTACCATCTGTTCTAGGATAGCTAACACAGTTGGATTCACTGAATTGGATACGATTTGTTTTAGCTTCTCCTTAGTCATTATTTGGTTTACGTATTCTTGAAGATTTTCTTTAATATATTTACTTAATGAGAATTTCCCATATTTGTAATTTAAATTAAATACCGCTTCTTTTTGACGCTTAGATAATTCCTCAGCATTATGATCTGCTTTGTGTGACATCAGACGTTGTCTTATACGTTGTTCTGATAATCTTTTTTGTACTTGATCAAATTGATTGTTATTTTCCATTACGTTCCTCCATTAATTTATTAATAGAACGAAGAGTATCTTCCATTTGATAATATTTATCAAAGAATCCAACAATCGATGTGGTTCTTAATAATTTATCAGAAAGATAATCTTCTGATAATATCGTATCGAAATAGAATACCGGAATAATGTGAAGAAATCCGAATTTATCAAATTCCATTTCAAACTCTAAACGAGTTTCAAAACTACCACTTAATTTCTTGTAAACCAATTCTACTAAATCATATTTGATTTTATCTGATTCGTCTAATCTTTCAATAGGTGATGGATCATATAACTTTTTAACACAGTAACGAATACTTTTTGTAATCAATTTAATATCTTTAGATTTATCGAATAATTCCCAGAATAAAGAAGGAATTCGATAAATAACGTCAAGATCATCATGCGAAATAAATATCGCTCTAACTTTATTTTGTTCACAATCTGTAATAACATAGATCGCTGTTCCATTATCTTCAAACCAAAGATCTTCTGATTCATATTTATCATCAGGATAATTTAGATCGAGATATTCATCGAATTTTTGTTTATCGATACTATCAATACTTGCATTTTTATTCTTGAGACTAACAGGGTATTTAAGTACAGTTAATAATGTTTCAATAACAAACGGATAATGTTTATCATCAGTAAAAATTTTATCTAAGTTCAATTCATTTCTTTCCATTTCAATATACTCCTTATTTAATAAATCAAAAAAATAAAAGAGTTATAGGGTTATCCTTATAACTCTTCATTGTTAAGTTAATTAATACAATTCTTCTTCATCAAACCAGTCTTTGACATCCGTATCGTTATCGATATAGTCTTTAACTTTTTGATAAAAATCTTCATTGTCTTTTGTATATTCGACAATTAACTTTTCAAATAATCGTAAATACCAGATCTGTGCATTTACATTATCACCTTTAATCCCATGAGTAAACCCTAATTTTGATTCTTGATCTTTCACTCTGAAAACAATATCATTATCGTCAAATGTTGGTATATAACTAAATTGATAGGTAGTTACCGTGAAACTACGTTCGCCAATGAAATCTACTTTTAATTTTTTATTAATCAGTTGTGATGAACTAAATGTTAATTCAAACTGATTAGCTAATAATCGAAATAGATTCATTTTCGTATTTATTTCAACATGCCCGTAAAGAGTTCTATAATTAATCGTATTCGCTTTTACTAACATTGTTGGTGTAATTTGGTAATCGTTATCTGTATCACCGGCAGCACTACGAAAGTTAGAATAAGGAAATCCATATTCTATAGCGAAATGTGGAATAATAACGAAGTTCTTAAACAACATGATGAACTCTTTAAGTTCATCCATTGGAATAAATTTAATCGTTGCTAATGGTTCATCATTTTCATTGATCTCACGATAAGAAGAATCAGATTTATTTTCATCAATCTTCTTCACATCGGAGTAAATTGTTACTTTACCATTATCGTGATCAAATAAAGCAAATACTGGGGATACGGACAAATCCATTAATACCCAGAGATATTGATTTGGTTGATATTTGTCCTTAATCCATTGTGGAATGGGTTGCACTTCTTCGAAGTTATGGATGTTAAAATGTCTTGAATGTAAGATAGCTGTAGCCATGATTAAACTCCTTTGATTAATTTATTGACATTGATACCATGTTTGATGTGTTTATGAGTACGATAAACACGTTTTCCATGTTTGTAGTAAATAGGTTTTATTTTAAATAAAACGATATTTTGGATTTTAAATTCCAGATATTTATCATATACCCTATTTTCAAGTGCCGACCAATGATGACCTTTTTTACAATAATAGTTTAATAGTTTAACAAATTGTCTTATTTCAGAATCGTATCGATAGGCACCAGATTTCTTTAATATTCGACAAAGTTTAATTAACGTTAAGCTAACTGTTGTAGAATCATTATCTTTAAAACTAAGATATGAAATGAAGATTGGAAGCGTTAAACTCCCAATATAGGTTAAATAACACTGACGGATTAAACCGCTACCATCCACCATACCTCTTCTGAATAACTGACAGACTCTAAATGGATTTCTTTTCAAAATATACCACTTTATTTAAAATAACGAGCAATTAACGGCATTCCGTATTCATCACAGCAATCTTCAAGTAAGTACTGTAATTTAAGTAAACTACCCTGAAGACTAGCGATAGTAGCATGATCGAATAGAAAATGCACATTTCCAGTATTTCTAAAGATTACATCTTGAATAATATTATCTTTATTGATATAGAAATCCAAATTGTAATAGAACTTTTCATCTGGATAGGATTTATAATACTTGTAATCGTTTGTCACATCGATATTGATTCTAAATATAGATAGTGAATTATCGGATAATACTTGTTTAATATTATCTGGCATGAGCGCATCTTCACCAGGATCATATTCTTCAACAGCATGGTCTTCACCATGATCGATATACTGCATGACTTCATCAAAGCCATCCCCATTAATATCTCGTAACATTCGATTAAAATCGTAACGTTGATCTAAACGAAATAAAATCTTAAATTCCATAACCTGTTACCTCTTTCTTAATTAATCCCCAGGTAGTTCTTCTACGTGGATGATACTGTTTCTTCTTAGTTAGTACTTTGATTGGTTTAATAGATTTCTTGAAATAACATGCTGTGAGATAAACTTGATTAACATCCATTTTCACTGGTTGATTATGATTTACTGCGGTATAATTTACATCATATCCAACAAAGTCCAATCCTCGTTTAAGATAATTGATTATCTCCTGGTATATCTTTTTACCTTTAACATGATTAAGTATCTCTATTAACGCTGTTTCATTGATTTGTATAATACCACTATTTTTGTCAAGGTATTTACTATCTACTAAGGGATATACCACACTAGCGATTTTAACCTGTCTACTCATACATACCTCATTATTCAATTGATTTGGTTAATCTACCAAGGATGTGTAATACATCATTAACAACTTTATCCATGGTATAAAAAACACTACCATGATCTCTTTCAAATTTAATCGTAAGTACTCCATCATGATATTGATAGTATACGCAATGGTGTTCATTATAATCTCTAATCTCTCTTAAGAACTCTTTTGCTTTACGAGAAAAGTTTTTCAACGTCAACCCTTCACTACCAAAGGTATATACCTTAACAGCATCTTTATTACGTTTATCAATGAATTGCTGCACCTGACGAATAATATCATCGTGTGACAATACCTGAGTAGATAACTGATCTACTTGTTGTTGTATATCTTCTTGATTCGTATAGATATCCTGAATCTCATCAAATTCAAAAGTATCAGTATAGACTTTAGCAAAAACCACAGTCTTGTCTTCTTTATCGTTAACCTTCAATTCTGCTAAGGTATATTTTAACAATGTATGATACTGATGTAATTTATCTAAGAACTCTTCTTTAGTTTTAAACCCAACAAGATCTTTATGGAAATGATATTTATCCACTATTAGAATAATATATTTAGATTGACTATCATATTTACCTGATTCAAACCAAATAGATTGTAAATGGGATCGATTAGGTACGCCATTTAATGCTGGACGAAAATAAATAGGTACAGTACGTTCACTAAAATCGATGTACTCCGCTGTTACTTTATCTGTTTTATCAATCATGTCAACGATCTCAGACGCTAATGCCGAGCTATACGTATATACACTAAGGCCCTTATTACCATCTATACCTGGACAATGAATATAAAATAATTTAACTGGTTTCATGATAACTACCTCACTTATTAATAATCACTACAAACATATACCGCGAGAGAAATCTCGCGGTATACTCATTAAGATTTAAAGTTCAAAATCTTTAAGTTCTTTCGTATCGACTGTAGAATCAATTTGACCTACAAGATAACTACTGACTTCCACTTCTTGTGGTGCCACCTGTACGTTATCTGATACTAACCAAGCATTAATCCATGGAATAGGATTGGATAATGCATTTTTGAATTCGATTTCCATGTCTAAAGATTTCATACGTTGATTTGCAATATACTCAACGTATTGACAAAGGATCTCTTCATTCAAACCAATCATTGAACCGTCTTTGAATAGGTATCGACACCATTCTTTTTCTTGTTCAACCACACGTAAGAATAATTGACGAGATTCTTCTGCACACTCTTTAGCAATTTCAATGAATTCAGGATCATCTTTACCCGTACGCATTAGAGATAACATGTACTGCGTAGAGGTAAGGTGTGTTGCTTCATCCGAGATGTTCAATTTCATTCGTTACACGAAACCCGTTCTATATTAGAACTGCTCTATATCACTATAGAAGACCAGACTATATCATGTACTCTTAATTAAGAGTACCCCTGCTTTTGGGAGCCACTTGACTCCTACTCTATTCACTTTAATTTATCTAATAAGATAAACTACCCAGTTATTACGTATGGGTATCACTTTTTATTCTATCTCACGACAGTATATGCAGTTTTCGATAGTCGTTGCATTAGTAAATATAGCGGATAAATATAATCAATAATTATTTACTAACTCAGAATTGTCTCAATTGAGAGGTCCTCTGAACAACAGGGTTTTTCGACTAGGATCACTCCTAGAAGCCGCCATGGATTAACGGGCGATGAATTTAATAATTTTAGCGTTACCTTCCATAACACCACGTTCGGCAAACGCGAAGCTACCGTAATATTCAATAGGGGGCGCAACTCCCCTACCAGTTCTCTTATGAACTTCCCTGTCTTTCGACAGGATACTAGACTATATCACACTCTCCAGCATTACCTGGTAAGACTCCCACTTAAATAATTAAGTAGGAGGATTCATGAAGACCTTAGTCAATGAATCGTTCTCCCATTTCGACTACCATACGCTTGTAACCTACGTCTTTCGACTAGTCGTTGAACATTTCTTTATTTGCAAAAAGACTTCGTTGCTGATTGTCCTATTTATTTCTTAATAAGATAAACTTAGAGTTCCCAGCAATTAAGGAGATTTACAATACATTATTTCTAATGTACGGCGCCTTTTGACGCAAAGCTTACGTAAAACCGAATCGCTTCCAATGCATTAATAGATTGCAAGCAGAGATATAATTTTTTCTTTAATTCACGTAAAGTGATTTCTTTCCAATCATCACTCGAAAGTAAATCATCACGTTTTCTTGTTGTTTCTACAGTACCATCTTCAAATTTACGATACCAGACACCTGTACCATGAGTTTGATAGAGTTGAGACTCTAAGATGAGATCATCGTAATAGGACGCCATATCCACAGCACGTTTCTGAATTTCAGGATTTGCTACCACGTCATCAAAAACAATTGAAGGATCATTTACAATATTACGGATGATGTGCGTGTAGCTTCTGGAGTGGACCGTTTCGAAAAAGTCCCAACAGACTATCCAGTTCTCTAATTCAGGGATAGAACAAATAGGGAGTAAAGCGATACAAGGTCCTCTACCTTGTAAGCTATCTAATAAGGTTTGGTATTTTAAGTTACTGATGAAAATATGTTTTTCATGTTCAGGTAAATTACCATAATCAATACGGTCTTGAGACACATCGATCTCTTCTGGTCGCCAGAAGAATGAGAGTTCTTTCTCAGTGAGTTTCTCAAAGATCTCATATTTTTGTTGATCATATCGAGCTACATTGACGTTTTGTCCAAAGAACATCGGTTCGATTAACTGATCGTTTTGTTCACGAGAGAACACAGTGTAAGCCATTCTATTTACTCCTTTATAAATGGATGGATGATGAAAATATAAATATAGTAAATAACGTTAGGATAGATCTAAATGAAATGAATACTTACTTTTTACAAATCCAACTGATAATATAACCTTCATCAGATTTGAGATCCATATTTCTAAAGGTAGGTATATTAGGTAAATCTTCATTTTCCATGAGATCATAGTTTTCTTTTACATCAATATTACCACTATTGATAACAAGGATCGTGTGGAATATCGATAAGAAACGACTATCGTATAAAAAGTTATTTCGATTACGATAGGTACTATTGGATCGTTTGATGTAATCTGGTCCTATAAATCTACAATACGTTACCGTAAATTCGATCTTATCGTTATTTACAGTAAATAACACGGATTCATATCCTAAGTTACGATTATCAAACATTACCTCAATATGATAGTCAAATGAAAGAATACTCTTCAAGAACTCTTGTTGTGATTTAGCGTCATAAAGATAATGATACCATCCCCCTAAGAACTTAGGATTCTTTTCTGTAGCTGGTTGAAAATCAATATCTGTTGTAGTAATTGGTTCCCATTCAATCGTAGTACTATAAATAGTAATCATCGGTTGGAGGATAGTGCTAGCTAACATTCTTACCGCTTGATAACATTTATCGCGATGCTGTGGTTGGATATGGATCTTTTTCTTAGTATCTTTATCAATGTGAAGACCATATTGATAGATATCTACCGTGTGTTGATTGGTGTCAAAGATATATAACCGACGAACATGATCAAATCCATCGATACCTGCTAACACGTATTTACCGGGATCTTTCACCTGTTGTTGTTGTTTAATGATTTCTAGTTGTTTCTCATTGAGAAAATCATTTGCTTGAAATTTTGATTTTAACATGGTTTGTATCCTCTATTCTTCACTATCATCGTTATCATCTTCATCATTTCGTTCAGGTGCATGAAAGATTGGTAATTGAGGTAGTTTACCTGAAAGAATATTCAAATGATCTGCCGGATAGTCAAAACGTCCATCTTTAAACGATAAGATCGTTTCTTTCAATGTGTCTACTACGACGTTACTATCTATTGACCAAAGATAATGACTAAATTCAACTTTATTTGAATGTTTTGCATTAATATTGGGTTGGTAAACAAATCCTGGTATTAGTTTATTAAGTTGGATACCGTAGGTGATGAAGTAACTATCTTTAATAAAGGTGATAGTGTCATAATCGTTTGGATATAATGTAAAATCGATTGTATTCTGAATATAGAAGAAATCTTCTATATCTTTAACACTATCACCTTTGTAGAGTAGTTTATACCAATCACCGATGATCTCAGGTTCATTGAAGAATTCATCACATCTTGGCGTAAATTCGATATAATCATCTAAGACATTAATATCAAGACAAATATTTGTTTGATTTAGTAAAGAAACAACGCGTTTTACAATGATTGAGAAAACCGCATTTAATTCAAATACTTGTTTAGTGGATTGGATGATTTCTTGATTCGTTAAATGATAAGTTGTCACTTTAAGTTGTTCAAAATCAAAACAATAGAGTTTATGAACATCTTGATAAAAATCATTTCCAACGATAATATTAGGGTTATTGAATAACTCCTGATATTTTTTAACTGCTGATAACTGATCACTTGATAGAAAAGCATCTAATCCAAATGAAATAGGATCACTCATTTTAATATACTCCTTATATTTAATTTAGCGATAGGAATGTTCTAGAAATGCTTTTAAAATTAGGGATCTCTAAGACTCTATTCTCATCCGCATCAATATCGTCAATGTAGTAATTAATCGTTTTCGTTTTAAATAAGTTAATAGTTTCTTTTAGAGCGTTATATAATACACCTCTAGAAATATTCAATTTATGACCATTATAACGAATACATTGATCTTGATAACAATCTAAAGCACTTTCTTTTACTCGATTAGATTCCTTTTTAGAAATGATGAAATTGATATCATCGTCTTCAATCAGCAATTGGATTTTAACCGATTTATAGTTTGCTCGAAGATCCATATCTAAGTCTAAATAAAACTTTTCAAACTCTTCTACAGTATCACTATATTTTAATATTTTATACCAACTTTCCATACAACCTGGATCACGATAGAAAGTACTTGTTGTTGGAATAAAATCAATGAAATCCATCCAAATATGGATAGTCGGTTTAACAATAGATTGACTCAATAATCTTACGATGCGTTCTGCTTGAGCAGCATATTGAGGATTGATATTGAATGAAACAACGGAAGATAGATCAATCTCTTTTTTATTGATTTTATATAAATCAACTTTATTTGCTTCAAAGTTAAAACGATACAGTTTCGTTTGTCTATCATCGGTACAATATGCAATTACAACATACTCCGCATCATTCTGATCTTGATACTTGGCACGGATTGCTTTTTCATCTTCTGATAGAAAACAATCTAATGTACATTTTTCATAATAACGACTCATTTCTATTTACTCCTCAAAACGTTTGTATATTTCATGAACATGTTTAAAGAGATAATCTAATGGTAAAAAACCTTTTTCCTCACCTCTAATAAATACGATTTTAATCATAGACACATCTTGCATATATTCGTAATTAACACATTCACGAAAACCATTCTTACTATACTCTTTATATAGATTATCAAATAGTATTTGTCTTTTTTCTTTTACATTCTCTTTGGTTAAATTATTACCAAAGAGATAGATTCGCATAATGGAATCATCTTCTTTATTTAAACGATTAGCAAATGAGAATGCTTCAATGATGTTGTTGAGATATTCTTCATGTTTTTTATAAACTGTTGTAACATCATCTCCTTCACACTTCGCTTTGATGTAAACGGTGATAGTAGTACCATCTTTCCCATGTTCAATGCTTAAATCGTTTATTAAACAATTAAGACCATTGTAATAACCAATAACATCCAAAAATTCTTTTTGATCATTTGTTCCGTAGTGATGATCAAAAAGAATATGGTAGTGATATTTACTATTATCGTTTTTATTATCGAAATGTAATTCACGTAATGGTTTCAAACGATGATTTAATGGTAGATTAGGAATATGTTCAACATCAACAATGTTACGATGACCGGCACTGTAAACTTCAGTAATCGCATATCCTTTCTTGATTAACTCTTCTAACTGTTGTTTAAAATCAGCAAATTCGATATATTGAATTACACTTAGTTCACCAAGAATAGACGCACATTGATGAATTTGATAAATAGGTAGCTTTTTCATTTTTTGTTTCCTTCTAGATTTAGATGAAATCAGATTTAGTTTGTTCTGTTTGTTGAGATTGGATTTGTTGACAAGGTACAGCTTTATGAGACTGGAAATATTTACCATTTAAATAAGTTAATATTGCTATTAAAAGAATTGAAAGAATAAAAGGTAAAATAGTCCATTTAAATGAAGAATATCCGAAATAGAGCTCTCCATTTTTACGATGAATAAATGGTTTTTTATTTCTCATTGATTACTATTCTCCTTTACTATTGACTAACCAACTTCACCATCTGCTTTTTCACGAAGGTAATCATCCACCATTTCGAATAAAGCAAGTTCATTCTTCTGAATCGCTCTAAATACTTCAAGAGCAGAGTGTAGACCATATTTACCTAGATTACCATATGAGTCTTTAAACGCTTCAAGATACTTCATTCTCGTTCTCTTAGATAGAGGTGAAATACGATAATCTAATGTGTTACCATGCTTAGAAGGAATAAATGTGAAATCAATCGTTGGAACATTAGAAATATTCATTCCCTCTATCTCAACTGGACGTTTGAGAAATTCGATATCCTCTGGACTGATCACACGATAAATTAAATCGATCTCTTGCTCAACTCCATCGACTTCAACACCAAAACCAATAACTTTACCATCTTCATTTTGTTTAAAATAAATACGAGTCGTTTCATTAATATAACGAATATAGGTAGGGGGTTTTGGTTTAATAATGATTGGATGTGATTTATAGTCTTCAATAGGAATAAAAAATCATTTTATCTCCTTAGTATTATCTGAACAGTATTTAGGAAATACTTCTAATCGAATGATGTCTACGTTTTCAACTCCTTTATAAATATCAAGATAAAGAATTAGTGTTTTACAAGTGTTTTCTTTATCTTGCTGATAGAAATATTCAATGATAGCGGTATCCTTACTATCCTTTATTCGAGAAGCCTCATTAAGTACTCTACTTGAGAAACTTTCTTCTTTCACGAATGATACAATACCCGCAATGGCTTTATACGTGACAAATGCAGCAGCAATAGTAAAACCAACTTTAAGTAACTCATTGATCAATTTCTCTAATTTCAATTTCTTTAAATCTAGAATAAAACCAATAACACTCATCTCTTTCCTCCAAATACGTTATCCGATATTTAAACAATGTCTTGGATAGATTTCGTATTTTACGAAATGATTATTCTCATGCTCTTCTCTAAGGTAATCTTTAACCGCACGACAAGTCGCATAATTATCCAATTGAGCATTATAATCGATAATAATCAATTCTTCGACACTATTGACTTTAGGTAATTCTTTTAATGTTTCTTTATAAATATTTGGAGAGAGTAAAAAAACAATCATAAACGCTATTGCGCAAGCTAATAATACTAATAGATAAGTAAGTGTAACATAATCGAGTTTATCGATAGGTGGGAATAATTTAGATAATTTAAAACTCATGTGAAATACTCCTTAATGTTATCTGTGATTATATTCAGCTTCTAATGTGGTGATGATTTGAGATAAGTTATAAAGATTATCCTCAATAAATAAACAATCATCTGTTTTAATATCGGAAAGAGTTGGGTAGATATAAACCACAACTTCATTTCCTTTATTAACAGAAAGCAATGATAATTTGATAAGATTTGTTTCATCTGTATCATTTTGGTCATCAAGATGATCAAGATAATCCTTCAGAAAATCACGAGTATAATCTTTCACTGTGATGGGTAATTTAACACCTTCCTTTGTCCTAATTCGTTCGATAATAGAACGAATTTGTTTTAAACTATCAAAAACACTCTCTTTATTTATTTTCATATTCGTATACTCCTTTGAAGTTAAATAAATAAACCTAATTAAAGAAATGCTTCTCTAATTAGGTAATATAAGTTTTATTTATAAATCAAATAGTTCACGACCTACTAAAGCTTTTAGAAATTTAAACTTACTTTCATTATCTGCGTCATCATATTGTTCTAATACCTCAATATAAACGATCAAACAATGATTCTTTCTAGAAATAGTAGTGATATACGTGTCTGATTGTTTAATCAGTTTCTTAACATCATCAAGGAACCAAAATGCACTTTCGTATTCTTTATCAGAAACCACTTTCATTCCACTTACATCTACCGTTCTATCTCGATGAATAATGCGGAATACGTCGTATGGAATATGTTGAATAAAACGAAGTTCAGTATCATTATCTTCTATTACTTTGACTTTTTGTCGATACCGTTTTTCAATAAGTTTTTGTTTCTTGAGAAGTAGTTCTTCAACTAATGCATTAACATCGTTTTCAGTAAGAAGATAGGAAAGACCTTCATTCTCGTTTGTATTATCATAAAGGTCTAATGAAACAAACGATTTATCAATCAATTCTCTATATCTAATAGGTACTCCAATACAATTGGTATCACCTCGATAATTAGCTCGATATAAAGGAAACATCCCACCTGGTTCGTATTTGCTATCGAATTCATCTTTGATCATCAATCATGTATCCCCGCTCTAACATATTCGATAAGATCAGGATCAAATTCATGGAGTTCTCCACAAATTTCCTGATAATGATTATATAATAAATCCATTTGTTTTCGTTTAACTTTTTGCATTTCTTCCGCATGAATAACGTATAACTTTTTCAAACCACTAAAAGTTAAAATTGCGTTTCCTTCACCTGGTTGAATATCAATACTAACAACATCGTTCTCTACTTTTACTTTTCGAATATAACTATAATCCAATCCAACCATTTGAATTACAATACCATACATCTTGTTATAACTCGTAGTTTTCTGTTCATAAACATCGCCGTTATACGTAGTTTGAATAATTTTATATTCCATTTTAACCTCTATTTTCTGATTTTGATGATGTTAATAATAATTTAGTAATGTCCGAAAAGACTTCAAAAATATCTAAATTACCATTACCAATAAACTCGTTAAATATAACCTCGATATAAGTATCAGTAGCTATATAACGACCACATTTTCTACCTTCATGTAGTTGGAGTTCAAGATAAAGAATATCCAAGAAGCTTTTTATTTCCTGTTGGGTCATTTGTCTATCGGTAGGTTTACTTAAACGATATATACGTGGACTTCTTACTTTAGGTGATTCTTCATTAAATGCCATATTCATACTCCTTTCATTAAAAAAAAAATAATATAAACATATACCGCGAGATTTCTCTCGCGGTACACTCATTTCATTTTAAAGTTTACAAGCCCCACCTGCACATCCATCATCAAGGTCATCTTGCTTATCATCGGCACCATCTCGAGTGTTTTGATAATACAAGGTTTTCACCCCTAATTTATACGCATACAGTAAATCTTGTAATAAGACTTTCATCGGTACTTTACCATCTGGGAATTTCTTCGGATCATAGTTAGTATTGGTACTAATAGATTGATCAATGAATTTCTGCATTACTGCGACATTTTCCAAATAGCCTTTATTATCCGGCATTTCCCAGAGTAACTCATAATCCATTGCATACTTACTAAACTCAGGTACCACTTGTTTTAAGATACCATCTTTAGACGCTTTCACGGAGACGTAGCCGCGAGGTGGCTCAATACCATTAGTAGCATTACTGATCTGTGAAGATGTCTCTGATGGGAACTGTGATGTTAAACAAGAGTTACGTAATCCATATTGTTTAATCTCTTCACGTAGCATCTCCCAATCAAATAGATACGGTGAATCACAGATTTGATCTAAATCTCGTTTATACGTATCGATAGGAAGTAACCCTTTGGCATAATTGGTTTCATGGAAGAGTTCACATGGACCATATTCTTTCGCTAGTTGTACAGAAGCTTTTAAACAGTAGTATTGTAATGCTTCAAAGTACTTATGAGTTAACTCACGACTATTTTCTTTACTGTAGCGAGTATGATGTTTAGCTAAGAAGTAAGCGTAGTTAATTACACCAATCCCCAACATACGTCGTTTAGTACAACTATACTCAGCTGCTTTAACAGGATACTCTTGATAATCAATAATCGCATCTAATACACGAACTAGTAATTCACAAGGTTCTTCCATATCTTCAATAGAATGAATTTCACCCATATTAACACCAGATAGGATACAAAGAGCTATTTCACCATCAGTACAATCTAACTTAGTCATTGGTTTAGTAGGAAGAGTGATTTCGCAACACAAATTACTTTGAGTTACTGGTGCGTATTTAGGATTAAATGCACTATGGGTATTACAATGGTCTACATTCTGAACATAGATACGTCCAGTAGAAGCACGTTCTTGCATTAAGATACTGAAGAGATCAACTGCTTTCACTGTAATTCTTTCAATAGATTCATCTGCTTCATATTGCGTATATAAACGTTCAAATTCATCTTGATCACGATAAAATGCTTCTAATAATCCAGGTACTTCATTTGGACTAAATAAAGAAATGTTACCACCTTTGATTAAACGAGTATAAAGGGTTTTATTAATCTGTACACCGTAGTCCATGTGTCTAGCACGGTTATCTTCTACCCCACGATTATTCTTAAGGACTAATAAGGCTTCGGCTTCACGATGCCATAATGGATAGAATACAGTTGCTGCGCCACCACGTACGCCTTTGTATTGAAACGTGGATGTGGTCACTATTGATCGTTACTCAATAGTCGTAATCGATTTTGACGTCTTACGATCACTGCTTTATATTACTATAAAGAACAGACTATCTCTTTCTCTTCAGCATTACCTGGTCAGACTCCAATAAGGAGGAAGTATAGAGGTATATTTGTACCACTACTTCGATCTTCCTGTTTCGAGGTCACTTGACCCCTACGTCTTTCGACTAGTCGTTGAATCACTTACTATAAATAGCATTTTCGATAACGGATTGTCCTATTAGTTAGGAGTTTCCCGTTTTAAGGAAGATGTTTACTTTATTGTTTCCAATAAAGGGGGCAGCTATGTTTACCCTGACTACAGCTTTTCACAGCTGCTTGGAATAATTTATAAAAAGGAATATTCCCAGTATGGACGGTTTGACCATCACGAATCTTAGATCCTACCGCACGTATCGCACCCGCATTTATTCCAATACCTGCTTTCTGACTGATGTATTTAATCGTTGCAGTAGTCGCCGCACAGATACTATCTAAACTATCCCCTACGTTAACTAATACACAAGAAGCAAATTGTCTTACCTTAGTACGAAGACCAGCCATCAATGGTGTTGGTAAGCTCACTTTAAACGTCGATACAGCGTCGTAGAAGCGTTTTACAAAACTGATACGGGTATCCTTAGGGTAGTTAATAAAGGCTGCCATAGCGACGCCCATATACAAGAATTGAGGGGTCTCATAAAGTTGTTTCGTACTACGATCTTGTAAGAGATATTTACCCTCTAATTGTTTTACACCCGCATAAGCAAATAAGTAGTCACGATCATGATCAATATATTCATTTAATTCATTGATTTCTTCTTCTGTATATTTCTCAAGTAAGAGAGGATCGTAACGATCTTCATTTACCATCTTAGTGATGTAATCAAAAAGAGGAGGTGGGGTATATTCACCAAAGACTTTCTTACGAATATCGAAGATGGCTAAACGAGCAGCGACGTATTGATAATTAGGGGTACGTTCAGAAATTAAATCAGCTGCGGCTTTGACCATGATTTGATGAATATCGGATGTTTTGATATTATCACAAAATTGAATCTTAGATTTAAGCTCAACTTCTGAAACAGAAACACGATTTAATCCTTCGCATGCCCAGTTGATTACTTTATGGATTTTATTTAGATCTAAGGGTTCGGATGTCCCATCTCGTTTAATTACATTGATATTTGTCATACGTTACGTATCCTTACAATATTTAAATAACTAATAGAAACCTGTTATCGTATATAAAAAGTTTTCAGGTATAAAATATAAGTAGGTTGTTGGAATAAGACGTTATAAGAAACGAATTTATACTGAAAAGATTTAATATCTGGATGAACAGATGAACATAACTACGAAGAGGGATTTTAGAGAGGATGAACATATATGAGAGAAGGTATCTGACCTTCTCTCATATGGATGAAATGTAAGTGAATTAATGACTATTACCATTACCTGAATCATAACGATTTGACTCGAAATTACCTCCACTAATAAAACCTTCATCAAAATCACCTTCTACATCATCATCTGGCGAAATACCATTAGTGATATGACTACTTCCGCTTATATAAATTCGATTTCTTTGACCATCACTATTATATCTGAAGAAATCAAGATGGTTAATTGTTAATCCGTGACTACCGTCTAATTCTGATGGTGTGGAGTTACGTTGAACTTTAACGGTTACCTGACTTTGATCGACTGTATCAATTACTTTAAATTCAAAATCATAGTTAGGTAATTGATCTGATCTTCCAGCATAAAAGACATGACCATTTGGTCCAGATTTCCTGAAGAATTCAGAAACTTTTGTTTGATATCTTCTAGATCGTATAAAAACTGAAACTTCTGGTCCAACTATTTTATATAAATGATTAGGTTTCGGCATTTTAACAATAAACCCAATATCTTTATTATCTGGATAGTATCTGGAACTATGAATGCTTTGACCATTATTACTAAGATAACTCATCTCTATATCCTTTAATACTGCTATTGACCCATATTTAGCAATTAGCTGCTGTTTGTTTAACCCTTGTGGTCTCCATAATCTAAATACTTTACCACCATAAATAACCTCATTACTTTTCTCATTGACTTCCTTACCATTCTTTTTATAAACACCTTCCATCTCGTCGTAACTAGTGCCTGGTGGCAATAATCGTTGAAATTCGTAATTCTCACTTGTTCTTGCTGGTAGTTTTCATACCTTACCTAAGCCACGATAATTTACTGCTCTTACTGTTCTACCATTATATCTAATATTTAATGGATATTTCTTATTGACGTGTAATATTTGCATCCCTCTATTTTCTCCTTGATCAAACTGATTAAAGGTTATTCTATTTAAGTATGTACTTAAATAGAATAAAAAAGAATGCAAACATAAGCAGGTAGGGATATCCCTACCTGCTACTATGCTAATACTATTTCAAGATAGACCAATCTTTAAACGGAATATCTTGTTCAATTTCTTGAGCCATAACTTCAGCATATTTACTCCATTCATCTTTTGATGTACTTAATAATTGTTTCATCATAGATTCAACGTATTTTAAATATTCGTTTGTGACATCTTGATTAGTGCTAAATAAAGTGAAGTTTTTTACACGATTCGTTAATATATAAGAACTCTCAGTAAAAATTGTATCTTTCACATTCCCATTAGATTTACTATATCTATTATACGCACCTACAGTGATTTTAAAACTGAATCCTGTTTTCGATATAATGATATTTCTATCATTTTTAATTCCGTCACTATCATATTCAAATGAATACTCAAAATTAAAATGGTTAAAGATAAATTTCCAGAGATCATTTTTCCCTAAATCAATTTCTTCTTTATAACCATCATCCATAGAACAAATTACCCGGTTATTTTTCAAATCGAAGTTAATCCCAAAGGTTGTGATACAATTATTTATCGTAGTGACTTGTTTTCCTAAGTTATAGAAATAAAAATCATGACGTATAATGTTATATCCAGGAATGATATTTGAATCTTTGAATAGTTTTTCGATATTACGATAAAAACTAAAATAACGTTCAACATTATTTACAAGATAAATAACGTCTTCAGTCAATGGGTGATATACTGTTAGACGTTTTGTTTTATCGTCATAAACGCAAAGATTTGGTTGAGTAATAGAGTTTGTGTATACCCAAAAATAACATTGGCTATTTGGATCTGTGATGATCTTTTCACGAAATGTTTTATAGCTTGGATTTTCAGCTTCAACATTACGGAAATGTGTGAAAAAGATTTTTGGATTTGGATTGTTCATAATGTTTTTACCTCTTCAGTAAATTTAAATGAATGAAAGAGAAACAGACTTGGTGTTATTCACTGGTCATGTTTCTCCGTGGTGTTTTAAATCTTAAGTTATAGTTTAAAATTTAAAATCGGTTGAAAACCAAGTAAATTAGTTTTTACTTGATCATAAATCGGAAAATTATCTTCACCAAGTTTCGTATTCAATGAGTCGATGAGTTCACGTATTTTATTAAAGTTCTCATGATACTTTTCTTTATTACTTAGATGATATATTGCCTCTACGTTATCTGTTGAACGATAAAGGGTGATATAACAATCATCAAGTTGTTCGTGCTGAGATCGTTTATCGCCTATGAATTCTACCTTAAACACAAGTTGATGTTCAATTTTATATATCTTAAATCTTAAATATTCATTCATCAGCAGATATTGTTTTTCACTTCTAAAAAATCGCTTATTAAATTTAAAATAACTTAGTACCCCTAACCATAAGTCTGTCTGAGTGATTTCTTTTTGAGAAGCATCTAAAATAATATAATCCCCTTCATTAATCCCATCACTGTCTTCTACGTATTGTAGTTTATATACTTTTTCATTACAGGGATTTTGATGACTAAAACTAATATCAAAAGTATCTAAATTAAAGTTAGGATAGAGTTCAGAGTCTTTAAATAATTGACAGATTTTCTCCACCATTTCTTGATCTAAATCAAAAGGAATCGATAGTGGTAAACAAGCGATCTGTTTACCATTTAAGAAAACACGTAGTTCTTTTTCTTCGAAATCAAATACGTGTAACGTAGATGCTAAATTATAAATAGAATATCCCCATAAGAAAGAACATCCTCTTGTATATTTATTTTCAATCTTCTTACGCTCATCCTCAGGTATAGCGAAAATATGTTTACTGTTTAATTCATGTTCCATTTCATTTCCTCCATATTTAACAAAAATAAAAAGGATTATAGAGTGTACACTCTATAATCCTGACTTAATTAAATTAATCGAACCAACGAGGTAATATTACTTGACCATCAATATAACGCTCGATCTTTTTCAAGAGTTTATCTTGATTATCTTGACCGTTAATTAATTTAATTAATAAACGACCGATACCATCAACGTGTTTATTGACTTCAACTTTGTTATCAGGATAAACATTGAAATAGTTTCCTTTAGAAGACTCTTCACTTTTTACCGGTGTAATACCCGATTTAGCAGTAGATTTCTTAGAAGTATTTTCATTCAATAGTTTATATTCACGGATCTTAATTTCAAAATTACCCTTAATAGGATCAGATAAGATATCTAAAGATTTACCGATTACTTCAAACATGCTTAGACGCACCTTATCTTTAACCTTAATTGGAATTCTGATTTCAAATGGTTCAGTATGGAGCGGTAAGTTCAAAAACTCAGGATAGAATTTAGTAACCCCATTTTCGATAATATAATAACCACTCTCTACAGCATTGATAGAAATTCGAAATGCAAATAAGAAAGGTTTTGGTCTTTCCATATTGATATTTAGAGCAAGTCTATCGTAGTACTGCTGACGAGCAGCTTCGCTATAAATTACGGGAAGATAATGTACTGTTGTTAGAATAGCTTGACGACGTTGTTCATCTTCTGATTCCAAATCAAATGGTAGATGCCAATAAGATAAACTCATCGGTTCTTTATCCAATACAAGTACCATAGGACGTGTATCACCTTCATCTAGACTAACAGTTAATGTCCAAGGTTTATCTTCACCTTGTAAGATTTCTTTTTCAACGAAATCTCTTACTTTATCTACGGTATATCCGTAAACAGTGGAAAAGTGTCTTGGGTCAAGTTTTCTTGTAAGGCTCATGGTTTTAATTCTCCATTACTAAGTTTAATATAAAAAGGTAAAGTAAATTTACGGTTTACGATGACTTACCTTACCTGGTGGTTTCCTTTAGACTAGTTATTTAAACCACTCTAAGAAAGGAATCTTTTTATCAAAATATTGTTTAATCATTAACTCTCTATCATTATTGTCGTCCAATAAAACTGCAATAATGACGCGATATAATTGTTTGATGTATATATCCGTATAAAACTGATTATCACGATAAATCTGTAATACTAGTTTATTAATATTTTCATTATAATAAGAATGTTCAATATCATTAGTTTCTCTATCACTCGGTAAATAATTATTCGATCGTTCTATATGTTCTATAACAATATTATCAGGATCAACGTAGTTGATTGTCATTTTACTAAAATCAACTTCAATACCATAGTTCAAAACCAAATGTTGAAAGAAAGCGATACGGTCTTTATAGTAGAAAGATTTACCATTGAAAATAATGTTGTAATACATTTGTTCTTTATCATGTTCAACAATATCAATGACTTTATCATGATATTCCATTGTGGTTTTATTAATCAATGAAATATAAAAATTGAGTTGACCAATATAAAGACGAATTACCGGAATAATTGGAAGATTCTTAAACATCTGAATAATATACCGATATTTATAGAAATCTTCATTCTTTAATTGGTAAGTAATGACCGGATGAATGTCATCATTGTTACTTTCCTTTCTTTTTGAATTCTGATAAAGATGATCGTAAATCTTCTTCTCATCGAAATCAAATACCACTAATGAAATACGATCCTTATCGCTTAAATAAGCAAAGATATATTCGTATCGTTCACCTTGATATTGTTCAAGGACTTTCTCTACTTCCCATCGATGGGAAGTATATAATTGATGACCATCGAGATTATTACCATAGACGGTAAAATGATCTAATTTATATTGTTTATCTAGCATACTAGACTCCTTTATAAAGTTAAGTTAAGAAATAAGATTATCTCACTTGGTTATCCTAATAACTGGTCAGATAATCTTGGTTATAAAAACTATGATGTTATTTGCAAATCACTTAAACCAATTCATAAATGGAACTTTATTTTCAAGATAGGTTTTGATGGCTTCTTCACCATCATCAAGTCCTTTCAGTATCACTGACGTAATAACGTGATAAAGTTGATTTAAGCAACGAAGCGTTTTCTCTTGATTATCTTTAGGTAAATGGATGACTAAATCAATTCCACGATCAATGTAATAATCACCGGAAACATATTCGTTTTCTTCACTTAGATCAATATTTTCATAATCTCGATCTTTATACGATATTCGGATATTATTAGACCGATCGAATTTTATACTACTATAGGTCATTTCGTAAACAACACCATATTTCATCGCAATATCCCGAAATAAGGAAAGATGATTATGATATTGAAGATATTGGTTATTAAAGAAAATTTCATCATTTTCATTAATGTTTATCACTCTATCTACTTCATCATTTGTTTTTATATCAACAAATCGAATATAAAAAACAAATTTAGAATCATGAATATCGATTAATGGAATTATTGGAGTATTTTTGAAAAACTTAATTAGTTTTCGATAATTCTCAAAACCATTACTTCTTAACTGATAAATAATTTTCACTTCTTCAAATTCACCATCTTTATTTTGGCGTGCTAATCCATTACAATAATATTCATAGACTTGATATTCTTCAAAATCAAAGATTACTAGTGAAAGAGAATTACGACGACTTAAATAGGTGAATAAATATTCATAACGATCACCCTGATATTTATCAAGAATATTATCTATTGTTGTTAGAATACCATCCCATGGACTATGAAAACCCGTAATATTCGAACCACGTAAAGTGTAATTTTCAATAACGTATTCTTTATCTATCATGTTATCCTCCTTTAATATTAATTTGATTTACTTGAAGTATTAAATGTTCCATATTGTGGAACAACATGAATTGCACCAATATCGTATTTATAGAACAAATCTAAGAAATCTGCTACACGACGATACCATGTATTTTGCATGGTATTGACACTCATCACTTCAATTTCTAATAAGATACTATTTCCCTTCATCGTGTAACTAAAATTATAAACATCTTCATTCTTAATCAGTAAATCTTTTGCTAATTGATTCAATACATTAAGAAATATTTGTTTACCTCTTATTTTAAATCGATAAGGCATTTTAATCGCATGTAAGAAACAGTAATCGTAATAATTATTAATCTTTTCAATAATATCACCCATTTCTCTTGCGGTAATGACTTTCTGACCATCAATAGTAAGGTATTCCTCGTAAAACTTATAGAATTGATGGTTATCATTAAAGTAATCTGGATCTCTTCCAAATACCTCAACTAACTGATGATAACCTTTCTGTAATTGTTCGACTGATTTCAATTCAGCTTTGACTTCTTGTAAAGCTTTAACGGCTTCCTTAAACTCAGAGATATTTTCCCCAGTAATATTTGAAACAAATAAAGGATCTTTATCAAATTCTGATCGGATATCTTGAATCAATAAATCAAAGAGATCTTTTGGTGTCATCATCGTCTTAACAGGACATTTCTTAAAATACCCTACCATGGTAGAGTCCATATCGGCAAGACGATTAACCACAATATAGATGTAAGATGGTTCACAATAATTCACTAATGATAATAAATGTCTATTATTCGTGATAACCTTTTCATAATTGTTATCTAATGCTGTCATCACAACAACATTATTTTTTACAAAATTTTCAAACATGATGATACTCCTTATTAGATAAGATGATTATTCTTTACTTTCATCTTTTTTCTTTGATCTTGATTTAGGGGCTTTCGTTTCTTTGAGTTCTTCTTTCTTAGATCCGTCTTCCTTTGTAAATAACTGATCAATGATACCGGTAAAGTCTGTATCGATAGGATATTTCTTATATTTACTCCAGAAAGCTTCAACTAGATGATTATCAACCTCTTTCTTCATTTCAATAATTTGTTGTTTTAACTCAGCTTTCTCTCTAAGTTTATTTGAATAAGCTCTTAATCGATTACCCACTTCTTTTGGTTCAATATAAAGTTCTTTTCCATTTAAGATTTGTTGAATCTCATCTTCAGTAAGAATATCCGTATAAGAACTTTTAATAATACGTTCTTCGTATTTAATGAGATTTTGAAAATGATCTTTTATTTCAGTAGTACGTCCTGATACACCAGCACGCATTGGATGGAATAAGAATTCCGATAAATCACTAATGTATACTTGTAATACGGAGGATTTAACCAACTGACACAAGAGTAATGTAGCTGCAGAATAACACATTCCAACTACACTCACTACGATACGACCCTCATTTAAATCCAATGATTCGAATAACTGTGCTGCCGCAAATACTTCGCCACCAGGACTATTAATTTCTAGATAAATCTTACTTTTCTTTGCGTGTGCTTGACGAGCAGCAATCAATGCTGGATAAAACCAATTTGCTTTTCTTGAAATGGTTCCAGTAATATAAATTGTTACGGTATTATTATCGTGGTCCCACACTACACCATTTAAATTATTTTCTTCATTATTCTTTTTCTTAGCTTCAATAGCGGGTGTGTTTTCAAATGTATTCATCATAGTTTACTCCTTATAGTGATGTTAATAATAAAACCTTATCTAATAGGTAATATAGGTTTGTTAAATAGATCAAACATATACCGATAGGGATATCCCTATCGGTATACTCATTTAATTACCAAACTTACTTAATAAGCGTTTATTAACATTTTGAATAATCGCATTTAGTTTATTTTTCTCTTTATGATAATTCAAGTAATTAGATTCAGTATTCTGAACATTACCTTGACGTACCTTCTCTAAGTTACTCGCTTCCTTCACAGTTAATGCTTCTTTTACAGGAGCTGCATGGAAGTTTACCTTAGGTTCTACACCAAGTACCTTACTTACTAACTCACTGATATCGTTCTTTAATGCGTCTAAGTTTAGGTTTTTATTAATTGCACCTAAGGATACGCTTAAGACAACATGTTGATAATTAGCTAATGCACTTTCAGGATAACTTAAGATATACGTATCAGGAACATGAATTACCCCTTCTTCACCTAACAGAGAAATGATAGCGGCTTTTAATCCAATATCCTGTTTATAATCAGAATCACTGATATTGTAAGGTTTATAGAAGGTTTCATACACATCTATCCCTTCTGCCCAGAGATCATCTAATTCACGTATCGCAACCACTTCATAAACACGTTTTGTTCTTAAACGAAATGGTGGAGAGACTTCAAAGATCCCTTTAGAAGACATTAGAGGTGTAATACGTTGTCTACTCATATCTTCCCTCTACTTAATTATCATGAACCTGTGTTGTCATTACGTTATATTGACTTACCACAAATTCTTTCGTTTGGATCTTACCTTTAGAATCGTATAACACTACTTTTAACTCACCATTAATGAAACGTGTTACACCACGTCTATCGGTATAAGGACCTTTAAATCCATCTACGTAAGGTAATGGTCTACCAGTAATAGCATCACTGGTTGCTCTTAAGTTAGTACTAATCGTGATACGATCTTCTGTACGGCTATCAGTTGTCCAAGTAGATAACCCTTCATCTTTAAGTACTTCTTCCTTAACTAAGTTATTAGGAAGATGGTGTACCATCATAATCTTAGCATTGATACGATCTTTTAACGTTAATGGTAAATCGGTAATCGTTAAATTAATTAATCGTTCAGCAAACATGTCAGTATTGGTTACATCACTACCTACCATTTGCGCAGTATATTTCATATTGTGCGCATCTAATGGGATAGTTTCAGTTCCTTTAGGAATAGGAGTTAACACACCGGTATTCGGTGATGTAGGTGGGGTCATGGTACTACCTGTATTTGGAACTACTGGTGCTGGTTTGGTTGGTACTACACCTTTTGCTGTAGAAGATGGAATTTGATTAATCAAATCTTCAATCAACTTATCTAAAGCCGCATCATTATTGCCTTGTGGATTTACTGTAGGTGGAGTTACTGCACTATCTTGAGATAACGCAATTTCGCCTAAGAAATTATATCGTAAAGGAACCACGTATTGTACTTTATTAAAGGTAGTGGTGATATAATACATCTCACCACGTTTAACCCGTGTAAATCCATGTGGGATATCAGATTCAGGTGTCATGACTTCAGCATGAACTAACATCTCAGATAACCGAATAATAAAGTCTTGAGTTAATGGTGAAATACGATTAAAGTCTCTTGATGTAGTATAGATATTAGTATACTCTGGCCATACTTTCTCAAATTGGATTGGGGATAATCGATTGAGTTCATGACCACAAGCCACTACAGCTAATGATTTAAAGATCGTTCCAAATACCACGCAGTTCTTCGCAATATGACGTAATCCATATCCATGCATGGTTTTACCTGCAAAGGGTAATACCTCTCTAAATGGAATCACTGGACTATGTAATCCACCCATCAACTGAAGATTTGGTGTACTGAATTTCGTCCAGAATGGGCAAATATAGAATTCCGTTGGAATAAATAAATCCGGTAAGATCTTTTCCCATTCACTTCTTGGATGGTTAGAGTGTTTTAAAACATAATCTGCTAATTCATCTTTAATCAAGTCAGCATTATTTGCAGCTTTACCATAGAGTAGAATTGTCCAAGTGGTTGCCATCTTATCGTTTTCTACTTCAGGATTAATCCAATCGTAAACATTTGAAATCAATAAAGTATAAGGATGATCATCAGCGATTCTATTCACTTCTTCATGAAGTTTACTGATCCCCTCTGCTGACATATTCTCTGTTAATGCTGCTTTTATTTTATCTGGGGTTTTATAAAAATCATCAACGACTCTAAACGGTGGAATGATCTTTAATTCGAATTTATCGTATTGTGCTTGAAAGGCTTCATCTGCGAACCAAACCTTATATCGATTTTCTCGAGTATCGGAAAGCAAACGGAATGTGATAAATTCAGGTAAATAATAACGACCATTCGTTACCATCGCACCTGTCTTTTCAATCACCATACTAGATTTAAATTCAGCACGTAACTTTTGTTCAAACGCACTATGATCAGCATCAAAATGATTTGTCATCGCTTCAGTCGCTAACCAATTTCCTAATTGGAGAACTTCTTGTGCTTGTGCTGCTTGAATTGGAGTATGTGTGTTTCCTTCTTTTGAATAAAACGTTAATAATCGTACATCAGGTAATTGATCTTCGGAATAGATTCCGATCTCACTACTAAAGGTACGAGAGATAGGACTGAGTTCACCTATCTTAGACACCTTATCTAACGCGTTATCGATAAGGCTGTTAATGACTAAAAAGCCATAGAGTTGATACATGTGGATATCTCCTCAAAAAGAAATAAAAATAATTGTTAACAATATGAAATAGTAGCTTGACAATAACATCATTTTAAAGTAGACTATTTCTAATCAATGATATCGGTTGATCATAATCTCAATAATCATGATAGGTTAAGGTCAAACATATCAAACCTTCTTTCCATTAAATAAAATAATTAATTTAGAATGGAGTATAAACCATGTGGGGTTTAATTTGGAGTTTATTTAAGGCAGGGCGTTATCTCATACCTTTTATACATGAGTCTATTCGAGTAAGAGATAAAGATGATCCAGAAGATAATCGTGCGAGTTATAACTTACGTAAACTCGTTATCGATGGTATCATGCGATTTCTTGTCTTAGTCGGAATTGTATTCCTAATATTTTATAAGATACTTCCAATGTATAGTGATAATATCTATTTACGTAGTGAGATCGAAGAAAGAAATCGAATCATTCAACAAAATAAAGAAGATATGGAAAGACTTCGTGATCGTTTAGATGCAGCGAACGAGAATGCTAAGAAAGCACAATCTAATCTAGACATGTCCATCAGTCGTAATGCAGCAAAAGATGAAGAAACTAAACGATTATCAAAAGCACTTATTGAATGCCAACATGAGTTAACTGAATTACGTGCTTTAGAAGTGGCTAGTCGAAACTTCAAGAATAATTTAGAGGCGAATAACGTGGAAAATAAACATGAGAATAATAATAGTAAATCTACTGTTCAAAATAAACCTGTTAAGCCTTCTAATAACACGAAGTCTAAAACCTATGATAATCGTTGGGATAGTCTAGAATAATTTAGAATAATTTATAATGAGTAGAATAACATGCACACTTATCGTGGGTTATTAATTCTCTTACTCGTTTACTTTCTTACTGGATGTCAATTAAATACTAAACCAGAATATCGATATCCAGATAGTACTAAGATACAAGTAACCTTACCTTACGAAGTACTCAATAAGAAATTATCGATTAATGAGATTAATGAACGTCAAAAAGAATTAGCAAATTACATTAACTATCTTCATCAGTATTATATTGCGGTAGATTTACTTTATCAAAGAAATCAACAATATATTAAGAATAATGACTTACCTCAATTTAAATACGCACAATGTAAAGTAGTGCAAGATCTTTTTAGAACTGTGGATTTACCTCCACCTCCGAAAAGAAAGATTGGGATGAGTAATGAGGAAGCAGTGAGTGTACTATTTGATCATATCGAGGCTTTACGTCAAGGGATACGGTCAAATAATCAGAGGATGAAGGAATTAAAAAACCTTTATCGTCATTGTCTACAGTAAAATGTAGATTACTAAGTTTAGATGGATTGTTCTACACGAATTTGTTATTTAGATATGCGATTTTTAATCTAAACGAATTATTTAAGAGGAAAATGAGTCATGGCGAAAAAGACAAAAGAAGTAGAACCAAAAGAAACGGGATGTGTGCTTTACGTAGATGGTGGATGTCGACCAGGTTATCCAAATGATGCACTTTCCCAGTATGGTGGGTGGGGTATCCATGGCTATAAGTACAACATTGGTGTTTCACCAACTAAACCTAGAACTAAGAAAGATATACCAACGATCTTTGGTTATCAAGATGGAACAAAAGTAGAATTAAATAATCAAGTGATTCCTACTGGGTATATTGATGGATGGGGTAGTCTATCTAATAAAGAAACCAATAATAGTGCTGAACTTCATGGTTTTATCAATAGCATGGGGATTATCAAAAATCTCATTGATAAAGAACAATTGAAGAAAGCACAACTCTTATTAGATAGTCAATACGTGATTAAAGGAATTAATGAATTTTATCCAAGATGGGAAGCACGTAATTGGATGAAGTCTGATAACAGTGAACCTATTGCAAATGCAACACTTTGGCAAAGAGCTGTGAACGAATATAAACAAGTCAGTGCTAATGTCGATATATGTGTGAATTGGGTAAAAGGTCATAGTGGTGATTTAGGTAATACCCGTGCGGATAACTTAGCGACGACAGGGGTTTTTGTTGGACGTAATGGTGTGTTAGATAAAACAAAAATCAAACACTTACCTATTGCGAAATATGGAAGTCCTGAGGTATCGATTAATCGATTATTCCAAAAGAATCGATTATACTTCAATACGCAAGAACAACCTTTAAAAAGCAAAGATGGTCGTTTTGTTTATCATTGCGGTGCTCATGGTGATGACGATACTTTAGTCGGTATGCGGATGCATGATAGTTGTGCTTACGTAGTCTATACTAAAGAACAAGAAGTCGTATTAGAAGCCATTCGTCAACAACATCGTAAATTAATTCCAAATCCATTAAATGAACTCTGTATGATGAAATTGGATATTGCGTTACTTCCTCGTATTTATCAACAAATACAAGAAGATACTGCGGATGTTCTCTCTCAGGTAACAAGAGGTTATCGTGGTATTTGTACAACTAACGGTCAGATGATCACAAGAGTCGTAGAACCTTCTGGCTTAACATTTAAATTAATAGACGTGCATAACTTACTGTGCGATCAATTAGACGATTATCTTGAAGGAAAAGGCACATTTACGGATGTTACCTCTATCTTCTATACCGATGAAAAAATCAAAGTGAAGAAAGAGATGGTAGATATTCGTAAATCAAAATTAAATTCAACAGATAAAGTGATTCGAGCAGATGTTTGGATTCGAAAAGGAACCAATGAAAAAGAAGATTTTCAATATCCGATTCGAGCTAAAATCGGTATCGATACTCCATCTAAAGAATTGATTGCAAGCATTGGGAGTCGTAATCCTAAGGTGACTTGTATCACACAAAAGATCAGTGATCATTTCTTTACGTATGGGTTCGTCTTTGATTGCGGTGATGATGTCATGTATTGGGTAGGTAAAGATACTGCCACTCAACTCATTTGGGATCATGGTAAGAAGTGCAAATAAAGGATTATCGTTTATGGGGAACTGGTTAAAACGATTTATTATTGAATTTATTGCGAGATGTATACCTAAACATGGTAAGCGAATTATTTACATTACCCTCTGTTATTTACTTTGGTCGAATCAACAAGATAAAGATACGATCATTAGTGAGATGATTGAAATTAATAATCATCTTCACTTAAGTAAAAATGATGCACCTTTAAGATTTGTATTAGAATTACGTGAACTACTTCTAACGACAGATGATTTCCGATACGTTAGAGAACTCCCACGTGAAAAGATCCGTACTTCAATCATTCGGTATATGCCAAGTTGGTTAAAGTATGATACCGATACAAATATTATTAAAGAGCTCACAGAGGTGTGTCAAGATCGTTACGTCACGGTTCGATAATAAAAAGCCTTTCTTTAGACTGATTAACATATGTTCGTCTTAGCTCTATGGGTTAGGACGGACATATGTCTAGTCCCATGACCAGGGACTAGACTATGCCTTTCGTATTAACGAAAAATGATTTAACTCATAGTCATCACTCCATGGGTTAAATCGTATTGCACCATTTAAATAGATGTGAGCTTACTTGTATATAACTCATGGTAACATCTATCGATCGCATTCACCTTAGTTACTGCTTATGAAAGGAACAAATAACTACGAACTTTGATATCGGTCTATTAGGTAACGTACAAGTAAAAACGTATTATACACCAATAGAGGGTAAGGAGGACCCCTGCAATTTAATAGAAATTTCTGGCAACAACCAAATCAACATTAGCTCTGTTCAACCAATATCGACATATATTTATATAAATAATTACGAACGACGATAACCAGCAACGTTATTACCACCATTAGGGAAGCTAACTGGACTAGATGAAGATAATGTACCACTAACAGAGAGAGAACCTTGTACAGCACCACCACCACCTAATTGAGTAGATCCTTTGACGGATAACCCTTTAGCGATATTTACACTACCAGTGAATTCAGTACTAGGACAATCAAATTTATTACTTGCTGATTTATGGCTATAGGCACCACTGGTTTTTACTGTGTAACTTCCACCGATTTCCATTTGTTGATTACCACCGACATTAATTGTCTTATTCCCACTAACCTTAGAAGCATCATTTCCACCAATCTCAGTTGTGATATTTCCTTTAATTTTTAAACTATAGTTACCACCTACTTCAATAGTCATATTCTGACCGATTTTAGCATCGTAGTTACCATGACAGAATACTTCGATATTATTCTTATCCATTTTATACATGGTACCACAAGCATTCTTCATCCAAACGATAGTATCTTTACTATTGATCTCAAAGAAGTTATTAAACCCATCTTTAATAAAGAGACTCCCTTTACCTGCGTTGATTTGGATCATATACGTAGTGACTTCACCATTCTTATTTGAGGTACTAATAGTAAAGGTTTTATTGTGAGAAGAATTTTCAATATAGTAAGTATTAGTCTCATCAAACTCTTTACTATCTTTACCAGTAGGTTTATCTGCGTTTACTGCTTGTACCACGGTTTCTAATCGACGTGATGAAATAGAGTCTTGGTTAAAGGGTTCCCAATACCATACTTTCTTATCCCCATTTTGCCATACCCAAACATGTTCACCACGTTGTACATCAGGTGGGGTTTTACGATAGGTATCTGATGAATAATACGTTGCGATGACATTATTATTGTGAGTACCTTTCGATGCAATGGTACGATTTAACGCATCTGTATATATCTTCTGCATTTTTAGAGGGTTATTAACTAGATGACCTCTCATCAATGGGGTAATCGTTGTTAAAGAAACACGAATCTTATTCCCATCACTTTGGAATTTATTTTCAGTAACGATACCTCTAAACTTTTTGATATAACGATATTCTGAATCAGCAAAAGGATTCTGTACCTGACTCGATACGGCACTTGCGAATTGAGATGGACTTTGGTTGATCATAATTAAAGGACCTTATTAAATTTATGAAAATTATTAAATTAACTTTACATTTATATAAACGTTTTGATTTATTAGGTGCTGATACGCTCACCTACACACCTGAATCACCTTATCAATTAATCTTAGGTAAAAATGGGATTGGTAAAAGTAGTTTATTGAATGAATTATCCCCATTACCTTGTGAGACCACAGACTTAAAAGAAAATGGATATAAAGAAATAGAAATTGAACATCGTGGTCACAAATACATATTACGAAATACATTACAGAAGAAACTGAATAATAGTTTCATTAAAGATGGTGTTGAATTAAATCAAGGTGGAACTACCAGAGCACAAAAAGACTTAGTAGAAGAACATTTTAATTATACTTCTCAACTTCATGATATCTTGATGGATATTACTTTATTTAGTAACATGACTCCTCAAGTTAGACGAGAATGGTTTATTAAAATGAGTCATAGCGATATGACCTATGCCATTAGTTTATTTAATCGTATTCGTTCTGCTGAACGAGATATCAAAGGTGCGATTAAGATTAACAACAATCGTATCGTTCAAGAACAAGCTAAGCTACCACCCTCTGAGACGATTGTTTATCTTAAAGAACAAAATCAAGATTACATTAATGAATTGAATCAAATCTTACCTCACCTTGATAAAGAGGCTCAGAACGTTTCTAATCGACTTTTAGAAACAAGCCAACAGTTAATCAAAGTATCTGAAAACATCGCTGATTGCGGATTTGAGATGGTTTTTGAGGGTATTTCTAAATACCCTATATTAGTAGAACTAAGACAGACGTTAGATTTTGAATATAATCGTAATCGACAAGATTACGAAAAGGTAATTCAAGAACTCTCTGAAGTACAAGATATTATTCATAAAGCGAATACGGAGAATAAACGACCTATTGCTGAGATTGATAGAGATATTAATTATTTAGATAACGAATTACAGTCCGCTAATCAAATCATTGCTGAATCTGGGATTAAAGTCAGTCAAGATAACTATCAAGAAAAGTTACATTTTGCGGAGATGAAACAAGACTTGATGAATATCTTATCTCATCTTCCAAGTAATCCAATAGTTGATGGTGAACGTAAGTATACTCGCACGAAATACGATAGGATTCGTTTAGAGGTAGATCAACATAAGTCTGAACTTATCAAGAACACCAATGAGGTAAGTTATCTTAAACGTGAACTTGAACAGATGAAGAGTGTTCATGATATTGATTGTCCGAATTGTCATCATCGATTTAAACCTGGGATTGATTGTACTCGTATTGAGCGATATGAGAATAAGATTAATCATTTCAATAAACTCATCGAAGAACAGATGAAGACATTAGATGAACTTCAAGTACTTCAAGATGAGTTCACTGAATGGGGTAAATGGGTAAGAGCACTTCGTCAACTCCCTGAACGTTATCCGGTATCGGTTTCATTATTAGATTATCTTTATAAATTAGATTTATTAAACGATAATCCTAAGTTAGTGATTCAGAAGATTAATGAATATGAACGTATCGTCGACATGACTCAGAAGAAGATAGAGATTGAATCTTATTTAGTTAAGTTAGATCAAGAACGGACTAAGACTTTAGCTTCTGAGGGTAACGATATGGAGTTTGTCTATGCCACATTAAAGAAACTGGAAACAGAATCTGAGGTATTACAAAAACAACTTCATGAGTTAGAGGATAAACTTAAGAAGATACGTGTCATTATTTCGAATCATGAACAGATACAAGGATGGGAACAACAAGTAAGATTCTTTATTGAGCAAATGCGTAACGATACGTTAATGCAAGTCAGATATAAGAATAATCTCTATCTTGAAAATATCGTAAGTGAATTACAGCAATCCTTAGCGGATAATCAACAATACCTAAATACCATTAATCAATCTGAAACCATCATTGAGCAACTTGAGATTACTCAACAGCAATTAAAAGAAGAACAAGAATCGTTAGCCATATTGACTACGATTCTTTCACCTCAAGATGGATTGATTGCTGAATCTCTATTAGGGTTTATGAATCAGTATTTAGATGACATGTGTAATATCTTAGATCAAATCTGGACGTATAGCATGCGCCCTTATTTAGATTTAGGAGAAGATGGGATTGAGTTAGATTATCGTTTTCCAGTAGATGTGAATGAAGGGGATATTTACGTTAAGGATGTATATTATCTTTCACGTGGCCAGAAAGAGATTGTTAACTTTACGTTTAAACTCTTATTGATGCAATACCTAGATTTATCTGATTATCCATTAATCATGGATGAGATAGGTGGATCATTTGATAACTTACACCGAGATCGTTTATATCGTTATATTAAACTCTTAGTGGAAAGTAATCAAGTACAACAGGTATTTATTATCAGTCATATTGCAAGTAGTCATGACGCATTATCTAATGCGGATAGATGTGTGTTAGACACTGATGCAACCATGATAGATAAGAATGTCAATAAAGTGCTTCAATTTAATTAAAAAAAAAAAGAAGTAAGGTGATACAGTGTAGGTCTCTACCCCTACACTATATCTATATGAGAAAGATCACGTTCTTTATTTTTGTTCTAAAATTATTTCATTTTAGAACGTTGTTCATCCTCATATGCTTTAATATTTCTATTAAGCGTAATGAGGATACTGATAACTGGAATGATTATATGTCTTGTGAGACGATATAAAAATTCCAGTATTGTTAAAATGATAATAAGATCTATCATCATTAAACTCCTTTTTAAATAAAGGATAAGTTAAGTTGGTTACCTAGGGTAGGTAGAGCTATCCTAGAGCGAATCCTCCTTAATTAAAATAAATGAGATATGATCTCTCTCAATTCGTGATCCACCGGTACTCATCACACCGGTGGATTATGTCTGTTCGTAAAAAAAGACGGTACCCCCTTGGAGGAGTAGGGTACCGTTGACCATAGGTCAGTTTAATGTAAGGTTTCCTAATATGAACTCATTAGGAGGGAGTATAGGCTACACTGAAGGAACCTATCTTAATCTAACTATGGTTAATTAAATTAAGATAAATCCCATCTATGGTAGTTAGGATTATCTTGGGACTTCTCCGACCCTGCTTAGTCTTACCTCGCTGTAATAAGATCAAACATAAGTCAGGATAGATATCCTCTATCCTGACCTGTTTATACACTATTGATTAAATCAAGCTATTACCCAAATACTCTAAAGTAAATGAAGTAATATCAAAGTCGTCTTCTTTTTCCTGAACTAATTGAAGTGCAGGCCAGATACGATATTTTTCACCTGCAGCAAAGGTTAAGTAACTTGCTGTAATAGGTGCGTATGGACGATCTTTTTCTTTATCTTCTTCATTATAGTCAGAAGATAGTGCTTGTAATTGATAACGATCACGTACGATATTAAAGATCTCAGGATGAGATGTTGCATTGATCGTTGTATCTGCGGTTTCTAACCCTAATTGATACGCTGTTACCGGAATGGATGTGTTTTGGAAACAGTTCATTCTAACGATAGCACGTTGCGCAATCAAATCGATATCAGATTCTTTCAAACTGATATCTGGAGTATCGGTTAGACTGTGTAATACGTAACGAAGATTTAATTCTAAGAACGCAATACAATACGCTTTATTGATTAACTTATTGTTATTACGTACCCAATCCATGAATTCACCATAGTCTTGAGCAAAGTTATCAATAGTTGCATCTGCACCAAAGATATATTTAATCCCTTTATTCACTGCATTGGTTGCGTAAAGGTTAAACCGTTCATAAAGCTCAGAAGGCACTTTACCTTCAAGTTGTTTCATGAATTGTTCCGGATCGAATTTCTTGAGTTCTTCAAAATAATCTTTATCCGGTTCAGTTGACCAGTATAACGGTTTTAATACATCTACGATCTTACGACGTTCTTCAGGTGTATTAAATACATGGATGATTTCATTTGGTTCGAAAACATCATGGATTACACTATCTTGAATCAATGGTGTATTTTCGGTTAAGGTATCTTGATTCCGACGATTCGTCGTATCAAAGACATTCGTCAAGGTGATGATCTCACCAGTATTGATTTCAGCATATTGCTCTAAACGATTTTTCATACGCTCCTCTCTTTCTTCAGTAGGAAGTTCAATTTCAGTTGGAAGGACTTCTTCTTCAGAATCTTCAGGTGTATTATTCGCAATGAATTGTGCTACACCGTTATAATCCTGTTCTAATTCACGCTCAAAGGTTTTCTTAAACTTATCAAACGCTTCATCGATGACTTTTTGTTTCGCCTCACCTTCTAGCTTTTCTTCAAGAATACGACGACTCGCTTCTTTAAGGGCTTCAGGTAATACTATACTAGAAGTCTTAAAGCGGTCATAAACTACACCACCAGAAGTTGTCGTCATGAAACGACGATGTTTACCTTCCTTAATGATTTGTTTCATTCTGGAACTGTTTCTGATTGGTGCTAGGATATCATCGTGTACTGATCTTTCCATTTGAACTCCGTTTTCATCAAGACGAGTAATCACTTGACGAATCTTATTGTCTTTAGTCAATACAAAGTGTAGCGCATTAATCAATGGATCTGCTGAGATCAAAATCATTGGATGATATTCTTCACAACGTAACCCTTGTTTAATTAATGCTCTAGCTTCATTCTTCGTAAGGTATCTGACTTCATCTTCTTTTAATCCTAACTTACGTGGATCAATCTTATTTTGTTCAGCGTATTCATCTTGTTGAACTTCTGCCCAAAATGTTGGAGATGAAATATCTACCCGTTGAATGTTATTCCGAATCTCTTCCATAGTTGGAAGTAAAGTTTCTTGTTCACTTCCTTGGGATAAAGGTTGAGGTGTTAACATTTGTTGTCCATAGACAATATTGTCATCACTCTTCAATGTTTGATTCGGTAGTACCGGCATATTTCTAACAGGTTGGCTGCCTGCCGGAACAGTTGGTGTAAAGTTATTAGAAGTATTATTGGTTTGATTAACTTGGTAAGTTGGAGTTGGTTGTTGCGTGACTCCACTACCACCACCATATTTACTTCCTTTTAACGCTTTGGCTAAATCACTGGTATTGACAGTTCGTAATGTGTGTGCATCTGAAACATCATCATTACGATTGTTGTAATAAGAGGTTTGATTATATTGTGGTCCTGTAGGTTGGTACATCGGTGATGGCGAAGTTGCACCTACGGTTGGAGCACGATTATACTGACCATATTGTTGATAACCATTATTGTATCCATTATTCATCTGCCATGGTTGAACAGGCTGTACTGGACGTTGTGCTAACATCCCAGATTGTTGGAATAATTGTTTACGTTGGTTACCTAATTGGATCATTTGATTACAATACTGAACTAATTGTGCATTATTAGGATCATTTGCAATCTGTGGCATATTTTGAATACGTGCTGCCCAAGCAATATCGTACACTTCTCTAATCGCATTACTATACAGTTGTTGTAATGGCGCATTTGGATTTGTACGAACATCGTAGTCAACGGTTAATGCAACAGCTGTTACCAGTTTATCTAATGCTCCACTTTGGAAGTTATTAAACGAAGTATCTTGATACAACGCTTGCGCTAATGCATCACGACTTCCATTTTGTAAAATCATATTCGCTAAGTCTTGACGAATTTGATCAAATGGAATACCGGTTTGCGTAACATTCACTGGTTGATTCGCTAATGGCGCATTATTCCATTGTGGTTGCATTGGTTGACCCATAGGCTGCATAGGCTGCATGGGGTGTTGATATTGTACCGCCGGCTGATACTGAGGCATCATGGGATTCGGTACAGAAGCTTGTTGATATCCTTGAGTGTACTGTGGATACATACTCCCCTCCTTACATTAATTTAGATTTTGACAAGACATTATTCTTTAACCACGCACAATATGTTTTTCAATCAACTTAATCAATGGTTTGAGTTCAGCCGATTGTTTAATCTTATACGTTTTATCAAGAACAAGATAAGGATTTAACACCGTATGTCCTGTCGGTTCGGCTTTAGGTAGGTCTAAGATAGACCCGGCTTCAGCAATAGAAGCATCCAAGAGTTTACTTGGGTCCTTAAAGGATGTACCAGATTTACCTGCAGTTAACCCAGTAGCTTTTTCTTGTAAGATGATCCGTGATGTGTGTTTAAACATCATGTTATCATCACTACATTGCTCACTAGTAATCTCATTGTGTTTAGTCAGATTATTAAAGATCAATTCTGGTTTCAAATACTTCGCAGTGTATTTGTTAATATCCGCTTCTGTTAATTCACGATTTTTAATCGAGATTAACTTATATTTGAAAATCGAGATTGCTTTAACAATTTCAGCTAATACGTATCGATTTACTGCAAGTTGTTTACCATACATGGAAGCGACATTAGTTTCCATGTAGATCTGATTATAATCCGACACTAAAATTGCCATCAGATCGTAAAGATCTTCTACCTGATAACCTTGTGCTTCTAAACCTTCGCGTGTCGTGTCATCAACGTATTGATCTAATGAATCAAAATGGTCCCTGATTTTCAGTTCTAAGCTACCATCACTATTTTTATTCGTGAAGATAACATGACCTAAAACAATACGCCATAATCGAATCTCAGATTCTACGTTAAATACTTGCATCTCTGGATCTGGATCAATCTCAAATACACTTCCATCAAATCGATGAGTATAGTGATCTAAGACGTAAAAGAATCCGGTTACCATCCCTAAGAATGAGTTAGAAATCTTATTCTTAGGTGCAACGATCTTAATCGTTGGTGAACGGTATTCTTTATTCCGTACATTTCTTGGACGGATACCAGAACTACTACAAACTACCCAATCACTTTCAGGATATTGTTGTCGATCTACCTGACCATCAACAATAATCAAATTATCAATTCCGCAAAAACGTCTAAACACTTCACGTACCCCATATTTACAGAATAAATAATGAGGCATAGTACTATTCGCTCGAATACTTAAATCCGCACGAGTACTGCGTCTAGGTTGTTTAGATGGATCTTGGTTATAGATTTTACTCCAAATTAAATCATGATTCTTTTGCTCACCATTTAATTTAAACCAATAACTCATCTTTTTAAACGTAATCTTTGCAGATAAGAAAGGTACAAAGATCCCTTCCTTTGCTACTGAAAGTGTTTGGTCTGCTAATACAGGCATAATGACAAACTGTTTTCCACGAAATGTAATCGTACCTCCTTTATCAACAAAAGGAAGATAGATCGGTCGTGGAATGAGTGGTTTACCATGAAATTCAAAGAAGTATTTCACTAAGTAAAGTGAAGAGGGAGCTAATTCAAGATTATGCGTCTGATTTTTCTTCTCAGCGATAAAATCAAATTCTTCTTCAACAGTACATCGTTCGTACCCCTTATAAACTAACCCTGGTGGGAAGGATTGTGCTGATAGCTTAAAGATATTATCAATATAAGCTTCAACTTGTTCCATCTGTGATACCGCTACACCTTCGGCAACGATAGGGTTAAATTTAGGTAACTGATCATGAATAGCATCAATTAGTTTAGACATGGTTTACCTTCTATTGTTAAGTCTTTTGTTTGAGTAGGTATTGAAACATAGAGCCAATAGCCGCTAATGCAACAGGTGCTACTGCCATGGCATACTTGATCCATTCGATACGATCTTTCTGGTCAAGTTGTTTTACCGAAGACTCATGTTTGAGTCGAAGGAGTTCTTCCTCTTGTTTCAATTGCTTTTGTTTCATAAGGGCTTCTGGAGTACCGTTCTCTGTCGCTTCCTTATAAGTATAATAGAAACGAAATGGACAACTCGTATCTCCAAAAGTATAAAAGTGTTCCTCGTTATTTTGTTGAGATTCAGTAAAATCACCCGCAACAAAATTATTGTGACAGATATAAATCCCATCCATTCGACTTGGATCTCTGACTTCAGGTACTTGAAAAACAGAACCTACCGCATAGACGAAACGTGGAACACGTATTTTGCTATTATTCACTATACGCATCGATAAAATAAAATCATACGTTGGATCAGAATCAATCTGTTTCTTGAATTCTTCGATCATGTTATTTCCTCTATTAGTATTTGGGTGTATCCATTGACGTTCAAAATCACGAGGGTTAATACCCACGACCATATCGATATTACGTAAAAACACGAGGGGGTATCTACGAAGATCATCTGCAGTGATCTCGTAAATAATTTCTGCTTTTCGATTTAATCCACTGAATTTCTCTTCAAGAGTATAAGGTCGATTATTTGGTAGATGGCGATTTTGGAACAATGATAATAACAGTTGTGTATCTGGGTTATTCGAATCAATCGATGAATCCGTTCCATATGCCGCCTTAAGTTCATTAAATAATGCTCTCTTGACGATATAGAGATTTTTCCCTATATGTCCATTTGGTGGGATTTGTGATTCGAGCATATACCTCATTCCATCTCCTGTACCGATCAATACGGGTCGATCTAAAAAGTTATACACGATGTATTGACTGGTAAAGCTAGGTAATGCTCTCGCATTCAAGATGGTATCGATTAATGATTGATCAGTATGGATTTTAACTGTCGTTGTTTGTATAGTGTATAGGCTATAATATTCTCCATCTTTATAGCTCATGTTGTTGATCCTTGTGATAAAAGTTTACGTACGTAATTGAGATTAGTTCGAAAGATTCTTCAATGATTTTATCTGCGCGCTAAGATAGATTCAAATTACTAAAGAACACCGTTCTAATATCAATATATCCCAAGGAGGACGAACCCCCTCTCAAATAGGTAATGTAGGTTTACAAAAAAGATCAAAAAATCAACATGTATAAAATAGATGTAAACATTAACAATCTATTGATAATATGTGCATTTCAGCACAATTCAATTAAACATTTCATTAAGAGTTTCCTCAACTCGACTACATTAATTTGAAGGATACCTCACCTGTCTATGGGTGAGGTCCTTTTATGATGTCCTATACGGAATTTTATGCTTAAACGCACTTAAAATATTAATCGATTAATAAAAAAGAGTATAAAATGAATTTAATAGACAAATATGCGATTTCGAAAGAAGACGAAGACGTAATGGAGAATGTTGAACTCAGTGAAATAGCAACACAAGTTAATAATGATAATGAAGTGGCTGATAAAGTTTCGACTGCATTAAATCAATTACGTGAACAAAATGAAGTCATTCGTAATGTTGCTGAAAAAGAAGAAATGACTGAAGCTGCTGCAGTAGGTTTTGCTTTAGCACGTCAAGCTGCAGTAGCCCCATTAAACCTACAGGAAGCAGAACAAACTGAAGTAGTTGATGAAGCAGGTTTAGAATCCATGGTATCTACGAAAGGGTTAGTTGCTTTAGAAGCGAATGAACGTATTGTATTAGCTTTAGAAGGTGTGATTATTGATACCTTGAAAAACATTTGGTCTAAAGTAAAAGAATTCTTTAATCGTTTAGGTAAGATGATTTCTATTATCAATACGGAATACAAGAAAGCGTATAACGTATTGAAGAAAATTCCAGATGAAGAATTTAATGAAGCTGTGAAGAACTTACCATCTACTTCAGCTATTCGTAATTATTTAACCGCAAATGGTAATCTTGCTGAAATTAAAGAATTCACTAAACAAGGTGAAGTGGTTATTGATGCTGCAGGTGATATTTGGGATATGTTCCAAGATGAAATCCATACGGATTCTGAAGGTCATTATCGTGGGATGTCTTACGCACAATTTGATGCTAAGTTTATCGATAAGATGAATCGTATCTTGAGTAAAAACTTTAGTGATACCAAAACATTGGATTTAGGTAAGAAGAAATTTAAAGTTACTTATCGTGATGAAAAATTTAGCTTAGAAGTGGATACGAAAGAGAAATTCAAAGGTGAAGCTAAGTTTACTAAACAACAAATGTTAGATGCGTTAAATATGGGTTGGTTCTTCGAAGAATGTTATCGTAGTTATAAGAAATATTATAAAGATGATGCGGTATATGATCTTGAGAAGACTTTAGCACAAACTCGTTATAAGCCTATCGGCTATCAAACAGCTGTGACTACAGTACGTGAATTATTGAACGCCATTATTCGCATGTTAGATGAACTTAACGAATTACGTCAAGATTATAATAACTTTGCATTAAGTTTTGAATAATAATTTAGTAAATCTATAATACTTAAATAATTCTTTTGTAAAGAAAACTAACAGCATATTAAATTATTCGCAAATTTGGATGAAATATAGTTTTCTGAATCGTAATGATTACTAACAGCATGTTTTAGTTAATTGAAATTTAAACTAATAGTAATCAGTCTTGCATAGGTGGGAGCATTTGCTCCCACCTATGTCTCATCTTCATTAAAAGGATCATTCACATGAATCAATTCGTAAACGCTATCCAAACTCAACAAGCTATTGACGATAACTTCACCCATGGTGGTAACGGTCATACTTCGTATAAATCTACGCTAAATGCGAACTATGATCTTTATGCTGCCTCAGGTGCATTACGTGGTAATGAAGATCAATTCTTAACTTATTTTGATCTAGCTTGTAACGAAAACTTAGATCTTGCCATTGCTCAGTTATTTAGATTGCGTAATATTCGTGGTGGGTTAGGTGAACGTCAATTATTCCGTAGTGGTTTAAGATACTTAGAACAAGTTTATATCTTCAATAATAGACCTTATCGTTTATTTGAATTGATTTTAAAATATGGTCGTGCGGATGATCTTTGGTTATCTTTCAATAGTAACGAAACGTTAAATAATGTCGCTCATTTCGTAGCAGATCATTTAAATGTATCCAGTCCTTATGGTCGTAATATTGCGAAATGGTTACCACGTAAACCTAAAGCAAAAGACCTTAAGAAGTTCATGTCTGTATTACGTTCTATCTTGAAAGAAACCCCTAAACAATTACGTAAACGTATTGTGGGTTTAACTAACGTAGTAGAACAAAAGATTTGTGCGAATCAATGGGAAGAGGTTGATTATAACCAAGTTCCTTCACAAGCGATGCTTAAATTGAAAGCAGCATTTCGTCGTCATGACGATAAACGTTATGATGAGTATATTCGTGAAGTGTTAATTAACTTAGCTAAACCAAAAGAAGAAAGAGATGAAAACATCAAGATTAATGCAGCAACTTTATATCCTTATCAATTAGTGAATCATGAAGCCACTGAAGATTCTGATGTTAATTTAGATGTGATCAAAGCACAATGGGATAGTTTACCGGACTATCTAAATGGTAGAGAATATAATATCCTACCTATGCTTGATATTTCTGGTTCCATGTATAGTTATGCACAGAATAATAACAATAACCCTATAATCATTGATATTTCTAATTCATTAGGGATTTATTTAATGGAACGTAATAAAGGCGTATTCCATAACACGTATTTATCATTTAATATGGATGCTGAGTTAAAAACCATTCCATTAGATGAAAATGGAGAAGAACTTCATCCATTAGAGAAATATAAATATATTCTTCAAGATAGCGTTGGGTTTGATACAAACTTTAGTAAAGCGATTGATAAAATCTTATGGTTAGCGAAGAAATATAATGTTCCTCAAGAAGAGATGCCAAAAGCTGTATTAGTGATTTCTGATATGAATTTTAATCCAATGTGGATTGATCCTGAATCTGATTCTTTTGAGAAGAAATCAACTTCAACATTGATTAAAGATCGTTTTAATCAGGAAGGCTATGAAGCTCCCCAGTTTATCTTCTGGAATGTTGACCATAATGGTAGCTTTGTTTGTAATAAAGATGAATTTGGATTTATTCAATTAAGTGGTTGGTCTGCAGCGACGTTAAAAGATATTCTTGAAAACATCGATGAAATCAATCCAATTAAATTCATGTTGAATTCATTACAACCTTATCTAGAAGAAACTAAAGGTCTTTTAGATTAAAAAAAAAAAATAACAGCATAATCGTGAGGGGGGGGGGGGACTACCCCCCCCCCATTTTTTTTTTTTTTTTATTGTAAATCAATTGATTGTTTTCGATTAATTTATCATTTTGGATATGCAATAATTTTAATGCAATAAATGAAATTAAACTATTGGCATGATTGGTTTGATATTTAAAATACTCACAAATATAATCATTCTTGATTAATATTTCAAAGAGATAGTTAGCGACAGGTTGTTTAACGAATTTGGTAAACTCATCTAATTCCTGATTATAATCTTTTGCTACATCAATCAGGGTTTTTCCATTAAATTGCTTTTGGTGAGCATAAAGTTCACCTTTACTATCCTTATATTGAACAATAATTGTGAAATTACTTACCATGTTATTTTGCCATTTAAGGCGTTCTAACACTTCTTTAAGAATCGCGTCAGGCGATTTAAAAGAATCTGATTGATTAGATTCTTTTCGTTCTTTTTCTTGAGCATCTAATAAAATGTCTTTAACGTAGTTTGGATCATTGCTGTCTTGGAAAGTCATCATTTTGTTTTCTCCTGTTTTATTGTTAACTAGTATCCAATTTTGTTTTCCATAACGGACATTTAAATTGGATACATTTTCTTTGGTTGATAAAATTTCTACAAGTTTACGGATATGGGTAATTTCATTCCATACATGAATATCATAAATCCATTCTGTTGTACTTACTTCTTCAAACTTAATTCCGTAATTAAGATTTTTGGAATGATGTTGGTAATTAATATATTTAAAGATACTAAATAATGGGTCTACGACCATATCTAATTTCAAACGAAAATGGCATTGTCCTACTTTTGAAACAATTTGACTTGTATCTGTTAATTTCCATCTAGTATAGATATGGCGAATCGTTTCATCAACAATGATTTTATTTAGCCATGGGTTATTATTGTTATCTAAGTAATATAACCAATTTCCAAAAATCATGAATTGATCTACCGCATGACCGACTTGTAAATCTTCTACATTTGAACCTATTGTAAATGAATATTTCACATGTACTTTGAAATTATCTTTTTCATCCCCTGCTTCATATTTTTTATCAATGAGCGAAAATCGTTCAAAGATATTCATTTCTTGTAGAAAAACCATTTCGATTAAACGGTGATATTTTTCTACCCATAATTCAATATCATTTGGTATAAGGAATTCTAAACGATAAATATTTCCATCTTTATTTAGTTGATAATGATCCATCTTGTTCTCCTTAGAACTTGTTAATTAATTTAATAAGAGATGTTTAATCTCTAACTCAAATAGATGATATAAGTTTACTTTTCCGATGCATTAGACATATGTCGTTAGGATATCCTAACGACATCTTATTTAATGAACTAAATGAGTAGGTATATTCATTTCATTTGTTTTACTAACAATCACACCTTGATATTCCACTTTACCTTGTTTAATTGAATTTAATCTTCCTTGTGCTTCTTCTAATGAATATGCAGGAATGGTTAAACTAAATTCAATCCCTTCAAAATGGTACGAGAACGAATAGTGTTTAACAACATGTTGATTCTCACTAGTATCTTCAGGTAACTCTTGATAAACGATTGTATCTTCCATTATCACTCCTTAACTGTTCTTAACATGCGTAATTCAGTATATGGACCACAATCATGAATACTTGATTTAAATAATTGGTATTTTTTACATTTTCGTGGTGATTTATTTAGATACTCATTTCGATCATCCCAAACACAATTTATCAAAGATACTGAACGAATAGAGATTCGTTTTAAATTAGGATGATTCTTAAATATCGAATCAAAATAGAATAATTCATCATACCCAAATTCTAAGAATACCTCAGTATAGTAAATTAGTTCATAATCACCTTCTATTCTTATTTCAATATCGTCACAAATTTTATTCCATTTTGGTTCTTGACCTACTCTAGGAATACTTTGATCTTTTAACTGATTATCAAAATGTTTAATAATATCTTGAACAGTAAAATCCGTATCTAAAGTATCTAAGATTTCATAATCCGTATAATAATTGTTAACAAATGGAATTGGTTTAGCATCAGTTGTATACCATACTGGGATCTCACCATTTAACATCGTGTGTTTTAATAAATTAAGATTAGGAACGATTCTACCATAGATAAACTTTAATTTAGATAATCCATTTAATTGATATCTTACTCTCATAGATTCACTAGTATCCAAAATATAGAAACGATTCTCTTTATCTTTATTCGGATATGATCCATTAAATAATTGAGTAATATAATCAATAAGAATATGATTATTACTCTCTTTCGCCATACTTCTACCAAATAGTAATTCAGAACGATTTCTAATCCATCTAAAACTCTTCAGGATCGATTCTTCTCCCTTAGATAGATTATCCTTCTGGTTTAATCTAAAATCGTCTATAACGCGTTTATATGCGTTTTTATAGCTATCGTAATCTACTCTCATTTTTGTACCCTATTAACTAAACGATAAACATAATTCGTGGTCGATTCATGACCACGAACTAAATACATTTAATAACTATACAGCAACTGGAAGTTTCATCGGTTCACCATGGAAATAGTTCACTAAGGTGAAATCTTCAAGTTTAAAATCATCAATATTTTTGATTTCAGGATTTAATACTAATGAAGGACTTTGATAGGGTTGTCGTTTAATTAATTCTTCAGCATATGGAATATGATCAAGATAAATATGCGTATCTGCTGAAGTAATAATAAATTCTTTTGCTTTTAATCCACATACTTGAGCAATCATGTGAGTTAAGATAGAGTATTGTGCAATATTAGTTGGTCTTCCTACCATGACATCACTACTACGCATGTATAGCATACAGCTTAATTCATCACCAGAAACGTTGAACTGAAGCAATACGTGGCACGCTGAAAGCGCTGCTCTTCCTTCTAATACGTTCTGATGAGGTGATTTAGTCTCATCAGCCATGTAAGGCACATTCCAATAACTGATCAAATGACGACGACTATGTGGTCTATCTTTAATCCCTTGAATCAAATTTGCTAATTGATCATAATGACGTTCATACACTTCAATTGTTTTATAATCATTATTATTTTCTGCTTTAAAGAGAATACGATCATTTTCTTTTAATCCCTCTTCATTATAAGTCACCCCTACATGAGGCCAGTTTCTTAACTGTACTGGATATAAAGGACCGATACTATTAGTTGTAGGTTCTGTCCAAGGTTTCCAAATCTTCACTTTCTGTTGATCTAGATAATCACAATTACCACTTCCTTTCAAAAACCAAAGAAGTTCTTTAATCATAAATTGGATACCTAATTTACGTGTTGTGATTAATGGGAGTTTACCATCACGAAGATCATATCTCTCCATAGTCCCAAAGATTTGTTTAGTCCCTGTACCAGTACGATCTTTGCGTACCTCACCTTGTTCTAAAATAGTTTTAACTAAATCTAAATATTGTTTCATGATTTCCTCAAACAACGAATTATTGAATACAAAAAATAAATAGTAGTCTTAAAGTTTTATAAATGGATTAACATATACCAGAGGAGATATCTCCTCTGGTATAGTATTAGACTATAAAGGTTCACCTAATGGAGGATAAGATTCATTAGAAGGTTTCTCAGTACTGATACTAGATTCAACCCAATCTAAAGTAACTAACATGCCTCTTGCTAAAATTTTCTCAACTTCAACAATTTCATTATATCCATCATTACTGAAATAATTAAGATTACTGAAATAGTCGTCAAATAAATAAAGTTGATCGTCATATCTTATTTCATTAATCCATCCAACTAATTCAAAGAAGCTATTTTTACTCTTAAAATACTGACTTGCTTTAATGAATTCGTTAACTAAAGATAATACTTTCTTAATATCTTTACAACCTTCCATAAAATTCTGTCTTAGTTTCACTTCGTTAGATAATGTACATCTCTCGATAACTAAATTAGCTCTATCATTAACAGTAAAGATATAATTTCCATCAAAGTAGAATTCAGTACGATATCCATTATCCTCAAAATCATAATTTTCTGATAAACTCAGATTCTTCTCACAACGTTTAAATAACTTGCTCTTAGACCATAAAGAGTTTTCATACTGCACTGAACGTGGAAATCGAGGAACATCATCTTCTGAAAGTTTATCTTGATTAGCAATTAACTTCTTAGAACGATCTAAGATATCTTTGACTACGGTTTTATCATATTGTTGAATCAATAAAGGATAATTAGATGATAGGGTAATAAGATTTAAGATATCAGTATATTTTGCTAATGGTTGATTGGTGTAAAAGTATTTACGATAACTGTCTGAATAATTTACTTCTGGTTTACTATATTCAGTAACTTTATCAGAAACTTCTTTATAACGTTTTTGTAATTTATCTAATAATTCATCTACTGTTTTGAGACTACTATACGTAATCGATAAATCCTTCGTTGGATACTTCACTGTCTTCTTTATAACTATCAATCAAGTATTCCATTAGTTGATAAATAGATTTAGCTAATGAATAGAAGAAATCATCTAATCCTAATAAATCATGCCCAAACCCATAAATATCATTGCAGAATATTTCAACATCTGTATTTTTAGTTTTTTCTTCTAATTCTTCTTGCAATTTAGAATCTACTAAAAATTCTAATCTAAAACCAAGTACTGCAACTGATCTTAAGTCAATGATTTGATTAACGAATGTTTCGATCAGTGGAATAAAACGCTCTACATTTTTAGCTGAAGCGATTTCTTTCTCTTTTAGATTATTATCTACTTCAGCATGATTACCCCATCTCCAATTCCCATCGTATTCGTCAAATAGAATAACACCACGATTAAATCCGATATAAACATCTGAAGATAATGTTTTACGTTTACCAACAGTGATATAGGGTTTATTAATGAAATAACTTTTCAATAGTTTAATATCATCTTGACTAGGGAAGAATAAATCTAAATGATCGATACTCTTTCCATTTCTAACGAATTTTGTTAATTCATCTAAACGTTTAGCTGTATTAGTTTGAAGTTGTTCAACAAATTTAGCATAGGCTAAGAATTTAGGGATGTCTTTAACAGTTTTATCGAGAAGTTTATAAACCACATCTTCCCCATTGTTTCCTTTACCAATAAACAATGTATCGTAGTTACCTGCTTTTAATTTACGTGGTTTAACTGTATTAGATTTAACTATTGATTTTAATTCATTTAATTGTTCTTCTAAAGATTCCTTAATTTTAGTTGGGTCAAACTTGCGTTTCTTAGTAACTTCTTTTTGAATATTTGGATTCTTTTTGAACAATGCTTTAATCGTATCAAATATACCCTCATTCGATACATTTGCTTTATTCTTATATTTATCAATAAGACTCATAATCTTTTTTATACCTTATATTAAAAATAGTTTATAAACATAAGAAATTCAAACATATGGAGGTAAGGATGTCCTTACCTCCACTGTAAAACTAATTAACTTTCTTTCTTAGAAGATTTCTTCTTCGTATCAGAAGCATCGTTATTATCACGATCCTTTAATCGTGCTTTTACATCAGATGCTAAGAGATAGATTTCAGCACCTTCCTCTAATTGATTTAATTCTACTTCAGTTAAGATACCTTGATAACACTGGCGATGAACTACATTACTCCATTTCTCAACACCTTTTAAATAGGATTTCGCCATATCGAGTCTCGCATATTTACCTGCAGTAGGTGTATGGAATAAGAAGATCGATAAATCGCTAATTTGAATAGATTTATATTTTCCACCAAACGCAATCATGGAACCAGCAGAACTACATTCCCCTTCAACAATCAAATGGACATTCCCTGCACAGGTATTAATCGCATTTAATATTTGAACCATATTAAACAGATTTCCACCAGGACTATTTAAATGCAAATAAATTTCATCATAACCAGAAGCATTATTAAATAAATGTAATGCTGGGAAATACCATTTAGACTCTTCACTAACATCACCATTTAAATAAAAATGAGTAATCTTACCACCAGTTAGAATCTCATTGAAATGATCTTCTCTGGAGTATTCTTGATCTTCATTTTGGTTACATGAAACTACTTGATTTTCTAACATTTTGTTTTTTCTTTACTATAGTGAGTTTAAAATAAACATAATCAAAACATCATTAGTAAGAATAAACTCAGATCATCAGACATATATCCTAGGTTTTTACACCTAGGATATAGACTAATTTAAACTAACACTATCGTAATAAACTCAAATAAACTTAAATCCTATCAATATAAGAATCAACCAATATGGCGAACACGATTAATCTACATATTCATCTTTTCTTATTATTAATACTCTTTAATATCTATAAACCTTTTCTAAAACTATCTCTATCATTTAGATCAAAGCAATAATGAGTTCTGTTGTTCAGAACAACCCTACTGACTCTCTTCCATAAGGTTAGTTTCGCTATTGTAACTCTTTCATCTATCTGATTTCAATTATTCTATCAAAGTATTCGGTCTAGTAAGATAAACCTACTAGACCTTTTTATTTATAAACTTATTCTTCGTTTATTAACCACGACTGATTATGGACGTGCTGGAGCAGTTACAGTAACTGGTTTTTTACCGTCTTTATCAGTGTGTTTTGGTGCTGGTAAACCGTTACCGATGTAAGATGCATCTTCAGCTGTTACTGCACGAGTATTCAATACAGTAGCTTCACCAGTGACTTCTTCGATACCAGTGATGTTCAACACTACGATGATCGGAGTATTTACTACGTGTGCGTAACGTGGGTGTACCAAGTGTTGTTGGAATGTTGCTGCACCGATAGTACGTTGAGCAGAAACCATCAACTCAGAAGTCCATAAGAAGGTACCGAATGAGAATGGATCTGGACCTTCTTGTGAGTTATCACGAGTTAAGGTCATAATAGCTTTACCACGCATATATTTGTTCGCAGTAGAAACTACTTTGTGTTGCACACGGCCAGCAAATAAACGTTCGTCACCTTGGATTGCAAAGTATTGTGGTAAACGTTGGTCAGTACCGATCACTGCAGTGATTTGACCTGGGTTACCGCCAGTCATTTGTTCTACTACAGGGATGTAGTTAGTGATGGCTAATACACGACCTAAGATTTCGTTTACTTTAGTAGAGATACCACCTTGAATATCTGGTAAACGATTTGCAGAAGAAACACTGTTGATCATATCCGGTAAGTGAAGAGTTTCTTCGATATAGCACGGTTGTAAGAAGTGACGACCGATACCTGGGATAGCATCACGATCCACTGCAGAGATGTAGTGAGATTTAGAAGTTACTGATTTCAATACTTCAGCAAAGTTAAGGATAGTTTTAACACCATCGTTATTTGCTTGAATACGTGCTGCGTTAATCAAAGATTTGATATCTGGGTTTTCTTTATCACCACCAACGATAGGTTTGATGATAGAGATTGGTGCACGTAGTGGGATCACAAATTGTTCAGAAACTACATCGCTATCGATCATACGACCACGAGTACGTAAGTTGAAGTTAGTACGGCGAGTTTCCAAGTCATAACCGATTACACGTACTTTAGTGTCATCTTCTTCTAATTTAAGTGCTGCCAATAATGGTTTTAAGGTAGCATCATCAAGAGCAACTTCTACACCATCTTTGAATGCATGAGATACAGTAACATTGGCTGCAGAAAGATCTACGTTACCAGAATCTACACGAAGTTCACCGAATAAACGAACACGGAAATAAACTTCATAACCAGCATCATAAATTGGTTTTAAGGTAGCATTTTCAGTACCATCTACGTTACGGATATCTTTGGTGACTAAGAAACCATTGGAGTTGAAGTTCAACGCCATACCACGGAAGTTACCTTCAGGTGATTTATAGAAACCAGTACCCATTAGGGAGTTTACATCCCATTTAACAGCGGTATCACCAATTTTGAAGTAAACGGTTTTCAATGCTGCGCGGCTATCTAAGCTATCTTTCTCATCCATTAAACCGTTAGCGATTAATTCAGGAATAGAAGATAATTTCAATAGGTTGTGAGATTTACCAATTTTCAATGGTGCTGTCAATAATTCAACATCATCGATTTTCACTTTCTTCGGTGTAACCAAAGTATCATCTACGAAAGCAGCTTTATTGTTAGTTGCGCTACCACCAGTACCAAAAGTCATTACCGCAGGAATGATATCAGTTGCGTTAGATTCTAACACTTCTGGGTGAATCAAGGCATCGATTAATGGTTGTTTACTAAAACGAGCAGGACCTACTTTAGTTGGATCGTGTTCTTCACCATTCCATACTTGTTCGATACGCATTTCAATACGATAACCCACTTCATCTGGAGTAACTGTTAACGGTTTGAAGAATGCGGCGTTGAATTCGTCTTGACGAGATGCCAATACGTTGAACACGATAGAATAGTTGATGAATTTATTTAATTCTTTTTCATCAAAAGATTCAGTAGAGATTTGACCTGCATCTAATGCGGCACCATCCCACAAAGATTCCATAGAGGTAGAGATCGGACCACTAAGATTGATCTTAGTTTGGTCTTGCATATATTTACCAGGATTTGCACTGGCAGCAGCAACGATCGCACCTGCTTTAACTTGGTGTGGAGCAAGGTTTTCACCAAGGACATGAGATTCATTAGATACCACATTACGTACGACTTCTTCTAATTGAGTCATAGAGTTATCTAATTCATTTTGATCGTTTACACTGATCGCTGCACTTTCCATGGAAAGTAATTCTACGGTACGTTTGTCGTTAAACAAATGACCTTTATTCGCGGATAAAGATTGTGTTTCGAATTCTGAGACTAAGTTCTCAAGTGCTACAGCAACTTGATCCTTAGGTTTGTTGAAATTAGCCATTTAGCTGTCTTCCTTTTAATTTTCTTCTTTTGTTTACGTAAACATTTTATTGAAAAATAAAACGCAGTTAAGTTTTGCATATTTAAGAAAGATTTTTCCTAAATATTTATTTTTAGTTGCATTTCTGTAAGTACATAATGTATTTAATAAAATACAAAAAATAATGACAGAAAATAATAGTATAGCTATCCTTCTTAAGATAGCTATACTAAAGAATGATTAATTTAACTTAGTCAGATAATACATGACTTTATGCTTTTTCAATTCAGAGAATCCAAGCATATCAAATAATTGATGTTGGAATTTCAAACGACGCTTTTCTAGGATCTCAGATTGAATAGTAATATCATTTTCATCTGAGATATTAGCATCATAGAAAATAATAACATTTTCATTGACACTACGATAAGCTTCATCTGTACCATGGATATCATATTGAGTAAAGATATCGTAAGTGATAGGTGGTTTTTCTTCAAACTGATTCTTTTGTAAATACTGACTGTATTTCTTTTCCATATTTCTCATCCAAGATATGTTCTTAGGATGTGTAAGGACATTAAATAAATCATTATCAGTCATAAATTTTACCAATGAGGGATCACTGGTTTGTTTATATATAAAGAAGAATACATCTTCTAATGGAAGGACTTTTGCGAGTTGTTCAAATTGCCATACATTATTAATATCAACTCCTAGTTTATCATGGGAGAGATGTTGGTTAAATAATGAGGGAATATAAACACAGTAAACATCCTGAATATATTTATCAGACATAGTTGATACCTTAGAACGTTCTTAAGATTTTTATTTTAATTAAAACATATTAATTTTCATACCAGGAGTATATATGGATTTTCGCATTTTGTTGATACAATCAATTGCGTTATTGTTTTGGGAGAATCAGATAGAAAATCATGGGTTAGATAGTCGTGATTTAGTGAGGAAGTTAATTAATGAACTTCCTGATTTAAATAACTTTGCAGGTACAGATGAAGATAGAGATAATTTAATATCATTAAAAGAAATTGCATTTAGTTTAGTCCAAGGGACTACTTCAACTAAACAAGATACCATATTACAAAGAGTCAAATTAGGGATTAAGAAAGATCCTGAGTTAAGAAAAGATGTTGAAGAGTTGATTAGCGGGGATACGAATAATCCTGATTTAATTTTAGATAAGATTGAAAATATTCGTGGTGAGTTGAATCGGTATACTAGAGAGAAATCCTTTAAAGAAACCATTAAACAAATTGCTCAGAAAACTATCTACGCAAATAGAAGTATCGATATTGCTAAAACCGCGATGGAAGCAATTACCGCATTAGAGAGTTTTACGTTAAATACTAATGATCCCGATAACGATCCATCGATTAATGATTCTGCTAATTTTAATGATCCAGAACAAGTCGCCAAGATCTTCGCTAAAGTACAAGATGATGTCAATCCAGATAGTGTGATGAAAACAGGATGGCAAGGCTTTAATCGCATGTTAGGTGAAACTGCTGGTCTACGTCGAGGTTCCATGTATGCTGTAGGCGCTATGCCTTATAATGGTAAGTCTTTAGTGACGATGGATATTTGTACCCATATCGGAAGATTCAATACTCCCTTTCTAATAGATCAAACCAAAATCCCTACGATAGTACATTTTAGTACTGAGAACGATTTACCCTTAAACTTTAGATTACTTTATAAACGTTTAAGAGAAGAAGAAACTCAAGCTGAAGTGGATATGTTAGGAATCGAACCTACTGCGATGGCGAACTATCTTATTAATAAACTCGAGTCAACGGGTTACCATTATGAGTTTTACTATCTTAATAGTTCAATTACAAACTGGCGTAAGATTACTGAGATACTATTACAGCTAGAGAGTAAAGGACATGAAGTACATCTTTGTGCAATTGACTATTTAGCCATGTTAGATTATAGTGACTTACCAGGTGGTAATGAAGCAACTCAAATCCAATTATTGTTTAACCGTATTCGCTCATTCTGTAACCCACGTCAGATTGCAACGATTATTCCTCATCAGGTAAGTACCGAAGCTGTTGTGTTAAAACGTCAAGGCGCAGATGACTTCGTTAAACAAATTGCAGGTAAACGTTTCTGGGCAAGATGTCGTTCGATCGATATGGAAGTTGACTGCGAGATCATGTTAAACGTAGAGAAAGATAGTCAGAAGAATAGTTATATGGCGTTTGGACGTGGTAAAGATAGAAACAGTGCATCTACACCAGTAGATGATCAATTCTTCTTTATTCCATTTTCAAAATATGGTGGACTACTACCTGATATTAATGGTAAGGATAGCAGTAAGAGATCAATTCGTGATACTGGTTTTGAAACAACTGATCCTGATGATTGGACACTACAATCTAATGGAGATAGTGAATTCTAAAATCAAAAAAAAAATGAATAAACATACTCGTAGGGATATCCCTACGAGTATGTATTTTTATAATAGTGAGTTAATAATCCTATGCTAAAATAGCACGGAATTTACCTTTGCTATTTCTAATAAAGAATATTAGATAGCTAAAGTAGTTGTGGACCATTCGGCCCACAACAAGGTATTCCTCGCGGCCTTTAGCATTGGTTAGGAACCAATTATAAAATTCCTTAGCCTTTTGGATTAGGTCACCTTTGAAGTTCAAATTATTATTCGACTTAAAATCTTCAAAAGCAGCCAACTCTTTTTGGGTCAAATTACTATTGTATATTGACCCTGAGAGGGATTCGAGTTGAAGAATATTCTTCATACGATCGTCTCCTGAATTAAGAGTGGTTGAACTCGTTTAGGTAGTGAGTTAGTGGCTCACTACCTAAACCCCCTATAGGGATACTTCTCCTATATCCATTAGATAATATAAGTTTACTTTTCCGATGCATTTATCGCATCGGAAATATGTTTGATCAGACATAAGCCAGTAAGGGATATCCCTTACTGGCTATATTTGTTTATAAGGTAATTATATCGCTACCGAAGGATTATCAGTCACGTAGATTTTTAACATCGCTGTACAAATAAATGGAACATCACCAAATTGAGGTGTTGCTCTCGCATATCCTGCTACCACTTCATGTACTGTTCCATAAAGGGTTTTTAATGTACCGTCTAAATAAGCAATACGAACTGGCATACCTGGTTGTACTAACTCTGGTTTAGCAAATTCCCATTTGATCGTAATATAACGCCCTTGGTTACCTGATACAGAAGACACTAAGTGATACATGTTACCTTGTTCACTATAAACACTATTAATATTTTGCATCCCGTCTTTACGTTGAACTACGTTAAATGAGTTCATTCCAATAGAACCATCCATCATTACTTGGTTATCGTGCATCCCCTGTTTATTTGCATGTTCACCATTATTCCCAAGAGAATTCACTACACGTATACCAGTACCGGCCATCAGTTGATCTGAAGCAGAGTTATCCATGTAGTTTGTATCTGATGAACTAATTACCGTTAAGATATAATTCGATACGACGTAGGTACGAGGAAAGTTTAAGAAATCATTCTTTTTATCGATAATAGAGATAGCCATCTTAAGTTGTTCACTGTTATAACGGTTATTGTTAAATAACGGATAAACAAACCAATGACTCCCTTGAACGAAGGATCCTATACCAAAGTTATAGATACCATACTCTTGTTGAATAAACTGAGCCATATCTTTAACAGGTGTACCTTGAGGAATGATAATATATTGTTCTTTCTTATTATCGGGTTGAGCAGCATGTACACCTTCAATTTCCATATTCGTACCAGCACCAAGATCTTCAGAGATACCTACTAGGATCATGGCTAATGCTTCAGAAGGTTTAGTCTTCTCCATCAACCCTTGCCAACTGGATAGACGTAATTGTAACGCAGTATAATCAATTAATTGGAATCTTGCCATGGTAACGGTTTGATCAGGGTCACTCACTTGAGTAGTACCACCTACCCCAGTATTTAATCCCATCTTGGGTGGATCTAATAAAAACGCTTTATATTTCGTTAAGATATTTTCACCACCTGCGACAAATAACGTGGAGTTCTCCGCCATCTGACGTTTACGAAGATAGACTTCTAGATTATCCTGATTACGACACACGTATTCAAAATACTTTTTAGTATCCATCATGACTTCGATGGTCATTTCATCTGCGAAATTAGAAACGTAATCCCGATGTATGGTAATCGATTTTACAATAGCAAAGTCGATAGACTGACCACCCGCTGTCACTCCACCAGACCAACAATAATGAACAGCCTTAGGTTCGTATTGACAATGTTTAATCACTGCTTGTGCAGCGCTATCTGAAGCATTCTGTAACATGATTAGATATTCTCCATGAATTGTGCTGTACGTGGATTAAAGGATTTCTTCATATCGATGATTCTAAAGCTCTTCTCATTTGCATCAAAGAGATCAGGATTACGGAAGTCATCTTCTGTAACACCATAACGAGTAATCGGATCAAAATCTAAACGACGGATACCTTGAAGATTACGTCGTTTATTAAGATAACCTAATAATCCTTTTGACTCATACGTCATATCGTCACGAGCTGTCATGATTGGGAAGATACGATTACCTAGGTTTTGAAGTTTCACCACATCAGTCAATAACTGTTGAAGTTTAGGATTCTCTTCTGCTTTATAATAGGTTAAATTAATCGAGTTATTAATATACCAAGCAATATAATTAGTGTAATCAACAATGATATTAAAGACACCTTCCATATCTGCAGGATTAACAAAATAGAATTCTTTTCCATACTCATACATCTCTACTAATTCAGAAATAGGGCGAGTAGTCGTCACCCATTCATTCATATCTAATCCATCTAACACAGGATCCCCTGAAGCAGGTATTCCAAAAACCTCAAAATCATCTTGCGTATACGTAGATTGACGTTTAGTTTTTATCAACCACTGTACATCAAAAATCTTCTCAGAAAGCTCTTGATAATGATCTTCCGTATATCCCTGAAAACTCATTGTGATAAATCTCCTAATGCAGAACGGGCTAATGCGGTAAGCAATGGAATATAATAAAATCTTTCCATCTCACCCCAGTTAATACAGTCTTCAAGTATTGGCAATAAATCTTTTGCAATCACAGGTTCACCATTAATTGCATCCATTAAGATACGCTCTACCTTAGACATGTTCTTTCTATCTCTATCGTAGAATGCAGGAGATAGAACATAAGTTTCGTAGGTACCGTATTTTTTTGCATCTGGAATCGGTAATTGACTTTGTAAGGATTCATGAACAAAACCTAATCCAGGGAGTTTCATCATTGGTAACGATAAGGATCTTGAAGTCGCGAATTCACTAAATCGTTCATCTACTTTAAGAGGTCCTGCATTTGGAATAATGATTTTACCTAAGATAGGATCATAGTTTTCAATCGGATGATAAATGTAATCAATACGACTATAAGTAAAGGAACCAAAGCAAGCTAATCCTGTACTAAATAAACGACGAGGGATAAGAGCAAAGTTTTTCTTTACTTTAGCTAATGAATACGGATCCATAGAGATGATTGTATCCCAAATAGTTTTAGTATTGATATTATCTTTATTATCTCTGGCGTAGACACGTAAACGATCCATGGCTGGGTTAAAAGTATTATCCCAAATCTTCGTAGTAAATTCCACTAAGAAAGGATCATACACGATCATTCCTTGTGCGGGTACTAAAAACGTAGAGTACTCCGTAGAATAGAAACTATCAAAGTAATGACGAGCAATACGTTCTTGCCATTTATTAATCCGTTGGAAGAGCTTATGTTCTTCTGGGGCTAAAACAGGGTTAGCACCAAAATCAGCATAGCTTCGTTCAAAGTAACCTTTAAATACTACACACTTATTTAACGCGTCTAATAAGTCTTGATTAACGTAATCAATTAATTCATACTCAACTTCATAAGCGGTGTCTTTAAAATACGTCTTTGGTGTAATTTGTTTAATTTGAAAGAAACCTGTGCGACCATCGCCAATATCAGCAATAAAGTGATCTCCATGATCTGGAACAATCGAAGGTGGAATAATGGATACACCTACAGATGACATGGTAGAACTTTCATCGTCATACGCTTCATTTAATGGCGTAGTGACTCGCATCTCAAAGTTTTCAATTAAACGGTATTGTTGATACGGTAATGGTCTATGGTAATTAAATCCTTCTGAAGCCGTCTCAGAGGTTTTAACTTGTTTATAATAGTTAACGATCCATCTTGCACCAGAGAGATGGGTTAGTAAAGAACGTCTTGGTTCATAGTGTGAATCTACGGCTATTGGTTTCTCTGGAACTAAACTCTCGTCACGAACTAATACCGGTTTCTCTGTTTTAATGATCTTGGGTGCTTGTGCTAAAGGCATCTTATTCTATCCTTCTTTAATAATGGGTTCTCTATCTTCTTGACGATGTGTAACCACACCAAAGAACGCTAATGTTGACATGACTTTACCTGGATAATGATACGCATAGTTTTCTTCTGATGCGAGATTATGTCGTTTAGTAATTTCAATAAACTCATTAAAATCTACCCATCCATTTTTATTCACTTTAGGATAACCTTGATCGGGCGCATGACCTAATCGAATATCTAACCAAGTATAAACTAAAGGGTGGTTACTAAAGAATCGTTTCTCTGCATCTTTACTCAATAAACGAATATCGTTTAGAATACTGATCACGATATGGTACATTTCATTTGGATCGAGATCATACGTTGAAACAATATTCAGATCCTTATCAATGTGAATATAATCATGAGGTAAAGGATTGTCGTTCTTATATAACTGAATAATAAATGGAGATTCGTAAGGTAATGTTAGCCAGAGTGATGTTTTTGAAAATGATTCTTGTACCGCAGGAAGTAATTGGTATTCACCCATATCTTTGAGGTTAAAGATTTCTCTTGGGTTATTTTCATCAACTGTTAACATGGCTGTTAATAATGGTCGATAATTCTTAAATCGAATCTGATGAGACCAATCATCAAACTTAGGAATACGAACATAAGCACCACGGATATATTGCATATATCCCATACTGGATTGGATATAATTAAACCAGTTACGAGATTGTGAGAGTTTAGCATTTAACTCGTTCACATCAAAGAGTAATTCAGGTTGTAATGGTTCAGGGACTAATTGATTCTGAACTAATAGTGGATAAGTTAAATTAATGGAAATCACTTTATCGTAAAAGTATTCCATATCGAAGTTCACTACCCAGACAGATCCTTTATCATCCTTCTCTGCTTCGGGTGGAGAATTATCCGTTAAGATACCATGGATCATTAATTGAGTTTCTTCAACTGCTAAGGTATCTCCATTACCCGCTACATTCGTTAATGATGTTAAAGCAGGTGTACCATATTTAAAAACATATTCCGTATAACTCTTACATTCTTTCTTTCGATTATTTCTTAATAGATAAAGAATATAAAGGGCTTGTTCAGTCGTTTCTGGAATAGGGTAAGTATATTTAGCTGTAAAGGTCATATACTCTCTATTCTCAGCGATCTTACGACGCCAATTATCTCTAAAGGATTCTGCTTCATATCGATCTCGAGTACGATAAGATACGGATAATACTACTTTAGTACGACTATAGATCGGATGCATGGTAATATTTGTCAAAGGATCTCTAAAGATATAAGGATTGTTTCTTTGACTACTATACATGGTAAGCAATTCTTCTTCTACGTAGTCTTCTTTAACATTAATACGAATATGTTGTTTCGTATTAAAGTTAGCGTTATCTTGAGATTGTATTTCGCCACTATTCCAAGTCTGAGATTTTCCATTTGCACCAGGAAAATAAATCTTAATATTCTCTTCAACTGCCATTTTCTTAAGAAGTTGTTTGGTAATATCATACGCTACTGGTCGAGTAATTGAAGCATATGTTTCCCTTAACTCCATATTTAAAAAAGCCATATTTATAACCTCATATTGGGGTAATTATTCATCTAAACATAAAAACGATCAGACATATACCCCAGTAAATACTGGGGTAGAAATTAGACTGGAGATAATCCACCAAAGTTATCTGGCCATGGATCATTCGTAAAGAAAGATAGTTCCCCTACACGTAAATAGTTCTTATACCCATCTTCAAGTTTTTCATCACTTCGAAGTTGAATCTGATTACTATCTGCAATAGCTACAAAGAACCCTAATTGAACATAGTGGTCATGTGTTAGGAAACTGGCTACTGTACTCGATGGACGAAATCCTTCTGGTATTGTAGCAAGATCGATGTGGTTAAACTGAGTTGTTACTGTTGGTTCAAAATCATGTACTTCTACAGTATCTTTTTCACCCCCACCTAAACTTACTCTCACCTCATTATTGATACGACGTATTTTTAAATAACCTTGTTTTAATTTAGGACATTCTATTTTACGCCATCCTGTATCACCTACCACGACATTCCAAATATTATTCGATTTAATCCAGAATAAAGCACCTGTGGTTTGACTATTCACAGAGATATACTGAGTACCATTTTCTTCAGTACCTAAAACAATACCTCTTGTAGTTGGTATTTGATCTGGTCGACCTGGACCAATAGAAGTAAAAGATACCGCTGGATCAGCACATAATCCATCATTCTTTAAATAGATTGCATTATAAGGATCATTAGAGAGTTTAATTTGAATTTCTTTCTTACCCTTACGATTCTTAGCAACTGTGAAATAGTTTTCACTTAATACACTTTTATCAACGATATTATACGCCATAAATAAACCTACTTAATTAATTCATCGGAAACATAGAGGAGAGTATATACTCTCCTCTCGTTGGTTTATAACGTATTACTTCGCTAATAGATAACCCATAGGTTTATCTTCAAAGTCAAGCATCGCTTCACCTTTAATCAATGCTAATAAGCTGTCTTTAAATCCAGGAAGAGCTTTGATTTCATCCCAATATGCTTGAGCAGTTTTAGGTGCATCAATAAATTTTGCTAAGCTGGTTTTAACGACATCACCATTAGTGAGTTCTAACTGGAGTTCATTATCTTCAGTGATTTTAGCACCTTGTAAACGAACATCTACAGTTTGTGCAGGTAAATCAAGATAGGTTTCGTGATTATCAGTATCAGTTACTTTTAATCGATTACCTTCGACAGCAATAGATTGTACAGATACTACTGGAACAACCGGTGGTGGAATCACGACATCTAAACCAGCTGGGTCCAGGATTAAAGATGAACCGGGTTTGATTTTAATGGTGAGTTTTTTATCAACACCTTGAGTTAAACCATTACCCAAGTTGTTACTATGGAGAACATTATACGCCATGAATTAATCTCTCTATTTTATTGTTATTATTAACTACTCTATAGATTATAGAGTAGGATTTTTAATGACTCGGAAGGATGGTGTACCATCAAATCCAGCCACTTCTTCAAGATGATCTAATACTGTCGTTTTTTCTTCTAATTGATTCAGTTTAGATCCTTGAGTACCTAACGTAGTATCTACCTCAGACAGTTTATTATCCGCGATATTGACACGATCTACTAACGCACTAAGATTACTATTAGTGGTCGTTAGGTTATTCTTCGTACTTTCCGCTTTGACTAAGGCTTCTTGAGCTCTGTCATGGGCTTCTTGTAATTTTGCATTAATTGCTGCGATATCAGTTGATTTATTTAAAGCAACCTCTTCGGTTAACTTAGCAATCGCATCATTAAATTGTTTAGATATAGATTCTAATTTACTTTCGTAAATAGATCCTGCCGTTGTATCAACTCTTGGTCTAACAATCATGTATTTATCCGAATGAAGTTTAACAAGTTCAGTTTGATCAATCGGTGTAGTACTACGATTTAATTGATCTACGTATTTCATATTGGTTACAAATCCAGGTAACTCACTTACTTGATCGTAAGGAAGATTTCTTAATTCATTCCCATACTCTAATACGATTTTCAAATCAAATCCAGTTGACCGATATCGATCTAACGCAGTTAAGAATCGCTGATATTTTTGTTCTATCGTTAATTCTTTCTCTTTCTGATAGTTAAGTAGATTTCTAAACCAATCTATCAGATACTTATCTAGTTTATAATAAGAAGAATCTAAATAACGATTGATCTTATATTCAACATTGTAGATAAATAATTTTGCTGCATCCACAGGAGTGTAATATAAAGAAAGAATTTTCTTCGCATTCTCTAAAGCAATATACATCTCTGGATGTGGATGAGTATACAATAAACAGTTCGTAATATCTTCTACTAATTGACCATCAAAATCTTTTAATTGAGGAAGATCTTTAAATTTTCCTTTAAGATATTTTGATAAGGTTTCAATACGATTATCTTTGACGAATAATCGTTCTAATAACTTCATCAATACTTCAATATCTGGTTTGATTACCCATAAATGTTTTTCTGGACAATCATACACCATTTTGAGTAATGTATCGAAGTGTTGACTTAATGGTCGATTAGGAATAATCTCAGAAGAGGTAATCACTTGTTTAACATCTTCTGTTAAAGATCGACTATATTTACGAATCAATCGAATGAGTTTTACATCTTCTTCATTAATTGGATAACTGTTTCGTAAATGTTGGATCGAAGTCGATTGAGCTTGTGTATACGGAAGATACATCAAACCCAAAAAGTTTCTGACGAGCTTACGTAAATAATCACTAAACACGTCAACGACATCTTGGAATGGGAAAGTGGCTAACTGATTAAAATAATGTTCAATCGTTAGGTTATTTGCAGTGACATGTTTATCATATTCATGGACTGCTTTCCATAATGCCGCATAAGTTGCTAATAAGGAAACACCCTGGTAGTTACTTACATCTTCCTTAAACGTGGTGCATTCAAGTTGTTTGTCATTTTCATGTTCAACTGTGGTAACTACTTTTTTAGAAATAAAGTCAGCAACCGATAACTCTTTATTCGTTACTAATCGATAGACAAGATCAGAGTGTTTCGGTGTTACTTTTTTGAAGGATCTACAGTCGCATTACCAAAGAGATCATTTGCTGGAACTAATCGACCTTGGTTAATTGGATCGATAGCATGCTCAAATCCTTCAAAGATGGTTGGATCGTATGCTTTTGGTAATAGAGATAAATCATTCCAGCGTCCTGCCAGATTAGTTTCCCCACCAAATAAATCAACGAGTTTCTGTGATAATGGAACAGAGATCACAAAGATCAATGTACCTTCTGGATATTTCGCTACCGCGTATTCTTCTGGTTTACCATATTTCAAAAGATCTTCCACTAAACGTTGTGAACGATACGTTTTAGATGGGTCATAACCAGCACGGATACGATTACCTTTATCACGATAGAAACCTACGTCATCAAACGTAGTCTCACCAAAGAAATACTCTGGACGATTTAGGATATCATCAGAGAAGAGTTTTAAATCCTCAGCAGCACGAATATCGCGTTTTACTTCCTCAGCGGTTTTAAAGCTTAGATCACGAGTTAATTCTGGATCTAATTGACGTTTAAGATCTTTAAAGACTGGAGTGAGTTCTTCAGCAGTATCGTAACGTTTTACTAATTGAGTTTTATCAATTTTTAAACGAGCAATCTCTTCTTCACTGTCTTTCTCATTTAACACGTAAATGGTTGAATTAATTTCATTCTTTAATTCACGGAATGTTTTACCTGCGTTTAAACGAGATTCTTTCCATTCATTTGCTTTATCTTCATATCCTACTAAGAATTCGATACCGTATAATCCATTATAGTTAACAAATTCACGAGAATAATCACCTGGTAAGACAGTATAATAAATATACGATTTACCTTTATCAAAATCAGGATTAGATTGATTAGGGGTACGATGCTCCTCTGGATGGTACGCACTATCCGTTGGAGGTACCGGAGTAAGTTGATTGTTTGGATAAGGACCATCTGGAGCTTTTGGTGAATAAAGTCCTGAAGTATTATCGATCGCATTTCTACGAACGATTTCTTCAAAACGTCCACCACCATTACTTAGATTTCCATCTGTGTAATTATAATCATTAGCCATTATTTTCACCTTGTACAAGTTAAATGGTTTTTAAGTAATTTATAACCTAATCAGGTTATCAAAAAATATAGGGTGGTACCATCCACCCTATCATAGAAATTATTTAGTTAATTTATTAAAGTCAGCTAATGGAGGAAATTTAGAGACTTCTTCAACCGATTGTTTTAAATCAAAATGAACTTCATCTAATGTCCATTCTTCAGCATCAAAGACAAAGAGTAGTCCTGGTCGATGATCGAATTGAACCGTTGCATAACCTAATTGAGAGAGTTTAGTATAAACTTTACTCAAGGCATTAAAACTTTCAATAACACGATCTTTACCAAAGGATACATTAACGAGTCTTAAATCCTTATCATTACCACAGTAGTTAATAATGGTAACATCACCTTGACTATTGGCTTGATATAAAGAATCAATTCGATTTAATAAATCATGATATTGAGTTTCAATTTTATTTTTATCATTAGCGTAGAAAGTATTAGTGTAAATATGATAAACCACTTCTTTATCATTCGTTTGAGGTTGTTCTTTTACAATAAATCCTTGTTCAGGATAGTTATAATGTAAGAGTTCTAAGAAGAAAGGAACAAAGTTAGAGGGTCTTACTTCTTCTTTAAATGTCGCATGAACAACATCTTCAATTTGATTGGTTTCTGGATTTAATTGTTGACTAACAATTTTAATCACCACATCTAAAGGTTGAGTAAATTTACCAAATCCTTGAAAATAGTCATGTTGTTCTGAAATAGTCCAATCTAATAAACCATAACGTTGATATCTGATTTGACGAAAACGATCTAGGTTCAATAACGCTGTTTCTAAACTGGTTACCGCATTATGAATATCTGTACTATAGGTTTTCGTTTGTTTTAATTGAACTAAGAAATCTCGAAGAATCTCAAGATTACTGAATACATCAATATCCTTAGGCTGATATTGATAAATTTTATTTGATGGTAAATAAGCCATAAATTTACGATTACTCATTTTTCATATTCTCACTTATATTAAAGAAAAAATAAAAGAAATATACCCATCCAAGAGAAATTGGAAAAGGTATATTTCATACTATCATCATGTACTTAATGAGTACACTTAAATTCATTTCAAGTTCTCTGGATGGATGGGTATACAGGTCTTATTTACAGAGTCATGTGTTATTAATGGATCAATGTTATAAACGACTGGATACTTACCCAAATATAAATAATCATAATGAATAAATACCAGAATACAACAGAAATGGCAAAAATAACGGCATGAGAAGATTTATAGACCTTCACAAGTTTCACTACTCTGCAAATTACTAAGACAGCAATAATATAGAATACTGTTGCAATCACAAAGTAATTAAAGAAAGTCATGTAGACCTCATTGTTATTGGTTATAAATGTTACCGAAGACGACAAAAACATCGGTAACATAACAAAATTACTCCCATACCCAAGGGTGTACGTAACAACAGATAAACGCTGTCGTTAAGATAATAACCCCATCAATATGGACATGTAGGATGATCTTTTCTAATAATCGTATCCGACAAGCACGACGATTAACAACAGATGGAATTTGATTCTTACCCTTACGAATCAAACGAGTATGATAGCTCTCGTAGTAATGTAGTAACATGATACAAGGGATAATAATAATCCCCATAATTACTGAAGCCGCAAATAGTGCAACAAACCCAAAGAAGAGTTCTAAGAAAACATTTTGAATAAATATCATAAAGAAGTTTACCTTAAATTAAGAAAGTGATTTAGCATAAAACATTAATCTATTTGTAGAAATTTAACGTTTATATCTTGGATCTAATGGACGATCTTTAAAGGTAATATCTTCATACATGCGCATCACCATTTGTTTTATATCTTGCTCAGGATAATGATTAGCAATCATTAATTCTGTGGTAAAATCATGTTCAGTATTATTTTCCAGAAATGAGAGTAATGATCTTGCATCTTTAGAGATACCTTGGAATGCATCTAATCGAGTGATTTTGGTACCATTCTGATAAGTATAATACCATTGAGGATCAGCTTTATTTAAGATATCGATTAGTCTTTGACGGTATTCACCTACTTTATCTGGCGTGTATAATCCATCTCGATTATAGTTCTCAAGTAACCATTTAACTGCCATTGGGTTATTGCCATGACTCGCTTGATCACCTGCATAATCAAAGATATAGTCAATCGTAGGAAGATCACTATTTAAACAACAGTTATAAAGAGTTGCATTTAAGTAACGTCTTCCTTCTCTCTTATCTTGGAACTTATCCATGATCATTTTGGTTAAACTCGCATTTCCTAATTTAGAAGCCGTCTTCACTAAACTTCCTAAGAAAGCTGAAGTTGCTTGGATATCCACGTAACCCTTTAAAAGCTCTCCTAGATTACTATTGGTAGAGGCATTCGTAAACGCACCTAATGAGTTAACAATCCCTGAGAAAGTTGTCCAATCCCCTCGTTTAACAAGATTATACACCCCCATGGCATCTCTATACGTCATCTGAGTCTTTCGTAATATCTCTCCTACGTTTCTACCCGCAATAGAAGTATTCCCCGCTAACCCAGCAATCGTACCAAGGGCATCATTTTTAAATTGTTCAGGTAAGTTTAAAATCGATTCAATACTTCGTCCACCTAAGACAGTATCTTCAACCCGTTTCTTAATCTTATCTAAATCGAATTCAGCGATCTTATTACCAAACTGAACTAATCCTTTCAGGGATTTTAGATTAAAGGTCTTCTCCCCATTTATTGCACCGCTACTCGTGTAACTATCAAAGAAACTATCTGAGTATTTAGATATAGCAGAATAGAAATCTGTAGGGATTGTACTTGATGTTTGACCATATCCATCAACACGAGCTAATGAGTCATTTGGACCAAATTCAGTAATCGTTGTGGCTTTTTGCGTAGGTACAGGTTTACGTACTTTTACTTTGTTCTTTGTACGGTATTGTCCCATGATAATATCCTTATATTAAGAAGTAAGTTGCTTATTATAATTTTTCATTACTAATAACGCACATTTTGCAAAGTAAACTAAGTCTAACCCATATCGTACCAAAATACGACTGTATTCGAGTTCTAACGTAGAAATACGATTGATGAAGGTGATTACCTTCTGTAGTTGTTCTACTGTCTCTAAACGCGTATCAGGCGCAGATACAACGATATCGGTAAACTGTTTATCTTCTTTAGATAACGTACTAGAAATACGCTTATAATTCTTAGAAGAAATAGAGGCTACCGATTTAATTTCTTTTATCATGGACTCAATAAAATCAAATTGACCATGAGTACAAACTGGAACAACAGTAGTATCTTCAATGTAAGGTGTTTTATCGTTGTAATGAATGGGTCTAAACTCATTAATATAACTCGCAGAGGTTCTATCGTAAATAGGAATCACTGGAATAAATAATTCATGTTGACCATATCTTGCAATACGATAGACTTCACGCATCAATGGATCATTAGTTTCATATTTGACTTTATCAAATAAGATAAAGGTTTCACTAAATAATGAAGATAAAGGTGAAGATATTCCAAGATAATTATTTTCTCGATAAGCACTATTGATTAACTTAAAAGCTTTCGTGACAAAATTATTTAAATCAACCTTTAATGGTTGTGGATGTCTATCCTTACCATTAGTTAGTGTACCATCTACATTAATGTTTAAATAAGTGAGTTTCTTTTTCTCTAAAGATAATTTAAACCACTCTTTATTTTCATCTTTAGAAATGACTTCAACGAGTTTACCTTCTTGTTTGAATTTAAGATAATCTTTCTTGACCTTATCCCATTCTTTAACAAAATCTTCTATTTGAGCCATGACTTTATTAAAGTAATTAAAGATCTCATTTCGTAAGGTATTCAATTCAACTTTGAGGTAATTCCAAATCTTACTTAAGGTATCTCTAAATCCTTCTTCTGAGATAGTAACATCACCTAATGTAGAGGAAACTAAATCTTTAACGATAAAAGATTCTGTTGATACGTGTTGTTTAACGATGTAATTATATTGATCAATTTGACGATATAACTTATTTTGTTTAGTTTGGATTTGTCGATAAAGTTGTTCAAGGGACAGCATAGTAGGGGAGGTGTAATCCTCCCCCATGTTTCCCTCTATAATAAATTGTTTTATAGGGAGATTCATGATAGGTATCTCCTATTACTAATTTAAACGCTCTAATGCAGCATCAATATGGTCTAAGATATTACCAGTGGCAATCATCGCATGGCTTGTACTGTATTGGAAGTGTTCAACTGATGGTACTACCACATTGTCTTTAATGCCTGCTTTAGCAAATAAATGACTTAATACAGGTTCTAACACCGCAGCGTTCTCAACAGATAAACCACCTTCGTTATACGCTTTTAATACTAATGCTTTATAACTTTCAAGTTCAGCTTTGACTTCTTCTTTTTCTTCATCAGAAGGTTCATCATCATCTTCATCTTCTACTTGAGATTCTGATTCTGCAGCGTCATCTGCTTTATCTTCGACTTCATCCGTTTTATCTTCAACGTCTTTAGTAGCGTCATCCACTTCTTTTTCATCTTCTTTGAGTTCATCTTCAACAGTCTTATCTGTTTCATCTGTTTCAGAAGTATTTTCATCAGAAGATTCTTCGTCAGTTTCACCTTCACCTTCACCAGCTTCCTCATCAGTTGGCTCAGCTTCTGGATCCATACCTAATGGAGCGGGTTCTTCAGTATTTTCAGTATTTTCAGTATTTTCGGTGTTGTCATCAGATGGTTCAGTGTTCTCGGTGTTCTCAGTACCTTCGTCAGTATTGTCTTCAGTATTGTCTTCCGCTTTTTCAGCTTCAGCACGAGCTTGCTCAGCACGACGACGGATTTGATCTGCAAGATCACCAACATTATCACCTAACTCTTTATTCATGTCTACTGCATCTTCTACCGGAGTATTTTCTTCGACATTTTCTTTAGAGATAGCATATTTCTTTAATAAGTTCATTGGTTAAAAACCTCAATAATTTATTTTTGCAAAAATAACGTATTTATTTAGAGAGTAGTAAACGATACTACTCTTTACTTACAGAACCAAATAGGATCCGTAAAGTCCATAACATGTCTTTAAACCCATCTGGGTAACTGATCCATTTTGCAATAAAGTAAGGATCATCTTCTTTAGGTAGTACTGCGTACTGTTTCTTCTTGTTAACCGTATTACTGTCTTTAACAAAAGCTGTATTTGGTGTATCTGGATGCTGATAGGATTGAAGTAATACGTAATCCCAAGAGGCAATAGAAACTCGACGTTTACCTGTTTCAATATAACGTATAGTATCTTCTAAGAAAGATGCCATTGCTAATGTATGCTTACCTTGTATTGCTTGAAGTTCAATAAATCCATTTAACCCACCAAAAGGTTGAAATTGAAACTTCACGTAAGCAAGTACTTCATCCATCAAGGCTTTCATATTGACATCAGAAACACGACCTTCATAGATCTTCCACAATGCATCGATATCTAAATCCGCTTGATAATCCTGATGTGAAGGATTCTTCACACCAAGGATACCTAATGGGTATAAACTATAGTCCATAGATTATACTCCTGCTGATTTCTCAAATTTCTCGATATCATAATCGATCTTTTGAAGACGAGAGGTTAATGCATCGATACTTCTTTGAATTTGTGGATCTTGTTCACCATTCTCTTGACGTTGTTTTAAGTTTAATAAACGAAGTTCAATAGATTGTTTCAATACTTTATTTCGTTCATAGACGTTAATTTGATGGGCTAAGATCATGTTACGTACTTGTAGGATAGCCGTACCAATAATAGGCATGAACCCAATGCGTTTATGATCGATATTTGCATTAGTAGCAGCAATTGCTGGTAATTGTGAATCAGCGACTTCAGAAACAATCATATCTGATGTAGATTCGATGATATCCATAAAGGTTTTATTTTCAGCAATGAAAATACCTACTAACGTTAAGAAGTTTGGATATTCATTATTATACTTCTCAAGCTGATGACGTAAGAATGGAACTTTATCACCAATACCATAAGCTTCATTAATTTCACATTGACACAAGGTAAATGTATCCATAGTGTAACGAATAAAGAAGTTCATTAGATCCACTAAACGAATCACGTGTACTTGTTTAAAAGATAATCCATCTTTAACTACGACATCAGAGAAGTTTTCTTCAATATATTGACGTAACGCTGCTTCTTTTGTTTGGATCGCTAATAAACAACGATTTAATAAGAAGATCCCGTTTTGTAATTCAGCAGAAGATACGGATTGAGAACGTTCACGAGAAAAGATTTTCTTGAGATCATTAGTTAAACGTGCCATGGTTTTAGATTTAGACACATTAATGTTATCTTCTTTAAATTGAGTTAACATTAATTCTGCTGTCGGTAATGCTACTTCTTCTAAACCTAATTTCACCATATTACATTGGTCAATTAGTTTACGTTTTTCGAAATTTGGAAGTAACTTCTTGAAGAAATCAAACCCTTCTAAAGCAACATTTTGAAATTGTTTACTCATCTATTTATACTCCTTTAGAAACGAGGTTGTGCACCCATTTGATACATTTTAAAGATTTCCATGATATCTGGACCATTACCTTTACCAAACTTAGCAAAGTCTTTAATAGAATAGTCAGAAGAAATCTTCACCCCACGAGTATAAGTAATAACACGTTCCCAACGTAGATCTAATACCACTAACATCATTGCTGAGTTAGCTGCAAAGAATAATTCACGGATTTCTTCATTTTCAAAATCATGACCTGTCATCGCTTGAACGTAATCCATAGTATCTTTACTTACAATGATCATCGCAGAAGCTGCACCTAAAGAGGGTTGACCTGTAGCCATAGCGGCAGCAAAGTTAGTATTACGACGTTTGATCATATCCATCAAAATACCATTCTTATCTAATGCCACTAACTTCTTCTGATGACGAATACGGTCTGATTGTAACATCCAGTCTTTGAAGGATAGCTCACCAGCACGGAAACGATGCCAACGTTCAGTCCAAGATTCTTTAATATCACCATAAGCCACTAATTCACGCATGATGAGTTGTGGGGCAAACATTGGGCGCATACGTAGTGCTACAGGTACATTGACATTACGATCACCAATAAATAAAGAAACATCAATCCAACGACCTACCGCAAGGTTATTTGCTTCATTGATCATCTTTAAGGCAGCCCCAGTACCCACATTCGTACCTTGACGTAATGAACTCACTAATAGTCCAACACGTGCTTTAATTTCATTATAACGACGGAGTTGTTCAGGCGTACGATTCTTCGTTGGGATAGAAGCCAATTCTTCATTTAATAAATCTGCTTCTTTAGCGATTTGTTTAAAATCTAAATTCTTACCGTAGTTAAATTTCTCACTTAAAGAATTCCAAGTATTGATAATTGATTCAAGTTGTTCACCGGTAACGATACCTTCTTCTTGAAGTACTTGAATACTTTCGTTAATCTTCTCAACAATTTGATTTGGATCAGTAACGATCTCTTCTTTAGAAATATGCAATGGTTTACCGAGTTCTTTCTTATAGTTAGGTAAGGTATAACCATGCATGTAAGATTCAAAACCAGGAATATTGTATTGTTTATAAAACTTCGTTGGTAATGATGGCATAAGTTCACGATTTGGATTTAATCGATCTAAGATACCTAATACAGAAGCTGCACGTACAGGAGCAGTTAAGTTAATCGCTTGTAAATAATATCCCATGAAGATATTAGACAACGTCATGATGATCTCACCCATTTGAGGTTGAGTCTTCAAGGTATCTTCAATGATGACACGTGGTTCTACTGACGCTACGGAAGCAATTTGAGATAAAGAATGTTCCTTGGTAGTATTTGCAGAGTCGTAAATATTTTTTCCTTTTTCTACTGCTTTTAAGGCAACATCAATAATGGCACCTAGGTTTTCAGTAGAAGTAGTAATACGACCATTTTTGCCTTTTAGGTTTTTGGCCAAAACCTGACTAAGGACTTGATGAATTGTTTTACTCATTCTGATTTTACTCTTTATTAACGTTAATATTTTGAGTGGAATAATACCAGTCGTTATGACTGATAAAATTTAAAAAATACATAGCAGGGGAACACCCCCTGCTATATAAGAAGTTATTTTTGAGGAGAAATATAAGCATGTCTGATTTTAATATAACAGACTTTAAAGCACCGATCGTTGATCTGATTCAAAAATATGGTTCGTCAGCGAATTTAAGAGAACGATTAGATGATGTTACTCGAGGCAACGGATTTGGTGATATTAGTAGTATTAACTACCACACGGTGAAAGGATTTAACTATCTACGACACGGTCAACAACTCGTGCATAAGAACCGTGATAACATGGGTTTTACCTTCTTTACCCGTCCTATCCTTAACCTCACATACGATAATTTGAGTGCTATTGATTTATTACAACCATTAAAAGTAGCACCGCCTAATAGTTACGGTAGCATGGTAAGATGTTTATTAGATCCTTGGTTTCAGAAGAACATGAATCAAGGTGAACAAAGTAACGTAGGTCATCATGTTAACCAAGGTACCTTACCTGGAGATAGACATCGTCAAACCTCTCATGGTAATCGATCTACTCTATTAGTAGATGAACATAATCCATTTATTCCTTTATTGTCTAATACTCTAGTGAGTTTAACGGGATGGCGTGATATTGCTTTAAATGACTATACAAGTAAGAATGGAGTGAATAATGAACAATGGAGTAAACCAGATGGTTACTTTTATAAGACAGAAGCTTTTGAGTTATCTGCTTCATTTAGAAATATTGAAGGTAATCCATTAAAGACTTTATTCACCACTTGGTTGTGTTACATGTGGCATTGTCTAGAAGGGGATATCGCACCTTACCCAGTATTCGTTGAAGATCGTGAATATGATTTTAATACTCGTATTTATCGTTTTGTCATGGATCATACTCGTACGTATATTCAAAGTCATGCGATGACAATTGCATGGCCAATGAGTTTCCCAAGTGGTAATCTCTATAACTTTAGTTTTGACAAGAACTTTATTGATGCAAATGATGAAGTGAATATTACCTTTAAGTGTATGGGTAGTGATTATGATCATCCAATTATGCCGTATGAATTCAATAGTTTAGTTGGCATGTATAATCCTTCATTAAAAGTAGATTTTACGAAATATGATTTTAAGAATGAAAGCTTAGTCATGGAGAAAGGGAATTGGAGAAAGTTACAAGGGAATGAAAAGAATCGAGGTGTATTTGCAGCTATTCCATTAGTGAATTTTAAAACCATGGAATTAGAATGGTGGATTTCTCCAGATAACTATAATTATTACGTATTAGGTAAGAAGTTTACTTCGAATCTTGGAAAGACCAGTGATCCAAGTCGTATTCCACTAGATCCTCGTGTTGTGAAAGAATTAAACAATAGTTAAATTAAGGAATAATTAATGAATACTGAAACAAACAACCAATCTCGAATCAATAATATTCGAGAACAAATGTTAACCAATCTTAACCATTATAAGAATAATCCTGGATTGATTATTAATACGTTATACGATGGATTATTTACTATTAGTGATGGTGCGTATGATGCTAAGATTGTCAATAGTCCATTTGACTATATCATGGAATGTGTAGCAATGACGACTTCTACTTTACACAATTCTCATGAAGCAACGTATCGTAAACAATATCCTCGATTAGCCACTCAATATAGTGATCTCTATAACCACATGTTTGATGAGCATTATATTGGTCGATTTGCGACACCAGGTAAAGTGACTTTAAATATTTCCTTTAAACTCCAAGAAATCTTAGATCAATTAGAATCCACTGAAGAGAAAGGTGTGAAGAAATTGATCTTCCCTAGAGGTTCGGTAATCATTGCTAAAGACTATACCTTTACGTTATTATATCCAATTGTAATTACACAATTAGTTCATGGGGGTATTCAAGTCCTTTACGATACAAGTACAAAAGATCCTGTACAACCATTAAATTCGAATATCATCGATTGGGATTATACCGTAATGGATAATGAAGAATATCTTCGTATCAAACCCGTATTACAACAAATCTCTTTAAATGTTAAAGTAGATACATTAACTCAAAATACAGGTTATCATGTTAAATATCCATTAAAGAATAAATACGTACATTGTCGTATTTTTCAAGTGGATGAATTTGGTCGTGAGACTGAGATTAGAACGACTCACTCAGATTTAGTTTACGATGCTAATGTAGTTACAGCAAGATTAACTTATCTTGAAGATGAACTCAGTATTCATATCCCACCTATCTATTTTAATAAAGGCATGACTGGGATGACGATTCGTACTGAGATCTATCAAACTTTAGGTAACATTGAAGAACCACTCAATGAAGCTTCCGTGGATAGTTTTAGTTTCCAATGGGATAAGATCAATAATGTTTACCAAGATTCAAAATACGTATCTCCGATTGAAAGTTTATCTTCTCCAATTATCTTAGCAAGAAGCATGTTGCAAGGTGGTACAGATGGTGAGAGTTTTGAAGAAACTCGTGATCGTGTGATTAACTTTACTAACTATAGTGAAACAGCAATCACACCTAATCAATTAAAGAATAGTTTACGGATTAAAGGTTACGATATTATTAAATCCCGTGATACCTTAACTTCAAGAAGTTATTACGCTACAAAATCACTACCAGTAAACAAATACGATACCTTTACTTCAGGTCCAGCGGCTTCTATGGAAACCGTACGTGTTTCATTAAAGGATCTTGCCCAACATCTTCACATTCGTGATAACGGTAAGCGATTAACGATTACACCAAACACTTTATTTAAATCCAATAAAGGATTGATTCAATTAGTGTATCCTGAAAGTATGCCAGATATTACTCGAGATGGTATCGACGCTTATATCGGTGATATTAATAAACTCGACTACATGTATACACCATTCTATTACGTGTGTGATACCACTAAGAATGAATTTGATTTTAGAGCGTATTACTTAGATACACCTCATGTTGAGAATCAAATCTTTGTTGCGAATAACAGTTCAAGCCAAATGAGTGTAAGCAGTGATGAAGTGGTTATTGTTCGTTATACGGATAAAGATGGTGAAGGATATAAGATTCGTGTAAGAACCCGTAGTACTGAGAACTATAAGAAAATACCTGTTGAGGATCTTTTCTGTCAATTAGCCATTTCACCAGTAGAAGAAGATGGAGTCTATGCTTCTATTAATGGTGTACCTGTGGGTAAAGTGAACGATGAAGAAAATGAAGTTCAAGATATTGTCTTTGAATTTACCATCAAGACAGATTGGGATATTACTTCAAGACATGGTCTCATGTGTAAAGAGTTCTACATGTTTATTAACGAACCTCGTACCTTCGAATTCCCATTAGATTGTCAACTTCATTTTGTCTATGGCGTGAAGAATCAAGTGGTTAAAGATTATCAAGCCAATATCGTTGATAAGATGGTCAATAAAGAAATCATTGATAGTGATGATATCATTGCAATTACTCATGATACTATTGAATGTCAATTTGGTCAATACTTGAAGAACTTCTGGGCGAATGGTATTGCGGTACAAGGTGGAACTATCTATAAACGTTATAAACATGATGTTCCACGTGTCTACACTCAAGACGTATATGATGTCGATGAGAATGGTATCTTTGTGGTTGATGAAAGTGAATTACGATTGATTCATCGTGCTGGTGACCCTGTATTAGATGAAGAAGGTCATCCTGTATTACTTCATAGAGCAGGTGATGTGGTGATTGGATCAAATGGTTTACCCGTTAAGGTAGATGGAGGAGATCGTGAAATCATCCGTATGCTAGACATCATGATGATTGATGGTATTTACTACTTTGCAACGGATGAAAACGATATGAGATATCGAAATAACGTGGGTGATATCTTACGTCGATATATCGTAAATGATTTAGCGAATATCGGTGATCGTTTATTAGAGAATACGAAGATTTATTTCTATCCTAAACGAACCATGGGTGAAGCGAAGATCTTAGTGGATGATGGTACTGAAATCCAAGTACCAATGCGGTTATCATTTAAAGTCACTTATTTCTTAGATGAAGCCACGTATAATGATTTCAATATCCGTCAAGCGATCATTCGTGTAACACATGAAGTGATCAATAAACATCTTGAAAATGAACGAGTTTCTCGTACTGACATGTTAACCGATCTTAAATCTCAAGCAGGTGAAGGTGTGTTAGCTGTTGATATTGAGAAGTTTGGTCCAGAGAAGAATCTCACGGTATTCACAACGAAAGATGCTTCTGTAAGATGCTCTGTAAAACGATTACTTCGCGTTCAAGCAGATAGAACCTTAAAGGTTGTTGAAGATATCGATATTAACTTTGTTAAACATGATACCATCACTGGTGGTCGTTACTAAAAAAAAAACAGACATAGTGCCAGGGTAGTTTTACCCTGGCTTATGTTTCAACGCTTTATCAAAAAAGTAAAGGAGTTACTTAAGAAAACCTAGGTTCGCAATAAGTCTTCATTAAGTAGACTCCTTTATAAACACGGAGGATACTACAAGAGATTATTATCGTTATTCTTGGTGCTCTTATAGATGGTTCTTTTGTTCTACGCTTATGCCATTGAACCACATATAGAGTACTACACAATATCAAAAGGATCATTCCGTAAATTTTGTTGTTGTTTTAACCCTTGAGTCATTTGACGCATTTGTTGTTCACTTTCAGAGAGTCGTTTAGATTCTTCTTCTGCTAACTCATTTGCCACATCCACTAACATGTCAAATCTGACGGCTGGTAGATTAATAAACTCAAGTAGGTTAAGACCAAACCATTTATGAATCTGATAAATGCTGTAGGTTTTATATAATTCCCTCATTGGACTATCGGATAATAGTTTTTCACCCTCTTTCATTAACTGTCCTTGAAACGGATGTTCTAAAGCAGGGTTATTGTGATCGTATAACCCATACTCTATCTCATACCCTTCACTTAACATCATCTGAGCAGTGATATTATCGTAGCGTCCAGTGACCGGGTCCACCGCTTTATCTTCACTCATCATACGACGAAGTTCTTGAGGACCTAACGGTGGACGTCCAAACTTACGGTCTCTTACGTAACCGGTTCTAGGATGACTTGATGTACTACGGACTGGACGAAGAGGAAAAAAGTGTTTAATGTATCAATTGGAAGGATTAAGTAGTGACCACCTTCAGCAGTATCATGTTTCTTACCACAGTTAGGGCACTCAAAGTTCTTCACACCTACGATCTGAATCAGATTAGAATTAATGTACTTCATCACGGAGTTCACGAAGTATTTAACGTAACGTGAATCAGAAGATAAGAAGATTAAAATCTCATCGAGATTATCTGCTTCAGTAAAGGTTTTCTGTACTTCAGATCCTTGAATCAATTGAATACTTTCTACCCATTGACCGTATGATTTAAAGAAGGAAACCACAATACGTTCACGAATCTTAATATCACGTACTGTAGGATCATTAGTTTCTTGGAATACTTTCTCTGCACTACGTTGTAATTCATTAATCCAACTTACCCCATAGTTTTCTTCACATTCTAGGGTTGGAGTACGGATATTTAGAATAACACCATTCGCAATATCTTCATCGTCTTTAACAATGACTAATTGACCATTTGGATCTAATGAGAAAACAATTTTGTTATTCTCAAAATGGAATTCTTCTTGATATTCGTCAATTTGTTCTTGAGTTAAACGACGATATGGATTAGACATTAATTTGATTTGTCGATCTGTTAAACGACTACGATCAATCCAGTTTAATCCACGTAAATCCACTTCACCTTCAACTACATGAGTACAGACTTTAGGATCTACTGTACATGGTACACTTAATGGATAACCATCTGGGAATCGCGTTAACATGATGCCTAACATCATGATATCTAAATCCGTAGAACGAATAATAGAGGATAAATAGGTTTTATCATCTGATGGTGCTGTACTGAACTTCACATGATCTAAGATAAAATCTTTAATGTGTTTACGCATGATCACACTATCGTTAGAATAGATATCACCACGAGTCATCTTACCATAAGAGATTTTACTATTTAGAATGATTTCATCTAATTGAGCAAATTCTTGAGCAGAAGGAGTTTCTAAATACAACCAGATCCCAGTGTGATATAAAGGAATATACGCTGGTGTACCCAATGCCATACAGGATTTTAATAAGCTTAATGCACTGAAAGTTTTATCTTCTTTATTGGTTGGATTCTTGAAACGAGTATCCGGCATCGGACCCATCCAACGCGCTTCTGTTCCTTCTTCAGTATTTGCATTGACCATGTTCATCCACATGCTACCATTACGTACAGTAGCTTCGAATAATTGGTCACGAGCAAGCATATTGGTTTCAGAGGCATTATTGACGACTTTCAACCATTCTGATAATTCATCACGATTGAGTTCATCTGCATCAATACGTTGTAAAGAAGCTAAAACAGATTGTGCTGTTCCTCTTAAGGTGTGGATCACACGACCGATATCTTTATCGTATTCTTTAATTTTCTTAACTTTGAATTTAGGGGTTTTAGAACCACCGGTTTCTTGAACATGAGTAACTGGAACATCCACATGTCTTGGTTCGGTAAAAGTAATGGTTTCAGGTTCTTCGGTAAAAAGATCTTTCTCTTCTTTTATTTCTTCTTTAGGTTGTTCTGAGATTTCTTTATCTTTCACTTCATCAGTAGTATCTTGTTCTTCAAAGAAATCTTGTTCTACTGGTTGTGTGGTTTCTTTTGGAATATCTTCTGTATTTTTATTATTTACTTCAGAAGATTGGTTAGTATTCTCTTGGTTAAGATCGTATGGGTTATTTGCCATAATAGCTCCAAATGATTATTTCATTTCTGCAACAATAGGTTCAAGTAGACCAAAGGCTTCTGTTAAGTTTGCAGTATGGTCATAAATGTCTGAACCTAATAAACAGTATTCTAAATTTTCATCTTCTTTACTAATGAGTTTTTGTTCAAAACGTTGTTGAATATCTAAATGTTTATTAAATAGTTCAACAGAAGCACTACGTGATTCAATAAGTTTAGTTCTTGCTAACTGAATCGTTGCTTGATGTTGTTCAGATTGACCTGCATCGGTTGTTGGTAGAATATCGAGTAATTGAGATAAATCATTAGCGACTTTATCTAAATCTTGATACATGGAGAGAAATTGTTCTCTAGGATTCATCTTTTTAAATTCCTTACGTTTCTTTTGGGGTTTGCGTTTACGGGGCTTACTTGATTTAGCCATTTTCTACTCCTTATTTGTTATATGTAAATATTTGATTAACGATACCAAACCATTAATTAATTTAGGTATTTTTTAACTTAATTATAATCAAGAGGATAGGATAATGTTATTTGCTGATCTCTTTACCGTGTTAAGCGGTATTATGCCTGCTCAGCGTGTTGAGCTCTTTATGGAGGCGTATCGCTGTCTTCAATTACAGTATGGTGATATCGTTGAAGGTAAAACCATAGACTTAGTTAATTTAACCAAAGATCAAGATCAATTTAATCGTTTATCCATTGTAAACGAAGTTACAGTACAATATTTAGATGATGCATTAAGTAGTTTCGGTGTTATCTTAAACGAGAAGTTTAAAGATGGGGATCATCTCAAAGAGATTCTTAATCTCTTACGAGGATTACAAGAACTCGAAACATATGAAGATATTCAAGTCATGTATGATATCTTTACCCAAGACAATACGAATAATGAAGAAAAGTTAGCAGAAGCATTATCTGAGTTTACTGATTGTTCAACAGAAGATTATCTGATGATCATTAGTAAGGTTCAAGATAGTTTGATTCCTCGTATTGTAGAAGTATTAGAAAATCGTTTAAGAGAAAATAATACTAAGAATGAAACTGATGATATTAATCCTGATGAGTATATTAATCAAGGTAAAGCATTAATTAAATTTATTCAGGATAAACGTTATCTCAAAGTCAATCAAGATGTGGTTAAATTATTAACTACAAAACCTTATCATCTATCATTACAATCTGTTCTACGTCTATACGGTAATCGTATCGCAGATGATAATCTTGTTGAGTCTTGGGTATTTGTTTTACTTGCAACAAGAAATAATGGTATTGGTGAATTATATAATAGTTGGGATAAGTATTTCCTAGATCAATCTGTTTTAATCGATATGCGTGTTAAAGTAGAACAACTCTATAATCAATATATCGATCAACAAGAGGACGTTGAATGAATCGTCGAGAATATCTCCTTGCTGCACTAAATAATAACGTTTATCGTTATGCTGAATGGGTGTTTAGTGTATTTACAGTCATTCGTGAATCGGATGTAGCAGGAGTCGTTAAACCATTTAATTATCAACTTCGTACTAAGAATAACGAATATGTTTACTGGTATCAAGATGAATGGCGTTCTATCATAGATAGTCCACCTATCACCGAACCATTATGGCGAGTAGAAGAAGGGATAGAGATATTAGATCAACAAGAACTGGCTTTAAACTGGGAAGGTAATTTTCCTTTTACTACTCGAGTAGGTACGTTGTTTTTAAACTATTATTGTATCTACTCTAGTTTAGGAAAGAAACTTCCTTATCAACAAGGTAAGTTAAGTATCTCTAAAATTGAAGCGAAGATTGTCGAAAAGCTTCGTGACCATGGTCAAGGGGATAGTCCTGATTCTATTTATCCAGAAGAAGCTAAAGCCTTTAGCACAGCTTGTATGAATACCGCTGGGTTTAGTGCTATCGCGAATCCATCAGCCACCCCTTATACGTTAAGACAAGCACCAGGTATTACTGAATATCGTAAGAAGTTAATTGAAGAATATAAAGATAAATTAGATGACCCTGCTATTATTGCGGTTATCGAAAAGAAATTAGTAGAATACGATAGAGCTTTCCAAGCGCAAGATCCTGAAGGGGGTTTCTATATTAGTGATAAAGCCTTTAACGTATCTCGTAAGAAACTCTTTGGTATGGTGGGGTTAGAACAACCAGAAATCTCTGGAGGTAAAACGACTCTTATTGATCGATCTCTTTCTGAAGGATGGGATCTGACTAAGTTACCTGCTATGGTAGACTCACTCCGTGATGGTTCTTATAACCGTGGTGCCATGACAGCATTAGGTGGTGAAGCGGTAAAATTTATTTTCCGTATCTTTGCTACTACTAAAATCACTGAAGAAGACTGTGGATCTAAAGTCGGTATCCCAGTCGTATTAACAAAAGACAATATGTCTCTTTATTTAGGAAATACGATTATCCTTAGAGAAGGTAAACAAGTTAAGTTAAATAAAGAAAACATTGAACAATATCTTAACATTCCTGTTATGGTAAGATCACCAGGATTTTGTAAAACCGCGAACGCTAACTTCTGTAACGTTTGTTGTGGTGAAGCATTACGTGGTAGTGAAGGTGCTTTAAGTGCTTTAGCCTCTGAAGTAGCTTCGAAAATGTTAGACGTCTTTATGGCGAAAATGCATGGTACTGCTTTGATTACTGTACCATGGAATCCAAATAAAACAATCTCTTAAGAAAACAAATAAAAGAAGAAAAATAAAAATGAGTAAAAATAAAAATCGTAACCCTTATGGTCAAGAAGACGTTGCTGAAGCTGTAGTTGCACCAACTGTTTCTGAAGACCTTAATCAAATCTATGGTGGACGTAGTCCGATGATCAACGCACATCTTCAAGTTGTTCGTAACTATTGTGAAGCTATGGCACCGGGTGTACCACAAACGGATACTGAAGGTGCTAATTGGAACATGAGTTTATTTAATGCTATCCTTTCTATTATTAGTGCAGAAGATGTACAAGACTTTAGTGAAGGTATGGATGAATTATTCGTGATCTTTGCTACTAATTCACGTGGTGCATTACAATTAACTTACACTCAACGATTCATCGATAAAATGATGTTAAATGAAGAGCAATTGAATTTATATACTTCATTACTTCACATTATCGGTACTTTTGCTGATCAGAAATCTAAACATCTCTATGGTCAACATTTTCGTTTAGAAGGTGAGCATAGTCCATTAAATGCATTACCAGCAGAATCGCGTGAACGTTTAGTTTATTATCTAAATCGTCAATAAAAAAATAATACTTATTATTACGTGGTCAGTTAAGACCACGTAATATTTAGATGTAAGAGATTATACCCGAACTATTTGATGAGCTTTCACATCACCTAAATAGTTTTTCTTGAATGTTTCAAAATTCCAAGGACGGCATGAACCTATTACGGTATTATAGCCGTTCTTAAGAATTTTGGTGAACACCAAGAAGGGTTTTCCCTTATAATCAATGTTTTTGGTTACTTCGATTTTCATCTTAGATCCTCAAATATTGATGGTAAGTCACACGTTCACTATAAGAGATAACTCCTCTTATAGTGAACCCCCTATAGGGAGTATTTCCTTATATCCATTAGATAATATAAGTTTACTTTTCCGATGCATTGACGCATCGGAATTATGTTTGATGAATTTATAACTGAACGAGCATAAGCCCAGGAATAAAATCCCGGGCCATGTGTTTATTCAGTTTAAGCGTTATTTATAATATCTATAAAACCCTTCAATTTCTTCTTGAACAGTTTCATTAAAGAATTCGATTGGATATTCTTCTTTACGATAATCTGCAAGTTTAGGTTCATAATAAACAGTTGCTTTACCACAAGGCTGTTTAAATCGAGTAATATAAACCTGATTAACTTCATTTTCGAATAACTGATACGTATTTGCCCCACCAATAATAAAGATATCACTAAGATAACAGCTAAAATTTCGATAGATACGAAATAAGACATCTTCTGCAGTATCCGTTTCCATGATATAAATGAAATTAACACCATCCTCTTTAGTCACTTCATCGTGTTCGTGACCCATCTTTTTAAGAACAATGTTAGTTCGATTAGGTAATGGCTTCTTGTTTAATGATAGCCAGGTTTTATATCCCATTATAACGATATTACCTGTTGTTAAAAACTTAAACCATTTTAAATCTGCTAAACTTTTATAACAGAGTTCATTTCCTACCCCTAATTCATTATTAGGACCTAACCCCATAATCATACTGGTTTTCATCCTATCCTCCTAATCTATCGTGTTTCTAAATAATGTAAAAATTCTAAAATAAATAAACCAAATGCAATTAAACCAAAAATAACAAAACTGACTCGAAATACTTTCTCAGCCATAATAAAACTTTACTCCTCTAATTAATTAAAATGAAAAACATATTTACCACTAAGCTGGTTTAAGTCTTAGTGGTAAATGATTAAAATTAAAAACCATTATCGGTTTTACCTTGATGCCGAAGATACTCATTCATAGGTTCACCGATTTTATACGGTGATTGGATTTCTCTTATCATAAGTGTTCTTGGTCTAAATAGATCCATCTTCTCATGATGATACTGACGATGTTTATCGATATCTTGTCCTACAAAGTAAATAAACTTAGGCGTAATATCTTCAAAACCTGGTTTAGATTTTAAATTACGATTACGTCCTTTAGCTTGTAGGTTAGCTTTAGGTTCAGATAACGCCACTGTCATTAAGACTTGTATCAATCCTGGAATATCTAATGCTGTACCAGATTTACCTAAGGTAGATACAGTAACATCATTTGTATCAATCACTTCTTTTGGATCACCCGAAGTAAACTTAGAGATCTTCCAATGTTGATCTTTAAATCGTTTTGAAAGATATTCAGACACAATCTGACATGTTTCAATGAGACTACAGAATATCAACATCTTACGACCTGGTTTATATTCAGGAACAAAGTAATTCTCAACTACATCTCCAATCATATCGAGATACTGACGACGTGAAGCAGTGTGTTTGAAGATAGATTGTTCGTACGCAATATGCGAATACCCTTGAGCAGAAATACATCTAACCTTTTTAGGATTCTCATGTTGGTAGAGATAAGCATACACGAAATCATACTTATTATACTCTAATACCTTATCACGCATTTCCATAGGCCACATGAGTTGATACATTCTTTGCATAAAGGTATCATTAGACTCTAGTGTAGCGGTTAAGTAAACTGCTTTTGGAATATGTTGATAGAGATCCATCTTAAAGTTTAAATGAAAATGTTGATGTGCTTCATCAAGTATCTTTAACCCAACACCCATATATCGAAAGATATCATGTGGACACACTAAGGCTTCTTTTTCATACTCATCAGCTTGTTCCCAAGTAGTGAGATAACGCTGAAATGAATTAGAAGAGATTAGAGTGACATCAGGTAATTGACTTTTCTTCAATGGAACTTCTCGTTCGTATTCGTCTTTAGCTGTCATGAATAAGCGAACTAATTCTTTCCCTGAACTAGGTACAAATAAGTTCACATCTTTACCAAAGTTTTCAATCACATCTTGTTTCCATTTCTCAAGATAACGTGCTAACACTACAATAAAGAGACGTTGATTGACTCCTTCAGCAAACTTCAAGGATGTAAACGTATTATGCGTCACCACGTAATTATTCGTGATATATGCATGATCTGGATGATCTATTGCTAAACAGCGAGCCTTACCTTGTTTATCCAATTTTTCAACTTTAGTAATCCGTAGCTTCAACCCTTTGACATTATATTGATTCTCATCTTTACAATATTGTTTCTTAGTGGTGCTACGAAATAATAAGCTAGGTATCTGAGCTCTTATATTGATACGATAAGATTCTCTTCCTGATAAACGCTGATCATTATAAGTATAATAGGTTTGACGTTTACGTAGCTTAGCAATACATCCTATCGATCTTAACAGATACAAGACTTGTTCTGCTAATCGTTTAGAAGTCGTAGAATATTCTATTGCACAACCTCTTCTTTCCATGGATTTGCCACAACTCCCATCCGTATCCATCAAACCTTGAATCAAAGCAAGTCGTTGATCAAATGATCCTTCAAGATAACTATCTGGAATAAACTTATCCCAAGCACGTTTACCATTTAATCCTAAAGCAACAATATTTTGATGTAGTTTATGATATAGTTCATTAGAGTCTTTATCTCTAAATTCCCATTGAGGACATTTACCATTATTTGCTTTTCTAGAGACTAAATGAATATTGTCTTTATCAACAATTTTATTCAACTCATCAATCATCGCTAGATCACTCTTGGTAATTATCACACTACCATAATTACCAATGGTCCCATCTCCAAGAATAACCCCTAAAATATATGGATCAATAGGTAAATTTATTTCTTTATCGGGAGAGTGAGTAGGGTCAACTAAAGGAATGTGCAAACGATAATGAACTCTATCTTCAGGTATTCCACGGCTAAGTTGACGTTGTCGATGATATTCACAAAGCTCGTATAATTGTTTAGTATCGATCGCTGTCCATTCGTTTGCTTTCATGCAATATTGATCATGTACGCTATATACCCACCAAATATGGTCATCACTGCACTCTGCTGTACGACCATCAGCAAAGGTAATGCGATAAAAAGGTTTATCATCAAAATCAAAAACATTTAAGACTTTCCCTTCATCGCCGTTTGGCATAGACAGGATATCGCCTTCTACGATATCGCTCATCTTCTTCCATCCGTTAGGGATGCGGATATCGGTGTTAAGCGGAGCACATTTTCCAGCACCAGTAGCGAGTGTAACTAGCTTACTCCCCCCAGGTGATTGGATATAATCGATCGTATCTAACTGGTAATCTCTCGCTTTCATGTACTCAGGTGTCTTTAGTACTTGTTTGGTTTTACTTGGTTCATAAAGTTCATGTTGGTATACTTCAATATTAGTATCCATATAACAAGCATGCATGATTTCACAGAATCGTTTATAGTAGTTAATGTGAAATCGAAATTCAGACTTATCTTTATTAGATGCAGCAAATACCTTTGTTGCTTGTTTTTGTACTCTTCCTCTTATCTTAACGTAATTCACTTGAATCAGTTCTTCACAAGCTCTTCTAATCACAGCTTTAAAATGAGGATGTACTTGAGTCACCATGAAGAAGTGACTATAGAGATCAATTCTAGCCATTAACATGATACGTGAATACCTCCTAAATAATAAATCGATCGTCATAGGTCCTTAATAATATTTTATATCGTAAACCAATATAAAATCAAATCTACCTTACAGAACATAAGAGAGGGTAGTAGAAACCACCCTCTCTTGGATATTCATTTAGAAGATATTACGTAAGAACTAGTCATCTTCATCGATATAGAAAATAACAAAATATTTAAGTTGATGACGTTTAGCTTTAATACTTCCTAATAGATTAGAAACTAATTCAATATTTCGATCCATCGTCTCTAGAGTTTCATTGACATCTTCTAGATAAATGATTCGGATATATTCAGAAGTAATTTCTAGTTTAAAGTCTTTAAGTTGTTTAGTGCATTCAAGATAAGCTTTATCTACCTCTAACAGAGATAACAGCTTTTCTTTAAAATAACGTTCATACGAAGGATTTAAGTTAATACTTTCCACTAAACCATTACCTAATGTTTCGGCAAATAATCGACGATGCGAATAAACTAAATCAATAGTTTGCACTAAAATGAAATCATTGTAACTAACAGCGTGACCATAACACCATTTATAATATAACTTCTGAATAAACGTAACAATATGCGATTCTACGTCATGTTTATATTCGTGGAAGAAATCAGAAATATTATCATACGTGTTTTCATCAGTGATTAAGATATTTCCACTGATTTCATATTTGTTATCAGTATTTTTATTTAACACTAATGTCATTCCTTCGCACCAAGGATATTTACTCACTAGTGTTGTTAATGTTTGTTTGAGTGTATCGAAATATAATTGAATTTTATCTTCTGGATCACCAGAAACATTACGAACCAAATTAATTTTAATATTACCCATCATGGTATTCTCCTTTGAGCTAGAAATAAGTTGTTGTATACTCAGCGATCACACTGAGTTTCATCCAATAACAGATCTTTTTAATTTCTTCTAAAACGGATTGAATCAAATTGATCTTTAAATCGATCTGATCATTATCTAAGAATGGTTGATTGATCGGTTCCATATATTCAATAATAACCTTTACGCGATCAAAAGTAATCTTAAATCCTTTAATCTCATCCATCGCATTTTTATAAGGAGCACTATCTACTAGCTCACTTATGATCTTCTCTCTAAAATAATCCATAAAAGAAGGGCGGATGCTTTGATATTTAACGACAAGATGATCATCCTCCAATGTGAATAATTCATTATAAGGATAATCTAGGATAATCTTTGCATCAATTAAAAATGTATTTTCATCGTAAATATCACGATAACACCAATTATCAAGAAGATGAATAATGAATTTACCGATACTCTCTTCCATACCGTGTGGATAATGATCTAAGAAATCTCTAAAGTCAAAATAAGATTGATCATCTTTTGTCTTAAGTTCGATTTGTAAGTTTAATTCATCACTTGGTTTATTCATTAGTGTTGTGGTTAACTCATTATACCATGGATAATTTTTAAGCAAATCTTTTAATGTGTTTTCCAAAGCAGGTAAAGTGCGTTATAATCACCTTGTGTTAATACGTTAGCTAATCTGCGAGTATAAACAGTTTTATCATTATTCTCCATAGATAATATCCTTTTTAATCAGTGTAAGAAAATAAAACTGAATTATGTTTTGCTAAACGATAAATCGTATTCAGTAATTGAAGAAGTGTTTGAACTGTTTCAAGTTCTTTTGTTTCTTCTTCGAAGCTAATGTTTAAAGATTGTTTATATTCAATATCAATCGCACAATAATTAAGTTTAACAGTGAGATCTTTTAAATGCTCTCGGATATGTTTATACGTATTACTACTATTTAATTCACGCAAGTAATATTCATTCGCATAACTGATATAATCTGATCTTAAACGACTGACTTTCCATGGAGTTTGATCATTGTTTGCTGTAAATACCTCACGATAATTAAAGGATACGTTTATTGTACTACCTAAGAAATAGTCATCTATATTTAGTATATGACAGTTTTTAAAATGACTCAATATATAAGTGAGATGATCTGTTCGTTTTTCAGGAATATCGTAAGGATTAGCTAGTAAGAAATCTTCTAGTTCTGTAAACTCAAAAGTATCTTTAACAAATATAGAACCACGTACTTCTAATTGTCCCATTTCTTCAGCAGTACCAAATTTAACTCCTTGAAACCAAGGATAGTTAGCTAAAGTACTTAAAAAGATATTTTCTATTTTACTCACGATCTTGGCATAAAGTTCCTTATGCTCTAAACCATCGTTACGGTTTAACACTACTTTTAATTCATACGCCATGATAAATATCCTTCTATTATTTTATTTAATGAAAAAATAATAGGTAAGGATATCATATCCCTACCTACTCTTTAGTTAGTAATTAATTCTTCTTAAAGTAATCTTTCCACTTATCAAAGAATTCTGGGTTTAAGTTAGACATGAATAACGTATCCATCGGATGTGATGGGCGATGGATCTTCGTATAGGATTTACTATTTAAGATCGTATTCGCTTGTTCTTCATAGGCTAACGCACTTGACATAGACCGTTTCTGCATAATCGCAGAGTTAGATGCCCAGTCACGACTACCATGTACATCTACTAAACGATAGTCTTCATCTTCAGCAGATCGAATCATCAATGCTAAGGTAGCAATCTCTAAATACATGATTGGGATATGAATGTATTGTGAAGAGAATTCATAGACTGCTCTGATATAAGCCGCTATATCTTCTGGTTTAGAAGCATTTAATCCTTTCTTCACACTATCCTTCTCATTTGGATTACACTCTAACATTTGTGCGAATGCTTTCATGAAGTCTAACATGTTGATTTGACGTTGTGGTAACACAAATACTGGTTGATCAAAATCCCATTTAGATAAATCAATTTCAATAAACTTCGTATCATGTTGTTTATATCGGTTTTCACGAATATACTTAATCATTGGTCGTGATAGAGAAGATGGTCTAGATGGACCTGATACCATAGCCCAGTTAAGGACTTCCATATCTTCTTCCCAGAAACGCACACCAATTTTCGTAATACGTGAAATCTTAAAGATTGATAATCCTTCGATATTACGTGCTTCCATAATTTGAGGTAAGTTAGATACCTCTTCTACGGATAACACTAAACGTAAACCCTCATGTTTCTGTAGTCGTTTTTGTAGTTTGATGATCGTATTATCTTCCTTATCTAGATACACAGTTTTGATATCTTCTTTATCCAAGTCAATATCTCTCACCACAGCAGATCCATCTAAGTGTTTAGTGGATAATACGTTTTGGGTAATCTTTTCACCAATACTATACGCAGCAACATGTCCTAAATTAGTTCCACGAGGAATCGATTTCGAAATACGTCCAGCACAACATTCACACACTGCACCACGTGCTGTATGCAAACACATCGTAGGTGAACGTAATTGAATCGTCTTACCAATCAAAGAAAGTGATTTTGTATCTTTTGGATTGATACATTGTAATGCACCATCTTTATCGTAGTAATACTTCCCGTTTAATCCCTCTAAATCGCCAGACTGTACTTCCCAAGGAATTGTATACATCGATCCACAGTTACCTGGAATCAAATAACGAATCACTTGGAATAACAATTGTAACCGTCGGTTAAAATACTCAGTATCACGAATAGGATCTTTCTGGAACATCAAGGCTTTTGATGCTGAACGAGACTCTTTCATGAAATCCCAAATATTCTTCGTCCCTGTTGCAAAGCATTCTAAAATAGGTTCTCTAAACAACGTAGAGTCAATATCAGTACGAATACCAATAATCCCAATACATTGCAATGCTTGACCTACTGAAACCGTTTTCTGTCTTACAGTTTCTGCTTGTGGGTTACCTGGTAAGAAGTTAGGATCTTTTAATAACTTAGGAATCGCTTCATTTAATTCACGAATATGTTTCGGTGTACCACCCTCAATACATTTCTGACGAATCGCTTGTATCTCTGGATGATTTAATACCTCAACGTAATGACGAGCATCCATAGTTTCTACAAAGGCACCTAGGTGTTCAACCACCATGTTATACACGTCATTCATCGTTTGATAAATCTGCCGTGTAAATAAATCATAGTCTAAACGATTACCATAGGTATCGATAATAGAACGCGTGATACGCGTCATATGCGTAATGGGGGTACTACCCCCCATACGTTCTTCATGTAAATGATGTTGCGCTAATAAAGGTGTTTCAGGATATAATACCAATAACTTCCAGAAGTACCATGAAATGATCGTTTCACGTATCGTACAGCCAGCCATATCGACATCATCGAAACTAATCTTAATGGGTTCTAATGGATCATATTGATCATCCAAAGCCCAAAGTTGATTCTCATTGAGCGTTAATATACTTCTTGCATCTAACGTTCTCATTAAATTTCTCCTTGGACTAATTTAACACCCGATGTATTTAAGATATGGTTAAAGTATTGATTTGCTCGACCTTGCTGTTTAGCGTGTTTCGCATAATCCATGACCATATCTACGTTTGTTGGTTGAGGTGCAGTTAAGATCGTCAATGCAGCATCTTCACACATGGCTGGGCTATTTGGAAACGCTACCATGCTAGAGACAAACATTGGGTCTAACGCCCCAAACATACATCTCACTTCAGATTCACCAAAGATCTTGAATGCTTGATCACGCCATGGTAAATACGATTTATCCTGGTCTGTTAATTTACCTGGAATACCATGGTGTTGACGTTTAGGTATACTTGTTGCACCCCAATCATCCCCCATCTTCTCAAGTAACACGTAATACATGCTACCGATCAGAATATCATTCGCGGTTTGTGTCCACTTACCATTCGGTTGTCTATAGATGACAGGTCCAACTCTCAATGGAAACTGTTCCGTTAATGCTTTAATTCCAACGTAACCAATCGAAGGACTATCTGGTGGTAACCAGATCTGTAATCCCTCTTGACAAGCTTCAATACAGTGATTGATCTTATCTTGATCTGTTGGTAAGATATCCAATGCTTTATCGTACATTAATGGGGATACCACTTTATAGTAATCAAATAACAACTGAGTTGCTTCTTCGATTCTATTCTGCGATAATAATGAACGACATTGGTTTTCTATCATGGAAGTGGTTGCATTAATATAATGCTCATTAAATCTTCCATAGTTGGTTCTTCGTATGGTACTCAAATATGTTCAGGATAATTCGCTACATTATCCCCGTGTATATACACTGCTCTATATTACTATAGATGTTCAGACTATATCTTCATCTCAGCTTAATTACTGAGCCCTATAAGTGACTTATAGGAAGAGGGGTGTAAATCCCTACTATGCTCCCCATTTGGTCTTTAAACGTAAGTACGTACCTCAATCGCTTAGGCGCTACGTGCTACCGCACTAGTCGTTGCTCATTTATTATTTGATTTATCAAATAAATTTAGATCAGGATTGTCCTATAAGGAGTTCCCCTGAGTTAGAGGAGTATTTCTTAGGTGTTGTTACCTAAGACCATTCAAATCACTTTGAAAGGCATGCACTACTTATTATATTTACATGCATCTACGATAACGTCTGCAACTTCACCCTGTTGATTGCGCGGCATGTTTTCATCAGGCCATATCGCACAGATAACCCCTTTACCCGTATATTCACGATAGTCGCAAGCTATCGCAGTTCTCTTATGAACTTCCCTGTCTTTCGACAGGATACTAGACTATATCTTCATCCAGAGAGTATTACCTTACTGGCACCTTTATATCGGTGGTGTCGGTCGTAACCCGCTCACATGTCTACCATTTGGTCTTTAAAGGATAGTACCTACTCCATAAGCTTGAGCGCTACGTGCTACCGCACTAGTCGTTGAACTCATTACCTTACCTTGACGTATTAGGTAACTTTGCTGCATCGATCGTCTCTATTCATTAGGTTTTTACCATGCTTATCACTTCCATTACTGGGATAAGTATTTACGTGTATTACTACCGTAAAGTGGTACTAATGACTTAACAAGAGGTTCCTGCAATTAGATAGAATTCTCAGATAATGATTTAATTATCGAGGGAAGATTTACTTTTGGTTCTGATTCATCATTTATAAACTTATCTCTTAAACGATACAAATGTGCTAAATCTAAATCCTCTTGTAAAAAGATCAATCCACGAATTGAATTAAGTGTATCAATTCTTTTCATAATTGTTTTACGATCTACACCAGCGATTTCTGCGGCTTCACGAATCGATCTAACAATTACAATAAACTGATCAGAGATAATATAAACTGGTCGCATTTCTCTTTTTTCAGGATCAACTCTATTAAGTACATTAATCTTAATATCATAAGCATCTTCAACCATTACTCGATAATGTGGATATTGCTTACGAATCAATTCAGCTAATGCCGGTATAGAATTCTCCTTTAATCCATATAGTTTAAAAGCTTTAATGATGTTAGGTTGATTATAATATTCTTTTGATGTTCCATCTGGAAAGACGATTGTTAAACGATATCTTCCAGAAACACGTTCAGTACGATGTTCATAAAACCAAGGACGAGTATCGCCTTCGATTCTTACTTCATATCGATCTTTTAAAAGCTTACCAAACGTCTTTGGTGTCAAAGCAGCAATATTCAATGGATTTTCAAATCCCATGTATTCACATGCTTCTTTGATACTATCGTGTTCAATAACATTACCCGTTTCAAAGTCTCGTGTAGTACATTTTAATTTGCTTCCACTTTTATACTGTTGGTTATTCGTATTCATCTTTAATCTCCTAATTTATTCTAATTAATACATTAAAATAAATCTGTAAATTAAAGATTTACATAAAACATCAGTAATATTATTAATTTATCAGTACTCCAAAAGTATCGGTTTTCCAAAATTATCAGATAATTTAAAACCAATCGTAGGTGTGATGTTCCAACCGTATTTTACTTCTATACGCCAGTCATCCAGTTTCTGTCGTCTAAAAGTACGGACCACGGCTTTCTTTAATTGAAGCCGTTCAATCATATTGTCATTCTTACGACAATTCACTAACAAGTTATGATATTGTTTCGTAGTACACACTTTACGACCTTTACGTCGTTTATGTTCTGCGTAAACCTTATCAATCTCTGTATGGTAAATCTTCGTAGAGTGATGATACTTTTGAATTTGCGTTTCCATTCGTTCTGGGGTTTTCCAAAGATCCTGATTATGCGTACGCCATACGTTGATATTTTCAACAATAGGCATATCGTGTTCATTCACTGAGGATAGTGCAATATACGTAATCTTATCAAAAGTATGATCGATTTGACGTAATGCTTCTTTCGTCATATGACACACGGCTAAGATAGGATCATATTTACGCATGGCAAATAAGATACCATCTGAACGAACTCGTTCACCGATATCTGGAAAGATTTTATATTCATCATCCGTTTTACCATAGGTATTTAACGGATAATAATCTTGACCCCATTCAAATACCTTTTCACCATATCCACGTGTTTTGAGTTTTTGACAATAGGATTCAGAGACCACGATACCATCTTCAATGATACCGGGTACAGACATGAATGCGACATTTGTCTCTAACCCATATTGATAATCCCCATTATTCTTAACAGAAGGACTATCTGCTAATACAGTTCCTTTTGGAATGAGAGTACCTATCGTGAGTCTTCGCATGATTTCCGACGGAACGTATTGGAAACCAAAGACTTTATGATTACAGTAATAGGCTGGTACAATAACACATCCTAGATTCCCGGTACTTTCTTCCTCGTAGATAATAGTGGTTTCTGGATTCTTTCTAAAACTATGAATACCTTGTTGAGTAGGATACTTACGAATGACTTTTAACACCGTGCCCGTACTTGGCATACGGATCGCCATGGTATATTTCCCATACTCACGTTCAGCACCCGTAATGGTTCTTCGTCTGGTGGAACCAAATAAAACTAATTTTTGTTTATAAAACGAAGAACGCATCTGTGACCGTGATGATGAGTTACATGCGGCTTGAGGTTCAAGAATCGTAGAAGACCCAAGTAACTGTAACTTTAACGTCGTGGGTTCAGCATTCGTTTTCTCAGTAATAATTGCCATAGATTAACATTCCTTCTTATGTTAACTTTTTATTAATAATACTTTAAATAAGGATGGCTAATATGCTCTATCAATCATCCATACGTGGCAATCTTTATCCTTTATCACCGGACATTTATTATAAGGAAGGATGGCGCAATCTTATTGAAGACCACCTTACTTGGTTAATGAATCGATCTGAATTACATCGAGTCGACCCAAATAAAGCTTATGTCTTTCAAAATGATTTAATGGCTTACCTCCAAGATTTGAATATCCCGTATAAACACCATTGGGTGATCATGCGTATGAACAACATGATCAACAATTGGGATTTTACTGAAGATACACAATTTCTTCTAATGCCAACAGATTCAGATATAGACTTTCTGACTAACTGTTTTACATCGAATGAACATCCAATGAACTAAAGGATATTTCTACACCAGTAGGAGTTTATCCTACTGGTGTATGTTTGATCAACGAAGTTGACCATAAGGTTGTTGGTACGCAAATTGATTTATCATTGGATTTTGATACCCAGTGTTTACGTAAGGATTCATAGCCATTCCCATCATTGGATTATAGGGTTGGCTTGGTCGATATGAAGTATTCACTGACGGCATCGTTGGCATCAATTGCTGTACTTGACCTTGACCCATGAGATTTGGATTCATCATGAATGGGTTATAAGGTTGTGGTGCTACACCCATCATAGGTTGACCTACCATCGGTTGTGCTACAGGTTGATATCCCACTACTTGACCCATTTGATTCATCACAGGTTGCATCGTAGGTGCTTGTGCAACTTGAGGTTGCTGTACTACGGGTTGTTGCATTACCGTTTGTTGTGGTTGTGTGGTTTGTAATTGCGCTTGACGAGCAGCTTGTTGTTCTGCTTGGGTAGGCAATACTTTAATTCCATTTTGCACTGTTGGTTTCAAGATAGGTTGGACTACTTGAGGTTGTGCTGGTGGAGCTACTGGTGCAACTGGTTGATGCGGTTGTAATTGAGTAGCCGGATCAATCTTAATGACTGATGAAGTCGGTGTAGTCGTTGCAGGCTTACTTTGAAGGATGGGGGTCGTCGCTGCAACAGGTTGTGGTGCTTGGATAGTTAACTGTTGATTCAATTTATCCGCTTCAGTGATTTCACCTTCATTACCAGGTAATGGTGGGATTTGACCACGGAATGGATTGATATCGGTTAACACATCTGCCCATTTTAAACTTGGGAAATCTTTTAATTTCAACAAGTTAGCTACACGAATCACATCTTTATACGTTTTCACAAACGCGCTAATAAATGCATGGAATGTTGGTGCAGTATTAGAACGTGATCCTACGCTATAATACTCATCCGGTGTAGACACATGTTTAAAGATGTATTCGAATAAGGCTTTAAATCCTTCTACATCTTTCTTACGAACCTTAACCCCAAAGATTTCAGGTTCTTCATTGTTTTCTAAGATTTCTACTAATGTACGATAGAATGGGAATTTCACGTAAGCCACACGAAGATGGGTTTGACCACCTAATTCTTTATTACGTAGCGTAGCGATCTTCACTAAAAGATTGTTATCTCCAATCTTATTAGAGATTTTATTCCAAGCTTTAACTGCTTTATCATCCGCATTTGGGAATAAAGACAAGAACACATTCTGTTTATGATTCAGATTTTGTTGGTTATCTTTATCCGCACACCACGTAATGAGATTTTCCATGACAGTGTCGATGGAATAGTTTAACGCTGCGGTACCAAAGCGTTGTAAGAATTTTAACACGTCACTATCTGTACGCGCTACGTTCTCACAAACTGGATGGAATGCGACTGTGTGATCCCAATCAGGATTTTGAAGTACGTGGTGATATGGAATCACTAAACGACGACTACCTGCTTTAGTCTCCAATGTCACTGGTGCTGGGCCAGATACAGTAGACATGGTAACTGCACCGGTTGCCTTGTCGTACTCGAATCCAAGGGATTCGAGAATCCCTTCGTAAAAATCTGTAATATTCATAATCGATATTACTCCTTATTTAATTGATCAATTATAAAGTGAGTCAGAAAACGGTTGTCCATTCGACTGAACGATAGGTTGAGTCGGTTGGTTACCATACATTGGTGCTTGTTGATTTGGGATGACCACACCAGAGTGCACATTCTGTTGATAGCCATTCCCACCAATGAGTTTTCTGGCAAGATTCACAACATCGTTAGAAACTTTGTTGTAATTATCCACACTTGTGGTAATAACCGGGGATGCAGCACTATCTGCAAACGTCGGCATCAATAAAGGTGTGTGAGGACCTCCATTGATTGAAATTTGAATAAAAGTATCACCAAAGACACTACAGTCGATGAGACAGTCAAAAGGAATGACTCCACCTTGAGTAATCGTCCCTAATGTTTCAAGTTTTAATCGATCTACCAACTCCTCTACATGACGTGGCATAAGTAAACCAGCAATTTGATCGATCGGACTTACTGCGTCTACGGAATATTGAATCTCTCCCGTCATGGTTTGATTCGTAATTCTTAAACGAATAGAAGCAATTAACTTCTCTACCATCATCGCTGGTAAGGCTTGTGAAATCATGTAAGCCGCAATAGTTTCATTAGTAGACCCTTTCCAATGCTCTGTATTTTCATTAGACCAAAGGTTAGCACTATTTAGCATATTCGCATTTAGTGTAATCCCATGATTATGCATCACTTGATTACTGGTTTGACTTGGTAATACCACCTTAGTGATTTGATCTAAATGAGGACAAAGGGATAATAATTCTTTCCATGAGAATTGCCCACTGGAAATAATATTATAAGAATGATTACTCATGAAATTCATGAATGGATTCTTATAGATACTTTGCTCTTTTACAACAGAACCTGCTGTTTGATAGATATCTTCTTCATCACTTCCATAATCAGAGTTATGGTCATTCGCGTAACGATACGCTTTTAACATCTTGGTTAGATAATTAGTAGGATCGTTATTTGAACGAGATGAAATATCCCCACCAATACCAAGAATCGCACCTGTAGTATCAATGGTGTTCGGTTCTAATAAGTTATCTTGTCTTAACCGATTGAGTAATGATTGAGATTGGAATACATCCTGTGGACGCATTTTATACATGCCCATTTGACCAGTTTGTAAATTCGCAATTGCGCCATTACTATAAATGAATTGTTGAGATTGTTCTGGTTGTAAAACTTTAATCCCTGAGTTACTTACTGATCCCGTATTAACACGAACACGGTTAACCGAGTTGACAAAGAACATCATGTTTGGGTCAAAATAACTATTTTGAGAACCATTAAACATCACGCCTTCAATATGCTCAGTATGACCTACGTAGAAACCAATATTAACAATTCCACCCATCCCAATTTCTTCAATTTTCAAAATGAAACGATAACGTGGAGTTTGCCATCCGTGAACAATCGTGGCTTGTTGTTCCACTTGCGCACTAGGTTGTAATACCTGACTCGCAATTTGACCAACGGTAATATTATTTAATACCGTACCACCTTGGGTAACTTCATCGAGTTGATTTTCCGTATTTTGATCAATATACGTGTTATAGCTTCGACGATAGATATCATTATAACCTTTTGTTGGAAATAAGGTTAATTCTAAAACTCGAATAGACATTATTTGATTTCCTTATTATTTTATTGTTGAGGGGCATTAGAAGGGACAATAGACGCTAATCCTGGATGGATCTTCGTTTTGAGATGGATGATCAAATCTGCTAACGCAGGGATGATATCAAAAGGAGTAGCTATTACTTGTTTCATCACGTCTCCATGTAAATCAATGATGAGTTGTTGATCTTCCCATGGAACGGTTTTCCACCAGCTTCCATATAACGGCGTAATTAAAGTTAAGATCGCATTGGCCGCGACATTACGGTGTTGACGTGAACGTTGTCGTTTACGCATGTCATTTGGGGAATCTACGTAAATCTCATCTAACTTCTGAAGTTGCTCTGCAGTGAGTTGTCGTAAGGAATAACTACAAACACCCAGATTATCAGAAACAGGTTGAGCTAACAACATACACGCCACATGATCAAATCCCCAGTGCTTCAATAACGTATATGCTAAGATATACATGGATACTACGGCTTGGTAATTCACGTATTCTATAATCCCTGCGGTAACTACTGGATGTAATACCCATTGCGTTACTGCTTTACCATACGTAGTAAATTGAAAATCTATTAAGTGTTTTTCAAACAACTTCATGTAACGATAATATTCTTGAATATCTGCTGTAGGATCTAATCGTCTCAAGATATCTTCAGGTTTATTAATTAAATAAACCTGATGGGTTAATTGAATCCCTTCAGAGATATCAGATTTGATTTTATAGTTCTCAGCGACTGAAGTATTATCATCTTCACCTACACTTCCACTATCCAATCCTTTATCGTTAATCCGACCACCAAAGGTCTTATCTAACGTATCTGTTGAATTATGGATACTGTTGAAGATTAACGATACCAACATTCTTGGTTCATCTAAACTATTTGCTTGAACCAATTCCTGATTCGCAATACGTCTAACTAAGATATATCCCATTAACCAAGAGGGAACTTGATCACTATCTAATCCAGCGACAATCGCTGCATTAGAGTGTTCTTTGGTATTTCCTTCCCAGAATGTTTCGATATACGATTTTAATCGTTTATACGCCGTAGAATGAATAATGTTAGAATGATACAATAATCCAGCAGCACGATAATCTTTATTATTCCCTGCATCAGAATGAATTCGAGATAAATACTCACCCCAAATCGGTAATGCAATTTTCATTACCATCACCAATCCAATCAATTCGTAATACTCATGTTTTAAATACGTGAGTTGTTCTGTATGATCTTCATGATACTCTGTTTTCAAATCCGTAGGCCATTTTAGATTTGAATACATGTGGATATAACGCATGATATCTTCAAATGGATGATAGTCAAATAACTCTTTCATGATTTGAACTAAGGCTTGATCTAAACGATCTGTCCGCTCAATTTCATTAAAACAATCATACGCATTTTGATACGCTAAGAAGATCTTATCCTGTACGTCTACAGGTAACATACTCCAATAACGATTAATATCATGAACCAGGTTATCGTTGATATCAAGGTTACGATACGCTACCATAGACCACGGTAACGTATTTCCCTTGTGTTCAATAACCAATTGATTTTTAATATCATTATTTTCTTCTCTTTTAAGAAAACGCATGACAAATACCTCTCTAAGTTTTAACGTTAAAACGAGGATATCGTAAACAATACCCTCAAATAGGTAATATAGGTTTAGAGATTAAATTGAAATCATTACCTACTTGAAGATACTCAAGTTTCTATAAAGACTCACGTAAGTGAAATAGATCAGACATAATTCAAAAAACTGTACCTTACTAACCTAACCATCAGTTACTGAAAAGAAAGTAAACGATAAGTAATGATTAGATTAAGTAAGGTACTAGTTAAGGAGTATACTATATTTAAATGGAGGACTTTATAGTACAGAGTATATAATTATAATCTTGATGATTTACTCAAATAAACTTAATTATTTATTAGAATGGAATATCATCGTAAGTATCTTCAGCAGGCTCAGGTGTTGTTGCCGATTGCGCTGGAGCTTCTTGTTGTTGTTGACGTTGTTGGGAATAAGATTGGTTGTTATTATTTCCACCACGATATTGGTTATTATAACCACCATTATTGTTTTGGTTATTACCACCCTGACCATTTTGTTGTTGACGTCTTGCACGAGAAGCTTCTGGTGTGCTATTATAATCCCATACATGGGCTAAAATCATTGGCACTAACAAACTCATGATTTTCACCCAAGCACGTGCTAAGATGTTAGACACGTATTGACGAGATGCTGGTGCACCTGTAGTCGTATCGATAAACGGATGGAATTCTGCTTCCGTAAAATGGAAAGTGAGTTTTTGTTGCTTGTGTTGCACACCAATAAATTCTAACCCATCTGCGTCTTTACCCACAAAGACAGAAGCGTACAAATAAGGATCACGTGGACGATTCGCTTGACGATCCCAACCACCACGTTTCACTTCAATGCGTTGAACAATTGGTTGTTTAGAACGAATCGCATCTTCCATCATGACAATTAATGAAGAAATTGTTATGAGATCTAAGTTTAATTCAAGTTTACCATCTTCACCTTGTTTACCATTATTTAAGCGAACCATCAGGCGAGGATTGTTTCCTTTTGTATCTACGTATAACACAGGGACTCTTCCATTTTGGTTACCCTCAATAGGGTTACCATATAAACGGAATTTTTCATCATTTAAGATAGTTTGTTTTGCATTAAACGCAGAAACTTGATATTGAATAGTCATATTTTATTCCTTTTAGAATATTATTGTTAAAAATAAGAAAGATGAATATAAAGTCATATATACGTAGATAACTATTTGCATTTCTACAAATAGCTGTATAATAGTTCTTTTATATCGTAACCTTTTAATTTCTTAATGGAAGCACGGATACGATCTAAGGTGGATATCGGTAACCAATTATCATCAATAGCCATATTCGTCACCATATCTCGCATTTGTTTATTTGTCGTTTTAAAGAACCCTGATTTATCACCATATACCTGTAAAGTGAATTTATTAAAAGGGACTTTATAAGCCGTATCTTTCCGTTTAGGTAATTTTAGTTTAGTATACCATTCTTGACGTTTCTTTAACTTACCTGTATAAGACTCAAGTAACGTTAATGTATTAAACTTCACGGATTGTAATAAATCTACCACAAATGAAGTCAATATCGTGACATCTAAGAAAGATTGTTCAAATCCATCCTCATCAATGATCTCAATATTAAATGGAACCCACTTCTGATTACTCTGGATATCTTCCCAAAGGTTCTCCTCTACATCATCAAAGATAGAGGGATTATACTGATCTCTTTCAAGATGAGGTAAGGTCTTTTTAAGATTCGTGTATTTAGGATAATAAAAAATCGTCTTAACCCGATTATTCGTTACCTCTTTAACTAATCTCTCAAACTCAGCAACCTCATCCATAAAGGTTTGGTTAAATTCTTCCTCATTAATCTTATAATAGTCTTTCGCATCATACGACGAGACATAATTACGATATAACGTTCTTATATTCACGTACATGAGGTTTGACCATTTAGAGGGATCAGCGTACTCACCTTCAAAGATGCCCGCAGTACCAAACGATAAAGGATATTTTTTACCTAGTTTACGAACCAACATGATATTACCCTTTAACTAAGAATTTCTGAAGATAACCTAATACCTTGGAGGTATCCACATTCGGTAATTGATTTAACTTATCTGACACAATCCGTTGGATATTCTCTGGATTAAGATCAATAGATTCAAATTTAGTAGGTGCGATTTTTAACGTACGTTGTTGTTTCTCTTTCTTATCTACTTTCGTAGTAAAGAAAATAAATTGAAACTCAGTCTTAAGATGTTTCATTGCATCATTGATAGCATCTCTATCGTACGTAAATAATCTTACATGAGAGTGTTCAGGAAGATTACTACAGGTTTCTCTTACAATAGATAAAACCTCTTCTGGTGTTTTACCTCTTACGTCAATGGTAATATACTTCGTTGCGTAAGGGTTATCGTGGAAGATAATCTCATGTTGTCCATCAGGACATATCTCACAAGTTACCCATCCTTTATCTTGTTCCTCACCATGTGCTAATCGATCAAAAGATCCACCTACTAAGATATTCTTATATTGACTTCGAAAATGAACATGTCCGGCAAAGATATAATATCGAACTAAACTTGACCATAAATCTTCATTATGCGCTTTAGGGTTAAGGTTAGCATCGATTTGATAGTTAAATGCACCATGAAATAAACAAAAATCTACTTGATCTAATCCACGCGCATGAATCGCTTGAACAGCTTCATCATAGGTGTCTTGAATATCAGTATTCCATTCATCTGGAACGTATAAAATATTGATATCGAATTTTGGAAGATACTCCACGCAAAGTTTATCTACGTAATGCAAATCCACTTTTAATGGATGGTGTTCGCTAATCGCGTTTAAAATAAACTTGAAGATACGAGATTGTTTCCAGTCATGTCCTGGTGTACCCTCAAGCACAAGAATGGTGATATCGTATTTTTCACATTTCTTTAATAGACGAGAAAAGAACATGAAAATATCACCTAGAGATTGATGCGTCAGCATCAGTGCTCTATCAAATAAATCCCCTGGGAATGCTAAGATATCCCAGGTACTGATTTCTGTTTCATCATCGAGGATTTTAGTAAACCCTTCGATGATGTGTTCGGTTGTGGTTCGATGATGTCCAAGATGGACATCGTAAAATGCAGCGATCTTTAATCTACGCGCCAAAGAGGTCGTCTTCATCATCTTCGATGAAGTCTGGTTCACTGTGAGATTGAGATACTGTTCCGCTTGGCTGATGTTCATCTGTATACCCCATGATATCGTTCTTAATTAACATAATCTCAGGTGTTAAAATAGATTCATACCCGTAGTACGTAAAGATCTCATCCATCACGAATAAATACTTATAGTTAATTCGATTCACCAGTTGTTTACGGCTCTCTGGAGTATAATCACGAATGGATTCTACCATGTGATTGAATTGAGCATTTAATACGGCTTTAGAAGGAATACGATCAACAACTTGTTTTGCATCACGATAAAGTTGTGCTACAGATTTCTTACGATCTTTACCACCAACTACAGCAGGTTTATCGATGATAGGTGGTACTACGTAAATTAATTCACCATGTCGAGTCACATTCACCGCATTATAAACAGAACCTGATACTGCTGATACCCATGCTTTCACTACACTATCTACACCATCATGCATCACTTGGTAACGTACGATAGGATTATCTTCATATCCTTGAGGTTTTTGTTCACCGTAAAAGAAAGGTAACCAAGATCTTACAAAAACTTCTTCTGTAATCTCAGGTGCTCTACCGTTATTAAACTGACTCGAAGGATCATTCAAGAATGACGCTAATTCTGCTGCACCTTGTAAAATCATCGGTTCAATATTAGCAATGGATATTCCTTCATATCCATCATGTATTTGGTATTGGGGATAAACCTCTTCCATTTTAAGACAATAGGGGAGTTTCTTATCGACTGGATTTACTCCCAATGATATTAAATAATTTTCTAAATTCTTATCCATAATTAACTCGCTAAACTATATCGATCACCATTATAATTAATACCAGCAATTTGTTCCACTTTAGAATCTTTCATGTGAAGGGATTTAAATTGCTTCCATTGATACTCACCTTGACGAATCGTCATGTTAATCGTGTAATCGTATTCATCAATTTCTTGATGGGTATCTTCATCCCAATGTTTCTTATAATCTACCGTAATATGAACAAAGTCAAAGAATGGGGATAAGATCGTTTCAAGATCTTCTCTGATTTGATCTGATAATCGATAAGGTTGACTATAATATTGTTTTACGGTATAGGGTAGACTTCTTACACTACCTAGAAATAATACTGTCTGATTATGCTGATTTACCATGTAGTCAGCAAAGATCTGATCCACTTTCTCATTCATGGATCGAATCCAACCTGTGGTTGATAGACTTGGATAAGGTGTTGATGCTTGTATTGGATTAATAAAGGAATTAATCTTTTCCATATTGATATCCTCTTGTGTTATTCTGCTAAACATAGGGATATCATCGTGAAATTAAGTGTGTTTTAGAAATAGTTCAAATAACGTGTAGAGTAGAGCAACAAGAGAAGAACTAATTAGAAAAACATTTCTGAAATAATATCGAATCAAATCAGCTTCTTCAGGATGTTTCTTATTATAAAGAATAAAGATACTCATCACCCAACAAAACCCAATGAATTCAAGGGATAAGACTTCTTTAATAATTTTTACAATGATATCATGCATGATACTTACCTAATAGAAAAAAAAAATAAAAGGATAGACAAAAGGGAGGGTAGTAATACCCTCCCTCATATTTATACTTAAGCTTAAATATAATTAAGGTAATTGTGACTCATAAATGGACGTCACATCATGTTTCTGTTTGATATACCAGCGTACATGATCCCAAGTCGTAATCACATCATCAGCTTCTTCCGGAAGTAAAGCTGAAAGATCATCAAAGAAATCATCTTCCATGATAGATGTACATTGGAATTGAGACTCACCTGTTTCTTCATTATCGATAAACTCCATGTGTCCTTGCATCACTTGAGCATAATAAGGATTATCCCAACCTACTAAGTGACTATAGGATGTTGGTGTCCATCGACCATCATACGCATCCAACACACCCTCATTATAAAGGTCTGTTAATTCAGGACACGCCATGATATAAGGGATCATCACTGATGGTGCAATTCTTAATTTCTCTAATGAAGAGATCTCTTGAACCACATCAGATATCCCATAGATTTCTACAGCACGTAAAGCACTTCTTGCTAATCGCATGGCTTCACTACTATCTAATCGTGCGAATAGATTATTTGCTGTATTTGCAAATTGCATACCGATATCGTTTAATGTTCCCATAAAACGTTGTTGCGTGGATGCAATGTATTGTTGTAACATTGGTGGAGGTGAACCAAACATGATTTGGTCTAATACCTCTCGATCCCCAAATACAACTTGCGCCATATACCCTCCTATAATAAATTGTTAATCACTTGATATTAAACTCTCCAATATTTAAATGGATCGTTCTGATCAAGTTTTATCTCACGTTTACCTGAATATAAGTAGTTAGCCATCGTACTAATAATCGGTTTCGGTAAGTTAATTAATCCAGAAATGGTATCTGGTTCCATTAATGAAAATACCGAGGTATGAGATTGTAAGGGTTTAAAATTCTCATATTGAAAACGATCAATATTGAGATAAAGTGTCATCTGGTCCATCTGTGTTATCCTAAAGGTTTTTTATCCTCTAGTTCTTACATTTCTTATTCATGTAAGATCGGCGTACGTTTTGCATCTCATCTATAGATGAGTATCGTTGTTCTTTCGGCGACAACATGACGCGGACTCTTGGCAGGATTATATTCTATATTAATAGTTTCACCTACTACGCTCTGCGCTTGAATAATCTTTTAAAATTATCCTTCAGACTCAAATCAGCATCACAGCTTCTTTGCTTAACTCCGCGTTACCGATACTCTTTACCTCACAGTAAAGACTGGCAACTTAATTTACCATCAAACACTTATACAAGTGGACTATATCTTCTATTTTAATCTAGGATCTCTTTATTAAAATAGCTCCTCGTTTCGATTTAAAAGATAAACTTACCAGTTATACTGGCTCTACTCTACTCACTTCTTCAACCAATGTTATTTCGCAATAAGATCTTTACTTATTCCTAAGTGGTTTATGCTTTCGATAGTCTCTGAACTTACTCCATATCTAAGTAGACTTAGGAGCTTTGCTGCGCCGATTGTATCTTACCCTATTACCGTTTCACGATACTAGTTTGATTGATTACTCTACTAGTGTTATCATCTATTTCTAGTGATAAGTCGTCGTAATAATGAGTATTGATAGTTTCCCGCAGTTAGAGGAGTTTATTTACATGCAGACCTTAATGGTTTTTATTACTTTTCCCACTTATTCTTGATTTTCTTATCTAGGTATTCATATCGATATCCTTTAAAGATACCTTTATTTCTCCAGATCGCTTTTTCAAGACTATTTTTCTTCATCCCGTATTCTTTAGCTAAATCCCACAAAGATTCATAAATCTTCTCTTCATTTGTTACAATATCGATACGTCTAACTGGCGAAGGTTTTCTAATACTACCTCCCGATTTGTTCTTCGAAAGATATTCTTTCATTAATTTTATTTTCGGATTATTTAAAATTTCTTCTTTTGAAATTTTATAATTATCTAAATATAAAACTATATATCCTTGAAGAGGTTTAGTCAGTTTTAATGCTTTCATTGCAGTAGGTTCACTACATTTTAAGAAAAAACTAACATGTTTAATACATGCAAAAATATATTTTTTCTCATCTATAGATTTATCGATTGCTTCTACAATGATCGGTTTATCGGTATTATAATATTCAAATAAAGGAATATCGTTCTTTGTTAGTGATGGCCATTCCTCACCCTTTCTTATCAATACCCACTCTTGTTTAAAAGGTATTTGTCGTTCTGATCTCAAATATAATAAGATTCGAGAACCAGATGTTTCAAAGAATCTGGCAGTTGCTTGGATACTATAAAATTCTTTAATTTCTTCCGTGGTCAAATTCTTAACGAGAATTACTACACTATCATTACGTAATCCTGTCTGATACGCGTGTTGACAATTTTCTGCTCGTGTACACCACTCAAGATTATCTAAAGAATTATTCAATTTATTACCGTCTTTATGGTTGACATCGTAAAACTTTGGATTACCTGGACATGGTAAAAAAGTCAAAGCCATAATTCGATGTACCGCGGTACTTAATCCGAGATTCTTATTTTCATGGTAATTATAATATTGCCCCGATAAACTACCTTTGGTTGGTTTATCTGAGGTTCTAGGAATATAAAAACCTTTTTTATTAATGGGGGTGAGGCCGGTTTCCTTTACAGCAAAATAACCGGGATAAATTTCAATAGGTTTTGGGTTATAAATATATTTACTATTCATTTATTTATTTCCTAATGTAAAAATATAATTTACATATTAACAGGAATAAATGATATTGATAGGACGATCTGCATTAAATCCCGCCAATACAAGCACTGATAACGATATTGTCGCATCGTCTACATTATCCTTAATCTTGGTAATGAAGAATTGTTGCATTGATGATCGTAATAGTGTTGGATTTCGGTTAAAGATACAAGGGATTCCTTTATAAGGACATTCCTCAAGTAACTCATTAAAATACTGTCTTATTAATGGATGACTTCGACAAATATGACTGGCTAGGACATCTTGTGCTTCATTTGGTGTATATCCATCACGTAAAAACTTATTAATCAAATGTAATCGGAATAACCCAATTGCCATCGCCCATGGAATATGAAGTTCATCGTATTCATGTTTATTGTGAAGTGATGTGATTACACCTCGTGAGGTGAATACCATCCGTGTACCACAAATATGCTTACGAATGAATCCAGGTTTCTTCCCTAATGAATTCTTATATTGCATGAGATTAAATCGTGCTAATAAGATAATACATTTTACTGTAACGGATTCTCTGACTGCTTGAGTAGGAGGTTCGATACGGGTTTTAAGAGAAGCCATGGTCATTGCTGCTTCGATAGCACTTCCATATTTAGATAACTCAGCGTAACGTCCTGTCGGAGTTTTCTCAGTTACTAATGCAATACGGTTAGGTAAAGGAAGTACATTAGTGAAGATATCATCCTTATGATCTAATAACCATTGTAAGATATCTTTACGTTTATCTGACGCAGATACGTACATGCGTTTTTCTAACAAGATCTCAATGATCGTCCAGAAGTTTTCTACGAAGTAGTTATACCCTCGTTTGATCCCTCTTTCACGTAACTTCATAATCACATCACAAATCTCAAAATTCGCTTTGTAATGAATATCGCAAAGATACCGAATTACATCAATCTTATTAGACTCAAATGCTTGAGTCAGCTTATTATACGCAATCGGTGAGATGAAGGGTTGTACACCTTCAGGTACCGTTAACCAAAGATTGGCTTCTATTGGTCTTTCCGTATGCGCTAATACTTCAGATTCACAATCAGGACATCGTTTTCCTCGGAGATACCCACCCACTAATTTACCGCAATCACAAGAAGGGACCATAGTAAAGGTTGCTGTTTCATAGTTCGTCATGAGATAACGTTCTAGAAACTCTCTGTGCTCTTGATATCGTGTATCGAGATCATTCACAAAGATAGGGGCTACCTTTAACTCACTTAGCATCCTTGGGTAATTTACCGTATCGAATGCTAACCCTGCTTGTTGTGGAGGTAATTGATCTATACTATAGATTTCCATTAAACCATCCTTATTTTAGATAAAAAATAATAATCTTGAGCATATAGGCACGCGATACCCGCTAAGATACCACGTGCCTATAATAAACAAGATTATTGTGAATCTACTGGGTTACCCCAGTAGATCTACTTAGAATGAGTAAGGTTATTAATAACCCACACCATTCATATTCATACCGTTAAGGTTCACACCGTACCATCCATTGTTACGGTAACCGATTGGAGCGAATACGTTATTGGTTTGCGGATAACCGTAACCGTTACCGAAGGATTGTTGGATGAAGATATTGGCTTGGTTAGCAGAAAAGCCAATAATATTATTACGGTAACCACGTTCAACCACTTGATCCATGCCGGTAGGAGTTTCTAATGAAATGAAACCAGCCGCGTCTTTAATGGCTGCACCTAATGCTAATAGGAATTCATGGTTGATCCATAAACGACGGGCAAAACCGGTGAGTTTGAATGTTGGGAAGTAAGTTTGGTAGATACGCAAACGTTTACTTAAACGATATTCCATCGGCCCGATATTCGGGTTGAATGAATCCATATATTCAAACGCGGTTTGACCATTGTCACCTACTTTATTCAACAACGCAATGAAATCAACTTCATGAATATCACGAAGTTCGTTCTTTTCATCGGTGTAGTGACCAAGTTCTACACGGTTACCATCGTAGAACACAAATGGATTATTTGATGTCCAGTATTTGGAGAAATGACCATTGGTTAAACGATTAGCCGCATCAATGATTAATTGATACGCCGCTTGATTTGCTTCAGCGGAATTATTGATTTCTGGAATGGTATCCAAGAAAACACGTTGTACGTGAGTTAATTCACCTACTTCACGAACGTCTAATTGGAATTTCAAAGAAGAATCAATAAAACGTGCTAAGAACATTGGCAAGTTGAATGACGCATCAGTTTTAGTATTGGTATAACCTAATTCTGAACCCTGATCATTTACCGCAATAGTCAATGCACCAATATCACGACGGTCTGCACCTGGAGTGGTAATAGAGTAGTTTGGTTTCAAAGCAGTTGTCCACAAGCTATTGTTAACCAATGCCGCAGTAGTCGCTAATGCAAGTAGTTGAGTTTCCAATGTAGCACCATCAGTTTGGTTATCCAAGCTATTAATGATAAAGCTTGGTTCAAACGGTGCTGGGAACTTCGTACCTGGTGCCATGTAGTTCAAGTTCATTGCAGGGATTGGTGGTAAACCGGTAAAGGTTAAACCAATGTAACCCCGGGCAATGGATAATAGGCGAGAAGTACGAGCACCAGTGTGGATGTTTTGTGGTGTACGAGAATTCACTTTCAATGAAATTTCGATATCACTACGAACCGGTAAACCAGTGGCATCAGCAGCTTGTGCATTGTCATAGAAACGTACGGATTGGCTAATGTTTTCGTTATCTGCTTTATGCGCTAAGTTAATAGTGCAATCAGTTTGACCTGCAGCAGTATAAAGAGTGGTTTCAATCGCTTCAACCGCGTAGTATAAGTTACTACGTAATTGTGCCATGTTAGTGGTTTCTAATTCTTCTGGTAAGAATAATGCACCGACTTCAAGAAGTTTCTTATCAGGGTAGTTTGCTTTAATAAAGCGTGCTACCGCTTTAGCTAACACTACGTCGGTAGACCATAATTCTTCAGGTAAACGAGGGATGTTTACTTGAGGAATGTTACCGTTACCCGGAATAACTTTATCTGGGATTTCCATGCAAGTGGCATTGATAAAGATTGGATAATACGCCACATAGTCGTCAACAGATAAGCTTAATACCACACCAGAGATAGCAACATCGTTTTGTTCGCCATCGAATGCATGTAAGTTCCAATCAGCACGATGCATACCTTGTTCTTGTTTCATGATCTTCTTATAAGATTCAAGATATTCAATAGCAATTTGACCTAAGGCATGACGAGTCATGGAATAACGGTTAGCTAAACCACCCAATAAACCTTTAGTTAAACCAGGTTTTGGCGCATTCACATTTGGTTGTGCATTAGTTTGTGGTTGACCAGCTTGCACTTGTGGTTGTGCTTGGAATTGTGGTGGTACATTTGGCGCTGCAGTTGTAGCAGTGTTTGGTGCGAACCCTTGTGGGGCAGTTGGATTCACTGGTGCATTGGTGTTTTGACCAATGTTAGCGAATTCATTTTTTTGGTTTTCGTTAAATGCCATATTTTTTACTCCTAATAAATAATTTGACAATTTTTTTAAATTTAAAAAAACTGAAGAGATAAAATCTCTTCAAATAGGTAATATAGGTGTATAAAAACGATAGATTTTTATACGTCAATCTAATTACTCGCGAAGTAACTAAATTAGCCTATATAAGTCAGGTTATTTCGCATCAAACGAAAATAACCCATGCATAAACCCTGACTCGTTATACCACGAGGCAAGGTAATAAAGTAAAAATTAATACTCTACATATAGATAATATAATATAGAATATAATTTTACCTAATTCATGTGTAATCTATTTTTTTTTAATTTATAAAGGACAATGAAACGTCATGTTATCTTTTTTCAATCAACGTAGAAATAAACAACCACCAAGACAATATCCTAATTTGGATAACTGTCGTTTTATTTTAAAACAAAATATCGATCGAACCATTCAATATTACCGTGGATTAAACTGGGCTGTCGCAAGTGATCACATCCTTGTTACTTTATTAAACAGTATCCATAGTGAAGCATTAGATAAATACAGTTTATACAATAGTACTATTAATTTAGTGAATATGATAGCGAGTGCTAAAGGTGTAGCGACTAACGTGGCTTATGGGAAGGTACAGCATAAGAGTTATTTTTACGGTATAGATACGCAAGAAATTTATATTGATCAACGATTTGATGATGCTTATGATCAAATGATGAGAAAGCATTATACAGAATGGGAAACAGTGAGAGTAGTGACCCATCCTTTTACTTCATTTGATTTACAGTTAGCGAATGGAAAGAAAAGAAAGAGTGGAGAAACAGGATTAGTGGTAATTAAGATGGATCTCTGTTTATTATACGCACAGTACAAGTTGTGGTTAAGAGATACCTTGATGAGTCAATACTTCGATGGGACTCAGAAAACCATTATGAACTTTGTCCATAGTTATCCAATTCCAAGTATGTTAAAATCTCACATCGATTGTGCTTGGTTTAATCGAATCATGAATACCATGCAGGACTTACCTATTTCATTTGAGAAACCAGATAGTCGATTAATGTTATCAAACCCTTATATTGGTGTAGAGACAATTACGAAGAATATCAAACGAGATATTACGAATAGTCAAGCTGACATGTTTGAATGGGTGTGTTGGGTACCTGGTATCTATCAAGAGAATATGCATAAGTTCTATTTACAAGATAATCTATTAGAAACGCAACAATTAAGATTACCTTGGTTATTAGGAAGATATTATTTATTACGATGGTTATTTGTTACCGATATGGTCGTGCAGAATTATGCGAATCAAAAATATCGTCATGAGTATTATCGAGGATGGAAAGAAATAAGATCTAATAATCTTTTTAGAACCATACGTAATTTAGACTATGAGTGGTATCAACGATTTGAAGCAATTTATGAAATTGTAGATGAAACTAAATAGATCAAACATAGGTGAGGATAGGTTATCCCTATCCTCACTATGCCGATCTTATAGAAATAGAATCGAGATAAAAAGTATCAAACAACTGATCCCTACTAAAGATGGGTAAATTATGGTTGATAGACACTCATGATCTTCTTTCTTCTCTACAATATCTGATTGGTTTATATCCATCATACGTAATCACTCAATCGGTATCCAAATCGATATCCTCTTCATCATCGTCTACATCAAATAATGTTGCTGGGATACACCACTCTGGGAAATCATCTGAACATAGACGCGTATAAGCTTTAGGATCTCTCATAAAGATTCCCATAGATTCAATAAAGATATAATATGGTGCGACTACCGTATAAACGAGTTTACGAATATCAATCGCCGTAAAGAGCTCAGTTGGAATACCCGTACTTTGAGCAATCAATTGTGGGATATGGAATGTCTTCATAACCTTACCGTTATTCACTGTCTCAATCCATTGCATGAATCGATTAGCTAAATCACGATCTTCCCATGAAGCTACCCAAGCATCCATACGTGCCCTGGTATTTGGTACGATATCAACTTTATACGTATCGTAAGGAGGTTCTTGCGTATGACCATATTTATCAGCAAATACTGCTTCCCACATCTCATAACTTTTTCGATATAAACTATTCTCAGATTTATACGCTTCCTTAACTTTTACTTGTCCAGATTGTAAATAATAAGGCTCACCATTCTTAATGGAATTATAAACTTGAAATTCTAATTCTCCTAAGAAACGAAAATAGTCTTTAATTGAAAAAGGTTGACCTGATGCTCCTATCTTCATATACGCTTTTAACGTATCGTGAAGTTGCTCTGTAATCGAAGCAGGGACTTTAGAGTGTTTTAACCCAACACCTTTGATTTCAATGTGTTCTTTACCTGGTTTAAATACAATCCCTTCTTGTGCTTTTGCTTTAGCCACGTAGTGTTTACCTAATGAAGTTGTGATAAACGTTGAAAAGTAAAACTCATTCTTCATGGCGATCAGATTGCGTTTCTCAACTTGAATATTTAAGAAACCGGTCATCATTCCTAAAATATGAGCAATATGTTGAGATACAATATATACCATGGTACACACTAAGTTATCTGAAAGCTGGTCTTCAATGACTTGACCACGATACCATTTCACCCATTCATCGATTGAGAATAAGGATGAATCAGTATCACTTCCTAATACTACACCTCGCATCATCGTTGGTACATGAGCGGTACTAAACGGCATGATATCAGATACCCAGAACATCTTAATGAAACGACGATACTTTTCAAAATGAAGAATGGTATTCTTAATTACTGCACCAATATAACACACTTGTTCTGGTGTAGATTCTTTTATGGTTTTAAAGATATCTCGACCATCACAAATCGATGCACAATAGATAGCAATCAATGCCGCTAAATCAGAATCCATCGCATCAATATATTGCTTAGCTTCTTCTTCAGAAATAGATTGAATCGTTTCATGAAGAATCAAATGATTTAACCAATTCTTCACAAACTCTTCATTATAATACCGAAGTACCCACATGTCTGAAATATACGCATACGCAGTGCATTGTAAGGTAGATAGTTTACGTACTACAGATTCTATCTTACCAAACTCAATTTCACTTCGCCAATATAAATCAGTACTACGTTTGATGATAAACAATAAATCATCTTGTGAAATCCATTTTAATTGGAATTCATTAATAACTGCTTCTGCTTCATTTAAATCAATATAGGTTAACGTACTGATAATATTATTAACCGTCACTTCAGCATTATAATAATGACGTCGTCCACCTAAGAATTTCTCATTAGTACTATTTGCAAATGATGTTGTACTACGACAAATTGAAGTTAATGTAGAGTGACCAGTTTGATTATAAAGAATGTTTCCTTTAGTAGCATGTGCACCAGAAGAAGAGTTATTCAAAATCTTTTGCATTAATTGTAAGTTTTGATAGTAATCTGCTAAGATTTCATTCCCTTCCTGAATTGCTTCAAATTTGAGTTTTTTAGCTTTCTTACGTGCATTCATGCCTTGCACTAAAAAACAAGATTCTAATGCTTTTTGTTTATATTCTGGTCGATACGTGGTAAATGTGGGTGCAAACCGTAAATCCATCGAATGTACTTGACGAAGATAATCTAACATGGTAGTACGATATTGCCGTCTATCATTGTTTTCATCTTTACGAATCATCAACATTCGTGGATTAGTCATCGGGAATAATCCCTCAGGCTTAATATTCTCTCTTAACCAGTTCTTATATTCGTTAACGTTTAAATTAGGTTCTTCTAATAAAGCATACGTGACAGATTGATCTACCCATTGTGAGACATAATCTAAATCACGCTTATATTCATGATATTCTCTTCGAAATAATTGTTCTGCCATATTCATATTCCTTTTCATTGTTACAAAGATAATAGTAAGCTATTATCAATGGACAAACATATTGGAGAGGTTATAACCTCTCTAATAGGACTTAGAAGGTATAATATATAGTATAAGAGATAGAAAAAAAAAAAGATTAAAAGAAAGAGGAATTGATGACCAAATTTATTAGTATACAAAAGGACCTAAAGCTAATGAAAAACAATCATCAACTCCTCTTAATGCTTTATAACCACTGTAACAAATATTGCAACCATTATCTATTACGTATTAAAACAGTGATTAGTATATTTTAACTTAAATCTACTCGGCAAGAATAACCATGTCGTGCAATAGCTAATCGAATTTTATTGATATCTTCTTGTGCAATATCTTCTACCGTAAAGGATGCAGTGGTTTTCTTAAATACTTTAATGGTAGATGCATTAATCCAAGGAATCCCTACGATACGGGTTTCACCATTTAACGTACGTAAGCGTAAGTAATCATAACTCTCTGGATCATTATCCATCGTACCTGCTGGGACTAAACGAAATACTTGAGCATGTACCGCATAAGCATCAAATCCATAAAGATGACAATCTGATGCTGGAATTACCCCAATCACCGTAACACGTTCATAATCTTGGGGTAATACTTGTGATGCGTGAGTTTCAAATGAAATCACGTCTTTTAATTTAAACTTTTCTAATATAACCATTTTACTTTTCTTTATTCCTCTATTTATAAGGATGGAAACTCATAACAAAAGTTCCATCATCATCTAAAATTCTAAACTCCATCACCATATTTAATTGAACCCAATAATTAAACCAATCTCGATAAAAATTAATGAACAAGTTCATTAAATCAAATAAATATTCCGTAACAGAAGATTCAAGGAAATCAATTTCCTCTAGTCTTGACTCATCATCAGTAAATGTGTAAGATTCAAGCACTAAGCCAATACGTTGATTTAAATCATCGATGGTACGATGAGTGTCAATATATTCATCTCGATAATAGTAATGATTGAATAAGTCTATTAATTGAGAACAATAAAAGTGCCTGGCAATAATTGATGTTGGAAAAGTTGTTTGCACGTAATCTTCTCCTTATATTAAATCTGAATCGGTCTAGCTGTAAATCGTATTGCTTTTTGATCCCCATACGTAAATAGATTAAGATCATGGATTTCTTCGAAGATACTTAATTGACCAAATACGGATTGAAAGAATTGATGACAATAAGAGATCGCTTCAGCAAACCGATGTGCATCGGAAACATAATCCCAAGCTTCATTTGAAATCAAGATATTAATCGATTTTGGAAAATGGGCTAGGTATTTATAAAGAATATCTGTTTCATCATATCGTTGATCAAGATTCTGAGTTACAATATATTGTAGTCTTTCAAGTAAGTCAGTGACATTGACAATATAAGGGTTAAATGGATAATCAGACATAATTCGTAAATACCTCCGATTAGTTAAACAAATGGTTGAACAAAATCCAGAATCAGTTCACCTGTTAAAGAATAATAATGGACATAAACAACACGATGAAAATAAGACGTATTCAGGATATGTCGTAATATAGGGGTAATATAATCCCCTATTCGAGTAATGGCTTCGATAAACTTTTCTACAAAGTATTCTGGATTATTATTAAATCTAGGATGACGTGTCATGATTTCATTAAAATATTCCATCATGGCATCTAAAAAGGATTCTTTATCTAAACTATAATCAACACATGAGCTGTATTCTAATACACAATCCCATAAAGTACTTTGATTAAAATCGGGTGTGTTAAATAATGTTAAGTAGTTATTGATATAATCTACGTCTAGCCTTAGAATATAACGGGTAGGGGACATGAACATCACTCCTTATATCAAGTACGTAAAGGAATTCTTCATCAAAATCTAACAATATACCAGGAATCGTATATCGTTGAATTTTCGTAATCGATGGAATACAATAAATAATCGAATTAACGACCATCATAATGAGTTGAGTTAAAACCATATTTCGATTAGCATCTAAGGATAATTGATCATTGGTTTTATCTACCCATTCCCAGAATAGGTACTCTGGGAGAGTACCATCAATCGCATCGATCACTTTTTGGAAATCTTCATGAAATGTAGTCGGTGTCACGATATCACAATTCACCTCTAACATCATTCGATCCATTTCACATTGATAATAATCTTTAAAACCATCAATGGATAATACGTATAATCGATTATTCGGTAATGATTCCATTTGCTACCGCCTCATTATATCGACGAATTCGATAATCGGTTTCTTCCGTAATAATAATCGAAAAATGATTATGGGTAATATTGTATTCCATATACGGGTTAGTGAAGAATTGATCTACGTTTAAGAATTTAATCACACGATCGATAAAAGTAGATTCAATATTCTGCAAAATTTGAAGATACGTAGTAACGTAATCTTCTCCATCAAAATATAATACCGTATCAAGATCTACCTGATTACGTAATAAGAATAAAGCAACTAATTCATCAAACGATTTAGGGTAAGGATAATTATAACGATTTAGAATTCGAATCTCTTGATCTCTAATGGTAAATACCGTATAGAAATAAGAGAGCGTAGCTTCATTCACTAATTTAGCGTATTCATCTGGATGATTGTATTTAAATTGATTAATGATTCCATAATTCTTAAATTCTTTTTCTAAACACTGATCGAAGGCTAAATATAACGCTTCTTTAGGAAGGATCAGTGTTTTACGATTCGTATTATCAAATTTATTCAAGGTAAGATAGTTTTGCATAATAGTTAAATCTCGAGGTTAAATAAGGATCGGAATCTTCACGCATGTATAAGGTTAAGATACCGTTTATAATCGTTAAATTATGGATTTGTAATTTAGAGCTTATTGGGAATTGTGAGGAAATAAAGAATAGAATTTGTTGAATATGATGACCATAGAGTTGAATGATTTCTCGAATGATATCATTCATCCAATCATCCACGTAGTCATGATTAAAATAATCCGGTAAACTCTCTCTATCTTTTAGCGTAATGTGATTTGGTGTAGGGGAACCATAACCGATAATCGCCGCTACCGCATACTCCATAATCAACCACTTATCATTTAACTCCAATCGATGTTGATCCATGTAATCTTCTATCTCATGAACTTCAAATAATAAAACGTGTTCGTAGTGATGTGGATATTTTATCGACACGTTACCTCCTCTTTATTACTACCTAAGATATAACGAAATATTAACACTATACACAGACTTTATATCAAACCAATACTATCTATCAAATAATATTAAAAAATAGCAATATGACGCTTCTATGGCGTTTTACGGGCATATAGTAAGGATGGGATATCCCATCCTTACTACTAATAACTAAAATACCATACCGTCATCTTCAACAGAAGCGTTATTATCAACTAATGCTGAAGTTTTTGGTTTTGCAATAGCAGACTCTTCATAGCGTTTGAGACGATCTTTAAGTTTATTAAAGATATCTTCAACACGTGCTTGTGAAATCACAAAATGAAGATCAGCACCTTTTAATACATCATTTAACGGATAACCTACAGTAGCATATTCTGGTTGTAGATTATCTGGGATAGCACCGTATTCATGCATTAATGAAGCAATCGCAATCGGGTATTCTACTTCACTGGCTGCATTTGCATCGGAATTAATATAAAGTAAAGATAACCCTTCTTTCACACTAGTTACTTTAGAGAAATCAATAAAGTTAGCTACGTCACATGTATCTAATTCACGATTTTCACGTGAAGCTAATACTGCCATACTACTGATCACATTGTGAAGTAAGGTATCGTTGTGAGTACGAGTATTCTCAGGTGAGTTGTGTACGTATGCCATTACGATAGGTTTATTCACTTTACGAGAAATACTATCCAATGATTGTAATGCTTTCACAGTATTTTCAGTAGTGATCTTAGATTCTTCACTACCTACTACCAAAGCTACCACAGTTTGGTTCTTTTCTAATAATTCTTTAATTAATAAAGAACCAATGATATTGCCACTACCACCAGAAGCTGAGAAAGCCACTAAGTTAACATCCATTGGTGGGAATTTTAATACCATGGCTTTGATATTCTTAGAGATTTCATGATAGTTGGTACTACGTAGTTTACCACTACCATCAATACCTTCAAAGATAAAGATTTGATCTTCTTTGACACTTCCATCTTTAGGAAGATTGGATAAAGATGTATCGATGAAGCAAGTATGGATATCCGCAAATCCTTCAGTAGATTTATGCTGAGCATATTTTAAGGATAAGTTAATACCACAACCTGATGCACCATAAAAACGAATTTGTCCTTTAGACATGTAGAGTACTCCTATTTATTACTATTAATAGATTTGAACAGTATCCTGGTTTTATGTTTAAAAAGATAGACTATGGGGTACGATCGATATACCATAAATCCTTTTTAAACGAAACTTTTATCCAAGATACACAACAAGTGAGATAAAATATATGGACGCTATATTATACGCTGTAAAAACCATTAAACAAAAAATTCCTAAACGCATCTTGGAAGTCACTTTTCAACCTAAAGACTATTACCAATTAAGACGCAACCCATTCATGCCAAGTAATATCGATGAACAAATCATCGAAAAGGTCATCATGGGTCGTGTATTTGCAGATGCGAATATCGCTGGTGCACAAGAGATTGTGATCCCATTAAAAGGGATTCAACCTGAGTACGTAGACAACGATAAATACATCTACCATATTCCAAAAGAACTTACTGGTGGAAGAACAATTACGAATGCAATTTCATTAATCTTATATTCCATGGGTAATATTTCTGCTGGATTAAATGGATTCCTTGGTGTAAATAGTATTGGGATGTCAACCTGTAATACCGGACAACTAAATCCAGTACAAGCTGTTGCAAACAGTTACCAACCTCAAGTATCTACTGAGACAGGTAATGTTCGAGTGATTGGTGATAACGTGATATTAGTGGAAGATCTTGTAGGTCCTGGTGGAGATCGTTTCTTACGTTGTATGGTAAGTCATGATTCCAGATTCAGCAATATCGATCCTTCTGCTTTAAAAGAATTTGGTATTCTTTGCACCTTAGCTTGTAAAGCTTATATCTATAACGAACTCATTATTGAAATGGATACTTCACAAATCCATGCGGGGCATGAACTAGGTGCTTTCAAAGAGAAGGTGGAAAGTTACGCAGATGCAGATGATTTATACGAAGAGTTTTATAGGGAGAAATGGCGTAAAGCACAGTTCTTCTCTGATAAACCTCGTTATAAACGTTTCTTACGTAGCTTGATTGGGCGATATAAATAGTCTTTCAATATATTACCTCAAATAGGTAATATAAGTGTGAAGAATAAATCCAATTAATTTTCCGTAAGAAAAGAAAAAAAGAATATTATATATGTTTATGGGTGGTACTAGTACCACCCATAAATGATAAAAGCAGATGCGTCAATTTAGACGATAAGTCTTAAGTAACTCATCCACTTTGTCGGGTTTAACGACACCAATACATTTTGGAATAGCCTGATTAAACTCTTCGTTTAACCAAACCATGGCAAAAGGTTTGCCGTTAGAATCCACTGAATAAGTAACATGGTAATTTACACCCATATAAAACCCTTTTCAATTGATTAAGTTAAACATCATGGATAAGTTCCAGCTTATCCACACCCTACTAGAATATCTTTATTCTAGTATCAATCAGGTAATATAAGTTTACTTTTTTGATGCATTTGAACAGACATACTCCGGTAGGTTAGTCCCTACCGGAGTATGTCTCATCTCATTAGATATATTGGTTATTAATATAATATTCTCTTTCCTCTTCAGAAACTGTTTGATTCGATGTTACTTTATTTATAATTCTCATCACTTTGATCACTTTTAATGTACCGTGTTCAAAGTCTTTTAACATTTCCTTCGTATCTTTATAATCTTCTTTGAAGTTTTCTTTATAAACTTTATCCTTATGGATTTGGACACTTGTCTTATTAAAGTTTCCATTAATCATAGCTTTATCAATATAATCAAACACCACTTTAAATTCACGTCCAGTAGAATTTAATTCATTCCATAATGCTTTAAATTCTTCCACTATTTCTTTCGATACCCCACCAATTAAAACAACTGTTAGCAGAAACAAGGCACGTAGACTGTATTTAAATTTTTCAGATTCATTATAATACTGACAATTATTCTTGTTATAATAAATACTATCATCTTGAAGAATATATTCTGCTTTACTATAAGCGATAGTAGCAAGTAATGCTGGTTTAAGATCCTCTACGACTTCTGTTAATTTATCTGGATGATATTTAATATTCGCACAAATTCCAATATCTAATACAATCTGCTGTACGATCTTACTTATCCAATCCTGAAAACACTTCTCATTAGAAAGAATATAATAAATCTTCTTATCGAAATAATTCCATCTACGATCTTTTACACGTCGACTTACTGGAAGTTCAGAAGTAAACAATTTAGTAGTCATGCTAACGATATAATTCCCATATTTAGGAAGATTATAATTATCTGAAAATGGATCAAGAGGTAGTTTATACATCCGGTGCAATCGCTTTAGATTTAATTCAATCGTAGGCCAGTTAGGGTCTTCTTTATATTTACCTTCTTTAAATAGATCAGTAAAGGTTTTCTTTTGGAAGAATAGTTTGAGATTCATAAACATGATTGTATACTCCTTGTAAGTGACTAAACATATACCACTATAGGTATTAATACCTATAGTGGTATATTTGATTTAACAATAAAAAAGGAACCAAATAATAGACGATGATGTAATATTACTTGCATAGGTTTTAAGCCTACATTAAGATATTACCATCTATTATCTTTCTACATAAACGCAATAAGATCTTCGAATAATAATGCGATCAATTTTGGTTTATCTGGTGCTTCATCAGCAATAGCATTTAAATACTGTTGTAAACGAGCGGTATAGGTTTCACCAAGATAAGGTGCAAAGGTTGGGAAGTGTTTAAATAATAACATCAACATCACCACCTTTTGGTGACTTTCTTGATAAATAGCCGGTGATAACGGAATACGATTACGAAGTAGATATAAGTAAACAATTTCCGAATAAGGTAGAACATGTTGTTTTAATAATCTCACGTAAGGATCATCTTTATATTCTACTTTTTCTAATTCTTCTTGAAGATTCGTTAAGTGTTGATTTAGATCAACCACTTCTTCTACAGATTCTTCTACAGGTTCTTCCTGATCTAATTCAGGTTGGTTATTCTGTTCCATGATGATTACCTTCTTTTGAGATTAAAACAAATAAGTTATTCAATTTAGAATATAATGAAATATTCGGTTCACTATTTTCTAAGATAGGACGTAAACGTCTATCTACAGTAATATATTGATAAAGATTCAATACATCTACTAAAGCAATAATACAACCATGATAGTCTTCAGATTCAATGATTTCAGGATGTATAATGGCTGTTTCGAAATAGTTTAATAGTTGAATAATGTTTCCACGTAACTTCTGTCTCTCGATAACAGGAAGTTGGATAGAAATCAGTTTATCTAAATCTTGTTCCCCTAAAATCTTCTTGATTTTCTTCAATATCTTCTTAAATAAATTCTTGATCAATTTATTAAACGATTGATCGTTTTCAATCGCTTGTCGAGTATCAGATATTGTAATCAATAATTGAAGACTTTCAATAGGACGATACACTAATTTAATTTGTTCTTCTAATTGAGCTTGAATCAAAGGATCATTCAAATCCTCAGTACCCTCTAAAAGAACGATAGACTGATCGATACCAATCAATCTTAAGAGATGATTTAATCTCTCAATTTTTCTTTCACTTTTATTTTTAAAAATAAAATCTAACACGATGAAGGTACCTCATACGTTCGTTTCTTTTTAATTCGAATAGGAATCTTCTTAACGGGTTTATCGAATGATAATTTATTAATCATTGGTGGTTTCATTTGATAATTCCCTAAGAAAGCAGGTGTTATTTTATCTTTTGTTGATTTTACTGGAATATAATTCAACTTAATCGATTTAACCGTTAAAGACAATGATCCTAACTGAGGATCTTTTACCTGATAGACTTTCTTCTGATGATTTATTCTGCCTTCTGGTTGATTCGAGTAATAATGCGTGTTTATCGCAATCAACACTTCTTCGATAATATACGTTAATCGATTAGGTACCAAGATCTTCTGATTTTTAATAACTTCTAATAAGAACGAAAAATAAAGATAGAACCGTTCTACAAACGAATCTGGTAAAGAAGTAATATTTCGTTTTACCCAACGAAGGATCTCTTCTTCATTTGCGTTATAATTCGTTAAAATCCGAAATAACTTAATCCAGTATTTACGGATATCCTGATCAACTAATCTTGGTCTGATCGATTTAGTAAAGATCAATTCTCCTAAGGTATTTTCAAGAATAATAAATTGATGTCGAATCAAGATATCGTGGTAACGTTTCATCATCTTTAATCTGATCATGAAGATGCAACTACGATATCGTCTATTTTCTTCTGTTTGTTCTGATTGGATCGCTTGATTAAATTTATCATCTAATAGATTTAAACAATTACTCCAATGTTCTAATAAATCATACACATTGTCACGAGCATCTAAATCTACCTCATCCATGACGTGCATGACGGTTTTTGAGAAGTTAAAATGAAAATAAGAGTCATCAACATCAAAAGGATGTTCTTGAAGATTCGCGAGATGACGATAAAGATCGTTTGGTAACATCTGAGACATCTTAACATCCTTTTTTATTTTATTGACAAGCTAAAGTAAATTTTTCGAATTTTTCTTTAGTCTTTTCTTCAGGTTCATTTTTGTAAAGTTCAAGAATGATTTCTAAAGCAGATAAGGTATCTTCGTAAACTTCTTCTAAACGATCTACTGGAAGATCTAAACTTGCAAGATATTTAACATGATTTTCTTTAATATCTTGGATCAAACTAACTTTTTCGTTATATTCATCTTCATTTAACACACCACGGATATAAGCACCAAATACAGTGCGTACAGTGGTTTTCAATTGAAGACTAAATACTGAAGATACAGCGTATAATACTTGATTATCGATATTGTTTAGATATTGAGTAGATTCTTCCTCAGTCTCATGACGATAGCCCAAGAATAACATTTGATAAACTTGTAACTTAGATTTGATTAAATCGTGTTTATCAATAAATTCATCACTGAGTTTATCATGTTCTTTTAATAACGGAACATATTGCGCGTTATTCATCCAGTTATTGAATAATGGATCATCTTGTGGAATAAAGAACATCTCAGTAGGACATTCTGTTTCAATATTCACATCAACTAACTTTTCTTTAAACTCTTGATATTTAGACTCGATTAATTCAAGTACTGCATCTTGAGTTTCTTCATAACGACGAATAGCCGCTTCATCGAATTGATCTACAAAATGTTTAATTTGTTGTTCAAATGAAGCCGCTTCTAACTCTCCAGAATTCTCTTCAACGTTAAGGTGTTCTTCTGGAACCTCAATTTCGATAGCATTCTCTTCAGTGTTTACTTGTTTGAACTCATCAGTCAAACGATCAAGACTTTCTGAAGGATTCTGATCCGTCTCATCGATAGTTATAGTAGTCTCATGTCTTTCAATTTCATTACTCATAATGAATTTTCCTTCTAAGTTTAATATAAAATAAAGCCTGACTATTCAAGCATACGAAAACGGTGTTAAGCGTAATGATCTACTTAACACCCCAATAGATAATAAATAAAGTTAAATAGAAATCGTCTCTTTAATCGCATCTAAATAATCCATATATTCAGAGTAATCCTCTTCGGCACGGAATTCAGATTGATATTGATCTAATATACAATCGATGATTCTAACATGATAAGCAATATTCTTAACTTGGATAATATCACTTCCATCACAATATATTGACCACCGATATATTCTTTTAATATATCGACGTAAATCATCCCAATGATCTACTTGTTGATCGTAATCATCGTAAGACATGTCTATTCCTTTTATTTATCATTCTTATTATTCCGATGAACTGGAAGATGAAGTAGAATCGGATGTAGAATCGGATGTAGAGGATTCAAACACAGTATCAATACGTTTATAATCGCTAAGATCTACTTCTAATTTATTTGATACAGGTACTTTAGTTTCTAAAGTATTAACAATTTTAACACCATCTTGATGAGTTACTACTTTTGAAATATAAACCCCGTCTTTTCCATGACGAGTATTATCCGATGGAATCACAGGATTAGCTGGTGTTACTAATGCATCGGGATCTTTATTTGGTTTAGCCTTAATTTCTTTATCCGATGAATCTTCATCCTGATACTTATCATCTTCTTTAACAGATACCGCTTTTTCTAATTTCTCTTCTTCATATTTCCGATGAAGATCTTCTAGATAAATATCTTCCATTTGTTTAAAGAGTTCATTTTCATACGAGAAATCTTCTGAAGATAATAATTGATGATTAGCAAATCTTCTAGATACCAAATGTACTTTCTGATTTAAATAAATCACCGATGCTAATGGGTATTTCACCGATTCATCGTTATATTGATAGAGATTAATACAACCTAATAACTTATGGATTTTACTAAATGCTTCTTTATCACATGAAGCTTTATAATAACCCTCTAAAGATTCTAAACAACCCGTAAATAAACTATTTAGTTGGTTGATTAAGAAATCTTTGTTTTTATAAAGATAAATGTGTTCTTTATAATCAATTCCAATAATATCTTCTAATTCTCTTAATTCATTTAACATGAAACCACAAAATTCTTCATTGTCTAATGTTGTCATTGCAGTTTTATATTGATGAATCAATTCTTTCGCATACTCGTTATCTTCTTCAATACCAAAATAATATCGGGTTTTAATATAATAAAGATTATCTAAGATATCTTTAAAGAACTCACGATTTGGTTGACAACGTTCTACGTAAAGGTTTTGAATCATTTCTTTACCGTAAAGATACATGTCTGTATAAGTTTCTACCTTTGTATCATCATCTACAAATTGATGACAAAGCTTAGCAATAATACTCATTTCTACTCCTTAATTAAAATAAGAAAAAATAATCGTTCAAACATACTACCACCCAGTGTTAGGTGGTAGTATACTTAAAATGATTTAGATTGATTTAAACAGATTCTAATTCGAATACGGTTTTGTACAACTTGAAATACAAACGGAATTTCATGTAACGAGTAATTGATGCGTCCAACAACTGGTGTTCGTTACAGAAGAGTTCTTTTGAGAATCTAAAGGTATCTTCCAAACCAATTTCAATACCTTGATTCTCAGCTTCTTCAATGATGCGAGTTAAGAAATCAATAAAGAAATCAATTTGTTCTTTCGGTTGATCTAAGAAGAACGGTGATTCAGTGATCTGATCTTGTAACTTTTCAAGTTCAGACCGAGTTAGGAATTGTTCCAACTTATTCGTAGCAACGTCACTTAATACTAAACCGTGTTCATTAAAGATTTCACGGTATTCGTAATAAATATTAAATGCAAATGAATAACAAGCATTCAGAATGATTTCCTGAATTTTATATTGTATATCAGTATCTGTTGGGTTCTGTTCCCGTAACGATTCAACATAAGCGTTAAGATTATCAATCGATTCAAATTTATCAATATTCTCGATATCGAGTTCTTTTGAAATTTGACTAAGGTTCTTATCGATATATTTATCCATGGTTTCAATGAACTTTGGAAAAACATATTCCGTGAAATCATTGAGGGTTTCAATAACACCCCCAACGTTTTCAAAGAGCTCATTGTATACCAACTTGAAGATATTGAATTTCATCCGTTTCACAATCGGTTGTAATTCTTCATAAACTTCAGTGGTTACCTGGTTTAAATTATTCAAGTCCATCTACTTCTCCTTCAGACTTATAATATTCATGATTGTTAATCTTTTTAATAATGGAAACAAATCCTCTTGAGATATAATTCAAAAGAATTACACCATTACCATCCTTTGCATTCATGATGTATTTGATTTGACTTACCATCTCATCATCATGGTTATCCATCGCGATACCTTTCGCTCTTAATAGCTCAGTATAACGCAATTTGACATTGTTTTGATCATACACGAGATAATCGTTTTCGTCAAAAGTTACCGGTTGTTCTTCAACTTTAACTTCAGTTGATTGAGTTTCATCATGAGTCTCTTCAAGAAGGAGAGTTTCTCCTTGACTGGGAGTGACTTCTTTTTGAAGTTCATTTTCCTGAAGTTCATTCGCTTCAAATTCAGTTGCTTCAAATTTACTCACTTTTGTAGCCCCAGGCCATACCGCAAAACCAGTTTTTTCACTTGAGACTGATTTCGTTTTATCTAATTGTGATAAAACTTCTTCTGGTCTTAAGGTTTTCTCAATCGGTAATGAAACTTTTTCGGAATTAACTTCTGGTAAAGTCTTTTCAGTTGAAATAATCACTTCTTCTTTTACTGTTTCAACAGATTCAGCTGCTTTGACCGGTTCAACCGATTTATCAGTTGTTTCTACTTCAACATGATTAAAATCTTCAGATTCACGTTTGGTACGAAATTGTGCATCACCCCCATGTAAGAAAATAACGTCTCTATCACGTCGATCAGTAGGGTATTGTGGAACTGATTTTGACTTATCGGCATCGTGATTAATTGGATTTGACCGGTTTGGTGAAGATCGTTTAGCTACTATTAGATTATCAATACCAGATAGATCTTCTAGTCCTTCTATCTTAACGGGTTTAATTGGTTTAGGTTGCACCTGAGATAATTCTACCGGATAATCCGATTGAATATCTTTTTCAATGGCTAACGGTAAATAAAAGTTGCTAAATTCATGATCGTCGTAAAGGCGAACGATCGAATCCGCTTGTTTATAAAAATGCGTGAAGAAATCCACACCAAAATTAATGTATTGACCTAAAGTCTCCTGAAGAGAACGATAGAGATCTTTAGGGCTGATATCTTTATCCTTACATTCCTTCAACCACTTAGCCGTATCATAGACGTACTGAGCATTAAACAAATGCTCATTGGTTTTAGGTAATCCTACATCAATGTAAAGATCATTAATATTGGCGAACAATTCTTTCCCTACGAATCTAACGTGATTCACCCAATAGTCTTTCAACATTTCTGGAATATTTTCATAACGTTTTTCATTTGCAATAACCATAGTTTTTTCTCCTTAGAAAATAGCACAAAAACATAGGTGGGTAGACTTTACCTACCCACCTACCACACTTTAACTATTATTCTGATACTTCATCAGATGAATTATCATTATCAAGATCAAAGATCACAGTTACCCCATTAATTTGATCTCTAACGGTATCCGCCAATTCTTCCATCGCGATCGCTACGTCTTCGATGATGTTATCTTCGATATAACCAATGCTATCATCGTTAACACGATCGATAATCCCTTCGTTGATCGTTTGAACAATATCGTTAGCCGCATCGACTACACGTTCAACGATCTGTTCTTTTTCTTCAGGTAAAGCCATTTTAGATACTCCTAATTAATTTAAATAAACGTTTATTTTTTTGATCTCGATTTCACTTCTTGAGATCAACGAAGTGGTAGGCTAGCTAGGCTAGTTAGCGAATTCTCTCTTGTTGTAGAAAAAGCTATAATACTCTACAAAATCATTCGTTAATTCAGAAACCTGAATAGAATGCTTCTTCAACTTTTCGAGATCTTCTTCCGTAAATGATTTCAGATCTTCGATTTGAGATGAATAAGTATCCTTTAATGTCAAATACCCAGTATTCTCGAAAGATAATGTATAATACACCGGATTATCTTTAACTTGTTCGACTAACGAGTAGTTATCCAAAACAAACTGAAGTAACTCAGAAAAACTTTTCCATAATCCAAATAACCGATTGAATACTTTCTTCATCATGAAAGTATTCAGATTACGATTAATTGTATCAAGATAAATACGATTAAGTTCATCTAACACATTACTCATGGATAGATTAAACAATTGAGCAATTGCAATAGATCTATACGTGAGAATTGGTTGAAGATACTCACCTTCTGAACCTACGTAGATATTTTCAAAGAGCTGAGGATGTGGATTTAATACATGTTTCCCATCATCATGAATAAATGCCGATAGGTAAATCCCTTCGTAAATTAACGAGAATAGGATATTGTCTTTCGTCATGATATCCATTACGGTATATTCCGGAATGACATCCGGACACACCGATAACCCTTTCACTAATACCGCTTTTAATAAATCGGTAGCCATCTTAATCAGATCATCGTTAAGATCCGTTGGTCTAACGCCTTCTAAAGGACGACCTTGATATTCTTTAACAAGATGATACAATTCAAGATGTTTGAACTTTTCCTCATCATACATCCAATCCTTCATGTTGTCATGAATATGGAGTGGATAATCCCTTTGATAGTTGGTGTAAAGTTCATACGTTACACTATCACCTGCTTGTTGATGAACAGGGTGTCTTTGTAACTCATTATTAAAATCAATGAGTTGGAACAGATCCTTATCTGTTAGGTCTATCATGGTTTAATCCTTATTTGCAACCAATTTCATTTGCTGCATCTGTGACATGATTTAAGAACATTGGACCACCTTCATTTTGAAGTTTAGTGGCTAATTTCTTTACCGCATCAACGATAGTTGGTTTAACACTACATGGAAGTTCATTAGTGAATAAAGATTTAAAATAGTCTTTATCTAATTGAGCACCATCTTGTAAGTCAATGGTAATGGTTTCATAAATCAAGTCAATGGCTTGTTTAGTATTCACTTTGTGAGTTTGCCAAACAAAGGTGGTTACCGGTTGAGTAGAAGAAGATTTAGTTTGTAATGCATCACATTTTTCAGCTAATTCAGTTAAGCTATACGTGATCGGTGCACGATCAGCTTCCGTGTATTCGGACGATAAAGCATTTAATACCCGGAACTTCACGTCACAGCTTAATTTATTATCTTCTTTGATTAAATTAAGAAGATCGTAAGGTGACGCTTGATAAACCTTGCTACTATACACCTTAGTGTTTGGTAAAGATGGATTCACAAATGGTTTACCGGCATTACTTGTTGCTGGTTGTTGTACAGGTTGAGCTGGCTGTGTTGTTTGTTGAACCTGTTGTGGAGCAGCAGAACGTTTAAGTACATTACAGGTGTTATATAACCGATCAAGTTCAGCCTCGATACGTTTTAACGCTTTAGCGTTTTTGGTGTCATATGCGGCTTCAGCAGCGCCATTTAATGCACGAAATTCATGACCACAACCATTATATTTATCGTGGGTATAGCGCTTAAGCATTTTGTCAATTTTATTTTCTTTAGTCAACGCATAAGCGTCAGCTTCAGAGTTTTCGGTCACCATGTCATCTGCTTTAAAAATCATAGACTGATAAACTGCTGGGTCACGGTATTGATAACCCGCTAATGCTGAAGCAGATACCAAAGATAAAGTAATGATAGAGATTAATTTTTTCATAAGGATTTTCCTCTTAATAAAGTTAAGTTAAAGTAAGTTAATTAAATACAAGATAGAAGATTACTTTTCTACCCAGATATCTTCGAATTTGAATAAATATCCAAACCCATTAATGATTTCAATGAATCGTTGTAATTCATGTTTCTCAAATTTTGTTACACCGTATAAACGATTATCTAACGCTGGTAATGATTTTAATTTCATCACATCCAACATGTAACTTCTTGAGATCTTAGAAGCTGACAATACAAATTTAGCGCGTTCATGTGTTGTATTGAGGTCCCCCATCAATACAAGGATTTTATTAGTTAATCCTTGCTTTTCGATATCAGAGTAATTCAAGAAATCATTTGCTGACATGTGAATATCGTACTTAGCGAATAACGCTAAATATTTTAAAATTTGAGTTGGATTAATCACTATGCGGTTTCTTTCAAGTTCCACAATCGTACTTGTGCTAATGGAAACCAATAGTGCTAATTTTGATTGTGGAACTTGCAACGTATTACGAAAATATTTGAGTCTATCTCCTAATTTACCAATAGATTTCCAATTATTGATGAATACCTGAGTATCTTCAGGGAAGATATAGATTCGTTCTTTTAGATTAACTTCAGGTAATGTTGAAGCAGATGGAGTTACTTGATCTGTGGTATCAGCAACTTCTTTCTCTTCAACTGAATTAGTAGCTACCTTAACTGGATTAGTTGTATTTGGCTCTACACGAGGTGAAAGTTGTTCTTCATCCTCTTCGTTTATAACAACTGCATTTAAGATAGCAAACATGGTTTTTTCTAAACCAACCTCATAGACGGATTCTAACGTGATACGAATAGCATCGTATTCTTCACGACTAATATCGCTTAATAATTGGGTAAAGGCATTTAATTTATAGTTTTCCATAGGTATACTCCTTAGTAACTGGATGGATAGATTTTTAAATAGAAATGAAATCAAATAGAGTAATAGGTAATCCCACTGATTTCATGGATTTGATTAAACCCTCGATCGTAGAGAGTTTAACATGTCTAGGTGGATGAAGTCTTTCGATAGATGAAATCTTATACTGAGATGTATTCAACCATTTAGCAAATTCATATTGACTTAATCCTAGATAAGATCGAATAAATTTACACACACGTTGAAACTTCAACGGATCTTCATCTAATTGATTTAGATGGATATACTCATCTAAATCCTTTCTAAAGTTATTGTTAATAAATACTATCATTCCATAATCACTCCTTAGTTGATTCAATAACTTCAATTCTAATTAGGTAATATAAGTTTACTTTTCGGATGTATTTCATCTAAGAGATAAATTGATATTCATATACCCTTTTAAAACGCTCTCTATCGTCTCTAGAGACGATTTTAGCTACTCATCTAATCTATCCTACATCTTATCTAAAATACTCTTCTATACTCTCTTATATTTCGTTAAAACAAATATTCTCTAAAATGATCAAACATAGGTCAGAGGGTAACCCTAACTACCCTCTGACACGACTATGATAGATTATTGAAGTAATCCATATCGAGATAATAACTCATCTAAGTACTCACAGTCTTGATCGCTTAACCGTCTAGCGTGATGGATACTGATCACTCCACTCATACTTAATGCGATCAAGATCTGTTCGATGTATAAAAAGACATGATCTTGATGACCGATACCCCAGAGTAACGAAGGATCTTTAAGACGATGTCTATCTAAGATCATGTCTTTAAAACTCGTTACCAGCTGTGTTACAGCTTCTAAAAAGCCAAAGGTATCTTGTCTTGCGATCAGATCGTCGACGATCTGACACCCCATGTATACCCCCTCATCCGCATGAAGTCTCTCACTGGTCCCTACGTAAAGTAATTCCAGTAAGGCTTTCATCATGCGGTGAGGGATTTGCATTCTCTCACTGATCTCTACAATCTTATCGTCTTTTGGTTTTATCCCGTAATGACGTACTGTGTAGAGATCAGAATCCATTGATTTCATCATAATTTACTACTTGTTATTCTTTATTGTTTTTATTATTAAATCGTTTATCTCCTCATGTGATTTGAACACATCTTCCCTTAGGATATCAAGTAGGTGTTTTACGTTATTCTTCTCACCTTGTGTTCAAATCATCTCTAGAGATTAAAAAGTATTTGTAAAAGTAAATTCTTTTACAAAAGAATACGTAGTAAGACTTAATCTAATATCCATATATAGACCTCACCCTGAATGGGTGTAAGGTCTAAGATAAGTGATATTATTTAATTCAGAAAAAGATTTTCCAAAGAAAATCCAATAGGATTATACAATTTAATCTATCTTACATGGAGTGTTGTACTGAAGCTTTAGCGCAAGTACAGAACGGTGTGTAAGATAGATTAAATGTTAAAAAATAATCTAAAAAATAATGTTAAAAAATTAATAAAAAATAAAAAATAATTCTAGTTTAAAAACATCGAGAAATCAAGGGGGTGTTTTCAAACCCCCAATGTTTCTCGAGTTTTTTTTTCTTTCGGATATTTTTATTTTAAAATTAAAATTAGTAATCGTAAAAAATCGTTGATTTACAACGATTTTTATAAAAATGAAAAAGTATTTTTTCATTTTTATATCCAATTACATTATAATATT